AACTGAGTTATTCAAGGGCCTCCATTAAGAGTTCTTCGTCTATGGCATCGTCGAGTTCACTGGCTTCGTAGATGTCAAAGTGCGGGTTTTTTACAACGGCGAAACAGAAATCTTCGTTGTCTTGGATGCGCAGCCACCGATACCGTGCCGCATCTTTGCGTAGCGTGTCGAGTTCTATCTGTAGCCTCCACACATTCCTGGCTTCTGTCAGCCTCTCTATCTCCGCAGCCTGTGCGTCGATCTCTGCCCGCAGGCTGTCTGTTGCTTCTTGGTTCATACTATTCTTTACTATTTTATCTGATCCACTGCACGGAATGTCTTCTTCATAAAACCGCTTCCATAGACCTGTGTAATACATTACTTTATTACATTGGGTGCATTTGAAACGGCCTGTATCAATATCTTCATACGTAAAATCTTCGTATGCAGGTACATTTTCCAACTCGCCGGTCCAGTCATTAAATGCTGGTTCAGGGTAGAACCATTTCTTATGATTACACTCCATTAGTCGGCCCTTGAGTAACTCAGTACATTGCCTTGGCCATATTGGGCTTCGGCTAATGCCTTAGCAGCCCAGTCATTATCTGCCCAAGTAATTGCATTAGTAGTTTGACGATCGTTAATGCGAATCCAAAGGTTGTATTTGTACACGTTAGTTCCTGTGCTTGTTAATCTATGTATTAATTATAGCAGGTTTTACCTACCTTGTCAATCTCTTTATAGGTCTACTTTGTAAAGTAGCAGAGATTGCTAACGACAGCATCCACAGAAGTCCTGCCATAATAGCGGGAAATACCCCGCATTTTACTGCTACCCATATAATACCTATCCATCCAAACAGGGTAGTCATCGTAATAGCAAATGCTAGAAATACAACTACAATCGCAATGAACGTTCCGAATACTTCTTTAAGAAAGTACATAGAAGTCCTCTACAACTGCTTGAGCAATCGCACGTTGCGGCGTTTTAGCATAGTAACGATATTCGCCGGTGCACACCCAATCTCCTGGAAAGAATCCAGACAGCGATGGAAACATATCGTACTTTTCAGCAATTGGACTAATTGTTCGCCATTCTTTGTAATTAAATTTTTCCCAGTTGTTATTAAACAACACATAAACATCATCTGATGTGAATGCTGTATAAATTTGTTCTCGAGAATACCCGATCGTAAGTGCAAGCCTATAGTTTACATCTCGATCGGGTAAGGTGTTAGGACACATCATAAAATCTTACAAGTTTGTTAAAGTAAGTATACTGTAACAGGTTTTACCTACCTTGTCAAGTTAAATGTAAAAAATACCTTCATGAAAAGGAAAATAACATTCGTTTCTTTCAATTGGCAAGTCTCTACGTGCTTCACAGAACGCATTAGCATGCCCTAGTCCCACGGCTATACTAAATGCAACGCTTTGGTTACCTATAAACATATCAGCCCCGGCAATAATCTCAGCCATCTCTAACAGATCTTTAGTGGGGTGATGAGGAATATCCCACCCTGTGTGTTCCTTAAAGGCTACGTGTTCTTCAGGCAATCCGATAAAGACAGCAACATCTTCATGCCCCTCTGATTTCCATTCATTCCACAAGGGGTGTAACGTCGGGGGTAACCATCGGCCTGTGCGATTAATCACTATCCCCTTTCCTTCAATTGGACGAGGCTTGGGAACAGTTAGCCAAGTCTCGTTGCGCAGTTGCTCTTTAACAGCGGGGTCTGTGATATTAAACACATCACTATATATATCTACGTAATTTCCTGGGTGGCCTACAAAGGGTACCCTGAACTTATCTAAGTTATGGGTTACTTCTGCTGTCTTAGGGTCCATAACTTCAAATTTATTAATGTATGGTTGCGCTTCCATGAACGATTTCATGAAATTGAAATCGTTCATTGTCATACGACCCTTATGAAATGGGCTAGGCTCTGCCCCATAAAAATGTTTCCCGATCCAATCTATTTGATGTAGGTGTAACAAAAAGTCTCCACCCCCGAAATGTTTAACAATTGGAAGAGAGTAAATTAAATCTCCCAAAGTTCCACTATGTTTAAATGTATTAGTTGTCATATAGATATTTAAAGTACTAGTATAACATGTTGACACATTGTGAGTAATACTGTACACTAACATTTCGTTAGTAGTTTATCCTTTTTTAAAAGAGATAACTATTACATTCAACTGAAACTACTAGTAAAAGGAGGTCTTTAATGACTACAATGAAAATGGCTAAGGTGAACGATCTTGGGTCTAACTCTACTATGCTTTCTCAATTGAGTCAAGCATTATTGATCCTGTGTATGATCTTAGGACTATTGATACTGTCCGCTCCCTTACTAAAATGGGCGTTTATTAAAACGCCAACCGCGGTGGAAGAACCACCACCTGCTATTAGCATAGCAGTAGACGAGCACCAATTAAAGTGCTTGGCTAAAAACATTTACCATGAGGCCAGAGGTGAGCCATTTGAAGGTAAAGTTGCAGTGGCGCAAGTCACGTTAAATCGAGTAGATAGTGGCAAATTTGCTTCAGACATTTGCGGTGTTATCTACCAAAAAAGAACAGTGTCTGAAAGAATACTGTGTCAGTTTAGTTGGGTTTGTAATCAGCAACTTGTTAATAAAAAGTTAAATGATGCAGACTATAACGATAGTCTGAATGTTGCAAGAAAAGTAATGGAAGGGTATCGTCTTCCATCATTAACTAATGCAATATTTTATCATGCAAAATATGTAAATCCAAAATGGAAATATACGTTAATTGCAACTATTGGTCAACATCGATTTTATAAAATATAAATAGTGGGCTAGCCCACTAATCTAATTCACTTAGTGGCAAGCCCACTAAGTGAATTTCTTATGAATATTGTTTTTGAGAACCCTAATACTTTGCGAAATTTTGAAAATTGTTTTGCACTAACTGCTGGATCTAATCACAGCGTATTCGACGTATCTCCTATATTTTATCATTTAATCAACGTTGATCAAGAACACAAAGGTAAATTTATACCATTAGGCATTGAAAAAATAAAATGGATTGATCATTATATAATTCCTACACATGTAGGGTATCATCCTAAAGATTGGTTAGCCAAACGTAACAATTTAATATTTGATAATCTTAATCCTGTTTATCTAAATGATTTGAAATCCGGAAAAGCATTACTTTGCATAGACCAATCATTGGAAGGTTATCAAACATTATGGATGTGGGATAAGATGCATTTACAATGTGGTAATGTATGCGTTCCGCCTTCTTCCCTTATTTTTATAACAGGCAATGCATTAGCACCTGTTCAGTATGATACGTGGTGTAATGAATACGGTATCTGTAATAAAATAAAAGTAATAGCGACAGAAGTACTAGAGAACAATGTTAATAATCCAAATTTAGATATTAATTGGGATACAAATTTAAATTATAAAATTGATAACATAAATGATATTAAAACGTTTAATTGTTTAAACAAACGGAGTCGTATTCATCGAATTTGGTTTTATCTATACCTGTATAGATCAGGACTACTAGATAAAGGCTTAGTAACAATGAATCCTTATTCAGAAGTGCCTCCACTAGATGGACATGTGATTGATTATACACTTCAACAAGATGGATTAAGCAAATTACCTTTATACATATTAAATCTTCCAAATGACGAGCCTGATTTAGCAAATTATCATTTTTATGTATCGAATATATTCAGCGAAATATATCAAAATAGTTGGGTGAGCATAGTACCAGAATCGACTTTTACAGAAGAGCAACTAAGTGTATTCATTACAGAAAAAACATTTAAATCTATCGCAAGTATGCATCCGTTTATAATACTAGGAGGCAGGGGCAGTTTATCGAGATTAAGGGATTTAGGTTATCGAACATTTAGCGGATTTATCGATGAAACATACGACACTTTATATAGTGTTGATAGATTAGACGCAATTATAAATGAAATTAAACGCATAGATGCTATTGAGGATAAACTAAGTTGGTTCTTATCGATGAAAGATATCTTAATGCATAATTACAATCTGCTAATATCACGAAATCAAAAGCGGCCGCCAGCTGTTCGAGAATTACTTGATTATTATAATGATTACTTTAGACTAGCAGATAATAAATAACATTATGAGAGCACAAGAATTTTTAGAATCTGCATGTAATTGCAATTGCCCTAAATGTGGCAAAAGAAAGTCTGACCAAGAACTTGCTGAAAAAGCAAGTACTTCGTTATGTCATAGTACAAAGACATTAGGGTACAGCGACCATTGTTCGTGTGTATCCCAGGGACTGCGCCCGCATTCGTCTAAAGGAAAAGGTCATACTGATGGCCACGGTAATTATACCAAAGGTAAAAAAGCCAAAGGTACCGCATACGGCGGATCAGTTAAAGATTACAGCGGCAAATAATTATTTCCAACGTGGGAATTTAGATAAGTTTTCCAAGAACCGATCAGGGTGTATTTTCCATACAGTTTGATCGGTTCCCCTGTAATGTACTTCTGTAACTTTCTCTACAATGCCTAACTTAGCAAGGGTAGGAAAGTAATAAGAATGTACTAGTCGTTGACTAGCAACTTTACTAGTATTGCTAGTTGCGTAAATGTTGTTGCCTTTTGTATATTCAATACATGCAGGCAAAAGAAATTGATCTGTTAGATTTTGATGCTCTGCAATTAATTTCTTAGGAGTAATTAGTCCACCGTTTTGCCTTGCTTCACCAAACGAACATGTACGTGCTAATACCCTATATGATTTTAAACCCATAATATCGAATGTGTGAGTAACTACACTGCCTATTGCTTTATTATCTTGATATAGTATCCATGCTTTTTTGTCAGTTTCATTATTAAAGCAATCAATCATTACTTTCTGATTTTTATTATTTTCAAATCCGCGAGCATCTGCTTCTGCATAGAACTCAGTAAGATCTAGTTCTGGTGACCAATCTACTAATTTATACATATATTTCCTTCGCTGATTCAATAAAGTCTCTTGGATAATTGTTACTAAAACTTTCAAAACATAATTGTTGTATGTTTCTTAAATGCGTAGGAGTATCCCAATCTATTCCCATAGATTTGCTTTGTTCGCGTAATACAACTCTACGACCTTCACTTATATGGCTTAAAAAACTATTAACAGTAATAGGAGGGTCAGTTTGATCGTACGTGAAGAAATAGTTAATGCTTTTTAACTTGCCTTCTACAACAAAATAACTGCTTGGATGCATTGATATTTTGTATAATCCGAGATCTTTATGTGCTTGAATAATAGCAAGCATTTGTTCTTGCCAATCCGGAATAATTTCATCAAACGAACTTTGATTATTATCTAAACTTCGTTGCCAAAAGTCTACTCCGTCGATTTCTAAATAAATTTTTCGTTGTGTATAATCTATATCTAATATTTTTGGTACTAGATGATTATATGCACCGTGCATTTTCTGAAGAAATTTTACTTCGCGTTCCCATTTCTCGTTCATTAGCGCAGGGTCTACTACTTCATTTTTACCTTTATGGTAATCACTATCATTAACATAATGTTGTACAAATACTTTCTTATCCTCACTAATAAGGCTTGTATAAATGAGATTGTTGCGCCAAGGTTTTTCGCCTGGTACTTGATTGAAGTAGTATTGATATTGCATATTTTTTGATAACCTACTATAATTTAGCATAACTACGTGTATAAACACAATCTAATTGAAGAGGATAGTATGATTAAAGGTATTGGTGGTATTCCATATATTAACATGGAAGAGCATTTAGATATGGCATCATTTGATAAATTACAACCAGAAATTTATCGAGGGTTTGCAGATGCTAGAGAGTATGCTAAAGAAGGTACTTGGATGAAACCTGGTTTTAGTTTTGATAAAGCAAGTTACAAAATAAATTGGAAACCTATATATAAAGCAATTGAAGAGTTTCTTGCGTTGCCAGACGACGATCCAATTAAACTAGGTGGTATTGATTTGTACAGAGACTTTAATGATTTTCGTGTACGAAACCGATTTACTCGTTATGTTAAAATGGCAATGGGGGCATACGACCCTTACATTTATTACTTTCTATCTGATCAAGGTAACTGGAATGATAGAACATCTATTCGTCCGCCGACTGCTGAAGCAGCATTTTTTCCTGGACTAGTGCAATGGGTAGAAGATTTAAAAACTAGTGGAGTATTTGAATATATCGGGCGAGTCATTTTATTTCATGTTGAATCAGACGGAGTTCCTTTTGAACATAGAGATTTAGATGCAAAGAATGGAGTGTTTGATAATGACTTATATTCACCACATCGAAATGAATTTATTCACCTACGCCCAAATACAAAAAAATCGTTCTATTTGTGGGATCCTGATACTCAAAATAAAATTCATCTTAATACCAAAGCCGCCTGGTGGAACGACCAAGATTGGCATGGTGGCGATGCAATTAAAGAACAGAGTTATAGTTTGCGCATTGATGGTAAGTTTACAGAAGAATTCCGTAAGAAGTTAGGTATTTCTCACTTGGAGAATTATTAATGATTTATCATGGAAATTTTAAAGATTGGATAAAACCCGAATGGACAGATTATTGGACAAATAATACCGGATTATTGAGGCCTGAGCAAGGTGAGACTCCTAAGGAACAATATAAAAATGCATTACATGCCGGATTGCCAACGGGAGTAACCATGTGGGAATACTTCTCATTTAAAAACTGTCCGTTTAATATAACAGAATTTCCCTTAGATAATCATAGAAATATAGTTTGGTGGGTAACTAAAATGAAGCCTGGTATGTACTGCCCGCTGCATACAGATGATTATAATAACGATCGCAAAAATTGCACTCGTTATTGGATGCCATTGCAAGATTATACAACTGGACATATATTTTTGTATAAGGACGAATTTGTAAAGGACTATAAAATGGGAGATATTTGGTCATTTGATAGTGCAACTGAAATTCACGGTGCAGCAAATATTGGATATATTCCTAGAATGACATTTTTGTTTACTAGTTACGATTTATGATACACATTTTAGATGAATTCGATGTTGATTATGCTGTACAATATTATAACGAGTTAACTCTATCTAAACAGCAATTACATTGGCATTGGTATAATGATCATCCAGATCACGATATGGTAGATCCTAAAAATAACATATTAGATATGCATGGATGGGGTCTGCAGACAATCTATAAAGATAAACAATTTCCATATCATATTGATATTGATCCACATGATGACGGGCCAGAACTATTTACTGATACTGAACTAGTATTTGGATTTGCTAAACAATTACTCAGTATGTATCCCTCAGGATATAGACCGTTTTTACTTGTGTTACCTCCGGGCAACTTTGTAGATAAATGGAAGCCGCCACCGTCATCACCTGTACATGATATGATGTTTGTTCCTATTATATCAAATAATAAATGCACGTTGATGTCACACACTATACCTGTAATACAATATCAGTTGGTACCAGGGACAACAGTTTTAGCAACTACTAACGCAGACACAGAATTACGAAATGATGGAGATACTGACTTAGTTTTTATCTTATTCAACTTACCCAAAGGATCTCTATGATATATATTGGAAATTATAAAGAGTGGATTGATAACACTGGAATAATTAAGCACCTTGACTTGCACGACGGCGACACTCGCCCTGTTTATCAGCCAGACAGATGGAAAGGAGATCCTGCACTTGATGCAGCATTTGCAATTCAGCGGCCTGCATATCAACATACTAATCATGTATTTCAACAATTTAATATTAACTCTGCCGATATGAAAGACTTTCCTATTGAAATGCCAACATTGCCCGACTATGAAGCAGGCAGAAACCGATCATGGTGGTTTATTAAATTGTTGCCTGGCCAGTTTCAACCAATGCATTTTGATCCACATTTAGTTGAAGTTAAAAATCCTGTTAGATACTCGTTCTTTTTACAAGATTGGATACCTGGTCACATATATACATGGGCAGACGGAAAAACTATTGCAAATTATAAAGCAGGTGACATGTATCGTTGGTCAGATGCTATGTGTTATCACGGATGCGCGAATATTGGATTTGAAAATAGATATACATTTCAAATTACAACACACGGGTCACCGATAGCCTAATACATGAAACATAAGTGCAGGTTTCATACTTGCGTTTATGCCGCAATGCCATTCGCGAGGACTATTCCACTTAACTATTGCACCTTCTTTTTGATTAAACAAATAGTCTTCACCTAATATCAGGATTTGACCTGGTGCAGATTCTTCAATAAAGATGCTGTACCGTAGTATTTCACCTTGTTTTAGATATTCTGCTTCGTTATCGTCTACATCCCAATGCCACGGTGCAATAAACCCCGGATCTATTCTACTAATCCAAGATCTATGCGGAGTAATGCGTAAGTATTTGCAAACTTGTTTAGTTACGTTATTATCAAAATGGTCATTAGGGTAATAATTAGTCCATTTAATTGCAGCAGGATTAAAGTTTCCGTTTTTCCACATAGAAAAAATATCAGTATATCCCGGTGTGTCTAAATGCCATCTAGTAGGATCAGTTGTAACTGAATCACCCTCTTGAGAAGTAACATGCGCAACTACGTCATTCCATTTAACTCTGCGATATCCTCCCATATAATCACAACTTGTAAGTTTTATAAACTTTGCGGCATTGGGATTAAACATTTGCAATCCTGTTATAAAATTCAGGAAACGGATTAACAGGCCATCTTAATGCAAGTTGTTCTTGTAAAGTAATTTTATAGAATATTTTAAAATCAACGTCGCCGTTTTCGTTCGTTGCCCTATCAAATCTATTAGTTGAATCCATTCCAATAATACCTGATAATAATTGCTTAGAAATATATGGACTATCTTTTTCCATACACGCATAGAAATCAAATGTTTTTAGAATGCCGTCTTTGATGTAAAAACAATGTGGATATAAGGATACTTTGTATGTGCCTAGGTCATCGATTTCTTTTAAAAAATCAAACATTTGTTCTTGCCAATCAGGACATTCAGTATCTAAATTACGACCAGTTATTAATATACGATTAATAGTATCTGGATGATATTCAATAAAAACTCGACGCTTATCAATATCAACATCAATTAATTTTGGCATCCATTTTTTACCTTGAAACTTAACAAGATTTTTAACTTCTCGCTCAAAAAAGAAATCAACTAAGTCTTTCTTAAGGACACCGTACGGTCGCTTATTTGTAGTTTGATATGTATGTGTTTCATCATACAACATACACATTATGTTTTCTTCAGGATTAACAATCGGAGTGTATAACATATTAGTGGTAACTGGATTGCCGCTAACATCTAATTTGTAAAAATAATGCCAATTACTTATATCTATCATAAAATTTCCAGTGTTAATCCGTTTACTAGTTTACTTTGCAGATCAGATAACAGAGATCGATCCATTTTAAATGTTGCTTCTTCGCCGTGCTCAAAAGTAAAATTTGTTAAAGAATTAGTTTTGTTTGCCCAATTTAACCATGGACTTAAAATATCATCAAACACAAATCTACCGTGATCCTTTGTAAATCCTGCTGTGCTAATTTTAACTGAAATAGGATTAGAAATAAATCCAGCCTTTAACAATTTTCGAACAACTAATTGTGTACGAACTGTTCGTCCAAAGTTAACTGCACTATGTAACTTACCAGTATCCATTTCATACCATATGCCATCTGTTTGCAGTCTATGCATATGTCCGTGTTCTAAATCAACTAGGTACGCTTTTTCGCTTGACAGGGTTAGATGATATCTATCATCTATATCAGCATGGCTGTGATAACATGTACCTGGTAATAAGTTAATAATACGGGCTTCACCTACTACTAATGGTAGTGTTTCATATATATCTTTCCAAATCGTATTTTTTAATTCATCCTTTAATACCCAAGGATCATAAAAGAAATTGCCTGTTGGTTTATTAATAGCAAAACGGAAATCAGGGGAAGGCAAATTGTTAACAGCAGTTTGCAACATATTAGGTGTTACTGTATAGTGTGTTTTAATTAGCATGTAAATATTTATATGCTACTTTTTATAGTTAAATATTTCATGAAGTATAAAGTAGCACCTGCATATTCTGCAGAGTATTTAGAAGTAGAGCGACCGAGTCCGCTTTCTGATACAGTAATTGAACAACTAATACAAGATGTATTAAGCGGCAAACTAGACAAAGATATAACTGATTCAGTATATACTAATTTTAAAGTAGAAACTGCAAACTGGTTAATTACATCTAAATTAAACAAATTAACAGGATTAGAAGCATTTAATCGAGTTGACATTATAAACGGATGTACTCAATTTATTGATAATTTATATATGCAAGGACCTGTTCAAGTACTTAATGGAGATTATCGATATCACAAACGATTAGGCAATTCATATATAAGAGAAGTCGGGTCGTTGATTCCTGGAATTCCATTAATTATTGCATTGCCGTTTCCTAGTATAGGAGCAATACATGTTAACATGGATGAAATATTACATGAATGCCTTATAAAGAACATTCCTATACACATTGATGGCGCATGGGTTACCTGTTGTAAAGATATTATTTTTGATTTTAACCACCTTTCTATTCATAGTGTAGGAATTAGTCTAAGTAAAGGATTAGGATTAGGCTGGAATCGAGTAGGGCTCCGATGGACTAGGAATCCTGTACAAGATAGTGTTACAATAATGAATGACTTCCGCATGAATCTTCGTGCACCTGCAATGATAGGATTACATTTTGTACGTAATCTTCCACAAGATTATTTGTGGAATACATATGGTAACATATATTACGAAGTGTGTAATGACTTTAATCTCACTCCGACTAATAGTATATACCTAGCACATCAAAACGGAAACCCTGTAGGAGTAAGTCCTTTAATAAGATATGTCACAGAACAGTAAAACATTTTGTATGCACCCGTTTACGGGATTAGCAACTAGAGAAGACGGAGCAATACAAGCATGCTGCCGCAGCCACCCCGTGGGCTTTATCACTAAAGACACATTGGAAGATATTTGGAATAATGATACGATGAAACGTATTCGCAAGCAAGTACTAAACAATGAACGTCCTAAGGAGTGTGAGCCATGTTTTGGGCTAGAAGATCAAGGTGTTGAAAGCCTTAGACAACGGCATATTGCAGGAGTAATTCCAGAAGCACGGATCACACTGTACCCGAATGCAGTTAGTACAATGAGGGATGATTATTCTATGCCCTTTGAAATTGCAACAATGGAGATTAAACTAAACAACCTTTGCAATCTCAAATGCCGCATGTGTCATCCTATGGATAGTACAAGTTGGAATGACTGGAAAGAAGTTGAAGAATTTTATGTAAAAGAAAACAACTTTATGGTAAAGGCAATTAAAGACCTTAACCTAATGCAAAAGCCTTATCTTGATAAGTTTGACGATAATCCTAATTGGTGGATTAGTTTTGAGAAATTGTTACCGTATTTTCGTAGAGTAGAATTCGCAGGCGGCGAGCCGCTTATGGATCCACAACATTATCGCATACTCGATATGCTTGCTCCGTATGGGCATCAAATAGAAATTAAGTATGCAACCAATGCAACTATGTTAGGCAAAGGCAAACGCACTGTTTGGGAATATTGGCCTAAGTTTAAATCTGTTGCAGTTAATGTAAGCATTGACGGTATTGGTCCTAGTTATGAATATATACGAGGTAATGCAGATTGGGACGAAGTAATCGCTAACATTAAATTAATGCAAACTATTCCTAATATTAGTCGTATCGTTGGCGCAGTAGCAGTTCAAGTAAGTAATGTATTAATATTAGATGAAATGATTGAATATTTCTTAAATGATCTCAACATTATATTTTACACCAATATTGTTAAGTATCCAACTGTATTATCTGTACAAGTATTGCCAGTCGAAATAAAAGAACTAGCAATAGGTAAACTAACTGCAATACGAAAACGAGTACATATGTTTAAAAAAGTAATTGAAAATCCTATATTACTCGATCTTACTTACAAACAAATAGACGGCATTATAAATTATATCAATTCAAAAGATGAAAGCAGCAAATGGCAAGATTGCATTTCATACAACAGTAAATTAGATGCAACCCGAACACAAAGTTTCTTCGATACAACTCCGGAATTTAAAGATTATGAATGATTTTTGTTTAATTGGTGACAAAACAGTAGCAGATACAGAAGTTAACTTTTATTCAACTGATAGTGAAGAGTTATATCAGACAAATATAAAAAGAATTCCAAATTGGATATGGAAAGACATTCCTATTATATACAAATGGAATTCATTAGGATATCGATCAAAACAATTTGAAGAAATTAATAAACTTAATTATGGAATTGTTGCAGGATGCAGCAATACTGTAGGTGTTGGAGTTCCTAAAGAAAAAACATTTGCAGGATTAATCGAATCTAATTTATATGTAGATATAATGAATATTGCAAAAACAGGAGCAAGTAATGAGTTTATATTCTTTAATGTACTGCATATGCTCGATAAGTTAAAAACTACACCTCCGAAATTTGTTGTTATTAACTGGACATATTTAAATCGAATGCTATGGTTTAAAAAAACAGATGATGTAGAATGGTTATTTCATTGGACTCCGAATACACCAGGATGGCCACTTAAAAATAATCTTCATGCAACTACTGAAAGTAAAATTAGCGAAATGCATTTACTATTAGATAACGATTATCATATTAACATGAAATATTTTTATTACAGAAAAACAATTCGATTAATTGCAAATACCTTGAATATTAAACTAATCGAATTTACCTATGATCATATGCAGGATAGGACTCGTATTCATTATATAAATAATAGTGCTAACAATATAAATCAACGATTTGGTCGAGACATGCAAGTATACGACCAAATCAATCCTACAAAATCCGGTGGCCATCCTGGCACCGGATTACATCAAGAAACATTTAACTATATTAACCTATGTCTAAAGTAATAGGTAAATGGCCACATCAGAATTCTATTAAAATTGAATGGAATTTAACAAAACGTTGTAACTACGACTGTTCTTATTGCCCTGCAAGTATACATGACAATTCAAGTAAACCAGTTGATATAGAAATACTAAAAGGAACTATTGACAAATTAGTTGCAATAGGTAAACCGATTCGTTTAAGTTTTACAGGTGGTGAGCCCACGGTGCATCCTAAATTTTCTGAATTATTACATTATGCAAGAGATAAAGGAATTAATTGGATTAGTGTAACTACTAACGGAACACGTACAGCAGATTGGTATATGGTACAACCTGTTGACCAGTATGTGTTTAGTATACATTTCGAGTACGATTGGTTGCGAGTTGTTAACACAATTAAAGAAGTTTCATTATGCAGAAACATACAGTTGCTTGCACAAATTATGGCACATCATAACAAAATGGATGATGTAAGGACAGCCCATTCTATGTTATCATCTTCAATTGTTCCAACGACTATCAGACGTATACGATGGACAGAAGGTGATCACGATTTGTTTGACGATATGCGATATCATCCAGATGACTTAAATTGGGTAACACACCATATAGCAACTGTAAAACCAAATGTATTAATAGATGGTAAAGAATACCACGCCAATGACGTTATTAAATTACATCTTAACAAATACAAAGACTGGACATGTTTTGCAGGCATTGAAAGTCTAATGATAAATTGGGACGGAGACGTTCATAGGGCTACATGCAGAGTAGGCGGAAGTCTAGGAAATATGTACGAAAATACGTTTAAAATTCCTGATGCTCCGATAATTTGTAATAGAAATCACTGTACTTGTGCGTCAGATATTCCTCTTACTAAATATACACAGGAGAGTTTGTTATGAACCTAATTACGCTTAGTATTGATTTTAGTAAAGTGATTGGCTTGCCGTCAATTGACAATAAGTATTGGTTGCATTTATATGCAACTAGTTTGCCAGGAATACCGAATTATTGGACATGGGATTCAATTGAAATAATCGCACATTCAATTGCAGACCGATACGGTATTATGTTAGGCGACGAAGTGTCACCGTTTGCGTTTAATCCCACAACAAGTGTATTAACATTAAGTTGGTTCCATGCTGATCCTAATGTTTTAGAAGCATTTAAGCAAGACATTCTTACTACGCAACCGTTTGTTGCGATATTTACTGCGCTACGTAATGCAGGCGCAGTTATAGTTTAATCTAGTTTTCTCTTGGTAGCAGAAGTGTTACCAGTACATGAACCACAAACCGGTAAGGTGCATATAACAGGTGCAATTATCGGTTTAAATTTGTCTGCAAACTCTGGATCAAATAAATTAAAATTCTCAGTTGCACCGTACAGCATTTGTCCACAAGAACTATGTACAGTTCCTTGATTGTTAATAAACAATATCTCGATGCCTACATTACATTCCCAACCTTTAAATCGATTATGTAAGTTAAGTCCAAACCAATTTGGATTACTAGTCTTAAATGTAGTATCGTCGCTAAAGAATGCAGTGTAATTTTTAACAGCAACATCATCTTCGTATCTGTGCATCATACGATCTTCGGGCATTCGTTTTAATGTAGTTTCTAAAAACTTCATTTGCTCAGGAGTATAATCAAACACTCCGTCGATATACAACGGTTTAACGATAACAGGCCATTTCTTTTCAGTTGCCATTATTCGATCGTAATTAGCCATACACTTATCCCAATTCTTATGATCCATAAGCACATTAGTATTAAACACTGCATCCTTATCGTATAATAGTTCTCCTAGTTTAACAATATGATCAATCTTTGCACTCTCGTGGTGCACACTAATATTGATATTAAAGAAGTGATGAGAATGTTCTTCCCACCAGCGCAATGTACGTGATCCATTTGTTAGAAGAACTACTTTAACATTACAATTATCTAGTAGATGCTGAGTTAGTTCAGTTAGTTTTGACCATAATGTAGGTTCTCCGCCTAGCAATATAAGTTCGATATCATCGACTAAATTAGAAGTCCTATAGTGGTTTACTAACGCAACTAAACTCTTTTTGACTACTTCCACATCTGGCCACGGCTTATCTCCACTATTGAAGTCCGGAAAACAGTACCAACATTTATAGTTACATACATTGCTTAAATCGTAATATATCTTTAATAATTTAGGATGACTAGATTCAATTTTAATAATTTTTCTCATAGGATGGATTTTAGTTCGGGAAATACTGACAAGGCATCTAGTTTTCTAATAGTGTCAATATTAGTTATGTACTCCTTGAAATCAGGTAACAAATTACTATGATCTTCTGCTTCTACAAATTTAAGTATTGCTTCCCAACGTTTCCATCCATATGGATTATCTTTCCAAAAATTATCATCCTGTCTATAATTATCCCATAGCCATTGTTTAAAGTCTGCAAATTGTTTACGTAATTCGTCTTTATCTTCTTTAGGCAATATTCTAGCACTAAGAAATGTAGGAATATACAATAAGTGTAAATTAATAATGCCGCCGCCGGTTTCATAATCGTCTAATGTAAACTTATTAATTTTTTTAAAACCTTGTGATAGTTTCCACTTAGCAAATTCTATAATATGTTTTATGTTCAACACCTGTACTGCACATGCAATTGCACAATGAACGTTGTCTGGTGCAGCATCCATCATCCATAAACTTTTCTCTATATCTTTCCAATCAGAAGGATATCGAATATAATGATTTCGATCCATTAATGCATCGATACTAAATGCATAACGCACTCTTTTAAATTGCGCCCATACACTAATAATATCTTCATTTACAAATATACCATTACTGTTGTAACGCAGACTTATGTTCTTTGCATATCCACGTTTAATAATCTCGTCAAGAAATCTACGATGTTCCTTGATCATTAATGGTTCGCCACCTGCAAAGTACAATTGCGTTATGTGTGGAATCTGTTCAAATATTTCTTCCCACAGTTCAGGCTTCTCATACCAATAGTTGTCAAACGTTTTTGCATCCCATTCTATCTGTTTAATAACAATAGGACTTTTTGTCATTTTAACCAATGTTGGATGTTCCTGTACCCAACGACTACTATCGTGAGGTGAACACATAACACATTTCAAATTACAGGTATGGCCGAGACGTAAATCAAAATAACGAATAACAGGAGGAACGGTTCCATCTTCCGCAGTATCCTTAATAAGTTGTTCAACATCAAGTCCGTCTCTTGTCCATTCATACATTTCCCAAAGTCGCTTACTGACAACTCCATTACTTTCTTCTTCGAAGCATTTAGTACAACTTGCAGGTATCTTTTCATCTAACATTGCTAAACGAACATCTCGCATATAATCATTATTGAATGCTTCCATTAAGGTATCTTTGCCGAAGTTAGCAGGTTCTCCGTTTTCTTTTTTAATTAACCCGACGGTGTGATCTCCGGTGTGCGCCCCACTTGCGTTAGTAACGCAACAAAGGCGTGCATCACCATTTGGTCGAGTAGCAACATGTAACCAAGGAAGTGCACAGAAACTATGTGAACCAGATGCCTCTTTAATCTTGCGCTGTTCTTTACCAATGCGACTTGTTTCTGGTTGAAGCCAAAATATATTATTCATTTACTTGTGTGTTCTTAACTGTTTGTTCTATAATCTGTATATACGGACTGCCTGCACTACACATTGTAATGCAAGGTCCTGATCCTTTGCTTGCCCACTTCTCTTCCCAAATAGTTTGCCATTTGGTATTGTCTAACAATGTTTTAATACCGTTATCGAGTGCGCTGATGTTACCTACTTCTCTTACAAAATCCCATAACTCATTTTGAATTTCATGTGCAGGCGCTAGGACCATATCATCTAAGTATAGATTATATTGCCTATGTAAGTCAACATCAAAGTTCATATAAAGGAAAGATGCAACCATACAACATGGAGTTATTTGATATTGAGCATCAATAAATATCTCTCGTCCTTTTTGTGCAAAGCAACTAATTTCTGTTGCACGTGGCCAATCCTTATAAGTCTTAACCATGTCCTTACTAACAAACTTAATTGTATTGTTAGTTGGCTGATCAATGTAATGTGTAATTACACCATCCGTATCAATTACGGGAAATGATCTACCAAATCGTTTGCTATCTTTAACCTTAAAGTTAACAAATCCGATCTCTTTAGCAAGTGCTTCGCATTGTTCTACTTGATGTTGATTATGTCTAAATCGTATAAAGTCCCAATCTGCAGTGCCGCCTGCATTAATAAAGGTAGTTGCATTCTTTATAATTTGATCAAAGTATGTACCTATGCGATATAGTTTATGTGTATCTTCTAATCCATCTAATGCAAATATAACACGGTGATTAGTTGGCAATACTTTGTATAGATTTTTCCACCAAGTAGTTGATCTAGCACTGCCATTTGTATGTATAAGGATAGTAATAGAAGGCTTAACTGTAGACGCATACTCACACATCTTAATAAGATCGTTATTGAGTATGGGCTCTCCGAAATTACCACAGAACGATATTCGAGATATCTGGTTAAGCACTTCTAATGTAAAGATGCTTTTAAAATCATCTAATGTCCAGTCATTCATTTTTAATAATGGATTTTCCGGACCTCCGTTTATATTACGGGGACACATTGGACAACTGGCTTGGCAGTTGTTTGTAATCTCTAAGTGGACTACTTCTAACTCTTCAAATTTGAACATGAAGTATTTACATGCAAACAGATTGCTGTAAAATTTTAAAGTCGTCTATGTTCTTTGCCTTTGGAGTGCACATACCACACCCGCAGCGTATGTTAGGACATACGATAGATGGAATAACATCTTGGTTAAGTCTATTCTTAAGATCATCTAACATTTGTTGAGCGTTAGATAAGTTACCAATAGCACCTGTAGTCTTATCAAAGAATGCTTTGCACGTTTGGTGATGGTATACATCTTTCGTTTCTTGATCTACATATAGAAAGAACCAATCTACCATGCAATGCCAATTCTCGAATTTAGTTTCGATTAATTTAATAGGTTGCCATACCTCATCAACTTTGCCTTCTAACTTACGGCCACCACAACATGCTCTACCTAATTGATTACCTTCTGCTGCGCCTGCGGGCTTTTCTTTAACGCCCATTTCATTCCAGAACCATGCTTGTTGCTCAACTGTATATTCGTGTGAGGTCCGACGATTAGTTCCATCTGAATCAATAAACCATCCCTTGCGTAATATTGCGCCGTCTCCGATTGGTCTAGGACTACATTTAATACCTTTGCTCTTAAGCATATTATACACTGCAACTGTTTCATCCCAATAATCCACATGCAACATTATATTAACCTGTAACCACATATCGGTTTCAGCAAGTAATAATATGTTTTCAATTGCTTGATCCTTTAAAGATTGTGCTGCTTCTGCATGATAACTTACAGTAGCGCCACCGAAATTATCTATAATCTTCTTTGAAAATTTAGGATGCCATGCTCCGTTAGTTGTTAGACTAAGGTTGTATTCTTCTGGTTGTTCTTTAATGTAATCAACTAATTTCCAGAAGTTAGGATTAACAGTTGGTTCTCCTCCCGTGAAACTTATAGCAGTAGCAGGAGGATTCTTTCTCTTTGCATTATACATAGAAGACCATTGCTTAACGAAATCAAACGTCTCCTTGAGTTCATCTAGTGATTTGTGCTTGCTATGGTTATCATGCCGTGATGCTTCGCAGTATGTACAATCGTAATTACACCTGCGGCCTGTATCCCAAACAACAAAGAATGCATCATTGTTTACATTTCGAATTGCGGAAGTTTTAATCATTTAATGTACTACGTTCGATAAATTGGTCAATTGGTTTACTCATCTTATTAGTTCCGCATGTCCGCCCACATGTTATTAGTTTGTCTTCGGTCCAATGCTTATCCCAAACCGTTTGATATTCATAAGAATTAATGATAGAACGAATTGAATGTTTGCGTGTATCAATTGCATCTTCGCCACCTAAGTCTGCAATCAAGTTATTATACTGCCTTAGCATATCTTGTTTAACGTGTAACAATTCGGATGTTGGTTCTGTATAGTTGTAAGGAGTTGAGGCAAGGAAGCAGCATGGGAATAGTTTACCAAATGCATCTATGTATATTTCTTTGTTCTTAATTGCGTAACAATCAATTTCACTATCAGCAATTACCTGTTTATAATTTTGTATGATTTTTCGATCAACAAATACTATCTTACTTTCAGTAGAAGGTTGCAATGTTGATACAGTGTTACCTTCTTTATCGTATACTGGAAACGATTCATCTAGTAAGAACCTACTACTGTTTTTACGGGTAAATAATCCAAAGCGCATCTCTTTAGCAAGTGCTTGTGCTTCTTCAACCTGATGTTCGTTATGCTTAAACACAATATATGTCCAATCAGCAAATCCGCCAGCATTAATAAAGGCGGCAGCATTGTCCATTATTTTCTTAAACGATGTCCCTGCTCTGTATATGTGATTAGTATCTTTTAATCCATCTATGCCGAATATAACAGAATGCCTTTTTGGCAATACTTTAGCAAGATTAGCCCACCATTCTGTGTTCTTAATACTACCATTTGTGTGTATCCTGATTTCAATATCAGGTACTTTGCTAGTAACGTACCGACACATTTCCAGTAGGTCATTATTCAATAACGGATCACCGAAATTACCACAGAAGAATATAGAGTTAATTGTTCTTAATACTTCTAAATTGATTGTATTTTTAAATTGTTCAAGTGTCCAGTTGTTTATAGTGAGTAGTGGGTTGTCCATTCCGCCGTGGTGGTTACGTGAACACATGGGACAACTTGCTTGGCAGTTGTTTGTAATTTCTAAATGTATTTGTCTTAGGTCGTTAAAGTAAAACATGTCTTGCCTTTTGTTTATATAATGCTGCGCCGATTGAACTCGAACAATCCCCGGGTTTATCTAATATCCATACACTATTCCATTTATCAGTCAATGTATTTGCATATTTTGAATTTGCCGCACATCCGCCAGTGAATACTAGATTAGATGACACTGACATATCTCTTGCTATATTCATAACTTCTTGTGCTTGTTCTTCGAATACTAATTGAACGGCCGCAGCAATATCTGCTTTGTTATTAATAGTTACTCCGTATGGCCAATCACAAACGCCTTTGTGAAAATTAACTATTAGGTTCCAATCAGCAGTCCAATATGACTTTATAAAATGATAATACCTGCGCGGATCACCATACGCACTGAGTTCTTGCAATTTATGTTCTTCTTGCAACGGAGTAAATCCGATTAATTTAGTAAATGCACTGTAGAACATTCCAAGACTAGTTGGATATTCTCTACTCCATAGTTTAGTTAATTCTGTACCTTTACCTGCCCATATAGTTGCAGACTCCCATTCACCTATGCTATCTAAAACAATAACAGTTGCTTCTTCATATGGGGATGTTAAGAATCCAGCAGCAGCATGACTTAGATGATGATCTAAATATGTAATAGGTTTAGTGTGCAAATCAAACTTCTTAAGATGTACACTAGGTAATTCATTTCTATCAAATGCTAATTTATATTGACCTGCATATAGTTGTCTGCCCTTCTTTAACCAAGGGCGTTCATACCATACAATTTCATCAGGAACACCGTATGCATATACTGTGCCAAGCAGCATAATATTTAAATTCTCGTCATTTTTAATTCCAGTGAATTCGCTACTTAATCGCCAGTTCATTAGTTTACCATTCTCAACTACTGCGATACTAGCATCGTGATTGAGTGCGTTTATTCCCCAAGTAATCATTTGTAAATATACGGATCTGTTTCGCGAAGTTTTTTAAGGCGCTTCTTAATTTCAAAATACATTCTAATGCGCTCTATAAATCGTTTAAACATGTTGCTTTCCTATTATCATATATCGAGTATAAAGCGGTAACTTTAACTCGCCGGCCCAAATAACTTTTATATCACTTTGATGTTCAAATTCTTCTAGGCTAGTTGCTGTTCGTATATGTTCGGGTATATCGTAGTTATTGCTTTGCAATACTATTAATGAATTAAACGGAATACCACTTAACCATATATCATATTGATCTTGTGTAATATGTTCGCAACTTGTATTAATTACAATGTCAGCATCACTTCGGATTGAACACATGTCTGATGTTACTGCACGAAATCGTCCTTTCATTTCTTCTTGTTTATTCATCATAGTAGCAACTGGTTCACATGCAGGATCGATATCTATGCTGCGGATGTTTTTAATAGGGCAGTGACTTTGGAATAACATACTTGCAAGTGTGCCTACCCATCCGCCGTGTATATCGACTGATGCATTTTGCAACACATAAGGACGAAGATGGTTAATCAGCCATTCCTTACTCGTTAGTTGTCCTTTCCAAAATGCATCTAGTGTTCGGTGTGGATCATTACTTTCACGTATAGCCATCATCCAATAGTGTAAATGGTCTGTATCAATTAACATAAATTGGTATTACTTTCTTTGTCATATTTGCTTCGAACATGCACCAACATTCAGTACGCTCGCATTTTGCAGGTTCGATAAGGGGTTGAAATTTTTCTTTAAAATTAGCATCGAAGATGTTGTATTGTTCTTGTTTTCCATATAGTTTGTTACTGCATAATCCAGTTAATGTGCCGTCCATTCTAATAGCAATCCAATCTATTCCTAAATTGCATTCCCAACCGTTAAAGTTGTTTAGTTTATTATGAATAATTTCGTGATCTTTTAACTTGTGAGTTTTACCTGCTTCATCTACTACTCGAACATTGCTACGGCTGCTCTTATTGTTTTTAAAGAACCAAAACAAATTAGGACTTCTTGCTCGTCCTTTATTCAATATTGCTTTCTGTTCATCTGTGTACTTTACTTTGCTTTGTTCGACTATTTCCATATATCGAATACTCCAGCGATGCTTACTTGTTGTGTAATAGTTCACATGTGACATGCAAGTATCCCATGCAAATGGATCCATTAAAACAATAGTTGTAACGATTACATTCTTTTCATATAGCAAGTCAGCAACATTACTAAGGTGTACTGGATCTACAAATTCATGATGACTACTCAGAATAACATAATCTAGATACGGAGCCATTTCTTCCCACCAACTTAGTTTCTTAGTCCCATTAGTGGTAAGTGTAAAGATGCAGTTATATCTAGTTTTAAAATATACAATAAACTCTTGAAACTTCTTCCAATGTGTTATTTCGCCGCCCATTACATGAAAATCGAACTTTGTCTTACTGGTCATTTCTATATAATAATCAAGCATATGTGACAAATTCTCAACGAACGAATCAAAGTCGGGCCATTTAATATCACCCGTATTACATCCGGGGAAACAGTACCAGCACTTATAGTTACAGATGTTACCTATAGTAAGATCTATACGCATTGTGTCTTCTCGCCAATTTTGTTTTACTTCTGTTATATTCATTTTTGTTTTGGTATTTTACTATCAGCGGAACTAACACACGATGGAGTTATACATATAGTGGGAGATTTAAATAGTTGGAAGCCCGCATCTAGCGTACCTAGTATTTGATCATGACAACTATAACTACGTTTTACTTCATTAGACTTTATTATAACACTTTGATAGCCGCTGTTGCAAGTCCATCCTTTAAATTTATTAAATCCAAATGCATTAAATCGTTCGGCTTGATCAAATTTATATTCTACATTATTCTTGTCATATAATGATATTTGATATAATTCTTCTCCGAATGCATTTTGTGGAAATCCTGTTTGCATTATATTAATCATCTCATCAGTATATCCACTTACTACACTACTTGCTGTAGGATCACTTTGTGGTTTCAATGTTACGTTAATTCCCCGTTTGTTAAATCGTTGCAATCGTTCGTAGTATTCCCAAAAGAATTCAGGTACCATAACTTGGTTAATAGTAACGTACACGTTCTTATCTATCAAGTTGATAATTTTATCACCAAATTCTTGTTCTTTTGCAAACTCTGCATGATAGGACGCAGTAATACTTCTGCGAGCAAGCATACTTGTTGCATCGGCCCAATTATTCCACCATTTAATACTAGGACTAAGGTTAGTGGTCATATGAATACTTTGATACGGAGTAATAATTCCGTCATCTAAGTATTTGGTTAGTTCGAGCAAGTGCTTATATGCAGTTGGTTCTCCACCGCTGAAAGACCAATGAAACTTGTTAAATCCGTTTGCTCTTGCTTGCCTCTTGATTTCGTCTATTGTAATTTTATATACTTCAAGAGGGTGGTGATCGGGCGTATCAGATCGTGCATATGGCCAGCAATATGAACAATTGTAATTACAAAATCGACCGAGTATCCAACTAACCGAAAATAGATTAGATTCGAGCATTGTTCTTTGTCCGAATCTAACAATGTTATTCCAGGGTATGTTTTGAAAATTGTTCATGTAACCATTCAAAGTCATTTATCTTATATAAATCAGAGGCATGTTCTTCACCATATGCTTTGCCTTCATTAGCACCGATAATTGCCCATTCACCAAATGCTGCACCGTTGTTTATTGTACACCAAGTGTCTAGTCTGTGTTGATTTTCTGAAGATATATCTCGATTAATTATTCCACTAGAAAGTTTTGCACATTCTCTAAACGCAGATCTCCATGTAGAGAATGCATCAGTATTGAATGCAGTAATATTACTTACTTCGTCCATTGCATTAAACTTTAGACTTAAACTCGTTGTCATATCAACTGCAGACTCTTCTACTGCAAGCGTTTGCTTGCGTGGTAATAATTTTGCGCCACCATATCCGTATTCTAATCCGTTTATAGGATTCTTACTGCGCCAAACATAAACGCTATCAAAGTCCCATCTGTATATTGCATGTTTAAATTTAAATGTATCAAGTACCTGGGCATCTCCATCTAAAACCCAAAACATTTTAGTAGACGAAATTTTTGCTGCTGCCTTATGTGCTGCATGTATTCCCTTAATTCCGTCTACCCGTTTAGCATACGGTACTTGGGTGAGCAATTTTGCATAATTATCATTCGCATTTAATTCACCGTAACTAATAAAAATTACATCGTCGGGTCTTTCAATTGCAGATGCTATATTAATTATTTTTGTGTTATAAAAGAAATTGTAATCTCTTTCATCATTTGTAATTTTTGCAGTCTTTGAAAGTAATGCTACTCCGACATCGTCTTCTGTTAATTTGAATACATGCTTATATATTTTATCGACATCATTAACTTTATATTCAAATTTAAAATCGTCTAACGGAATAATACCAGCCGGTACTATCCAACACATAGTAGTAAATGATTTACGTAATGCTTCTTGATATGTTTCTACCCGTTTAGCAGTTGGATATTTTCGTTTAAACAATGTAAATTGTTCATCTATTTCGTCTTTATGTCGTATGAAGAAAATATCGTACATTATTTTCTCCTAACAATACGGTCTGAATTTTGATACAACTTCTTAAAGAATTTAGAGCCATCATCATCTAACGTTGAAATTTCTAATCCTAATCGTTTTAACTTAGATCCGTATTCATTTAATTTTTCATCAAGCATATAAGAATCAACATGTTGCTCTTTCCAATATTGTGTTAAGTAATCAAAGTCTCGTACTTGTGCATAATCCCAATCAGTACAGTTTGTTAAGTAACATCCTTCTCGAGCACCTAACATTGAATATACACCTTGCTCAACATCTGCGCCTACATTGCACCACACTAATAATCTATCATAGTTCTGCCACCAAATTTTCTTCAAGTTAGAAACCTTGTGTCCTTGATCTAACGACATTTTAACCCCTTCACGAAATCCAGCACGCCACGCCTGAAAAGGAGAACCGTTCGTAAAACTCTCCGAGTAACTTTCGTTAAATTGATAGTATCGCTTGTCAAAACAAAACTCAACTTTGCCTGCAACATCGTTTGTGTCGGAATTCTCGTGAGTACGCATGTTGTTGACAAAATCTTTTGTCCACATCTTTAATCCACCGTTTCCGTACATTAAATTGTTAACATGTACCTTACCACACCAACTAAACACATTTTCAGCAGTAAGATTTAATTTAGTTAAATCAATTTCAACCTGCAGAAATTTTGGATCAATGATATTATCTGCATCAACTGTAACAAAGTAATCAGTTTCACTAATTGCTGCGCATGCCTTGTGTGCAGAATCACTACCTTTTACACCATGCACTCGTTTAGCCCATGGTACTTTTTTCTTTAAGTCTGCATAGTTCTTCTCGGCATTTGCTTCATCATAACTTAGAAACACTATGTCTTGTTCGATTATTTTTATTTTACTCATTTTACAATTAGTTTATATTTGCTGAATACTGGAGTTGTTACTAACTTGATTTTTGTAATGTCTGCTTCTAGTACGTGTTCAAACGGAATATATACAGGTCCGTTTTCAAACGATACGTTGAGTTGTCGAATCAAAAAATCTAAATTGTCTTCTAATACTACATAAAAATGCAATATAAAATGTAAAGAATATTTTGCAATAACATTATTGCTTAATTCAAATTGCCATCCGTTTTTATTCCATGTTATAGTTACATCTGGATCAATCTCAACACTATCAATGATTTTAAATCTGGAATGTGCCCAATCTGGAATAATTTCGATTGGTTTCTTAACAATATCATTTCCTTCAACTTTGTATTCGCTTGATATTAATGTGCCATTAAGAAACCCTTTTACCTTACTATACGTTGTTACTAATATGTTATTAATTACATCAGGTAATATATGTGAAATAGATATAATGTTTCCAGTTACATCAGTAACCACATAATATTGAGTAGGAGCAGTTAGTTTATATATAACAGCAATATCGTCTTCAGATAATTTATATTCCATTTGATAATTCCTCAAGTGTTGATAAAATAGTCGGGGTTATAAAACATTTATCAACGTAATGAAATACCGCAGGTTGCTTAATATTTCCAATATATAATTGCCCACGTTTGTTAAAATTCCAAGGAATTGCATTTGTCCAACTTTCTGCATTAGTTTGTGTCCATCCTTGCACTTGTGGTTTCATATGAACAAATGTCAATGGCGAACACACATCAATTGCACTATATTGTAAACCTAACATTTCAATTGCAATCGCAGCCGCAAGATCCATGCTTAACCAATTCTGCCAACGAATCGGTGCAAATTTACTGTAACATAGTTCCCAATTATTAGTAATAAATTCTAATGTTTTGTAAAATTCATATGCAGTTTCGCTTTTCTTAAAATAATGTAGTGCAAAATACGGATTAGTTAATTTGTTTTCTACAAATGTTGCTCTGTGTATTAAATCGGAATTGATTGTCTCTAATTTGTGATTCATTACATTAGAGCAAAATTTAATATCATAATTTGAACAATACTCCCACCATGGTGAAATATCATCCAGCAACAACATATCAGTATCTAGTACAATTGTTTCGTCGTATGGCGATGTATGATATAGTTTCCAACGATTTTCAACTTTCCATTTAGTATTAGCAGCATTATCATTCCATGGAATTTTAATCACTTTATCAAATACTTTTAAATATTCAGTTGGTATAGGATCGTTTGTTACAATGGATATATTTTTAACTGCTAACTGAGTGGCGTTAATCGATAGTGCAAGTGCATATGCTTGATCAACATAATTTACATCGCTATTTTGAGCAATAACTAAAAATCCTTTAGTCATTTAATTCTCCAATCACTCGTGCTAGGCTGTATTTGTTCATGACATGCACATCTAGGCCCGAAGTCTTTGTCATTATATATTCGCCTTTATATTCTTTCTTTTGCAATAAAATTTGCATATCAGTATCATTAATTGCATGTAACACATCAACATCAAGAGAATATGTCATTTTTCCCGGCAACTCAGTTGCAAAATTGCCATTAGTTTTTCCATTCATGATATGTATGGCAATGCTAAATGCAAAATCATTTCTAAACAGTGGACTCTTGATACAATACAATACTCTAAAGTAATTCCAGTTAGCCTTGATATATCCAATTAATTCAAATAATGCTTCTGTTGCAGGCGTCTTTTCAAATATGAATGCAGTTGCCCAATAAAATGGAATTGACTGATCGTTCACACGTTTAAAATAATCAGTAGACCGCCATTCGGCTAAATCTAAACATTCTTTATATATTTGAAATTCAGCAGAGCGAGATAGCGCTGGCTTTAACACATCGGAGTTAATAATATAGTCACTATCTATAACTAATGTTTTGTCGTATGGTGTAAGATTATACACATGATTACGAGTTAAATTTTTCCACTTCAATCCTGTTTTAAACAATATACCATCGTGAAACAATTTAATATTAGATGTAGCAGACTCAGACGGAATTTTGATGATTGATTGAAAGTTATTATTTGGATATACATCCATGTCTTGTGCTTCGTCAGTTACTAATGTAACTGGAATATTAAGAAACTTTGTAATACGACTAGCAGCAAAATTTGCTAAGTTAATATAATCAACACCGTCATTGTTGTGTGCAAAGATTAATGCACCTGTGCTCATAACTTTACTAACTCTCCGACTTTTCGTTTACTGTTTAATTCAGTAAACTTGGCAGTATATGTGTTCAATGCAGAGAAATATGTATTTGTTAATTCAGTTAAGAACGATTGAACATTTTCAATTATAACAGGCAAGTTATTTGCATCAAGGAATGGAACATCTTCGACTTGATCCATACTTACTAAGGTTGATGCAAAATTAATAAGTTCAGGAGTAACTTTAAAGGTTGCTCCGTTAATGTAGTAAACTGTTTTTTGATTAAATTCTTCTAGAATTAATCTATGTTGATTTGACAACGTTGCCATGTAATTGGCAATCTCAAATGCTTTTTCGACTCTTTCGTCCATGATTGATCTTTCAAGTAATATACGATAATATACTACTTTAATTATCTAAGCAAGCAGTAGTGGACGATTTATGTCATTACATAATTATTAATAAGATTGCCAACTGCACCAGGCAACGTTGGAATCGGAGCAACTATATAATAAGACGAACGCCTGATTGTTACTTTACTGTACAATCCACCGATCAATGTTTCGTCAATACTATGCGCAGGCGCTTGTGTGCTATCATTGAATGTAATAACAAATCTAAGAGACGACACAGACGGCGCAGAAGCAACAATACTATAGAAAGAACCTTTACCGTCGTATGTTATACCGAATTGGTATTGGTACCCTGCGTGATACATTCCGTACCCTAATGCAGTATCTAATGTACTAGATCCTAGGTCTGCTTTGGCAGCAGCAACGGCTTCGGCCATTCCGTGTTTATAAATTGGATTAGGCATTCCGAACTGGCCGCCAACTGCATATGAAATTCCATTATTACTAGGTAAACCAGTAATTGGATTAATTGAAGTGGTGTTATTTCTACTGAATACAATTCGACCTATTCCGTATTTTGTATCGTCTGTACTTGTTAGATTTTCTGATAATAATTTCGACCATGCATAACTTTTGTGCTCTAATGGAATGCCTGTTAACGCAGCAGTAAATTCAATAACACTACCTGAATTAAAAAACCAACGAAGATTTTCTGCTGACCCAAACTCTACATCTACGGTATGTGTTAACCTTTGTGATACAACTGATGCAGCAGCAGTATATATCGGCCATCCTTCGATTTTATTTGTGGTATATTGATCAGCAGTTAACAAATCCGCATCCGACACTAATAATCTGTCAGCAACTGCATTATCAATAGTTGATTTGATTAGATTTAGCATTGCATTGCTAATTACTAAATTAACTCCGGGTTCGGGTAAAATAGCAGGAACAACTTCACCTTTTTGGTGCATCCGAATATTGTGCAAATCATTAATTAGTCGAATCCAATGCTGCGCAGCGATAGTAGTTCCTGATACTACAGGCGAACTAGTAACTGTCTGTCCGTACCCGTAATCACCATCTCCGGTGCCGAGAATGCGGGCAATTTTTGCTTGCATTACATTAAAATCAGTAGCAGTCTGTGTACTGGTGTTTGTAGAGGTAATAATTGGATTAAGGGTTGCCATATGTTCGTTGTCTTTCATTGAGGTTGCATTCCCTCAAGTATTAATAATATACTATTTATACATAGGTTTTGCGCACCAGCAGAACTAAGTTTAGCACATTATAAATACTAAGCACAAATACATTGGACACACATATATGGTAAAATTGGTATACATACACGGAGCAAACGCAACAAGTTCGAGTTTTAATTACATTCGTGAAAAATTAAAACATAAAAATGAATTAGTAATTGAATACAGCAGTAAAGAGAAGTTTGAACACAATTTGGCAAGAATGCAAAATCAATTATCTAATCATGAAAATATGTATTTTATTTGTCATAGTTTAGGTGGAGTATATGCGTTACATCTATCACATTTACTAGGTGATAAAGTAAAAGGCGCGTTTACTATTAGTACTCCATATGGCGGAGCAGAGATTGCAGACTACGCCAAATACATTATGCCGTTTAACCAATTGTTAAAAGACATAGGCCCTAAAGCACATCCTATTAAATCATCTGAATCAATAGTTAACACTAAACCATGGGTTAATCTAGTTACTACACACGGGTCTAGCGCATTAATGCTTAAACCAAACGACGGAGTTGTAACAATTGCAAGTATGAAGCATCGAACAGATATGCAATTTGAAGAAATACAATCAAACCATTTTGAAGTTGTACTAATGCCAGAGACTGTTACATTGTTAAAGAAGCAACTAGATAGCATCTGGTAAAATAGATATTGACAGTAGTGGTAAAATGCTGTACAATAACAGCATGACTAATACAACTTGTGACCGCATTATTCGCAGCCTAGAAGAACATTCTAGCCGCAATAACAAAGAAGAAATTATCGAAGCAGAGGCCAAAGCAGGCAATGAAGAATTGTTCAACGGCTTTAAACTTGCGTTTGATCAACTTAAAACTTTCGGTGTGAAGAAAGTTCCTTCCCATAGCGGTCCTGACGGCCAAGGGTTGCCGTGGGTTGCATTTATGCAACTTGCAACAGCACTATATAAGCGCGATCTTACAGGGCATGATGCACGTGATGCAATTGAACTCGCGCTCACGGTATCTACTCAATCGCAATGGAATGATTGGTACCGTCGCATTTTGCTTAAGGATATGAAAGCAGGCTTCTCTGAAAGCACTGTTAACAAAGTATGTGAAAAGAATTATCCACAATATGCAATTCCGTTGTTTGAATGCCAATTGGCACATGACGGTGCAAAGCACGAGAAGAAACTTAAGGGTAAGAAAATTCTAGACGGTAAACTCGACGGCGTGCGGTGCCTTACTGTTATCAATATGGAAAGCCGCACTGTTCAGCAATATACACGCAATGGGCAATTGTTGGAAAATTTTGGGCATATTACCGCTGCACTTGAAAAGAATATCGACGATTTTGATCGTAGTTGGGTAATCGACGGAGAAATAACTAGTTCGTCGTTCCAAGTACTTATGACACAAGTTAAGCGCAAAAGTGATGTGCAGGCACAAGATGCAATTTTGAACGCATTTGATATTATTCCGTTGAGTGAATTCCTAAAGGGTAAAAGCACAATGGGTCAAAAGCGCCGAAAGGTACTTTTGAAATCGATGGATCCGATGCTTAAGAAAGAAACTGATAAAATTACAGTAATCGATTACGTTGAGGTCGATTTGGATACCGAAGAAGGCCAAGTAATATTCAAAGATTACAATAAGGTTGCACTTGCAATGAAACTCGAGGGTATCATGATCAAGGATCCAGAAGCACCTTACGAATGTAAACGTAGTGTTGCATGGCTTAAGCAAAAGCCCTTCATCGAAGTATCTTTGAAAATTATCGGATACGAAGAAGGCACAGGCAAGAATGTTGGCAAGTTGGGAGCATGGATTGCATCCGGTATTGAAGATGGCGTTCTGATCACAAGTAACGTGGGTAGTGGATTTACAGACGATCAACGTGCTGAATATTGGAAGTACCGCGATGAATGCATGGAGCAATTTATCGAAGTACGTGCAGATGCAATTACACAAAATCAGGACGGAACATACAGTTTGCGATTCCCTCGCTTCCTTCGTTTCCGTGGATTTAAACCCGGTGAGAAAATTTAATGGGGGCATTTGACGGATACTGGGGTGGATATGGCGGAGGCTCCTTCATTCCACAAGTACAGTATCGCTATTTTAGTAATCAATCATCTTTTGAATTCTTTGAAGGATTTGAAATGCCTGAATTAAAAGTGCTGCTAGCAGAAGCAGAATCTGCTAACGAAGATACAGTTTGGGTGCCGTCTAAATATAAGGGGCGAGGTCACACTGGACTTAGCGTCTGGTATGTTAGAGCATTAATTAATGAATATGATGTATAAATTATTTTGGATGTCTTGCTCGGAATGTGCAATGACAGAACTTATGCAACCGTGCGAGGCATGCCCTAATAGAAAGGCACAATTTAAATGACAATTAATCTAACCTATCCGTACAGTGAGGGATATCGGGCCTTTATGGAAAAGAAGATCATCACACAAAATCCGTACAAAAGTGCAGATGAGTATAACGCAAGCGAATGGGATTCTGGATGGACCCGTGCTTATAATGAATATGTAAGAGGAATGTAATGGCAGTAGCAACAATTCACCCACGACTATATGTAACAATTCAGTATCGCAAAGATGCTGGAAACGATGACGGCCACCTTGGGTTCGCTAGTCCGTACACTAAGGATGCAGCGTTTGAAAAACGTAGGGCTACACAAGAATCGTGGGCCTATGGCGGTTACGGCACTTCTTTTGAAATCTCAGACGACGGAAGTATTCTGCCTACTGCAAATTGCAAGATCGACAAGTTTACTTTATTTGCAACAAAGTGCTATCCTATCATTGTAGACAATATCCCACTTGAAGGATTTGAAATTGCTAAGTCTGTACGGCGGTACGGATGGAACGGTGCCGGCAATGTAAAGTGGCGCATCACTGATCCGCGTGGATTCGATTTAGAAATCTCTTCTGAAAACTTTGCAAGCGTCCTTTCTTGCACTACAATGATTAATGGCGTTATTCAAGGTAAGTGTGCATGGGGTCGTGCAGGTAAAGACAATGTACTATTGCCTGAATCATCGGACCCTTTTAAAGAAGCATATGCATTTACTTCGTTGTCCAAGAATAAAATCTCTCTCAAGGACATTAAGCGTGGTGACTTTGTTAAGATTGTTTACAAGCAGAAAGATACAGGAGTACTAGATTGCACATACCTTGGGCGTTTGTACTTTGTTTCTCCAGTTGATGCAACAACTGAAACTACTCATACTACTGATCTAACGGGCAAAGTAACTGATAAGTATGTATTCAGCGCAACAGTTGACAATACAGTAAAATATTACTGTATCGGTAAGCCTGTTATTGGAGAGTTGCTAACTAAAGCAGCAACTGAATTACCAATTAGTGACAGTGTATCGTTGATCAATGATGCAATTCGTGATAACGATTCAAGTAATATCGAAGGCATTCCGGATAGTGCAATTATGGCAGTAGGTAGTGCAGCCGATGTAAAAGCGTTAACTATAGAACTACGCGACGAACCTGCATTAACTTGTGCATTGCTTCCTGAAATAAACACAAAATACAATTGGCGTAATGCCAGTAAATTTTTGATCCTATCAAAGGATGCAACTAACTGGTATGCAGGTAAAAATGTTGAAACGGGAGGATATAATTCAAAAATTAATTCACCTGTTATATTTCCAGCATTACTAGGAACGACATCAGTTGAAATACCTCTTAAGAGAACCAGACTAGATCGTAGTAGGTATCATTATTCGTCAAATTACAATGGATATAATATAGATCCTGCAAACTACACAGTTAACTTTGATTACAAAGAGTTTACACATGTAAAGAGCATATGGTTAGTTTGTGCTAATACTGAAATGAATGTTAATCGTATTCCTGATACGTTAGGATACTTTATGGATAGGGCACATTAAACGAAAAAGGCCGCAGTGCCTTTTTCAGATGATAACTATAAGTTAATAAGGAGATAACACAGTCATAATATGGCAAAAGAAGAATTGGTAACAGTAGAAGGGTTCGTAGAGGAAGTACTTCCAAATGCGATGTTTAGAGTAAAAATTAATGAGCAACATAAAATCGTTGCAATTATTTCAGGCCGTATGCGCCAAAATCGTATTCAGATACTAGCAGGTGATCGAGTACGTATTGAAATGTCCCCATATGATTTAACTAAGGGTAGGGTAGTTTATCGTGAACGATAATATTCCAATTCGGTTGTCTGAAGAAGCATCAAGGCAGTTTAGAAAAGATGCAATAGATGCATTGCCTTGGCATATGACACAAGAGATACGCGATCACGCACACTTAGTTAGAAAGATCGAAGATGTTGCTCTCGAGTTAGGCGACAACGTAGATGATGCACAGCAAGCAGATAATCCGCACTGGTGGCGGATTCAAGACATGCTAGATGATGTGTTAGACATATTAGAGTATGTCACAAAAAAAGGCCCCTGAGGGCCTTTTTATTTGTCTTCAATTCCTAAATATACTGCCCAACTTGGGTGATGTAGATCAAACGGTAATTTCTTACGTTGTGCAACTAGTTGGTAATATGTCGGCTTAGTTGGCTTATGCTTAGGTACAATTTTGTGATTGTTTCCTTTGTTTGCATTGCACGTACCGCAAGCACATACAGAATTTTCAAATGTGCTCTTTCCACCGAGTGATGTAGGTAGTACATGATCAAGGGTTGCATTGCTGCGTGACACTGAGATGTTACAGTATTGACATACATAGCCGTCACGTAGGAATACATTTTGTTTACTGTAACGAACTCCTATTTTCTTTTTAGAAAATTTATTCAAGATCATAACTGCAGGAACTTTGGTTTCCCAGTTAGCAGAATGCACTACCCAATTATCATGCCATTCTAACACTGTTGCATCACCTGAGACAAGATAACTAATGGCTTTTTGCCATGGAATTGCACTAAGTGGGATTACTGATTCAGGAGAACCGTCTGCGTTTAGTAGTAAGGTTGCTTTATTAGACATAGTTACATATTTATAAGGGGTGTAATAGTAATTATTATAACATGATTTTACCATGAGAGCAATCAAAACTTTACCGAATATTCTAATAAATACCGTATCAGTAGGGATACACTATGGCAATACAGTACATTAATACCGGAACAGCACCAAATCAAGGTAACGGTGACACATTAAGAACAGCATTTACTAAAATTAATACAAATTTTAAATTAATTGAGAATCTAGAAGGGTTTGCACCGGCAACTACCTCAACAATAGGTGCAGTAATGATCGGCGCCGGCATAACAGTGAACACGCTGACCGGGTTGATTAGTGCATTTACTGGTGATTACACTAATTTACAAAATATACCACAAGCCTTAGGAATAACTGATAGTCCTACATTTAATAACTTATTAGTAATTAACGAATTGTCAGTCGGAGTTCCCATTGGAACTCCTCCTATTAATACAAAAATTAATGTAACATACGATACTGATGCATATACTCAAACATTGTTTCAGAATTTTAATAGTGGTGCTGGAGCAACAACTGATTTAATTATACCCAATGATGCAGGAACATGGGATAGTAACATGTTAGATATAGGCATCAACAGTTCGAATTATGTAGAATCTGAATTTTCATTGCAAACTCCAGGGTCTGCATATATGTTTACAAACGGAGTTGATTTGTTCGTAGGAACACAATCACCTGGAACAAAATTATATTTTCATGCAGGCGGCACCACTACTAGTGACAGTGGCGGATTTTTAGATGCTTACGCATGGAATTTTAATAGAAGCGTAAACACTATTGTTGCTACTCCAGGTGCATTAAATTTTACTGTACAAAACACAAGTGCTGATGCAGCAGCAACTGCTATATATCAAGCAAAGAACGAAGTTGGTGCAACTTTAATCATGGGTGTTACTTCTAGTTATTACAACGGAATTCCAGCGGATCCGTTGGGCCCAAATGAAGCATTTATACGAACTAATAACACCGGTGAAACAATGCACATCGGCGGCACTTCAAATTTACAGTTTTATGCAGCATCAGAAGGAACTCCTCATTATGGCCTTCCTGCACTAACGTTAAGCCATCACGGAGTGGATGCAATTTTAGATAGAAACTGGATTCCATTTGATTCTGAAGAATATGATCTTGGTAGTTTAAACGCAACATGGCGTTCATTGTATCTAAGTACTGGTACAATATACATGGGCGGGATTGCAATTCAAATGAATACGTCAACTCGTCAATTAACAGTTGATGGTATTGTAATAGGTGAATCAACTCCGCCTAATATATTAACGAGCGGCACTTATACTGTATCGTTATCGTCGATTGGCGAATTATCGATGTTAAATGGAACAACATTTAGCAATTCAACTGCAAGTGTTGTTTTTAATATGACTGATGCAATTGTTAGTGAAATTTTAACATATAGCACAACGTCCACTGACCAATTGGTTGTTGGCCAGTACGGAATAACAACTACAATTAACGCTCCTTTTACTGTTACTGAATTTGTAACATCTCCGGTTGCTACTTTATTAATCGGAGACATTTTGTCTGGCCCAGGCTATTCGATTCCATCAAATATTGTATATGTTGGTACAGGTACATGGACTTCTGTTGTTATAACAAATACTGATTTAAGTACAGCGCCCCCTATTACCCATCCATTGCCTGCTACTGAGGTTACAATTGCTAGACCAACAACTACGTTAGCATTTGATATTCAATCTCCGAACAATACTAGCATATTAGTAAATCCAGGAACTAGTGGAAATGTTATAATTAATCAAGATGTTATTCCTTTTGAAAACAACGTGCAAAGTTTAGGATCAACTTTAAATCGATGGAAACATATTTGGCTAGGTGGTGGTTCTATTTTTATGAAAGATGAAATAGCAAATATAGATGTCGGAATCACTGCAAAGAATAATCTTTTAACAATTTTAGGATCGACTGGTTTGTCAATTGGCGAATTTGTCCTGCAAGATAATACAATTAAAATAGCAAATAAATCAAGAGATATTATAATAGGCGAATCTACCGCTACTGGTTATGTTCAGTTTAATAGACCAGTTAGGATGAAAAATAATGTTAATGACACTTCTTTTGAAGTTAATCGAAATGGTTATACTTCAATACATGCAACTCCTTCTTTATTATCAAGTGTATTAACTATTGTAGGAAGTGATAATCGCGATGTGCAACCTATTTCAAATACTGGAAGCATGTTACATATAACAGGCAAAGAAGGAATTTCTGCCAACGTTACTGTAGATGCATATAATAGTTTTGCTAATTGGAGTACTCGTCGTGCAAATGGCACTCCTACTACTTCTACACAAGTAACTAATAATCAATTATTGAGTAGAATTATTGCAACAGCATACGGAAGTAATGGATATGTCACAGATGGTGCGCATATTGATTGGGTAGCAAGCGAAACTACTACTGCTGGTGCGTCTGGAAATAAAATAGAAATTTGGACAACACCTAAAGGCACTGCATCTGCAATTCGTGTTGTTACTATTGATTCTACTGGTACTAGCATTAATACTTCAACCGGTGGAATCAACTTTTTTGACGGATCTAGACAAACAACAGCATTCACTGGAACAGTAAGTGCATCTAACATCACAGGGCTAAATGCAGCAGCAGTAACTAGTATATCAATTGGTACAGGATTATCAGGCAACACAGGGCCAGGCGTTGCAAGTATTAACAATACGGGTGTATTAGATGTACAAGGTGCAGTTAATCAAATATATGTAAATGGAGTTACTTCATCAACTAACGGTCATATTATTTTGTCATTACCACAAAACATTGCTACTACTAGTAATGTAACTTTTAACGACATTAATATAACCGGAACATTGAACTTTTTATCAACCGGAACGGTATTAATTCCTAATACAGTAGAAGGAGCAACATTGTATCTAGGGTTCACTTCTACTAATGCATCACAAATAGACGGTGGCGGAATTCTATTAGGCAATACATCAACTGGAATTCAATCGATATTATGGAACCGTACCAATAACTATTGGGATTTTAACGGAAGTGGAATTAATACACAGGAATTAATTGCAACAACTAGTACATTATCTAGTTTAAAAGTTGATGACGTTGCAATGTTTGGTCATACACACTTTAATTACAAATTCTCAGCCGCCGCAGTGCAAGTCGATAGCAATGCAAATGCATATTCGCAAGTAGTTCATAAAAATCATAGCAACGGAACTAACGCATCTGCTGGTTTCACTTCGTTTAACAATACAGGTACAGACGGTGCAAGTTATATTACTACTGGAATTGTTTCTAGCAATTTTACAGACCCTAATTTCACAACATTATTACCTAACGACGGATACATGTTTAACTATAGCGGTAATTTAGTCATAGGAACTCAAACTTCTAACAACGTTATTAAGTTTCACACCGGCGGCGGGAATATAGATAAAATACGTGTTATTATTAACGATAATGGGCTAACTGTAATTAATACTGCGACAGCAGCACAGTTTGTAGGACCATTAGTTGGAGATGTTACTGGATCAATTTCAGGAAATGCAGAGTCAGTTACTAACGGCGTATATATTACTGAAAACTACATAAATCCTAATTGGATAACGAGTATTGCAGGCTCTAAAGTTACTGGAATAGTACCACAAGCATCCACAGTAACTAACGGAATATATTTAACTGACACAGGAAGTGTAACTAACACTATGTTAGCAGGTAATATTGCGAATAACAAACTTGCTAACAATCAAATTACAATAAATGCAGGAACTGGTATAAATGTAAGTGTTGCATCACCTAGTCTAGGTGGAAACACTACTATTAGTAACACGGGAGTTACTACGATCACTGCTGGAACTGCTACGAATGTTAGCACATCCACTGGCAATGTTGTTATATGGGCGTCTATTCCAATAGGGTATACCGGAAGCACCGGCGCAGGGTATACTGGTAGTCAAGGCACAATCGGATATACCGGAAGCACCGGTTACACTGGAAGTATCGGATTTGTTGGATCACAAGGCACTACCGGATCATTCTCGGGAAGTACAAGTACACAAATACTTTTTACTAATTCAACAGTATCTACAAGTACAACAACCGGAGCATTAGTTGTATCAGGCGGCATTGCATCAGGTGACGGCATTACAATTGGCGGTTCTCTTAAGTATACTACTGCAACTAACAATGTATTATCAGTTACTCAATTAACTAATAAATCTACTCCAGTGACTGCAAACGGTAGAACTGGAAGAATAATAATGCATGCAGCAGCATTAGCCGGTGCAGCCTATGTTACTTTTACGGTAAACAACACATTTATAAAGAATTCAACAGATGTTGTTATTGTAAATATTCAAAATCCAATTACTCTTCCTAACAATTATCTAGTAACAGTGTCGGGTGTATCAACTAACAGTTTTAATATTACTTTGTATAATGCAGATACTGGTGGCGGGTCGTCTCATTCTGATGCAGTCGTATTAAACTTTGCAGTAATTAACGTAGGTTAATTTTAGAAATAAATACACATAATAAAGGATGTTATGGCATTAAATGGAATATCAACTAGTACAATATCAGGCGATATAATTGCTACTAAATTATCTAGAAGAAATCAAAAGTTGGCAATTGCCGCGATTAAGCGATCAGATACTGGCACAAATAGTTATAGACTATTGCATACTATATCTGGAACACATATTGCATACGTAAGTACATCTACTACAAGTACTGTTAGCGGCTCAGCAAGTCCAAATATCGGCCACCCGTGGGCGTAATAAATAGCAAGTAAGGAATACACATGAGAGCCAAAGAATTTTTAAGAGTGTTGAGTAAATTAATAGACTCGATCCCTGCAAAAACTGCACCACCTGTAACAGTTAACGTAGTAAATAAAATAAGTCCCGATAATAAATCTTCGCCTGAAATAAAAACAGCACTTGATAAAGATGTATTTGTTCCTCCTTTACAAACTAAAATCGAATTGATGAAAAAATCTGTTGGGCAACAAGATAAAAATGCAGCAATGTTTGGATCAGAAGACGACGGACCGTTTGAATAAAGGTTACTCGTGGGAAAAACGTATAAAGTATTCACTAGTAGAACAAATGTAGAATCTAGTGCATTTATCGGAGAATTTGGCCGCATATTTTATGACGAAATAACCGGTGAACTACGCATCAGTGACGGTAAAACTCCAGGAGGCAATGCAGTTGCGGGCGGATCCGGTAGTGGTACTGGATATGTTGGATCACGAGGCATAACAGGATTTACTGGATTTGTAGGTTCACAAGGCACAACTGGATTTGTAGGTTCACAAGGCACAACCGGTTTCAATGGATCACAAGGGAATATTGGTTTCGTAGGTAGTACTGGCTTTGTTGGTAGCATCGGATTCGTTGGATCACAAGGCACAACCGGTTTCGTGGGTAGTACTGGATTATCAGGCGATGTCGGGTATACCGGCAGTGTGGGCTTGTTAGGCGACATTGGATACACAGGTAGCACTGGTTTTGTTGGATCACAAGGAAATATCGGGTTTCAAGGAATAACAGGTGATATTGGATACACAGGTAGCATCGGATTCGTTGGATCACAAGGTATACAGGGAGATATCGGTTACGTAGGATCACAGGGAGATATCGGTTACGTAGGATCAACCGGCGCATCTGGTGATCAATATCATACATTTTCTACAAGCACATTAACTATTCCCGATAGTGGTAATTTTTCTATTATTATAGGAACAGGATTAGCCTATTCAGTTGAGCAAACTATAATTATTCATGCAGTAATCGATCCAGTTGATCACATCGATGGAACTGTTGTTTCATATAATGAAACAACTGGCGAATTAGTTGCATCAGTTACAATAGCAACAGGAGTAGGTGATACTTATTCAAATTGGGTAGTTAATCTCTCTGGTGCAGTAGGTGCAATTGGGTTTGTTGGATCACAAGGAACAACCGGATTCAATGGAAGTCAAGGGTATTTTGGTTCACAAGGTGCGCAAGGGTATGACGGTTCAAGGGGAATTCAAGGAATCGTTGGGTACACTGGTAGCGTAGGATACACTGGATCTATTGGATATGTTGGATCAACGGGATTTAACGGAAGCAGAGGTAGCACCGGTTTTGTTGGATCACAAGGAATCGGATATGTTGGATCACAAGGAATAACCGGTGGTGCCACTGGTCAAGTATTATTTAATAATGCAGGGTTAGCAACTGGTACAAATAACTTAGTGTTCGATGGTACTGATTTAACAGTACAAGGAAATGCAACATTCAACAGTACTGCAACTGTAAACAGTGATATGCATATCACTCAAAATTTAACAGTTGATGGTACTATTAATTTTGCAGGAACTGCTACTATATTACAAGGAAATTCTGGACAATTTTTTGGTGATACAATAGGCAACGGTGCATTATATGCAGGAGTTGCTACATTTACTCCATTTCCTCAAACTGTTATACAGGCAACTGGTGATTACAATGGTTACATTGAAATAAATGCACAAAATGTAAATTCCGGACCAATGGCTTCTACTGATATAGTTGCAACTGCTGATAACGGTACTATATCAACAGCATACATTAATATGGGGATAACCGGAAGTCAATGGGATGGAACACAACCTAACACTTTAGGATCTGCCGCAGGAGTTAATGACGGGTATATTTTTGTTTCAGGACCTGACGCTGGCCTGGGAAATTTAGTATTAGGTACTAGTTCTTCGAGTACACATGTTACAATTGTAACTGGATCAGAATATAGTATGTTGCCAGTTGCTACATTCAATCAAGTTAATACACCTTCGATTTCTACTACAACTGGTGCATTAGTTGTATCAGGTGGATTAGGCATACAAGGAAATGTTAATTTATCGTTTGGCTCAAAAATTACAGTCGGATCGGATGTAGCAGCGATTGCATTACCGAATGTTCCTGCACAATTTAGTGGCAATGTTAACAATTATTTTCAAATCAATACACAAAATATAAATTCAGGAACTTCTGCAAGTACTGATATTGTATTAACTGCCGATAACGGAAACGACACGAGTTTTTATATAGATTTAGGGATTGCAAGTAGTAATGCCGCAGTAGCCGGCCAAGAAGTAATTGGTCCAAACGATGGATATTTATATATACAAGGTAATGATTTAATTATAGGCACTGCATCAGCAGAAAAGAAGGTTGAATTTTATACCAGTGGTTTATCTACTAGTGCAAGTACGTACCATGTAATGACACTTGCTGATAATACAGTTACAATTTATAATAGTTTAAATGTCACTGGTCCTATATATCAAAATGGGGTATCTATAGGAAATGCAATTGAGTTTAGAACAATTAATAGCAGTACTACATTGTTAGTTAATGATCAATTTGTATTAGCATCTGGTACAATCACATTACAGTTACCAGATGCTACTATAAATAGTGGAAAGCGTTTGCAAATTAAGAATATTGACATCGGATCAATTACCGTTATAACTACTAGCACTCAAACAATTGATAGTTATAGCAATATGACAATGACCGAAGTTAATTCATTAATGAGTCTTATATCAGACGGCAATAATTGGTTTATTAATTAGGAAACATATGTCATATTTCGAAAGAACAAAAGTAACAAATGCAAATGGTATTGCAATTAATCCAGCAACTGACGATAGTTTAACATTACTTCGTAGAATTTTATTATTACTTAAACCATTGGGTATAATTACTGGCAACGGTAGCAATAGACTTAGTGTTGATGTTAATAACGTTGCTTCTATTACTACTGTATCTACTGTATCTGCATCAACTACAATTAATCAAACAAACATGGGCGGAGTAACAGCATTTGATATGATGAAGGCAATGTCACGCACTGCATACAATCAAGGCATTCGTTCACGATTATCATAGGAATATAAATGGCAAATAATAACTTACAAATGGTAGATTTACCATTTTTTGAATTGTGTAATCAAGCACCAACCGCAGCATCAGCACTATCTGCAATGACAACAGTAGAAGAAGGCAATGATCGATTTATTTACTACATTGCTGGATCGTTATTTTATAGATACGATGCATACGCAGATACATGGCAACAACTTGCAACTCCAGTAGTTGCACCTGCTACTGTATTAGCAATACGATATACTGGCCGCAGAGGGTTTCATGGTAGAGTGTTATCTGCAACTTCGAATACTATCCAAATTCCAGGATTACGTGGACCTTCATTGGATAATGCTACGTTGACTATATTGGCTGGCCAAGGGCAAGGGCAAGAGCGGGAATTAACATATACCGGCGAAACCGTACATGATGCAGGTGTTATTACCGGTACATCAGTTAATTTATTATCTGATTCTACTAAAAAATGGCAAGTTAATCAATGGGCAGGTTATATCGTTGGTATTACATTTGGTATAGATGCAACTCAATATAAAAAAATATTGTATAATGATACAACGACTTTGTACATCGCCGACGTAATATTGCAGCCACACGATCCATGGAATAATCAGCCATTTGTAGCGGCAGCGCCATACGCTCTTCCTGTTACTACTGCTGGATCTCAGGCACATTATCAGATTATGTCGTCTACATATTCTGTTTTAGATTGGGATGTTATTCCTAATTACACAAGTTTCTTCACTGCTAAAACAGGTGGAATTTACCTAGTATCGTCAACAGCGGCAGCACCATTTTTTACTTTACAATATTATGATGTATTGCATGATTCGTGGCAAGTTAAAACAGTACCGCAATCGTTAATACTCGGAGCATTAGGCACTGACGTTGCTATTGAACGTACTGGCAAAGTTGGTTCGGCATCCATTACAAAAGTGGGCATAGTTTCAGGAACCAGCCGAACTCTTGATGATGACGGATTAACACTAATTCCTGGGGCATTTTCCAATTATCGTATTTCAATTATTGCAGGCACTGGCATAGGGCAATCTCGTAGGATAGTACACAATAGTGCAACAACATTTACTGTACCTAGAAATTGGGAAATAACCCCAGATAGTACATCAGAATACGAAGTATGGCCAGATTATGATCGAATTTACATGGCAGGTACTGGAAATGCTGCGATGTATGCATATTCTCCGGAAAATGATTATTGGATGCAGGGCCAGGCATTTGATGACGGTATTGTTTCTAACATGTCTGCTACAATGACCGGATGGATGCCAGTTGGTGTAACATCCGGTGCTCGTATTGCTTCAGGAATACAAGCAATAAATGCAACTCCTACTGCAGGAGGTACTAATTATGTAATCGGTGATGTACTCACTATTTCAGTAGGTGGCGGCGGCGCGCAAGTTGTTGTAACTTCAATTTCATCTGGCGGAGTAGTAACAGGATTAGCATTAGTTAATTCAGGAACTTCAACAGGGTATGCAACTGGCTCAGGAATTGCTACCACAGGAGGAAGTGGAACATTATGCACTGTGCAAATTACTACTGTTGGACCAACAGTTAACGTAATAACTAGTTCAGCAACTTGGTTTAAGCGAGGTGATAGTATTACATTTGCTGGATGTACTGATGTAACGTATAATACTGCTTATACAATTTTAGGAGTATCTGCGGTTACAACTACTTCTTGTACATTTAGTATTGCTACTACTGCGGCTGCTAATATGAGTACATCAAATGTACAATCATCAACGGTTATAACAGATTCAACTAAAAATTGGATAGTAAATGAGCACGTGGGTAGGTTAGTTCATGTAATGATTGCAGGTATTGCTCCTACTTCACAAATACGTTGGATTATTTCTAATACTGCAACGGCTCTCACAGTTTCGTCAATTACTGCGGCAGTAAATGGTACAAGCAAATATACAATTTATGATTCTAAAATATTCGGAGTCGACAATCAACGTAAAGAAACTACAATGTCTGCATTTGGTGTTGCAACAGGCGGCGGGACAACTACATTAATTGATAATACTAAAACTTGGATACCTAATCAATGGGTAGGATATGCATTTAAAATTGAAGCCGGTACTGGTTATGGGTCAGGCCGTATTATAATTACTGCAAATTCTGCAACAACATTAACGTATACTACTCAATCATTTACTCCTAACTCAAGTACAAAATACGAAATTGCAGATTCTTGGGGATTAGCAACTGCTGGATCTTTATCTACATTAACAGAAACAGGTACTAAAAATTGGGTAGTTAATCAATGGGCAGGTAAGAGAATACGATTAACTGGCGGCACGTTGCAAGGAACTGAAACCACGCTTACTGCAAATAATGCAACAGCGTTATCACTTACTGGTACACCTGATGCAACTACTACTTACGCAATTTTGGGAATTCCAGTTAGAGGATCAGGAATTGCACTGATTTGGACATGGAACGCAACTTCTCCAGTACAAAAGCGTAGCATGTATTTTCCACGAGGCGGCGGATCTAATACATTCGACGTTTACGATATTGCAACACAGCGTTGGACATTCGGAACATTCGTTAGTCCACAAAATGACGGCCTTACTACTGGTTCAAGTTATGCATACGACGGAACTGATTCGATTATTTTATCAAGATCAGTTACATCTGGACCAGTTCGTATATTTAAATTTAATATATCAACTAATAGAGTAGTTGGGTTAGCAACTACTACTGTTTTACAAAATGGCGTGCATGTAGGAAATTTCCTTGAAATCGTTGACTCACCTACGACTGGATTTTCTTATTTGTATTCGTTGCAAAATTCAGGAACGTTATTATCTAGGGCACTATTGTTTTAATATGAAACTACTTTTAATTTTATTAATGTTATCTTTATCAATCGGAGTACAGGCTAATGTACCTAAACAAAAAATAGGCAAAACATACACCGCAATTATTACTCGAGTAATTGACGGTGATACTGTTGCGTTTGAAGCCAAGTGGTTACCTGATCCATTAAAGAAAGAATTAAGTATAAGGGTATTTGGCGTGGACACTCCCGAAAAGGGATTCCGAGCAAAATGCCCTCAAGAAAGCAAAGCAGGACTTGATGCTACTGATTTTACTACCAGCATGGTAAACAATGCCACTGATAAAAAAGTAATACTAATGGATTGGGACAAATACGGCGGCCGTGTACTAGGTGATGTTATTTTAGATGGTAAGAGTTTACGTACTGAATTAATTACAAATGGGTATGCTCGTGAATATTACGGCGAAACAAAACTAAGTTGGTGTAACTAAACCTGACTACTCAATAATCAATATGTTACACTATATATGCACTTAAATATGCGTATATATGAACAAACTAAAAATAGCAATAGTTGACTGCATCGGTCTCAATTACGATGGAACAACATTAACAAAAAAAGGAATTGGAGGATCTGAATCTTCCATTATTTCAATTGCTAAGGAGTTAGCAAAAATAGATTTCGAAGTAACAATCTTTAATGATTGTGAAACAGTTGATACACTTCCTGGTGTATATGACAATGTAACGTACTATCCAATAAAGGCGCTAGGCGAACAAGACTTTAACTTTGATATAGTTATAAGTCAACGTACGGTTATTCCATTTACTCCGATCGAATTATATTCGCAAGTGCAGCAACCTGCACCCAGAGATTATAATCCCGCGTTCTTTACACAACTACAACGTCCAAATCAATTAAAGATTATTTGGATGCAAGATACATTCATCTGGGGTGATCATTTACTCGAACAGTTAGTACTGGCTGGGAATATCGATGAAATATTCTGTCTTAGTGATTGGCATGTTAGTTACACCACTCATTCTACCCATGGGCCGCGCCGTAATTTTGAAGTACTAAAAGACCATATATTCCACACTCGAAATGCAATTAATCGATGGATTGACTGGGTTGATGTAAAAGCAAAAGACCCTAACTTATTTGTTTATAATGCAAGTATTACAAAAGGAATGGAGCCATTAGTACGAAAAATTTGGCCGAGACTTAAGCAACAATTACCGAATGCTAAATTAAAAATTATCGGAGGTTACTATAAGTTTAGAACAGAAGATGTAAGTAGTGCACAAGCACAAGTAATGGCATTACAGGATCTTACTAGAGATGATCCGACAGTAGAGTTTACTGGAATTATTCCTCAACCTAAAATTGCTGAAATCATGGCCCAGGCTAGTTATAATTTATTTCCAGCAGCCTATCCAGAAACCAGTGGCATCAGTTCAATTGAAAGTATTAATTATAATACACCAATTATCGGAACACGATTTGGCGCAATGGAAGAAAGTGCAACAGAAGTAGCATCGTATTTTATTGACTACGCTATCGAACCGAATGGGTTATTTCCTAATATTAATTCTGATACACAAGTAGACAAATATGTCGATGCAGTAGTTAATATTGTACGCAATCCGTATCTACACCAACAGAAACAATACGCATGTAATGCAATTAAGGATGTATCAACCTGGGATACTGTTGCATTGCAATGGAAGCAGCATTTTTATAACATAGCAGAGTTGGCATTAACTACTGAAGAAAAAGAAAAAGTAGAATGGATTAACTATAGAGTACATAAGTCGTTTGAGCGTAGGTTTATAAATCCAGAAGAAATTATTGTTACTCCTCCACAACTTACAACAGTACCGTTACCAGGTCAAACCGCTAGCATTGCTATTATTGATATTGTAGGCATGGCATATGACGGTGATACATTAAATCGAAAAGGAATGGGCGGCAGCGAAAGCGCAGTTATTTTAATCAGTAAAGAACTGGCGGCGCTGGGCCTTAATGTAACTGTATTCAATGCATGCAATGAAGAAGGAAACACACCAGGAGTATATAACGGTGTAACATATAAGCCCCTTGCAGAAATAGTAAACGCTAATGCATTTGATGTTGTAATTAGTTCTCGGGTAGTATATCCATTTATTCAACCTAATAGATATAACTATCCGCAATCTACTAATAGAAAATTTGATTATTCTGCATTTGAAAAGATTCGTAATGCTGCAAAGTTAAAAGTATTTTGGATGCATGATACGTTTTGTTGGGGTGATGATATATTAGAAGACTTAGTAGTAGAAGGTAGCATTGATGAAATTTGGACATTAAGCGACTTTCATGCAATGTATGTAATGAACTGCACACATGGACCGAATATGCGTAACTACGAAGTATTACGCAAACGTATGTGGACTACACGTAACGGCATTGTAAAGTATTTTGACAAAGTTGATATTGATACAAAAGACCCTAATATGTTTATATTTAATGCAAATATGAGCAAAGGACTTTCACCGTTGTTAAACAACGTATGGCCAAGAGTTAAAGTAAGATTACCTGATGCTAGATTAACTATAATCGGCGGCCATTATAAATTAGGTGCAGCGTTTGCCCACAACAATGAAGAAGACGAATTTATGAAGATTATAGGGTCACACCAATCAGACTCTACAATTACGTTTACTGGCATTATTAGTCAAAAAGAAGTTGCAGAATATAGTGCAAAAGCAAGTTACTTTATCTATCCTGCTGCGTTACCTGAAACGTACGGGATTAGTACACTAGAAGCATTATACGCAAATACTCCATTGTTGACTTGCAAGTTTGGTGCATTAGAAGAAACAGGCAGCAAGTATAGTTATTACATCGACTATGCAATTGTTCCAAACGGATTGTACCCTAATATCAATGCAGAAATACAGGCTGACAAATTTGTAGATATGGTAGTCGAAGCATACAACGATAAAGACTCACATCGATATCGAATGGAAGAACTTGACAACGTAAAAGATATTGCCGGTTGGGATGCAACGGCATTAGAATGGAAACAACATATATACAACGAGTTTGGTTTATATCTAAGTAGATCAGAAAGTATTCGTGCAAATTATACACGATCCAAATATCATGAAATATTCGGACGTAGGCTGTCTACTAAAGAAGAATGGTTAGCGCCAGCACAAAAAACTGAACAAAAGATAGTTGTTATTAGTCCGCTTTATAATGCAAGAGACTATGTTACGCGGTGTATAGCCAGCGTTGCAGCCCAGAATTATAATAATTATGAACATTGGATTATAGACGATGCAAGTACTGACGATTCTGTAAATGTTGCAAAAGAATACATCGAAGCATTACCATTACCTATCCAAGATAAGTTTAAACTATTTAGAAATAAAGAGAATCACGGAGCCGTATCAAATCATATATCTGTAATTAATCGCCAAGATTCTGATACAATTATTATAATGCTCGACGGTGATGATAGTTTAACCAATAAACCAGATGTGTTTACCTACTACAATAAATTGCACAATGATTACGATTTTACGTATGGCTCGTGCTGGAGTATGGTAGATAATATTCCGTTGATCTCACAACCTTACCCTCCTTCTATTAAAGAAGCAAAGATGTATAAGGATTATAAGTTTAATTGGAATATGCCCTACACTCATTTACGCACAATGAAAGCATTTTTGTTGCAGGACCAAGAGTATACTAAATTTAAAGACGCAGACGGTAAATGGTTTAAAGCGGGCGGTGATAATGCTACATTCTATACAGCATTAGAGAAATGTGATCCAAATAGAGTATATGTTGTTTCTGATATAGTGTACAATTATAATGATGCTAATCCGTTAAACGATTATAAAGTAAACAAAGACGAACAAGACCGTGCAATTACTGAAATTGTTTACACACGGCCTGTATCTATCAAAGAAGAAGTTAAAAATATTGTGAAAAAAATATTAATTGCAATTCCTACAAACAGAAACATAGAAGCACAAACATTTAAAAGTGTATACGATCTTATTATTCCAGACGGATACGAAGTTACATTTCAATACTATTGGGGTTATCAGGTTGATCAAGTACGCAATCTAATTGCACATTGGACAACACAATATGGTTATGATTACCTATTTGCAGTAGATAGTGATATTGCGTTTGCTCCAGATACACTTGTAAAACTATTATCTCATAATAAAGATATCGTTTCTGGAATTTACATTCAACGTATTCCAGGAACGCATACGATTGAAATTATGCGAAAGAATGCCCGCGGCGGTGTAAGTCACGTTAATTGGGCAGAAATTAAAGACAAAGGATTAGTACCAATTGATGGATGCGGGTTTGGCTGTGTGTTAATCAAGGCTGAAGTATTCGCAGCAATTCCGTATCCACATTTCTTGTATCATAGTGCATTAGATCATGCAAATACAGTAAGCGAAGATGTGCATTTCTGTAATCAAGTTAGAGATCGAGGATTTACACTATGGGCAGACACGACAATACAATGTGAACACATTGGCTCGTGGACTTTTAGAGTAGATAACACTATTCCTGCAGTTACTGTTGAAGATCCAAACACTGCAAGATTGCGTGAACTAAGCAATATGCCATTATTGCCACAAGTGCATTACGATTATTTGGTAAGAATGCGTGATGAAATGCATATTAATCCAACAGTAATATATGACATTGGTGCTTGTGTATTACACTGGACAAATCGTGCAAAAACTGTTTGGCCAGCAAGTTTTACAGCATTCGAAGCAATGGATGAAACTGAATTTCTGTATAAAGAAGCAGGTATCAATTATAGCATAGGTGTTTTAAGTTCAGAAGACGGTAAGGAAATTCCTTTCTATCAAAATATAGAGCACCCAGGCGGCAATAGTTATTATCGTGAAAATGTAGAGTATAGTCCACCTGCTGCATTCTTATTTGACGATGCACATAAAGTAATAAAACGCACAATGACCTTAGATACTGTAGTGAAAACAATGGGCTTTCCTCTACCTGATTTAATTAAGATGGATGTGCAAGGTGCAGAGTTTGATGTGTTACGCGGTGCACAAGAAACATTGAAATCATGCAAGGACTTGATTTTAGAGTTACAACATGTAGAATACAATACAGGTGCTCCAATGAGAGAAGAAGTTATTACTTACTTAGATAGTATCGGATTTAGGTTAGTTACAGGAATGTTTGCCCAAGGCCCCGGCGACGGCGACTATCACTTCACTCGATATAAATAGTATTAGATAAGAATCCCCTTAGGATCCGTTGATGTAACGGAAGCGAGTTCGCTCGCTACAGGCGTCCGCGCAATTGAACTGCTCCGCGTAGTGAGCCCGGTATAAAGTAAGCCGGTTTAATTTAAATACTAATGAGCAATCCAAACGATTATCCTGTATATCCAGAAGACGATGGCACCGACAGGCCACGCAATCCCTATAGCCCTGTATAACATGAAATTATTTGAATTCTCCTCTGCTCCTATCCCTGACTTTACTGTAATGATCAGTAAAATGTTACCTATCGCAATGAAGGAACTAAAATTAGATTCGTTGCCTCATATTGTATTAATGAAAGAATTAGATGATACTGAACAACCTACGTTTGGTTGTTACGTTGCTGGTGAAAATGTATTGTTCTTATCACTAAATAATCGTCATCCAGTTGATGTGTTACGCACTTGTGCACACGAATTAGTACATTATAAGCAAGATCTAGACGGAATTCTTGACGATGAAAGCGGTAATACAGGCAGTGATGTTGAAAATGAAGCAAATGCAAAAGGCGGTGTTATTATGCGACATCTTAATAAAGCACATCCTGAGTTTATGCGGGCTGAACCAATTGAACTTCCATAAGAAAAGGACCCGAAGGTCCTTTTTGTTTATCTAATAACTAGTATTTTATATTGGGACTATGTCCGGGTGTTATTAGACTTATTAACAAAGTCGTACATCTTTTCTGCAGTCTTCAAGATGTCCTCGAGACCTGGAAATTCTGGCATTGCAACTTCTGTAACAATTTGATTAGCATCAATCCGGCGTGAAGTTATCTCCCATCCTTGAAACTTTGCTTGAAAGTCTTGCAATGCAAGATCCTTTGCCATAGCAAGGATGTCTGTGCGGATCTCATATCCGTTCTTATTGAATTTAACTTCTGGAAATTTTGGTGTCATTTTATTCTCCTGTGTGTGTATGACGTCTTGTATACATTTTTGTGTACAATACATTAGTATATAGCCTGCAACGCAAAGATTCATTATTAATCCTGGCTAATTTTGTCGACCAAGTCTATATTTGCTCCATATGCCTTAGACAAATGAGCAAACATTTTTTTAGCAGTATCTTGTTCGGATGCAGTTTGTCCCAAGGACAATTGAGAAAATTGTCCTAAGGCTTTAACTATTATTTCATGCTGATGCTTGCTAATAATAAGCGTAATGTCTGCCATAATCCCACCTTAGCGATAGTGGTAGCCGATATTAGCAGAACGTTGGTTAAACTGTGCACGGTCATATACATTAATCCAATATTCTACATCACCAACACTTGTTGGTTCTTGACGAGTAATAAAATCGTCAAGGCGTTCTTGCTCTGTCGGAGCAGAAAATATCTTTTGTAAAGATTCAATAAATTTAGATAGCATGTTTTAGTTCCTCTTGTGTTGGTAAACGGTTGTTTTGTTCCAAAAAGACTTCAACATATTCTGTTGATACCGAACGGAACTCTGATTTGAGCATACGCATGTACGACTCTGGGATTTTCTTTTCCCTTTTAAATAATTGTTTTGCAATTGCTAATAACATTGTGTGTCCTGTGTGTTACCTTTAGTAGTTACTAGTGGTTACTAAGTAATGGTTTCTACTAATAAGTATTTAGTATAATATAACATAACATTTGCGGCAATGCAACATTTCTTTTATCCAAATAAAATATGTTACTATTGATGCAGCGATTAATAAATACCATTACAAAGGAACACTACTTGTGCATAGAAAAACAAAGAGCCTGCTAGAAGAATTAAATGACTTCGCAATTAAAAAGGATAAGGAAACTATTCTAGAAACGCGAGCAGTTCATATTATAGACTCCGCGATTAATATTGTTAATCTAATCAGAGAATCATTTGATCCAGAGACAGCATATGAACTTGAGCGCCGCTTTATTAATTCAATTAAGGCCGCAGACTCTTCAAAATTTGTACGAGGTGTTAGAAAACTAAGAGATTCTAAGGAAACTGCAAAGAGCCTTAGGATTATCGAAGGTAATGTCAAAGACACCGATTAATACCTTAATTGAGTATTTTTTGTTATCTGGCATAAATATTTGCACGAAAGTCCGTAATAGGACAAGTCATAGATCAAGGAGATTATATAATGACATTTGGAATTAGTCGCGTACACGGTGCTTTAATTAGCCCAAAAAACTTCGCTGGTGTTAGTCTTACAGATTTCACTTTAACTTTCTGGAACGGTGATGCATACGTTCTTGCTGCTGACAGTCTATTGGCTGGTGGCGCAGTTGACCAAGCATTCCGTACTGCGTTAGGTACTGTTGGTTCTGTTAGCCGTGTTGGTACTCTAAGTACTGGTACTGGCGCTGCCGCAAATACATTGCGTTTTGCAGTTGAAATGCTTGGTGTTGAAGCATCTGATAACGGCGGGTTCTTAGGAACTGGTCCTACAGACGCATCCCCAGCATCTACTGCTCTTGCAATCCAGGCTGCTGTTGCAGCACTTGGAACTGTTACAAACAGTGCAGGTGGAGTTGTTCACTTAACTTCCGCTACTGTTGCAACATTTGCATACTAAGCATTAGTAAACTAAAAAGGGTTCTTAGGGGCCCTTTTTTTACGACATAAATACCTATAATAAAATAGGTACATAATGGAAATTATCGAAATTAAAACTCTAGTAGATATTACTAAGCCAAACGTTCAGCGCCCAGGTCAAGGCTCGCTTCTTGAACAAAGTCAATTTAAAAACTGGATTACATTCCAGCAATGTATAGGCTTGCGTTCAATTATTTCATATGAAGAATTGCCAACAGTAGAAACAGTTGATTTAAAAGGATTTGGATTTGGAAATAAATTTAAAGGTGAGCACGCAATGTGGACTTTTACATTTTATCCAGATCGATCGTATGCATATGAAGATGATAATGGAAACATTGCAGGGTTATTACATCAAGACTTGCATCAAGTTCCGGTTATTGAAAAATTAACTGAGACTATAAATACTGCTAGAGCGATATTTGATCTAGAAGATCCGCAGTATAAAAATACTATTATCAAATCATCGACTATTATCGAATAGTGAAAATGAAGATACATCAATTACTTGGCGGCATACCGATTGCTATAACAAACGAAGAACACACCTTTATTAAATCGCACGATAAAAATATATCGCTTTCTGCATTAGACGAACAAGGAATGTGGATGGCCCAAAACTTAGTTAGGAAAAATGTTTACAAGATAACTAATGATAACAAACATATTGTTATTAACAGTGAACATGAATCTAACCAACCAACTATATAAAAAAGTAACTCACTTAGTTACTGATATTAAAGAAACTTTTCGAACTAAGGGATTAATAATTCCTATTCAGGAAAAAGATGGTAGCATAAAGTTTGAACATTATATAGTTGTTAAAAAGAACGGATTTTATTCTATTCTAAATGCATCAAATATTACAATGTTCGAACACATCAATTTACCGCAAACTGCAATTTTACTTGCTAATAATTTAGCACTAGGTAAATTGATAGACGATAAGTTGCTAACGTGTGATCGACAATACGGATACTGCTTATTTGAGAGTGACCAATACAAACGTGTTGCTAGTTTAGCAGCAAAAAAGCAAGACTGGAGCAAGTTTGACATTTTAATGGAAAAACAAGATAGGGTAAATATTAAAGCAGAAGTAGCAAAGCATACTATTATGAATTCGTTTGAAAAGTTAAGACGAATACGATAAATAGTTTTATAATTTTTTCGGAATACCCTATGATAACTAATGATTTCAATGTCACAATTTCTTCAGCAACGCTGAACGAAAATATGTTTAAGAAGTTTGGTACAAAAGTAAACTTTGACAAATACACTAGAGAGGATCTTGAAAACTATAGAAACCTTCTACGTACAAAGTTAAACCAAACTGAAAGTGCAGCAGGATTTAACGATTTGTTAGCCAACGAAGGCTATCAGAAAGATAAGTTTATGTTAAACTTGTTGAACACCAAGATCAAAGAAATGCTAGGTGAAAGTGTACTTGCCGAAAAAAGTACAAGTCAAAAACAAGCGAGAACAATGGCCGCAGCAGCACATGATCCTAAATTTGCAAAGAAAGTAGGAATCAAAAAGAGCGTTGCTAAAGAGTTCAACAAGGCCGATACTGGCACTAAACAATTGAGTAAAGCAATGAAAAATAAACCAACAGAAAAGAAAGTTAAAGAAGAATTAAAAGGCGCGCAAAAGAAATTAGATGTTTCTAAGCCAAAGGGTAAGTTAGATAAGAAAGACTTTGCTGCTTTACGTTCGAAGAAAAAAGTTAAGGAAGATACAATGCGAGGTCACTATCGTAATATTCTTGAAGGGTTGCACCGTCTTATTAATGAAGACGAAGAAGGCAAGGCTAAGGATATTACTGCCGGATCTGACATGGTTAATGACTTTACAAGTTGGATGCAACGTGTCGGTCAATATCAAACAAAGAGTATGATCGAACTTGCAGATAGCATTCGTGCTAACTTTGGCCAAGCTGAAGCCGATGCATTTCGCGCAGCAATTACGCCAGCGTTGCAAGAAGCATTATCAGCGCTCACACAAAGCCGTGAAACTATTACCCGCGCAGTTGCAGTACTTGCCGGAGAAGAAACCGGAATTGACCCGATGGGAATGGATCCAGCAGGATCACCTGACGGTATGTTAGATGCAGAGGTTCCGCCTGCTGACGGAATGGATTCAATGAATGGCGGGGATGAGTTCGGGGCAAGCGATGCAGCCGCAGGCGGTGCTGAAATTACAGGACGTGAAATGCGTGAAGGGCGACAAGTTGCTCGCGCTAACAAATTACGTGAAGCACACTCTATAATGAGCAAACTTGCAAAATGAGATTATTCGAAGTCGCTAATCGATTCGTAGATGACTTAGAAACGATACTTAGAAATATTACAGGCCGCGGCGACTCTAAACATGTTCCGCAAAGTCTTACGTATCCTGCACTTAGTCATTTGCTTAAGAATATGGGATATGGTGAAATATCATTTGATCAGTTTTCGAGAATATATGATGAGAACCCACAAATACAACCGTTAATTCAAGATTATAACGATCAAGGTATTGTGTTAGGCACTAATGCTAACGCAGATGCAAGCCAATCACAAATGCAAATACCTACAGGTAAAAGTGTAGATCAAATGGCATCAGCGGGCGCATCTTCACACCTTGATAGTTTATCTTAAATCTATCAATAATTTGACATATAGCATGTTGTAGTTGTAAAATTACAACATGACTATTACATCTCCTCCTCCATTCGTGGAGCGTTACAAATATAAATCCTGCCAGCAAATTAACGACCCTGTTTTAAAGAAACGAGTTTACTTAACTCCGGATGGCGAAAAAACTCCAAGTGTTACAACTATTCTTAGTGCCACAAAGGATATGACAGCATTAAATGAATGGAAGAAACGAGTCGGTCCTGAAAATGCTGCTCAAATTTCAAAAGAGGCAGCGGGCGTAGGTACTGCAATGCATTCTAATTTAGAACGATACTGTGCAGGAATTGAACGTATGCCTGGTAAGAATCTAGTTCATGTGCAAGCCAATAAAATGGCAGATCAAATAATCGAGCAGGGGTTAAGCAAGGTAAACGAGATTTGGGCAATGGAACAAAGTTTATACTTCCCTGGATTATACTCTGGTACAACTGATTTGGTTGGGGTATACAGTGGTGACCCAGCAATTATGGACTATAAACAAACCAACAAACCAAAGAAAGCAGAATGGGTTGAAGATTATTATATCCAATTAGTTGCATATATACTTGCCCATAATGAAGTATACAAGTCAGACATTCGCAGGGGTGTTATCTTCATGTGCAGTAGAGATTTACAATATCAACAATTTGATTTATTGCCTAAAGATTTTAACAAATATGAAGATATGTGGCTAGGCAAAGTTGAAAAGTACTATCTGAACTATAACAAATAATGGCATAAATATCCCATAGAGGATATTATAATGGCTATTATTGAGATTGCAAAAATACAGATCAGAAGAGGCGATGCTCGCCAACTAGGAGTAGTACCGGAATTATCAACAGGTGAATTTGGGCTAGCGGTTGCTGGTACATTGCCTGATTCAGCAGTTCCAGAATTATATATAGGTAATCAACTCACCGATGGTGCAGCAGTCGGTGGTAATTTCAGAATATTAACTGAATACGATAGAGCATCTCCAACACTGCAAGGTGTGCTATACGGGCATACTACCGCACGAACAGGCGCATCAACTACTCCTAATTACGGAAATGTAGCACTAGGGTATTGTGCTGGAAATTTAACTGCAAGCGGCAGTGCAAATATTGCAATTGGATATAATACATTAAGGCATACTGCATACGGATGCGGAAATATAAGCGTCGGATATTGTTCAATGACAAACAATACAATAGGTGCTGATAATGTAGGTATCGGGTCCAGCACGTTATGTAATAACATCACTGGTAAGTGTAATATTGCAATCGGAATTAATGCATTGTTTAATAATGCAACTGGTAATAATAGTATTGCAATTGGACAAAATTCATTGTATATGCAGGCAGCAACCATTACTACCGGAACTGAAAATATTGCGATCGGTACATGTGCACTGTATGCAACTACTACTGGATTTTGCAATGTTGCAGTTGGTATGTTTGCATTAAGTAAGAACATTACTGGATATGGAAATATTGCTGTGGGAGCATGCTCGCTATTGGCTAACACTGCGGGATCTGATAATATTGCTGTAGGGTTTGGCGCATTATCAACTAATACATCAGGGTATAATAATATAGCGTTGGGAGGGAATACTTTATTATCAAACACTACCGGGTATGGCAATATTGCAATAGGATATAATACATTAAGTAACAACACTATCGGAAAAGGCAACATTTCTTTAGGTGATGAGTCATTATCTAGCACAACTACTGGTACTAATAATGTTGCTATAGGTATTAACGCTCTTGCTTTTAATACAGGAGGCATTAGCAATATTGCAATCGGAAGTAGTTCATTATTTTCTAATACTGAAGGGACTAATAATTTTGCTGCTGGATTTAATGCATTATATTCGTCAACTGATCTTTCAGATAATATCGCAATCGGATGTTTAGCATTACGATCGTTTGAAGTTGATGCTGACGGATATGGTCCCAACATTGCATTAGGTGCGTTTGCATTAACTGCTAATATAGAAGGCAGTGCAAATATTGCAATTGGATGTAAAACATTAAGCAGTAGTACTGTTGGATATGGAAATATTGCATTAGGCAATAACGCAATGTCTTTTAATATTAGTGGACGTCATAATACTGCAATCGGAATGGATGCATTAACAAATAATACTATCGGACGTTATAATACCGCAATCGGCTCTTTTGCATTATGTGGAAATATTACCGGTGACGATAATATTGCAATCGGATTTAATTCATTAAATCAATTAACTTCTTATGGCAATATAGGAATCGGTCGATCATCTGGTTCGGATATAACAACAGGAACATTTAATGTCATTATTGGATCTAACTCAGGAGCATCGATAGCAACTGCTAGTTGTAATGTTATAATCAGTGACGGGTATGGTACTAGCAGAATTGCAATTAATGAAGTCGGGTCAACATGTATTACGTCTAACGTAACTTCTAACAACGTCGGAATAGGAGCACTTATAGTATCAGGCGGTACAAGTATTGGAGAAAGTCTGTTTGTTGCAAATACTGCTACTATATTAAGCAATGCAATATCAGCACTAACGGTAGTCGGCGGCGGCTCGTTTGGCGACGATTTAACTGCACCTGCAATGTATGATGATACTAATAGAGTAATAACCTCAGTTACTCCCACTGCTAGTACAGGGATTGCAATTACTGCCAGCGTTACTGGCGGCCCAGAATCTAGTTTTACAATTGAAAATTTCGGTGTAGTGCATTTGTCAGGTACTACAAATCAAATAGCAGTAAGCACAAGCACAGGAAGTGTAATTGTTAGTTTGCCGAGTTCAATTAATGTAACAACAGGAACATTTGTTAACGTATATGCTACAGGAACAAATATTAGCACATCTACATTAACAGGAGCAATAGTAGTAGCAGGCGGCGTTGGCATCGGTGGCAATTTGAATGTAGGTGGCAACTTAATTACTCCTAATCGTCCATCATTTAGAGTTATCGGCAAATCTAACCTGTTAGTAACAGGTACTAATATAATTAATTTTGCAACTGGTGCTGTATTAGATTATACACAAACTTCTGCATACAACACCGGTACCGGTGTGTTTACTGCTCCTATTGCTGGTTTGTATAGTGTATATTTTAACGGTAAAAGTACCAATACTTCTACGCTTGCAACTGCTATTATTTCCAGAACAATTGCATCGACCTCAACTTCAACTGTTTCAATTTGGGAAACTGAAGGAACAACCAGTACTAGCAATTTTGGTGTAAGTTCGATTATTAAATTAGCAGCAAGTGATACTGTATTTGCCACAGTAACAACAGGTACTGTTCAATTTGATATGAACGATAGTTGGGGCGTAACTTACCTCGGCTAAATTTTCTCGCATAAGTACAGTAAGGATGTTGCAGTCCTTACATCTATTATCTATTAAAAATGTTTAAACAATCTCTAGAAGAGAGATTAACGACTTGGTCTGAATTCCGCAAGAATTTAGATACAGATCCAAATCCTCTAAATTCCTTAGCAGAATTTTGGGCAGGTGCGCCGCTCATTATTCATAATCACAACATAGATCCATATAACTATCGAAGTTGGCCCACACCATGGGAAATAATAAATGAAAACAAATATGATGATTTTACATTAGCGTTAATGATTGGGTATACATTAAAACTTACAAAGAAATTTAATAAAGATAAAATAGAGGTAAGAACAATGGTTGATTCTACAAAAACAAAACTGTATAATTTAGTTTATGTGAATGATGAAACTATATTGAATTATAATAGGTTTGCGGCTATTAAAACGCAAGATCTAGATAGTTCGCTTTACTTAGAAAATCTAATCGAAGTTATTTTTCCAAGGTAAATACCATCTAACACAATAAAGCAGCATGACAAAAATAACAGTAATTAAACGAAGCGGAAATAAAGAACCATTAACCGTTGAAAAATGGCAAATGCAAATTGCAAAAGTTTGCAGTGGTATAGCAGATGTTAGCCAATCAATGATTGAAATCAAGGCACAACCTCATTTCTATGACGGTATGACAACTAGGGAAATTGATAGCATTGCATTACGTGCAATGGTTGATTTAATCGATGCCGAGTCTAATCCCGATGTAGGACATATTAACTATCAATACGTAGCAGGCAAGCAACGCCTGTCAATGCTACGCAAGGATGTGTATGGTACATACGCAGTTCCTCACATTTACGAGATTGTAAAAAGAAACGTAGCAATCGGACTATATACGTCTGAATTGCTAGATTGGTATACAGAAGAAGATTGGAATAAGATGGAAGCAATGCTCGATCATTCCAAAGACGAAGATTACTCCTATGCTGCAATTGAACAATTGATTGAAAAATATCTTGTGCGCAACCGCAGTACAAAAGACATTTATGAAACTCCTCAAATTAGATACATGGTTGCAGCAGCAACAGTATTTCACAAAGAAGAACCCAATGCTGCACGTATGCGATTTATCAAAGAGTATTATAACGCTTCTTCAGACGGTCTCTTTACTCTTGCTACTCCTGTTCTTGCTGGGCTTGGTACTCCTACAAAACAGTTTAGTTCTTGTGTACTCATTCGTTCGGACGATGATCTTGACTCCATATTTGCTTCTGGTGAAATGATGGCAAAGTATGCTAGCAAACGTGCTGGCATTGGTTTAGAAATTGGACGCTTGCGTTCATTAGGTGCACCTATTCGTGGTGGCGAAATCATGCACACAGGAATGATTCCATTCCTAAAGAAATGGTTCGGAGATTTGCGTTCTTGCTCACAAGGAGGTATTCGCAATGCTAGTGCTACTGTATTTTATCCAATTTGGCATCTGCAGTTTGATGATCTTATTGTTCTTAAAAACAATCAAGGAACCGAAGAAACACGAGTACGCTTTATGGATTATGGCGTGGTACTTAGTTCCTTCTTTTGGAAACGCTTTAAAAACAAAGAAAACATAACATTCTTTGATCCAAATGAAGTACCTGATCTATATCAAGCATTCTATAGTAATATCGAATTGTTTGAAGAGTTATACGTTAAGTATGAAAAACAAGACGGACTACGTAAAAAGACAATGTCTGCTGAAGAAGTATTTAAGAATGGCATTTTAAAAGAACGCACAGACACTGGTCGTATATATTTGGTATATGCAGATAACGTGCAACGCCAAGGTCCATTTGATCCGAAATATCATACAATTTATCAAAGTAATCTTTGCTGTGAAATACTATTACCTACTAAGTCTTTTAAGCGCCTTGACGATGACACTGGTCGCATCGCTCTTTGCACTCTCGGTTCTATCAACTGGGGTGCATTTCGTAATCCAGAAGATATGCGCAGGGCTGCTCGCATTCTTCATCGTAGTCTCAATAATATTCTTGACTATCAAGACTTCCTAAGTATTCAATCTAAGTTGAGCAATGACGAAATTCGTCCACTCGGAATTGGCATTACAAATCTTGCTTACTGGCACGCAAAGCGCAGCCTTAAGTATGGAGAAGCAGATGCACTATCTGAAGTTAAAAGTTGGATGGAACATCAAGCATTCTACTTAACTGAAGCAAGTGTTGAACTTGCTAAAGAACGTGGTGCATGTGTTGATTCTGCTAAGACACGGTATGGTCAAGGAATATTTCCTTGGGAACTACGTGCCAATGGAGTAAACGAATTAACTGACTTTACACCAGAACTAGATTGGGAACCATTGCGCAAGGATATGATCCAATATGGTGTACGCAATGCTACCAATATGGCAGTTGCTCCGGTTGAATCTTCCTCAGTTGTTATTACAAGTACAAACGGAATGGAAATGCCAATGAGTTTAATTTCTGTTAAAGAAAGCAAGGCTGGGTCACTTATTCAAGTAGTTCCTGAATACAATCGACTAAAAAGCAAGTATCAATTAATGTGGGATCAAAAAGATTGCACGGGTTATTTGAAAACAGCAGCAGTAGTTGCAGCATATGTTGATCAATCGTTGAGTACAAATACGTTTTATAATCCTGCACATTATGCGGATCGCAAAGTTCCGATTACGTTAATTGCAAAGAATTTAATGCAAGCACATCATTGGGGATTGAAAACATTCTACTATAGTCTAATTAACAAGACAGGCAGCAAAGCAGATGTCGAAGAATTGCCGCCGTCCTTGCAACCAATTGACTTTGACGATCAAGAGGATTGTTTGTCCTGTAAATTATGAAAATTAAAACAATAGCAATTAGTATATTAGTGATCGTTGCAACATATATTGTTGCAATTAACCTTTATGATATGTATACTATATACGAAGTACTAACACGGCCGGTACCTATGGCAGTAGTAAGTATCGGCGATCAACCGATAACAGGAATGAGCGCCACGGGATTTGGTATAAGTGCGAGCATTGAAAACGGTGACTCGTGGAGTACAGTTGCAAAATTAATAGCAACAATAATCGGCACATATCTTGGCATCAAACTTATTAACAAATATATTACAAAATGAGCATCGAACAATACAATTTATCAACTAAGACAGATTACTTAAATCGCAAGATGTTTCTGGATCCAGCAGGCCCTGTTACTATCCAGCGTTTTGAAGAAGTAAAATACAACAAGATCGCAAAGTACGAAGAAACCGCTCGTGGATTTTTTTGGCAACCTGAAGAAATTTCACTCACTAAAGACGCCGGAGATTTTAAAGATGCTAGCGACGCAATTCGCCACATTTTTACAAGCAATTTACTTCGCCAAACAGCACTAGATTCGTTACAAGGGCGCGGTCCTCAACAAGTGTTTACACCAGTTGTATCATTGCCGGAACTAGAAGCATTATGTTTTAATTGGGGATTTTTTGAATCAAATATTCATAGCAAATCATACAGCCACATTATTCGTAATATCTATAATGTACCTAAGGATATTTTTAATTCTATCCACGATACACAAGAAATTATTAATATGGCGTCTACGATCGGTAATTACTATGACAAACTGCATGTACTGAACTGTCGTAAAGAATGTGGTATAGAAGTGACTGAAAAGGAGCATATTAAGGCGATTTGGTTGGCATTACACGCCAGTTATGGCTTGGAAGCGTTCCGATTTATGGTTTCCTTTGCAACATCCTTAGCAATGGTAGAGAACAAAATCTTTATGGGAAATGGCAATATTATTAGCCTAATTCTGCAAGATGAATTGCTGCACAAAGAATGGACAGCATACATTATCAATCAAGTCGTTAAAGAAGATCCACGATTTGCAGCAATTAAAGAAGAATGTGCTGGTGAAGTTTACGCAATGTATATGGATGTTATTCGTGAAGAAAAAGGATGGGCAGATTACTTGTTTATGAAGGGACCTGTTATTGGCTTAAATGCTGCTATTCTAAAAGAATTTTTAGATTTTACAGCAGCAGATGCATTAAAGCAAATTGGTATTAAGTATCTCACTATTTCTCCTAAGAGCACACCTATTCCTTGGTTTAACAAGCATATGAATACATCAAATAAACAAACAGCATTACAAGAATCCGAGTCGACGAGTTATGTCATCGGAGTAATGTCATCGGAACTAGATTACGATGCATTGCCAGAATTAAAATAAAGGAATACAATGTTTACAATAGAAAAACTAAAATCACATTATGTAGAATTAACTATGCGATTGTCAGTCGCAGAAGATATATATAAACCAGTCATTCAACGAGAAATCGATACTACTATTAAAAGAATCCAGAGACTCGAAGTCGGCGAAAAAAGCATTGAAGTAAGTAAATCTATTATTGCAAACACAATGACTAGACTTAACAAAATTCAAGATAAAAACAAATGCGCTCGTGTGCGTTTTCTAGATTGGACTGCTTCGAAAATATTGCACTACGGTACTACATGGAGTGCAAGTATTCAAAATATCTCAAATAAAATTGATAGCCCATGTGTGATTAAGATGGGAGACCCTACATGAAAGCAGTACTATGGAGCAAATATAATTGCACATTTTGTGATCAGGCAAAAGCATTATTAACACAAAAAGGTTATCAAATTGAAGAACGAAAAATCGGCGATGGATATACTAAAGAAGAATTACTCGAAGCAGTCCCAAGCGCAAGAACCGTACCACAAATTTTTCTCGACGGACAGCATGTCGGTGGGTTCACTGAACTCAAAGCAAAACTCGTGGATTAGTAGTATGACTAATGAAGAGTTAGATGATTTAATGAAGATGCAGATTGATACAACATTATCAGCGGAAATGTATAAGAATCGCTCCTCTAGTCAAATCGGTACAATTTCCGCTGCCAATCCTACAATGGGATACATTACTGGTGCATCAGGCACAGGAGCATCTATCAGCGGAGGCAATCCTCTTAAGTCTCGAGTTGAAGAAAAAGTAGAAGCATTAACTGATTCGATCGCTGCAATAGAAAAACGATTAGCAATCCTAGTACCCGATCCGACCAAATTAGAACATTTTGCAGCATTGCGTAAAGCATACGACCATTATAAAATGATCGAAGCAATGTGTCAAATGCCGGAGAAAAACAATGGCGGCTGATCCGAAGTTAGCAGAACTAGAACGCATTGTGCGTAAGCAAGATGCACTATTGCAGATGTTACTAAAGAAAGTATCGTTTTTAGAACGAGAAAATGCTAGGCGCAAAGTTGATATTGTAAAAGTAGAACATGCCAGAAGTAACTGATAAATTCTTAAAAGATCACGATATTAGAGTGATCGACACAAACAAACGTGCAATTAAAAGAAACCGTGTAGTTGATCTCTTTACGCTTAACAATGACTACAACATAATGCAATCCACGCAGCAACGTATGGAAACTGAACGGTTATTTACTGTAGAAATTACAGAAAGTGAATTAGATCGCATTGCATCGTTCGAAGCAAACGTGTTTAACAACATGAAGCAGCAAGGGCATTATAATATGTTCGAAATGATCATGCAGCAAAAAGAAGAAGAACAGACATTGCGGAACAAATATGCCGCAGTTAAGAAGTTATATGAGCAATACAGCATGGTGCTGTCACTTGCTAAATCAAACAATATTTAAGGAAAATTATGTTAATTCAAAAAGGGCTCTCCAACGGAGAAATAGTAAGTTTAAAGATTGCAAACGGTGATGAACTAATTGCACGATTTGAAGAAGAAACAAGCGATACTATTAAAATTAGTAAACCGCTAGCAATTACTGCAAGTGCACAAGGGTTAGGAATGATTCCTTGGGTCTTTCTAGGTGATACTGATACAATTACATTGCAAAAGTCGCATGTGTTTGTAACTGTAGTGTCAAAAAAGGATGCAGCCGATCAATACCGCCAAAGCACTACAGGTATTGCATTGCTATAAATACTCCAAAGGAGCAATGTATGCCAGCAGTTGCAAGAAAAAATAGTACAGATACAGTTGCTAGTCCAGACGGAACAGGCGACGAATGCGGTTATCCTACTACACAATCTACAGCAGAAGGTTCCGGAGATGTATTTTGCAATAATATAGGAGTTGTTAGGGCAGGCGATAAAATGATTACTCATCCTCATCCGCCTAACTGTACTCCACATGCACCTGCACTTAGTTCGTTTAGTCCTAATGTTTTTGCTAATAACAAAAAAGTAGGACGAATTGGCGATGTGTATGGTGGAGATCATCCTATATCATCGGGCAGCGCAAACGTATTCGCTAATTCTTAAGGATCTAGTAGAGGTAAAGTTGCATAGCAACTTGATATAGTGAGAGGCTATTATGCTCAGCAACAGCAAACATGCTCTATAGATGTTGTTTAAGTGGACTTAGGTCCACTTACTTTTGACTAACATTTCTCTTGTATAAATTAAAATATATGCTATAATTACAGCATGGCAATAGACATATATCAAAAAGTTCGCGGTACTGCATTATGGCCGGTGATTACTGCATCAAGTAAATATTACTTAGTAAATGCAATTTTACGAGAATATCACAATCATCATCATGCATGTATGGTTGTACAATATGTTAACTTGTTAACGGAGTACAATCCATCGAATGAATTGCTGATTGCGGCAGAATGGCATGATGCAGTGTATTTTCCTGGTGCAGGAGGTGCTGCAAACGAAGCATGTTCAGCAGCAGCACTTGGTATTGAATCACGTAGTATCAATAGTCAAGTTGAACTAACTACTGAACAAAAAAATGCAATTAATAATGCCCAAACATTAATTCAGCATACTTCTGTTGAAGTACACTTACGATGTGATCACGAGGCAATTAAACCAGGTCGTGATCTTGCAATTTTATTAGATGCAGATTTAGCGTCATTAGCAGTTGACAAATATTCAAATTTCTTGTATAATCAAGAGTGTATTATTCGTGAAAACGGAGGTATTGTTAATGATGAAACATATAAACGGTGTGCAGAATTTCTTGTTAAATTTCTGCAATGCCGTGAATACATTTATTCAACTGAGATGGGAAGACAACTTTGGGAAAGTAAGGCACGAGAGAATATCAAGTACTTTTGTTTTCAATATGGTGTGCCAGTATTGGAAGAATAAATAAAATATCGTTGTAATTCCTTTGAAATGAAGGCAGGCAAGACGCGGGTTCAACTCCCGCCAGGTCCACCATAAAGAAATTAATGCGTAACTTTAAAGTATTATCTGTAGAAGAATCCCCAGGAGGCCAGGGTCCTGACCGAGCTTAGAAGATTCATTACACGGCTTATGTTAATAAGCAATGGAAAACAGATGTGCTTTGGCAGATAGCACGAAACGCAAATCAAGCCCGCGAAAGAGCAATGGCAAGATTTGGTAAAGTTTCTTTATGATGGGCCTGATCTGGCATTCGATTGCGTGAGATAGTAGAGACGGCAACGCGACACAGATAGTCGTAAAAAGTAAACAAAAACAACCGCAAACGATTCAGTTTACGCATTAGCGGCCTAACAGCCGCTTAGGGTAGTTATACCTAGTAACAGAAACTAACAAAGACCCGCTTCGGCGGGTTCTTTTTTGATAAATATTTCATGCGTATAAACGAACTATTTGAAAATATAACCCCACACGAACTTGATCATGTTGAACAAATTGCAGATGCACTTTGGTCAAAATTAGGAGTAGATGTTGAATTCACGAGGCATTTTTTTGACAGAGTAAATGATGAGAGAAATGGCAGGCCAATTACTGCTGATGAACTTATTGCAATGTTCCAAAAAGAATTTAAAACAAACGGCATCCAAATTTCCAACATGCGCCGGCCTGAAGCAGTACTGAAAGACTTACTATCCAGCATTAACATTCCATTTGTACTTAAACGCAACGGCGACGAGAAAGAATTAGTTGCAAAAACCGTAATGCGCAAGCGCGATTTTAAGAGTCCCGATCCTGCATACATTGTTAAGGAACTATTTGATAACGGAGTCGTTTCGTGGAATTGGGGATCTAAAACCAAAACTGAAGCAGAAGCACATTTTAAAATAGGTGAATTAGAATACACATTTTATGCATATGCTCCTATGATCGGGTCGGCATCTAAACCTCGCACCGCATGGGAAATAGAATTTCGAATTTCAAATCCGTTTTATAATGGAGATAGTAGATTTGGAATTGAAAAAACTGGCAATTCAACCGCAGTTATGTCGACTGTTGTTGCTATTACAAAATCATTTTTAGAACAATATAATAGTAGTATTGATAAATTAATCTTTAGCGCTGAGGAAGATTCGCGTAAAAAGTTATATGCAAGAATGATACGTAGGTTGTTGCCGACTTGGGGGTATGAGCAAACTGGTGGTAATTTTATATTAACTAAACCAGTTGCTAATTCGTTAAATGAATTGTTTGATAACGGTGCCGCAAAATGGGGGTGGTCGTATAGAGGTTCAGAAGAAGTCGAGGCTAGTTTTGGAGTTGAAGATGTAGAATATAAATTTTATGCTTACACGGTACCTAAAGTTGGCCCAGGAGTGTGGGACGTAGAGTTTAGAATTTCAACTCCTGATTACAAGGGCACACGGTTTGGAGTTGCAAACACAGGTAACTCCGCAATTGTAATGTCCACAATTGTATCCATACTAAAAGCATTCTTACAAGAATATGAAGGGAAAGTTACTAAGTTAATTTTCAGTGCAAAGGAAGATTCTCGTAGAAAACTATACGCAAGAATGGTACGTAGATTGTTGCCTACTTGGGGATATGAACAAACAGGTGGCAATTTCACATTGACCAAGCCAACTGGTGTAATAAAACCGCAATCTTTGTGAGATAAATAATAATGCGGGCACAAGATAGCGTGTCGCTGGATTTGCGTAACCAGCATAAAGCACCTATATGGTGCTTTTTCTTTGCCAGATCTACTTGACATTAGTAGTAATACTGATATATAATAGTGTATGACAAACAGTTGTCATTAAACTTAAAGGAAATTGAAAATGAAGAAGTTCGTAATTATGGCAGTTTTGGCCGCAGCAGCAATGGCAGCAAGTGCAACAGAAATCGGTACTCGTTACTCCAGCGGCTTTGCTGCAAGTGGTGACAAGCAAGGCGAAAGTACCGGAGTGGTTGTTAATCAAGCAGCAGTTGTCGGTGGAGTTGGTGCAGAACTATCGTTCGATCGCTCTGCAACTGGTCCGACTACTGTCGATCGTTACACTGCTTTGGCTACATATGACGTTGCTAAGGTATTCGGTGCTACAGTAACTGCTAAGGCAGGTGGAGCATATGTTCAGCCAACTAGCAGTACAGACGGTTATGCACTTGTTGCAGGTGTAGGAGTTTCCTACCCAATCTATAAGACTGTTAGCCTTGTAGCGGATTACTCCTATCAACTTGGTCAAGATCGTATTCAGCATCTTGACGGTAACAAAGTAAGCGTGGGCGTTAAGTTCGGATTCTAATCTAACTTAGCATAAGTTAAGGACCTTCGGGTCCTTTCTTTTTGACTACAAATGGTAAAATCAGTCGTTGACTAAACTGGTAATATCATATATAGTTAAACAAAGGAAAACAATATGTCATCATCAAATACAATTACGGCGTTGGAGTCGTTTTGCACTAATAGCACAGGAAATTCAAATCAATGGTACGGTAACAATGGACAGTACCAATGGAATTTAGGGCGACAATCAAAAGATGGCAATATAAACGGAGTTGTACGAAAACTAGCAGGAATAGATGGAGCCGGCATTGCAATTTGGGTTGTAGCAGGTTCAATTAAAATTAAACCCACTGGTGAGATCCTAAGGTTTACAGGCATGGCAAAAAAACATCAAAGTATGTTAGTTGGAATTAATGCTGCAACAGTAGTAGAGAATGCGGATGTAACTGTATAATGTCGATCATCCAGTTTATATACACAATACCCGAACTTCAAAAATTAACAGATTTTTGTTGGCCAGATATGGTAATTGCTGGAAGAGATAATGCACCTAACAATACGCCGTGGTGTGAAATTAGAACAAAAACAGAAACGTATAAACTGACCGAAGGTCAGTATGTTTTGAAAACTAAAAATGGATACAGTATAAAATGAGTACATACGTACCTGATCGTTGGATGATCCTAGAACTTATACACAATGACGAAACAATTATTAAAATATTCAGCGGAGATTATGGTGGGTATTTAGGCAGCGACACTTGGAAATTAAGTTCTGAAATTGAAGAGTTTATTCCACACGCTGATCACTACGAATTTAAAAATGCAAGCGGTAGTGTTTACAAGTGTTATTATAATTGCTATGGAATGTCCGGATATATGACAAGTATATATCGTGGATGGGAATCTAAACAAACAGACGAATTTAAAATAAGGATAGATGATGCATTCGAACCAACATCAGAGCAAAGAACAGGAATCGATGGACCTTTGTAAAAAGTTCATCAGAGATCAAGAAATATGGAATTCAGTAGTAGTATGGGAATCAGATCGAGTAATTGCTAACGCACATGGGTTTATTGAAGACATATGCAACATAGTGGGATTCGAAGATGACTTTAAGTGAATACACATATAAAGAGTTTGAAGATTGGTTTAATGAAGTTGAAGGATTTACACTTAGGAGCGAACGCTTTTACGAATCAATGACACAATTTTCAGACAATGCAAAAAACGTGAATATAGAAATATGGATGCGAGCAGCATTTGAATGTGGAAGAAAACAAAATGAAAATTAAATCAGCAAACGGCGTAAGAGGATGCCTATTAAACCCTTATCACAAAGAAGGCGGATGGACCTTCCGGGTGTATGACTACGAGAATCACACGCATACCGATTACGATTTGTGCCATTCGGATCTTTTTGTTATGATCGACGATGCTGATGCATTCTTTTACAAAGATTCAAACGGTCCAAATTTATTAGATCATTCGCCTGCGACCTTGGGCAAAGAAGATGACGCCTCTGCAAATTAAAATCAGTAAGAAACAAAATGAACGAAGAACATCCAATAGATAAAGATGCTGAAAAGATATTTGATTTACGTGAGAGAAATAATCACTTGCGTGATCAAATTACATATCTGCAAGAACAGATTTCCATTGTAGAGGGTGAAATCGAAAAAATTCGCGATCGTTACGAATTGATAATTGAAGGACTAGAGCAAGCGTTAGGCGACGCATTGTATAAGGATTAATACAATATGACACTTACACCAACTGAAAAAGATTTTGAAAATCATACGGGCAATCTCCGTATCAAGCACATCAGTTTTGATACCCTAACCCAAATGTGGGAAGGCGCTAGGGACGAATACAACCCGAAAGAAGACGAGCCTCTTGCAAAGTTCTACATCGGAAAGATCGGCAAGTATAGTGACTGTTCGTATGTTTACAACAACTACATGAGATGCGCTTCTATCTGTGTTACGTTTGCAAACGGCTACGACGTAATGTGTACTCCTAATGATGTTGAATTCACTGAAGAAGAAGAATCTTGGGAAGAATATCTTCCCAAGATCCCAAAGCCAGGCGAAGACACCGGTGTTTACAAGCCGTTAACTGATGCAGAGAAAGAATTTGCTGACAAAATGTTCTTGCAGATGATTGCCGGTCAACATCAGTTACACAACAAGGATCTACGCATTCTGTTGAACCAAGCGATTATTATGACCCAATTCCGGACAGAACAATATTCACTCAGTTGGGATGTTACATGGCTAAAAGATCTGGAAGAAGAATAATATGACAATGCATTTACACCACCCGTCTCTCTCAATGCAAGGTAAGAAGAAGGGCAAGACAAAATTCCGTAATGCTGAAGAAGCACAGAAATCTCGCGAACTAGATGCAAGTTGGAAAGAAATGCAAAAGAAATGGGGAGTTGATCTCGAAGAAAAGAAACGCGCTCGTGCTATGGCTGCTGAACCACTTAGTTACAAGTTAGATACTCCTATCGGACGATCCAATACACATCATATCAAAAGCGTTGACACAGGAGCAGTGCCTTGTGTAAAATTAGCAGACAAAGTATACACAGGAACAGAGATGTTAGGAATTGGACAATTGCATAAGTCGAATGCCGTGCCTGTGTTTAGAACAGAAGACGCAGTAGACATTTCAAAGATGAGAAGGTAACATGAATCAGGATTTAATCGAATATGCACTGGCAGGAGAAGATTTTAGTAAGCCATATACATTAACCGAAGCAGCAATGTTCTTCCATGGAAGAAATCTTATGCACACCGGTGAAGTGCTTGAACAAGCAATTTCCAAGAAAACAAAGATTCCACAGCAATCTCGGAATAAAATGGGATGTGATTTTCTTGATGGGTCTGAATCAAAATATACCACAGTGTATTATGATAAGACATCGGCTTACGCAACTATTGGAAATGTTAAAAATAAAACTGGTACTATTCGTGGACTAGTGTACGATGAAAAGAAAACTAAGAAAACATATTACTTTTTGATTCCATATGAGGTATATTCTCATTACTTTGATACTAAAAGTACAATGAAGATTTTCTTTGACAAAGCAGGCAAACCCAGGATTCCAGAGAAGAATACAAACCCGAATCTATGGGAATGTAAAGTAACTAAGCGTAAATTCTTTGCATTTAAGCAAAAATAAATACTAAATGAAAACACAAACTACTAATAAGTTAATAGCATATTTGGCGCTGATCAGTGGACTAACCCTTTCAGTAGTTGCAGAGTACTATAGCATTCTCGGTCTTACAGCAATTTTCTCAGCGGCTGTTATTCCTGTAATTATTATGGGCATCTCATTGGGGGTCGGCAAAGTAACTGCGACAGTATGGCTCAAACAGAATTGGGACATTGCTCCATTTTCTGTTAGGACTTATTTGTTTTCATCCATCATTGTGTTGATGCTTATTACAGCAATGGGTACATTTGGATTCTTAAGCAAGGCGCACAGTGATCAAAGTTTAGTAAGTGGCGATGTATTGGCAAAGGTAGCAATTTATGACGAAAAGATTAAAACGGAACAAGAGAACATTGTCGCCGAACGCAAGGCAATTAAACAAATGGATGAGGCAGTTGATCAGGTCATGGGCCGCTCGACTTCAGAAAACGGTGCCAACCAGGCAGTGGCTATCCGGCGGAGTCAGCAGAAAGAACGGATACGTTTACAAGCAGACATCGCCACTAGTCAACAAAAGATCGCTAATCTTAATGAAGCAAGAGCACCAATTGCAGCAGAGGTTAGGAAGGTTGAAGCGGAAGTCGGGCCAATTAAGTATATAGCAGCGTTTGTATATGGGGCAACTGACAATAGCATTCTTGAAAAATCAGTCACATGGATGATTATTGTTATAATTGCAGTGTTTGATCCTCTTGCAGTATTTTTATTACTTGCGAGTCAAATTAGTTTTAAAAGCATAAGAGAGCAAGAAGAAAAAGATGCACTTCATGACGAAGTGCAGTATAAACTGCCCGCAGGCAATCCTATTCCAGCAGACGTTATTAATGAAGATATTAAAATTAAGCAATTCTTTGAAAACGGTCAAGAAGTTGCACGTAGATTAGACGCAGGAGAAAGCATAGAAGAGTTACCGAACGTAACAACAATAGAAGACATGCCTGAAGAAGATCCATTACCTGAAATTGATAATAATTTTGCATCAGTTGACGATAGCGAGCATATTGAATTACCGTTAGAAGAAGAAGGAATTTTAGATTCACATGAATTTATTCCGCACGAGGATCCTGTTCCGGTGCATGACTTAAAAGAAGTAGTTAAATCGTTAACTCCTAGCGAAATGCGAACATTGATTGAAGAACTTAGAGATGTTAAGCCAGATATGTTTCCAACTAACACTAAAACATTTGATTGGGCAACATTACCTGAAGGAACAGAATATGTAACTATTGATGGGCAAAAAATGAGTGTACGTGCAGGTAAAGCATTATATCCACAGACTCATTACGAACCAATTGATAGTGAAATGGTTGATTATTCTAAATGGCCATACAAGTCAATTTAATAACGCCGCCGGATATTTTTCAAAATAATGAACATAGCATAATGCTGATGAACGTTACTAGAAAAGAAGAAGACGAAATTGCATTATGGTTAACAGATCACGATTCTGATCCTATAAACATTTATTTCTATCAAAACGAGCCAAATGTTCCGTGGGTTTTACACTCACTAGGATGCACTGCTTATAAGTACATTAACTTGGATAACTTAACTACTGTCACTATTCATTTGGCAGGATATATCGTTTCCAAACAAAATACTTTCTATTTTACTGATGATGCAAATACTGCTGAATTGTACAGCCATATTAATACAAACAGAGTAAAATCAATAACTGACTTTTTGGAAATAACAAGTGGAAAAAAATAAAACACACTCATGCGACTTTTGCGGCAAAACAAAAGATAACGTAGAAAAATTAATAGTCGGAGAGTTCTCCGCAATCTGTAACGAATGTGTAGAATTATGCGTTGGAATGCTAGACGATGACAAAGTTAAAAAGTTTCCAATTGGAGACAATAAACAAATATTCAATCCTACTAAAATTAAAGATTTCCTCGATACATATGTTATCGGGCAAGACGATGCAAAAATTGCATTAAGCGTTGCAGTGTGTCAACACTTTAAACGTATACACAGCCCATCTAAGGATATTGAAATTGAAAAAACCAATGTTCTAATGCTCGGGCCCACGGGGTGTGGGAAGACTATGCTTGCGAAAAAACTAGCAGAATATTTAAACGTACCATTTGCGATCTGTGATGCTACTGGTATTACAGAAGCAGGTTATGTAGGCGACGATGTCGAAAGCGTACTACTACGATTGCTAAGTGCGGCAGATCAAGATGTTGAAAAAGCACAACATGGTATTATCTATATTGACGAAATTGATAAACTTTCGAAGAAAGGTGAGAATGCATCTACTACTCGTGATGTGGGTGGAGAAGGGGTTCAACAAGCATTATTGAAAATGGTCGAAGGTACTATTGCTCGTTTACCAGCCAGTGATAAACGCAAACATCCTCGAGGCGAAATGTTAGAAATGGATACTTCGGGTATTTTGTTTATTTGCGGCGGCGCATTTGTAGGTCTTGATAAAATTATCGAAAAACGAGCATCAAAATCGTCAGTTGGGTTTCATGCAGATATGAAAAAGAAAACTGAAACAAATTATAAAGATGTTACAACTAAGGATTTAATTACATACGGATTGATTCCTGAATTTGTGGGACGATTTGGACTTATTACAAGTGTCGAAGAACTAGGAGTTCCTGACCTTGTTCGTATTCTAAGAGAGCCTAAAAATAGTTTAATTAAGCAGTATAAGCACCTATTTGATTTAGACGGTATTAAGTTAGAATTCGACGAAAAAGCGTTGCAAATCGTGGCAGAAAAGGCGAAAAAGATGCAAACTAACGCACGTGGCCTCAAGAATATTCTAGAACAAGTATTACTACAGTATCAGTTCAATGCAGTTGATCTTGTTGAACGCGGGTTAAGCAAAATTGTAATCGGCGAAGATGCAGTTAATGGTAAAGCAGCATCTTTAGTATTCGATAAGAAGAAGGAAGTTAAGGCTGGTGAAAATACTGCTTGAACTTTGTTGGACAGTTCATACATACTATATGTATGATAGAACAAGTAAAACAAATTAATATCTCAATAGTAGCAACATATTTCAAAGACAATATGGATTTTTGTTTATTGCATAAACTCGGATTAGCATTAGGTACCCAACTTAACGAGAGAACCTTACGTTTCCTGAAGTCCATGTTTATTGAATTTAGTTTCGAAGAATATAGCAATAATACTGTTAAACGGGTTAATGAAAAAGGATGTGATTTAATTATACCAGCATTAAATAATGCACGAGTTGAATTAAAATATACAGAAGATGCATTGTATACACCTGTAAAACACCAATTGCGTAAGTCTACTGGTGCTGTTAAACTAATGAATAGCATGGGAGAAAATATACATAAAACGTTGCCCGATACATACGCAGATTATTTGATGGTAATTGGGTTACATGGGGCTATATTATTCGATAAGGAAACAATTGAACAATATATAACAGTAGCAGGGGATGGTATTTCTGCTAATATACCAACTAATTTAGGCATTATTCTCGCAACTCCTTTAGAAATGAAAGGTAATCAATCAGAAATAGATATGTTAAATGAATTAGAAACATCGATCAGATCTTATATTAAAAAAGTTAAAACATTACATGACAACACACAATACATATAATAAATCATGTATAACGGGAATGCAAATACACGTAAATAGCAATTCAATTGATTTGATATTTACAGATCCACCTTACGGAATAGAAGGTGATAAATTAGATGTAGTTTATCACCGAGACGAATCAAATGTAGTCGCAGGTTATATTGATATACCACTTGATAAATACAAGCAATTTAGCATAGATTGGATTAACGAATGTGCTAGGGTATTGCGACCGGGAGGTAGCATATACATAGTTAGTGGATATACAAATTTACATCATATTTTAAATGCGTTACATAGTTCCGGTCTTAAAGAAGTAAGCCATATTATTGCAAAATACACATTCGGTGTAAACGCATCTAAAAAATGGGTTAGCAGTCACTATCATGTGTTATTTTGGGAAAAACCTTCAAAGGGAAACCAGAAACGTACGTTTAATACATTATGTAAGTTTACTGATAACAAAGATAGTTATAACGATAGGCTAACTGTGCAAGATATGCCTAGGGATTATAAACCAGGACAAATTAAAAATAAAAATCAGTTATCTGAAGAATTTATTGAAAAATTTATAAGGTATAGTTCAAACAGAGGCGATACAGTACTTGACTGTTTCGGAGGAGGATTTACAACAGGAAGAACTGCATTACGTTGGGGTCGAAATTTTGTAGGATTCGAACTTAACAAACTTGCATACGATGAATTTGTTCCAACATTAGAAAATGTACAAGAAATTCAAGATCCAGTGCCTATTGAACCAGATGCTAAAGAGTTGGAAAAAAGAAATAAGATGCGAGAAGGTTGGAGAAATGATAGAACAAAACGTAAACAACAAAATATATCTTCGGATTTATTTGAATAATCAATAAGAAAGAAAATTATGGCAAAGGCTTTAATGGTAGACTTGGAAACTCTTGCAGTTTCCCCAGACGCAGTTGTGCTCTCGTTAGGCGCAGTGCATTTTAACCCTTGGGGTAACGGATACGGTGATAAACTATCGTTTCGTATTAACATCGACGATCAAGACTTGCTGGGACGCGAAGTTGATCCTAATACAGTTGAATGGTGGTCGAAGCAAGATCCAGTAGTAATGGAAGAAGCATTTAGCCCAGATGACCGTATTCCGTTGGAAGAAGCAATGGAAAAGTTTCACAAGTTTGCTTGGGGATGCGATACATTCTGGGCACACGGTGCAACGTTTGACTTAGTAATATTGGAAAATATTATGAAGCAACTTAAAAGGCCATTTCCTTGGTCGTATTGGCAACTACGTGACACACGCACGTTATTTGATCTAGGATACGACCCCGATATGCCCAAAGGTGGGTTACACGATGCATTGCAAGATGCAATCCGACAAGCAGTAGGTGTGCAGAACATTTATGCTAAAATGAAAATTCGACCAAAATAAAGGAATATATGACAGAAGAAAAAAAACTCGAAGTAGTGTTTGCGCCAGGATGCTTTGACAGTTTTAACGGAACACAAGAAGAACTCAATGAACTAATGGCCGAGATTCAATCGCTTGCAGCATCTGGAGAATTATTTGAGAGTAGCACTCTCATTGATGTTGATGATCTAGATGATGAAGAATATACAGCATTGCAACTATCAATGCAAAATATCGATACACGTACATTACAATAATGGTAACACTGCCTCTTTACAAGGGGCAGTTTTTCATGTATAATAAATACATGCAGCAAAGAGATAGACTTTTTGCACATAATTTACTTAGGATTTAAGTATGACAAACAAATTTCAAACCCGAATTAAAGAACTGTTTCCTGAAAATGGAGTAATGTGTTTAACGGAAAGTAGTACACCAGAAGGTGTTGCGTATTACTATTCCGAAGAACAAGTTCAACGCCTTGCAGCATTGATTGTCAAAGAATGCATTGCTATCATCGATGATGTGTACGAACAAGCCGAGCCAGATCATGGATGCCACGACCGGGCTACATGGGCAACTAGTGACGACATCAAGTATATGTTTGGAGTGCAAGATGAATAAAAAATACGATACCCTTGTTCTAATTGGCCGGTTTCAACCAGTGCATAGTGCACACGTAGAAATTATTCAGCGCGCAGTTTCGCTAACAAAAGATCTAATTATTATTGTTGGATCGGCTGATCAACCTCGAACTTATAAGAATCCGTGGTCTTACAAAGAACGTGCAATGATGTTGAATAACGTGCTAGAGACAATTAATGTTGGCACAACTCGTGTTCACATCGAATCAAACGTTGATACAATTTATAACGATACTGCTTGGGTACGTCGAGTACAAGGTATTGTTTCTAAGTACAGGTGTCTCGGTGGACGCACTGGAATTATTGGTCACAAGAAAGACGAAAGTTCGTTCTATCTGGAAATGTTCCCTCAATGGGAATTCGAAAATGTAGATTTGATTCAACCGTTAAATGCTAGTAACGTGCGAGATCTGTATTTCCGTGAAGATGCAAATATGAATTTCTTGCGCTCTGTGATTCCGCAATCAACTTATCGCATGTTGGAAGGATGGTTTCAATCGCCGGATCGTGCGCAAGTGATCAAAGAACGCGAGTTTGTTGCAAAATACAAAAAGCAATACGAATCACTGCCTTATCCTCCGATCTTTGTGACTGCAGATGCACTAGTTATTCAAAGCGGACACATTTTAATGGTGAAACGGCGTGCCGAACCCGGTAAAGGGTTGTGGGCTCTTCCTGGAGGATACGTAAATGCATATACTGATAAAAGTGTCGAGGATGCAATGATTCGAGAACTAAGAGAAGAAACTGGTATCAAAGTTCCGGCGCCTGTATTGCGTGGTAGCATTGTAGATCGCAAAGTGTTTGATGCAGTTGATCGCAGCCCTCGTGGCCGTATTATTACGCACACACATAAAATTGTATTGCCCGATGGTCCTTTAATTAAAGTAAAAGGAGCAGATGATGCTGAAAAAGCAGCAATGCGAGCAATCGCAGATATTCGAAGCGACGAATGCTTCGAAGATCATTATGAAATGGTACAATGGGGAGTAGGAGCATAATATGAAAACTGTTAACGTATGGGATATCCAAATCTGGGACGGCGGCGATAGGTGTAATCACGCATTTTATCTTTCTTCAAACGAAGAAGCGGAAAAATGGAAAGTCAACAATAAGTTTGATAATGTACAGGAACAAACATTTAAAATTTATGATACTATCGAAGAATACCGCGAAGGTAAATCAGAAGTAACACGACAACGTGCACTTGCAAAATTGACACCAATTGAACGTATATCGCTAGGACTAGAATGATCAATCGACTTTTTGAAATTAGTTGTACACCGACTAATAACTTTCCAGTACTTGCCCGTAATTCTAAAATTATGGAAGAACTCGGTGAGTTCAGTGAAGCACTACTACACAAATTAGGTATGTTGCCTCATAAAGAAATGAAGGAACCAATTGAAGGCGAAGCCGCAGATGTTATTATCTGCGTAATCGATGCACTTGCTGGAGCATATCCCGAAATGACTGCTGAGGGGTTAACCGGAATGTTGGAATTTCAACTTGGTAAGAAATCTCTAAAATGGAAAACTGTAATGGAGATACGTAATGAATCTACTTAATACACAATCACTTACTTATAAAGTAGGCCGGAAAACAAAAGGGCTTCGTGCCAAGCCGATAGTAACACTGTTAGTTGATCGCACAGTAATGGCAAAGTTTCTTGTGGACACGCTCGAAGCAAAAGAACCAGTACACGCAGACGCTATGTTCTGCATTGGTGAAAGTAATGATGCTTGGCAGCAATCTGCAAAGAAATTGCTTGCAAAGTATACTGTAGAAGCGATCGATTCCGACGGTTGGATGATATGCTATCCTAAGAAAGAAAATAGCGTTGAGTTTTCTCAACTTCCGGATACAACATATGGCGGTTACATTCAAGGCAACTGGGGAGAAACTGTAGAAGACATGCCAAATCTGCAACGCTATAAGCCAGGGGATTTTGTTGTGCGAAATCGTGAAGACCATACTGATACATGGATTGTCGATAAAAAGATTTTCCTGAACAGTTATACAGAGATTACAACATGAAAATTCATCAATCAAAAGTAGTGCGCGAGGCAACTGATTTAGATATTGCGGTATTTAAAGTTTAGCAGAATTGAAGAAAAGTGCATAAAACAAACTATAGGCCTTCTCGTAGTCAACAACTTGTAATTACCGAAATGATCAGAAACAAGTATTACGAGTCACATGACAATATTATTGTACATCATGTTCTCGAAGATTCGTTTCTGCGATTGTATGTTCAAATTGAACGACGCGGTTGGTCAGGTAGTAACATAGTGTTTGAAAGGTTAGAATTGTGATACACCCAGATTATGTAGAATATGCAAAATATGTCGACGGCAAAAAAACAAACAAGAATCTCGTTGAAGACCTCACCCGGCTGCGCAATGAAATAGTTAGTGATGCCTTTGAAGGCAATCGTGTAAAAAATGCAGCATTGGCAATAGTAGTTTACAAAATTAACAGTTGCCTTGGTAAAGGATATCCTCGGAGATGAGTCACAAAGTTAAAATTAATCGTGATCAAATCACAATCGGACCTCAAGATCCGGATGCATTTGAAACAGCCTTTTGGGCTTTTCATCTTAAAAAAGAAGGGTACATCAGGACTAGCAATGCATACTGTACAATTAGTCGCCCTGATCGAGATGACTGGATTGATCAATTAGCAATAAAAATGTTTTGCTGCAATGCTGATTTTTACATGAAAGACGGCACCGGTCCCTCAAAAGTATGGAAAGCACATTACGTAAGATCATATTCTGCTGATAAGCACACCGTGGCCCCAGAAATTCTTAGGAAAATACCTAGTTCCTATTGACAAAGTAGGTAAAACCTGTTATAATAGTGTATAGAAACAAACGGCGAGAGTAACATGACACATATGACTGCAGAAGACGCCCGTAAATTAACTGATTACGCGCATTCGATTGATAGCGATTATTTAAAAGAAGACACTGAAAAGATTTTAGAGTTCATTGCGGATGCTGCCCGGCACGGACAATCTAGTATGACATATAATCATTACGTTCACGATGTTATACGTCAACGCTTGATTAATCTCGGTTATACATATAAGTGGTATGACGGAATGAATTGGGAAGATACCGGTTATGCATCTATTTCTTGGTAATTAAAAATGGTACGAATTGTAAAACAAGACCCACATCCTTCTGTAGTAAGGGAGGTAGTTTGTCGAAATTGTGGTGCCACACTAGAATATGTGCCCGCGGATGTAAAATCGAAATATGTGCGTGATTATGACGGATGCAGTGATACGTATTCGCATATTATGTGTCCTAATTGTAGTAAACAAGTGAGTGTAAAAAATGGCTAATCCTCGAGTTAAAGAATTGATTTTTAGTGCTGCGCAATTTGCAGTAGATCATACTAGCAATAACGCCTCTGCGTATGAAGGTGTATTTTTGAGCAAGTATACAGATCTCATCATTGAAGAATGTTGTGAAGCACTGTGGACTGAAGAATGTCACACAAGTGACGTTGCATATATTGAATGGCTTGCGCAATGCAGCAAAATTAAAGACTCGTTAGGAGTATTGGCATGAATATAGTTGAACTAATTTGGGGTGGATTGCTACAAACTACTCCGTTGGAATTATGGGCCAACGGCATGACCGCTGTCTGTATCTTCCTTGCAGGCCGCAATAACATCCACACTTGGTGGACAGGCATCGTTGCTTGTGTATTGTTTGGTTGGTTATTCTTTGGTGCTAACCTGTATGCTGATGTAACACTACAAGCGTTCTTTGTTGTTACTGGAGTGATTGGCTGGTACAATTGGGTTAAGAAAACCAATAATGTAGAAACGCCGGTTTCATATGCAAGTGGCCATCAAGTTGCGCGAATGGTCGCAATTGCAATCGGAACAGCAATCGGATACGGATGGTTGCTGCATACTTTCACTAATGCATTCGCACCGTGGATTGATAGTACTGTACTCACGTTTAGTATTATTGCGCAACTGTTGCTAATGACTCGCAAGGTGCAAAACTGGCCAATCTGGGTACTCGTTAACACGCTAAGTGTGCCGTTGTACTGGAGTCGAGAACTATATGTAACATCTGCGCTGTACGCAGTATTTTGGGTAAATGCAATGTGGTCGTGGAAGACTTGGATTAATCTTGCTAAAGAAGAAAAATGAACGAACACATTAAGGCATTGATCAATCGATGCACTATAGATATTGAAACATTCGATTCTGAAATGTTTGTGGAATTGATTATGAAAGAATGTGTTGACTGTTGCTATCATATGGATAAAGATAGTGGCCCCATTACCGCTGATTTGATTAAAATCAGAATTATGTCTCTGTTTGGAGTTGAAAAATGAAATCACATGAACTAGCAAAGATGCTGCTTGAGTTTCCTGATGTTGAATTAATCTTGCAAAAAGATTCCGAAGGAAATGGATATTCTCCGTTGCGAGGTGTCGACTTTGATGTTGTGTATGTTGCCGATACCACATGGCGCGGTGAAGTGTTTAACACAACACTTAATGCAGATGACAATTGCATGGAGGAAGAAGAATGGGAAGAACTGAAAAAGTCAAATCCCGGATATGCGGTGTTGTATCCAATTAACTAAAGAAATACAGATGATAGATAAAGAATCAGCAGAACGATTAAAAGCGTTCATAACTGCAAACTTCATGGGGATAGCAAACTATCGTACAGAAGGTGGGTGTGATACGTGCGGTTGGGGAGGCGACTCGTATTCAGAAGTAGACCTCGAAGGAGCACTATCTTTAGTAGACGAGTTCTTAAAATCAGAGGACAACAAATGAAAATCAAACTCACCTTTAAAAGTCCTGATGCTGTTTCGGATGGTATTCTAGATGCAGGAATTAGTCAACGGACAAATCCAGACGAATACGACGAGTTGTATGAACAACTATCCGAATGGGTCCGTTACGGTGAATATATTGATGTTGAGTATGATACTGAAACAAAAGAAATGAAAATTCTAAAGAAGTAATATGTACAGATTTAAAACTCGCGAAGAAGCCCTTGTTGCTGCTAATGCAGAAGGTGAGGAACTAATGAAGAACGACAATTATGTCGAGTTTGAAGGTATGAATTGTAACGATTATCTAGATGATTTTTCCATAGAATGCGAGGGTTGGGACGGTGCTAGCCGTAGGTGTGACTGCGGACATCGTCGTGTTAGTTGGGAACTATTGGGTAGTGATGCATCTGGCTGGGATTATTTTGCTTGTGCATATTAGGGGTTAACAACACAGGTAAAACCTGTTTTATTATGATTAGTGTATCAAAATTCTCAGTAATACACCGGCGATAAGATAGAAGAGCACTTTGGAGTAAAGAATGACTAAAGAAATTACAGTTGATATATTGGACGCAATTAAAGTCCAATGGCTGGCGCAGATATTTGAAGATGATTTTCCCGAGCGAGGAATGGTTGCCTGGTTTACAGGAGTAGAGTGGGAAAATAAAAACGAATGTTATAAACTATATTTCGACTTTAAAGAGTTCGAAGAAGTAAATGACAAATACTTCCGTGAAGTGTACTACTCAAATACTCCTGGAAAGTTAGTAACTGCTAAAGTTGCAAATCAGTATACATCTAAATATTCGGTCTATTTTAGTTGCGGTGATTTTACAACTCGAAACGATGCTGCATTTGCAGAAGAAATTAAAAAGTTTTTAAAGGTTATAGAATAATGCTTAAAGATCGACGTGCTCTCATGGAGCAAGAAATTGAAAAACAGAAGAAAGCATGTGGAGCATTGTACCTATGCATTATCCGAGGCGAATCCGGATTTTCTAATCTATACAATAATGAAAAAGAACGGTTGTCAGAAATGCTAACCGAAATGATAATTGTCGATCAGATGATTAAAGACGGGCATCAATAATAGAATTAATACACAGAGTAACACATGTTGAAAATGATTTTAGTATTTTTAATTACATTTTCTGTAATTTATGGAGGGATTGAAATTGTTCGATCGCTAACTAAATTGAAAAAATTGAAGTTGACAAAGACCGCAGGATATGCTATAATTATAGCAACAGTAACAACACTGTTTTTATCAACAATTGTATTTTTATTTTAAGGATTATATGAATCGTACTATTAAACTCGCCTTTGCCATTATCTCTGTCGCAATGTTTGCATCTGGCTGCACTCGTATCACTACAGGCGAAGTTGGCGTTCGTGTTAACGCTTCTAAAGAAGTGCAGGGCGCTGAACTGATGCCCGGATCGTGGAACCAAACATTGGTAGGCGAGGTACTTACGTTTCCTACTAAAGATATTTCAGTTAGTGTAGAAAATAAAACGCCAATGACTGCAGATAATTCTGCATTGGCAGATTTCGACATTACTGTGGTGTATGGTATTAATCCGACAAGTGTGTCTGAACTCTACACAACGAAATCGAAAAGTTTCCATACGTATGATGAAAAAGAAAATGATACAATGTTGATGTACAACTATATCACTACATTGGTAAACAATGCTGCCTATAAAGTAGTTCGAGAATACAAATCTCTCGAAGTTGCGGATAACCGAGCAAAGATTGAGCAGCAAATTCGCGAAGTGGTTGCCGAACAACTGAAGTCTGAAAAGTTGGATACATCCATTACGCTAACTGTTGTGCAAATTCGAAATATTCTACCTAATGCAGATATTCTTGCTTCAGCAACTGCTTATGTTAAGTCGCAAAATGATTTGAAAATCAAGCAGACTGAAGTAGATATTGCTAAAAAAGAATCCGAACGTATGGCCGCACTGAGTGCTAATTCAGCACAGTCGATTGCATATATGAATGCACAGGCTGCACTTAACATCTCCGAAGGTGTAAAGAACGGTAAAGTGCAAACCATTATCATTCCAAGTACTATGACTGGTTTGATGATTGGTAAGTAATATCAATTAACTAAGAATAGAATGGCTACGCAAAGAGTAGCCATTCTTATATAGAAATATAAAATGATAGTATACGAAGTAAAAGGTTCAACAAGCCTACAGTAAGTGTGAATTTGAAATTGAAGAAAAATACCTAAGAGACAACTAATGAAATATGCAACTGGATTAGTAGTGGGTAAATTTTGTCCTCTGCACAAGGGACACGAATTGCTAATCAGCACTGCACTAAGCCAGTGCAATCGTGTTGTTATTCTTTCTTACACTTCACAAGAATTTGAAGGTTACGAAGTTGAAAAAAGAGAACAATGGATTAAACTCATGTACCCTAAAGCAATTGTAAAGGTATTATCTCCACATGAAGTACCAGATGATGATGCGCCTGCAGAATTTCATCGACTATTTTGTGCCGATCATCTCCTTAATGTAATGAATACTACTGTACAGGCAGTGTTCACTTCAGAAGATTACGGAGACGGCTTTGCAGAATATCTCAGCAAATACTTTTCAGAAAATCTTAGCACAGAAATCACAGTAGATCACGTGCTTGTAGATAAAGAAAGGATACAGTTTCCAGTGTCGGGTACTTATATTAGAGAATCAATTGCAAATGGCAATATTCCTGTTACATTACATCCGTATGTGTTTAGGGATTTTGTTAAACGTGTTGCGTTTTTGGGCGGAGAATCATCGGGCAAAACAACGCTAACAACAGCATTAGGTCGCCGAACAAACATACAATGGGTATTAGAATACGGCCGTGAATTGTACGACGATCGTACTGGCAAGTTAAATTACGAAGACATGGAGTTTATAGCCAAGACGCAGATAGGCAGAGAAAATCGGAGCAGGCAAGAACAATATATGTTTTGTGATACTACTCCATTGACTACAAAATTCTATAGTGAGCAACTGTTTAACCGTGTCTCTCCCGCACTAGAAAAAATGTCGCAACGCGAGTACTACAAAATTTATTTGTGTTCTCCGGACATTAATTTTGAGCAGGACGGCACAAGGCGTGATTCTACATTTAGAACGGTAGGACACAATTGGTATGTTAAGTACTTGACAGCACACAATATACCGTATACAATAGTACAAGGTTCTCTAGAAGAACGCATTGATTTTGTTATGAAAGATTTAGGATTATGAGCGAACGCCAAATGTTAGTGGATGTAGTTACACAATGCAAACTCAATTTGCAACTTGCAGAATCACAATTGTATAAGTTTGATACTTTAGCAGAAAATAATGTATTTGAAACATTAAAAATTGCTGAATCAAAACTTAGCGATTTGTTGCGTGAACGTGCACACGAAGATTGCGAAGGTGCATATAATTGCGGTGATGAAGAATACAGTCAAGAATTTATAGTTGACAACGAAAAGTACATTGCTATTGCCACAATTGAGTATAACAGGCACGATAAAACATATTACTATGTTGACTATTTTAATATTAAGATTGAAAAACTATGAATATTTTTGAAAGAGAATATTCGGGTGAATCTATTATTGATTTATGTGAAGATTTAAGTTGGATGTTTTCAGATGGTAATGGAGCCAAAGTGCCATCTGACGAATATGGAATTCAGCGAGGTACATTTACTGTAACAGTAACTTGGAAAGAAGATGAAGAATGAATACAACTGAAAAATTAAAATTAGCCGCAGAAGCAGGCGTTAAATTGCCGCATATTACAAATACAACTAACCCAATTGATTTCCCAATGAACACAAAAGACAGTTATTTAATTCATGATAAGGGCAATTTGCTCGACCTTGCAGAAGCACATCGATTTGATGTAGTTGTACAAGGTTGCAACTGTTTCAACACAATGGGCGGAGGCATTGCACGAGAAATTAAAACTCGGTATCCGCATGTTGCAGCAGTTGATGCAGCAACTGTACGAGGCGACTATAATAAACTAGGCAACTGGACTAGTGAAAGTGTTGAAACTGAAATTCAACAAGGCGATCAATTTGATATCATCAATGCGTATACTCAATACGATATGAGCACAGGCGAAGATGTATTTGAGTACGCAGCATTTGCACTAATTCTGCAAAAACTTGCACATTGCTATCCAGATGGAACACGCTACGGATTCCCATATATCGGCATGGGACTTGCAAAAGGCGACTCGGTGCTTATTATTAGCATGTTAGAAGATTTTGCTGAAAAAGTTTCTAATAAAGGTGGGAGCGTTACGCTTGTAGAATTTGCATAATGCAGATTGTAAAACCATTATTGATTAGAGACTTTTTACATTGGCAACATGTCAAAGTCTCTAGTCTGCCGTGGGCATCTCGAGACGCTAGAAAACAGTGGCTATCGGAAAATGGTTCCGATAATAGAGTAGTTTGCGGTTTCACACGATATTGGTTTGAAAACGAAAAAGATGCAATGTTGTTTATATTGAAGTGGACATGATGAACGTTTATTATGAATATGCCCCTGCTGTGACTGCGAGTTTAGGCATTACCCACTTGTATTGGGCAAGATATAATGTCGATGACGGTTACACTGTAGATTTTACCTCTATGCGATTTTCTAATCGAGTTTGGGTAGAGGACGAATTCAAGATCAAATATATCAAATACCGATGGGATTCGCCAGCACCGGCAGTAGACCTAAAAGAATTCATGTGGGTTAAGTTACGGAGCAAAGAATTATGAAAATCGGAATTACAGGTACGCGGCGTGGTATAACTGATTATCAACGCGACGAAATTACTAAACTACTCAACGAATTGTATTCAGTAAACTCGGAATTGCATCACGGCGATTGCGTAGGAGCAGACGCCACTGTTGCAGATATTGCAAATGAGTTAGGTTACATTATTGTATGTCATCCTCCTACTAAAGACTCTCTTAGAGCGTTTCGCAGAGCAGATCAAATACGTATACCTACATCGTATTTTTCCCGTAATAGGAATATTGTGAATGACACTGATGTATTACTAGTAGTGCCTTTTCAAACGTCACCTCAATCAACTGGTGGTACCTGGTATACATATGATTATGCCCTAAAGGTAGGCAAGCCCGTACACATCATTTATCCAAAGTAATTATGGAAGTTATTGTATCTTGTGGCAACGGTGGCGATTGGGAATGGTATAACGACCAGTACTTGTGGCAATTGTGGATTGAACAAAATATAACAACTGAGTTCAACACCGGCTCAGGAATTCATGTTAAGGCAGACGAACTTGCAGTGCGTTTTAAAAATCCATCTCACGCAACAATTTTTACTTTAAAGAGGCCAATGTGGATTACGCATCACGATGTTATATTACCAAAACCAGTTGACTAACAATAGTTAATGTAGTATAATAAATACATGCAGCGAAGAGATAGACTTTTCGCACATTTATATAAAGGATTTTTATATGTCAAAACTTAATAGCATTATAACCGATACCGATTCTTACAAGGTATCAATGTGGAAACAATACCCAGCAGGAACAGAATATGTCTATTCTTACATCGAATCCCGTGGTGGCAAATATGATCGAACAGAATTTCTCGGGGTACAGGCTCTCGCAAAGTATCTTGCGACACCGATTACGCAAGAACAAATTGATTATGCAGAGAAAATTTGGACTCTGCACGGAGAGCCGTTCAACCGCGAAGGTTGGCAATACATCCTTGATCAACATGAAGGCAAGTTACCTTTGCGGATTCGCGCAGCCAAGGAAGGCCTTATCATTCCGACTAAAAACGTCCTCTGCACAATCGAAAATACTGATCCAAACTGCTTCTGGCTCACAACTTGGGTGGAAACAGCGGCGCTACGTGCAATCTGGTATCCTACCACTGTCGGAACTACTTCGTGGCATATTAAGCAAGAAATTCTAAACTACCTGGAGAAGTCTGGTGACCCTACTACTATTGCTTTCAAGCTTCACGACTTTGGCGCTCGCGGTGTTTCTTCTGGAGAAAGCGCAGGGATCGGTGGTGCAGCGCACCTGGTTAACTTCATGGGCACCGACACTATTTCTGGTGTCCTCTATGCCATGGATGTATATGGTGGTGACGTTTGTGGATACAGTATCCCAGCCGCAGAACACAGCACCATCACAAGTTGGGGTCGTGCACACGAAGTAGACGCTTACCGCAATATGGTCAAGCAGTTCGGCAAGCCTGGCGCTATCCTTGCTGTGGTTAGCGACTCATACGATATTTACAAAGCCTGTGAAATGTGGGGAACGGAACTAAAAAATGATGTTATCAATTCTGGCGCAACTGTTGTTATCCGCCCTGACTCTGGCGACCCTGTGGTGGTTGTGCCTAAAATGCTCAGAATCCTTTCTGAAAAGTTTGGGTATACCACCAACGCAAAAGGATATAAGGTACTTAATAACGTTCGCGTCATTTGGGGCGACGGTATTAACAGTGTTAGCTTATCCAGTATTCTTCGCTGTGTAGTTGATGTAGCAGGATACTCTACAGACAATATTGCATTTGGTATGGGCGGCGGATTGTTGCAACAATGTGACCGTGATACACTGCAATTTGCTATGAAGTGTTCTTCGATTGGTATTCGTGAAGTTCCTGCAACATACGATCCAACTGCACAAGAAGAAAACACTGACGGTTCTGTGCTTGTATGGCGTGATGTATTCAAAGACCCTAGTACCGACCCCGGCAAGGCTTCTAAGAAGGGTCGTGTGACATTGTGGACAAACGGTGCGCCACAAGGTACTGAATACGAAACCGCAGTCGACTGTCCTACACGCTGGACTGACAAAGGATTTGCTTGGAATGATGCAATGGAAACGTATTTTGAAGACGGTGAAGTAAAGTTCACACAACCCTTTGAAGAAGTACGGACTAACAGCAATCTATGATTGAAATTAAATCCCCTGCTAAACTAGAGTGGGATATTTTTAACGGTGCAATCTTTCTGGGAGGCTCAATTGAAATGGGTCTCGCAGAAGATTGGCAACCGAAACTTATTGCAGAACTTGCTAATTACGAAATTGCAGTGTTGAATCCCCGTAGGGATAATTGGGATCCAACATGGGTGCAATCAATTAAGAATCCAAAGTTTAAAGAACAAGTACAATGGGAACTTAGTGCAATTGATCATGCAAACATTGTTGTATTCTATTTTGATCCTGACACCAAATCACCTATTACCTTAATGGAACTAGGATTGTGTGCAGGACAAGGTAGTAAAACTATTGTATGCTGCCCCGACGGTTACTGGAGAAAAGGTAACGTAGAAATTCTATGTGAGATGTACAATATTAAATTAGTTGAAACATTTAACGATTTTGTAACAGAGATTAAATTAGCACTGCTAGTCATTTACTAATTAATTTCTATAAATAATAAGTAGAAACTACATTAAAGGACAATAATTATGCCAGTAACTCTAGGAACACCGTATGTACTTGATAAAGTGCATTTAGATTATCTGTACATCGATATCGAGCAAACTGATCTTGCAAACACCGCAATCAAAGCAAGGGTGCGATTATATGCGCAAGATCCTGTTACTAAGGTAAAAGTATTTGGAACAGAGATGTGGGACATTAATATTCCAAACGTTGCTGAGTTTGTAACTAATCTTGCAATGCAAAATGATATGCGAGGAGTTGAAGCAGATAATCATGTTTCTGCATTAGTTGCATTGTTAGTAGAAACCGGAACTTCGTTAGGATCTACTACGGTAGTATAATGTTAAATGAACCAGAAAAGGGCGTAACGCCCTTTTCTTTTGACAATTTTAATTGTTGACAATTAAAATTAGTACTATAACATTAATATATATATTACAAATAAAGGCATCAATGGAATATGCAATAGAAGCAAGCAATCAAAAAATTAAATTACTTTTTGAATCAATTATGCCGTCATTGGTTAACCAGTTAGGATTAACAAATAGTAGAAAAGCAGTCCTAATAAAAGTTACAAACGATACTCCTGATGAGTTTTTAGGATCAACTCTCAATCTCGAGTTTGCTGATTGTATGCTTGTGCTAATTCGTCCTCCGAAGCGGACAACGAAAACTGCATTGTTAGACATAGGACTTACGCTTACACATGAAATGATACATGTACGACAACTTGCAAAAGGTATAATGAAATTTTTACCCAATGAAGCACGTATGTGGCGAGGTAAGAAATATACTAGAAAAACAAAGTATTTAGATCAACCGTGGGAGATTGATGCATTTGCAAAACAAGAAATTATATTTAGGCGAGCAATAGAAAATTAACACTTGACGCACACTATATTTTAACGTATACTTAACACACATTAACAAACACACATATTATGTCTTATTTTATCAAAAGCGGAAATACTTACAAAGTATCGTCTGAAGAAGCAGTTGATCTACACCACACACTACCCGCAGGTAATTACATTATCAAAGTAGATATGTTCGGAGGAATGTTTCTTGAACACATCGACAACTTCGAATTCAAGAGCAAACGCTACGGCGATAATATTAAGAATACCGATCGTATCATGAACACATTTAAGTCTCGTGATATGAGCACTGGTATTATGCTTGCTGGAGAAAAAGGCTCTGGAAAATCTCTTCTTGCAAAAAGTCTATCAATGGCAGCATACGAAGAAGGTATGCCCACTATTGTTATTAATTCGCCCTATAAAGGTGATAATTTCAACAAATTGATTCAAGACATTAGCCAACCGTGTGTTGTGTTGTTTGATGAATTTGAAAAAGTGTATGACAAAGACGATCAAGAAGAAATTCTTACTCTGCTTGATGGTGTGTTCCCCTCAAAGAAACTGTTTATCCTTACTTGTAACGACAAATGGCGTATCGATTCGCACATGCGTAATCGCCCAGGCCGTATCTATTACATGATCGACTTTAAGGGACTTAGCGCAGAGTTCATTACTGAATATTGCAAAGACAACTTGAATGACAAGTCGCACATCGACAAAATTTGTTCCATTGCTTCGTTGTTCTCAGAGTTTAACTTTGACATGCTTAAAGCGTTAGTTGAAGAAATGAATCGTTACAACGAGTCCCCACAAGAATCTCTGAAAATGCTTAACGCTAAACCAGAATTCGACGGCGGTAGCAAATACGATGTTACCTTCGAACTCAACGGTGTTACGCAAGATACGAGCGTTTATGAGCCAGTGACGTTCAATGGTAATCCGCTAAACGGAACGCTGCATCTTGAATACTCTACTGGAATTGATGAAAACATCGAATGGATTAACGAAAAACTTACTCAAGAAGACTTAGTTAAAATTATGCCCACACAAGGTGTGTTTGAATTTGCTAAAGGCAGCGGAATTAAAGTTAGACTAACTAAGTTAAAAGAAAAAGTATTCAACTTCGATGCTTTTTAAATAGCAACGAGATTGGTAAAAATAGGCTTTTTAGGCCTATTTTTTTTATTGACAACAAGGTAAAACCGTGTTATAATTAATACATAAACTAGCAAGTGCGTTGTTAGTAAACATAAAGGAAATATCTAAATGAAGAAAACACTAATTGCGTTGGCCGTTGCATTTGCTGTGTGCAGTACTGCTTATGCTGGCGGCGGTAATGGCGGCGGTAATGGCGGCGGTAATGGCGGCCAACATGGCGGCCAACATGGCGGCGGTTTTGGCGGCGGTAGAGAAGGGCATTCTTCACAAGGCACTAGTAATAGTAAATCCGGTGGAGAAGGCAGCAGCAAGTCAGGTGCCGGTGGTTCTAATGCAGGTGCCGGTGGTTCTAATGCAGGTGCTGGTGGTTCTAATGCAGGTGCCGGTGGTTCCAAGTCAGGTGCATCAGGTGCTGGCGGTTCTAATGCAGGTGCTGGTGGTTCTAATGCAGGTGCATCAGGTGCTGGTGGTTCTAATGCAGGTGCCGGTGGTGCATCAGGTGCTGGCGGTTCTAATGCAGGTGCTGGCGGCGGGACCAGGTCAGGTGGCGAGACTAAAGGTCCCGGTAAAGGTAACAATTCTCCAAGCAAAGGAGACAACTGTGAACCTAGCCATCCAACGACACCAACGACTCCGACGACTCCAACGACTCCGACGACTCCGACGACTCCAACGACTCCGACGACTCCGACGACTCCGACGACTCCGACGACTCCAACGACTCCAACGACACCAACGACTCCAACGACTCCAACGACACCAACGACTCCAACGACACCAACGACTCCGACGACTCCGACGACTCCAACAGTAAGCCGAGGTGGTGGTAATGGCCGGCCGGTTGAAGTTATTGTGTATAACGTACCAGTAGTTGATGTGATTCCTACGGAAGTAATTGCACCACTAGTTGTAGAAGTTGTTGCTCCTTTGATTGTAGAAGATCAGCCAGCAGTAATTGTCCCAGAAGACATTATTGATGCGATCAGTTTGTCTAATACACCATATGTTGTAAAACGCATTGGTGAGTAATTTTAACATGGTAGGTTAGAAGTATGTCTATATTAGTAACATTATCCTTGGCTACCATTTGTTTTTCTTATCAAGGTGCTGAAGAGTGCTATCCAGTAATAGTAGGCCGCAATAATAGTACACCAGTCGGTGAATATGTGTTGCAGCGCAAACGCACAAAGGCACCTGGATACGGCGGCGATGTATTGCAATTTAAAGAAACCGAAACCATAGTTTATGCAATACATCGCGTTTGGCTAATGAAACCGGAACAACAACGTATGCAACGACTTCGAAGTGAAGTGATTACAGATCGTTTCGTGAGTGAAGGGTGTATTAATGTTGAACCCGAAGTATATACTAAGTTACTTAATTGTTGTTCTCGAGAAAAACTAACAGTAAAACAATAGTTTTTCAATCAAACCAATAGAAAATAGGAGGTAAAAGGCCTATTTTCTATTGACAATCACGGTAAAACCGTGTAAACTTTACACACATACACATATATAGAAAGATGTTTAATGATTATTAATAGCACTCCTACAAATGAAGCAGTTCTGTCTAACGTCGGGCAAATTGGTGAATTTAAAATCCGAAATTCTGCTAAAGCATTTAGCATTCTGAGTTCGGGATTGTACGCTAACAAAATCCGCGCTATTATTCGAGAACTATCTTGCAATGCAGTAGATAGTCACGTTGCAGCAGGCAAAGTAGATACGCCATTCGGTGTACATTTGCCCAATGCATTAGATCCGTGGTTTTCAATTCGTGATTTCGGAACAGGTCTTAACAACGATCAGATTATCAATATCTACACTACCTATTTCGAATCTACTAAAACTGGCTCCAACGATTTTATCGGCGCCTTGGGTCTAGGTTCTAAGTCCCCATTCTCGTACACAGATAACTTCACAGTTACTGCGGTTAAGGATGGCACTAAACGAATTTATACTGCATTCATTAATGAAATGGGTGTGCCATCTATTGCACTAATGACTGAAAGTGATACTGATGAACAAAACGGTGTCGAAGTTAAGTTCGCAGTTAACGATCGATATGACTTTCCTAAGTTTCAACAAGAGGCCGCTGACGTATATACGCATTTTAAACTGCGTCCTGTGATTGCAGGTGCCCACGGTTTCCGATTTATCGATCGTGAATACAGCGATGTAAACATTGTTCCCGGTGTTAGTTCCTATAAGAACACAGGATATTACAATATGTCTAGCGTTGCATTGATGGGCAACATTGCGTATCCTATCAATGTACCTAATGCAGAGCAAAACTTGGGAGACTTAGCAGGGCTATTGAACTGCGGTCTTGAAATTCAATTTAATATCGGCGACCTCGATTTTCAAGCATCGAGAGAAGGCCTTAGTTATATTCCACAAACAATTGCTGCTATCAAGAAAAAACTTGAAGAGTTGAATGCACAACTATCGATTCGTCTTGCAGCAGATGCCGATGCAATTCAAAACAAATGGGATCGTGCACTATTCTTGCTTTCGAAGAAAGATGTTCAATTGTGGAGTGCGTCAGTATCTAAGTATCTCACAGATACACAATTTTCGCTAGTTACACGGGATAATTACGGCATTCGTGCTAAGGTTTTTAAACTAAGTGCTAACATGCTTGCTAACGATTTTAATATTGCAATGAACGGATTCGATAAGAATCGTGGTTATAATAGTACAGTCCATATTATTCGGGCAGGACCAGTGCATGAAAAACGTGCAGACGGCACCGGATATGATATTGTCGATAATGAATGGACGATTACTGTTAGTAAAGATCAATACTTTATTGAAAATGATTTAAAAATCGGTGCGATTGAACGTGCAAAATATAACTGGCGCACCGCTCGTAATTCACAGAATAGTTACACAGATTATGTATATATATTGTCTAAGGCTGATAAGGCCAAGGACATGGACGTTGCAGGATTTTTGAAACTGTTGGAAATGCCGCCAGAAAATCAAGCAATGCTTGCATCGTCATTGACAGAAAAGCCAAAGATAGCAAAAGCCTCGGGCAAAAATGTTACGATATTGCGTCTTGAGGAAAAGACCACAGGATGGGGTCGTAAAACCGGTGATAGTGTTTGGAAGGACGCAGGCAAGGCAAGTACGTTTGATAGTAGTGTTACATACTATTATTTGCCGCTAAGTGGTTACTCATTTACTCCATCTATTGCAACTGGCATTGACTCTCCCGGCGCATTTTATCATACGTTATCGTTCAGTTCTATTCCTAGTTTGCATAACATTAAAGTTTATGGGGTGCGTAAAACTGACATTGAATTTATTAAGACTCAAAAGAATTGGATAAATCTCGAAGAACATGTAGTTTCTGTTCTCAATAAACTCGATGACACATTTATTGTTAGTGTGGCAAGACACGAGGTTGACAAGTATAGTTTTATCAAGTATAATAATGTTGTAAGTCAAGTAGATAAGAACAGCCCATTTAGTACCCTTGTAAAAAAATTCAGTGGTATTAAAAAAAGCGACACTTCACTTGCTTCTTTGAAGAATCTTACCACACGTTACGCAATTGATGTAGGTGTTAAGGCAGAGAAGGTTATTAAGGAATTTGCGAATGAATGTGGGGCCGTTCGCAATCGGTATCCGTTGCTAGATTGCCTCCGTGATTACAATGTACCTGACAGTGCATTGGCAGAGTATATTAATTTAATTGACGCAAAGAAAGAAGGAATTTAAAAATGACAAGTTACCCATATATTATTCAAGGTTCAAATATTGTTGTTGTTATCAACAATCAAACCCATACAGTATCTAAGTCTCATATGACTTATAACACTGTACTCGAAGCAATTAAAGCAGGAGATTGGGATAAAGTAAAAGAATCAATCGAACCCAAGAAAGCAATTATTGCGTACGGTAAGGGCAACCTCTCTGTACAAGACGGAGAAGTGTACTGGAAGGGAGAAGTGTTTTCTAGTTATCAAACCGGAAAGATGGTTGAAATGCTAGAAAGCGGGTTCTCTATTGAACCACTTGCAAACTTTACTGAGAATGTGATGAAGAATCCATCTCGTCGTGCAGTGTATGAACTGTATCCTTTTCTAGAAAAAGGCGGAATGCCTATTACACCTGATGGTCACTTCCTTGCTTACAAGAAAGTCAACGATAACTATTTCGATGTTCACTCTCGTACTGTGCTTAATAAGCCATACGGTTTGATGGTTGATAACGATCTCAAATGGATTGCAGAAGGAAGTGCTGGCAAGAAGAAAGAAGTTACTGTTTCTATCGAAAATGGCGTTACTGTTGTTAGCATGGAACGTAATGAAGTAAATGATGACAAGGATCAAACTTGTTCTGAAGGCCTGCACTTTTGCTCTAAAGAGTATCTACGTAGTTTCGGTGGAGACCGTACTGTGATCCTTAAGATCAATCCAGCAGATGTTGTGAGCATTCCAAGTGACTATAACAATAGTAAAGGACGCACTTGCCGATACGAAGTTATCGGTGAGTTGAATGAGGAAACTGTACTTTCCCCAGAAAAGGCATTTACTGCGCCTGTGCAAGATAATGCATACGGTATTAAGGAATCGATTAACAAATTGACTCCGTGGCCTTTTGCAAAGGCAACAGTTGCTCCTGTAGTTACTCGTCAATCTGCCGCTAGCAATGCTGCACAAGAATACGACAAGAAAGGCAATCCACTGTCTATGACAAAAGATGCAATTCGTAAGCGTAAGGCGCGGGCTGCTAAGAATAGTGTGACGCCTACACCATTTTATGCAAATGCGTGGCCTACGCCTAAAGGCTTTTAATTAAAAAGAACATGGACTTTCATAAAGTAGTAAAATACATATTGACAGTCCTGTTCATTGTTGCTATAATATATGCAACAATGAACACGGACTCAATTAATAGTATGCCTGTTCAACCATCTAGTAATACACAAACTAAATTTAACTTGTAAATAAAAATGAAAAAACTTTTAATTGCTTCGCTCGTAGCACTTTCAATAACCGCAATTGCTGCTCCTGCAGACGGAGCACCAGTAGCAGATTGTGAAGGTGTTAAAGTTGCAACTGGTCCAAAAGGTAAAGGATTTTCTTTGCTGTATACTGACATTGCTAAATTGTGCAGTGCTAAAGTAAATATGTGCGAGATTAATACATCAGGCGGACTAGATAATTTGAATTCGTTGTCTACCAAAGAAGCCGATATCGGATTTGTGTCTCTTGATACGATTAATGATATGAAAAACGGTGACGAAAATATTGCTGCTCTGCAATCTGTTATGCCAGTGAATAATAATTATTTACATATAGTTACTTCTACAAGCGGGTATTCTGTACAAGGCGAAAAGAAGTTCGGCATTATTAAAGGTGATGTTACACAAGTGGTTATTAACAGATTTTCAGAACTACGTGGAAAGTCAGTTGCGCTTGTAGGTTCTGCACAATTGTTGGGCCGACGCCTAGATAAACAATTCGGTTATGGTATGACATTTGTTGATGTAAAAGATGATAACGCTGCTTTTGAACTTGTAAAGAAAGGGCAGGTTGCTGCCGCATTTACAGTTAGTGGTTGGCCAAGTGGTACTGTTAAGGCGCTTACGCAAGCAAGCGGGTTGACAATGGTTCCGTTTGATGCACCTGTTAGCGACCCTTATAAAGTTAAGGCGCTAAACTATAAGAACATTGCAGTGTATAACAACAATAGTCTTGCTGTGCAGAACTTGCTTGTTACTCGTCAATTCAGTGGACAACGTGCAACAAATGTTGCAGCAATTCAAAATTGCATTGCCCAGAATTTGACTGAACTCAAGGAAGGCAGTTATCAACCTGCATGGAATGAAGTTAACTTGTCTACTAATACTGGTGTAACACCTTTTAAGGCTAAGAAGTAAAATGGATAAAACATTTGTTGCAGGGGCAGTATGTGCTCTTATTGCTGTACTCAGTGCAGTTACAGGAATTACATATGCCAGCGTTAACAAAACAAAGGCTATGGTTGAAATGGTATCTAAGGGTGCAAACCCTATGTCTGTACATTGTGCAGTCGATGGTATCAATACCTCAAATCAGCAAGTGTGTGTAACACTTGCTTCTCAGGGAATTAAGTAATGAAAAAATTATTCGCCGCTGCAATTATAGCACTATCAGTTAATGCTAATGCTGCTCCTAAAGAATCTGATCTATGGATTACGTTAGCAACATCAACTGCAACAGGAACATCATATTCTGTTCTAAAAGAATCAGGTCAGTTTAATAAAAATGACAATGGTGTGCCTGTATATGTAGTTACTGGTCGAACAGTTGATAAAAACGGAGATATTAGCGCATTGATGTGGTATGTTAAACTCGAACAATGCGTTGCTGGAAAAGGGCATCTTACTACTACAGATCCGTTAGGAAATTTTGTAGTAGGTACACAGTATGCATTTGGCATGGGGACTGTTGCTTCGCAGATTGCAGAAACACTATGTAACGTAGCCGAAGCGAGTGCTGCTGATCTTAATAAGAAATCTCCACCAAAGAAATCAAAAGGTACAGTGTAACATGAGCGGGCCTGGCGTTATTATAAATGAACCTCCACAAGTTTGTGAATTGTGTGGAGTAGTTGATGAATGTCGCCCTTACGGACCCGACGGAGAGCAGATTTGTTTTGACTGCGGGCAAAAAGATATTGAAACTACAAAAAAGCGAATGTTAAAATATATTTTTGGGGTTGATGAAAATGGTAACGCAGACTGATTATTTTAATCGTATTGGGTATAAACCAAAATACTTTCTAGGTGATCGTGTATTTGGCCATTACAAAAAAATTCCGTTCATTGGTACTGTGGGCAACGATACTATTATCTCTGAAATAGAAGGCCCACGGATTTCTATACATTTAGATCTCCCAATGAAGATTGACAATGCATATAGAAATGTTATAATAGTTAAACACAAGGATATTAAAAAACTTGTAGAATTTTAATGCGCTGGTAGCCTAGATGGTAAGGGCAGTTGCCTCTAAAACAACAAGTAGTGGGTTCGAATCCCATCCAGCGCGCCAAAGGATAATAAATGACACCCGAGTATATTGAATTTAAAGAGCAAGTTAAAAAGCAGCGGGCAGTGATTGCCCGCAAAGAAGCACTTGTAGACAAGCAACGAGCGATTCTCAAAAAATTAATCGTTAAATGCACACATGAAGAAGTAGTACAAAAAGATTCATATTTCTCGGGTAGTTACGATAATAAAGCATCTACTGATTATTGGATGCAATGTACACTATGCGGAGAGCGCGGTCCTATTAAAACAGTAACGCACAGTTACTACGGATAATATGAGTCAATTTTTTCAATTTAAATACCACAATGATCCTAAGCGGCTATACCGAGATTCGTTTCATCAGAGTATAATGAAATTCGCAGCAACGCCTGGCAATATATATGATTCCAATGATCGAGGTCAACCAGGGCGGTTTAATAAATGGAACAAACTACCAGTTAAAGCCTGGTTGTTGTATTGGCGTTTCCATAAGAAATAAATAGAATTTGTACTAATAGGTAGTACAACTAAACAGAGTTTAATGTGGGCTCTTACTCTGTGGGCCGTTACAATTAGGAAAGAAAATGATGTATAATAATAAACTCGTCGCGAGTATAAAAGCCAACGGTAAAATTCTTCGTGAATTTAAAGACACAGTCTATATCCCCTTCGGGCAAGAATATAGTTTCCTGTTAAAAAATCTCAATACAAAACGTGCAATTGTAAACATCTTTATCGATGGTGATAATGTTGTCCCTGGCGGACTTGTTATCGATGTAGGCCGTGAGATTAATCTCGAACGTGCAATTCGTAACGGCAATCTCACAGAAGGCAATAAATTTAAATTTATTGAGCGTACTTCACTAATCGAAGATGGACCACGAGGTATTAAACTCGAAGACGGATTAATCCGTATTGAGTATCAATTTGAACTATATGCGCCGCAGGTATTTAATATTCACCAAAAATGGGTTCCTGGACACTACGAATATGACAAATATCAATTTAACAATGTATGGCGCGGCCTTGATCAACAAGTATACGGTAATCTCGGCAATTCGACTATAGGTGGTGCTTCTGGATCTATCGATCAAGGTCTAGTAGACACGGGCGGACAACTTCGTCGAGTTGATATGTCAAAGAACGGATCAGCAATGGCGCAAGCAGCATCTACGAATGTTTCAAATTATTGCGCAGACAATGGCATTAAGAATAGTGTAGAGTTTCACGACGGTAGTGCTACAATGGATTGGTCAGATTCTATGCCAAAGAATGATGTTGGCATTACTGTTCCTGGAAGTAAAAGTAGCCAAATGTTTCAAACAATTACAGTCGGTACACTTGAAACAGAAAAGCATACTATCATCTTTAAATTGCTAGGCGAGACCGGCGATAATAAGCCAGTACTAGATCCAGTCACTGTTACATCAAAAACTAAGTGTACTACTTGCGGAATCCAAAGCAAACGTAACGCTAAGTTCTGTGCACATTGCGGAACTGCATTGGAAATATTATAAATACTTGATGCGTATAAATGAACTAATATTGGAACTATCTTTTCAAGGTAGCCCTTGCACTAAGGATTGCAGCGGACACATGGCAGGTTATAATTGGGCACAAAAACATCCAATGACACCTGCTGCATCTCCTAGCAAAAGTTTTAATAATGGTGCAGGAATTGCAGCCAATCAATCAAAGCCTGGTGTGAGACCTAAGATACGTAATGCACAAGGTAAATTTGCTTCTCATCCTATTGTAAAGCCAAAAAGGTTGACTCCTACTGTACCCCGTGTATAATTAATAGTATGCAAATGTAGATCATTTATCAATTAAGAACTAGCCCACACGCCTATCCATGGAAGCGCAACATTGTGGGCTTTTTAACGACTGAAAGGAAGTATATGTAGATTCATATTAACGGCCCTCCTTAAGTGTATTACTCAATCTAGTCAGTAATCATTTCCAAACACTTAACAATCAGGAGAAACAAATGGAAAACCAATTTAACATCACTAAAGAACAATACCTTACAATGCTTTCAACTTGGAGAGCAAAAAAGGAACACGATACAGCGGATATTATCCTTTACAACATTTTACGAACTAAGCCTGCTGATCGCGGATTTATTGCCAAAGGTAAAAACATACAAGGGAACGATCCTTGGTATGCGTACCATAATGCGTTGTACATTGCGCGTAGTCGTGTGAGGATAACTAACCCCGGTCTTGAATCACGGAAAGAAGCGTTTAAGAAAACTTTTGGGTTCGATGCGCCCGAGGGAATGGCAGAGAAGTTCGAAGGAGCAAAGAAATGAACCCATACATGTATTTGTTTATTCGAAGTGACTTGTCAATCCCTCAACAAATTGTGCAAACCGCACATGCAGTTGATGAGATAGGAATGCGTTATAAATCCAAAGGCACTAACTATATGGTATTGTGCGATGCTGCAAATGCCGATCACCTCAACACAATTGCAGAATGCCTTGATAAAAATGAGATCGATTACGAAATGTTTTTTGAACCTGATATAGGAGAGTATACTGCAATTGCTACTCGTCCGTTAATTGGAGCAGAACGAAGGCCACTTCGTAAGTTTCGACTAAAAAATTAACAATGGTCTTCTGTTGGGTCAAACACGTCTAGCAGATTTGTGCAAATATAATCTGCTAGATGTTTTCTCCAATTACTACTATGTTTATTATGTCTAGATAATCTAGTAGTAACTAATAATTCTTTAGGAATTTCTAAAAACAAAATTGTTGCTACGAATATATTAGAAAATACATCAAGTACTGCACCAATTGCTACAAATGGTGCACTCAACAGCATAGTAAAAATAGTTAATTTTTTATTAAGGAATGCTCTATATATTCCCATTACTAATACGTATGCTCCCCAAAATATCCAAAAATAAATTATAATTATAATAATGTAATTTATTGAATTGTTAAATAAATTTATAGTGTCTAACATCAGTAACTCCAGTGTATAATATTTATTTCAAATTATCTTTTTAAATAAATAGATACATTAGGGCCACACTATGCGTTTACAAGAATTATTTGAGTCTGCAGAAGAAGATAGGGCATTAATCTCCTTAGCAAATGAAGTATATAATAAAATAACACCGTACTTAGGTGATGTTGATTATAATACAATGTATACTTCTCCTGAACAAGAATTAATTCAACTCGGTAAAATTGAAAATATAGCAGATACTCCGTTGCATGTATTAAATTCAGTGTCAATTGAACTCCAAGGTAATGATTCATTTATTGAACGTGCTAAAGATCCCGAAGAAGATGCGTCAATGTATGAAGGCAAAGAATTATCAGCATTCTATGAGGCTGACACAAATACCGTTGTTCTTAATTTAAAATTTATAAACAGACATAGAACAAAAACTACAATCACACACGAACTCAGGCATGCATTAGACGAATTCAAATCAGGTTCATATCCCGGAAATGCAAAGCGATATTTTACTCCAAAGAAAAAGCAACATCAACGAGATGAAAAAGTGGCGTACCTTGCTAAACCTGCAGAAATAAATGCAAGATTTGTTGAGATTCTCGATGTGCTAACTAAGCGTATTCCTAAATGGTATGACAAACTACCAGAGAACGAAATCCGTTCAAGGTTACAACATGATTTAAATCAAATGTTTATAACATTCGATATTGCGAATTTATTTCCTGAAAAAACAAAGTCGAAAGATTATCAAAGATTGATCAAACGCGCATATCAATTTATGGAAAAAGAAATGCAACATGTTGAATCTGAGAGAGCAAGGGCAGGTACACCGAAGATTGCTTCGGGACGTTGGTAATTTAATCACTAAAAAGTGTTGACAAAATAAGTAGTTTACTATATAATTAATGTATAGCGAAAGTTATACAGTTAGAGTGAGTACCGCAATTTAAATACAATAAATGGTATAGAACGCGGCCCGGTGGGGCTTTATACAATAGAAATGTTGTACGCAGAAGGAATATCTAGACGGCAGAATGCCGATATGTGCCGCGCAGACACAATGTGGAGTAGGGTACTGCCGAATCAGTAATATGGTTGTGCTACGAAGTCCCTTCTAGGGTAGACAAACAACCAAACAATAAATTATTGTGTAGCAACTCACTCTGTTTTTAATTTTACATTTTTACACACAGAAAGAGTTTTATGGAATTTATTATGGGTATTCTGCTAGGAATTGCAGTTTATGCACTCACGTGGCCGGCATTGATTGGTCTGCTTATTATCGGTGTTATTTTTGAAGCAAATGATGCACATGCATGGGCAATGTTTACTGGAATAGTATCAGCAGTAATTGCATACTTCTTCTTCCACATCGATCCTATGTCAATTATCATGTATGTTATTGCATACTTTGTAATTGGTTTTGTATGGTGTGCATGGCGTTACAAGCGTTATGCAAATGATATTGTTGAGAAGTTTAAAAACAGTAACAAATACGAACGTCAATCGGCTGTTGCACGTCTCCACCCAACCCGTATGTTGGATAAGTTGACTACTTGGGTAATAGTTTGGCCGTTTAGCGTAGTTGAGAATTTCACCGGTGATTTCATCAAACTGGTTCAAATTGGTATTACTAAGATCTTCAAGGGTGTGTTCCACCGTATTTACGAAGTCGCTGTTAATCAACTGCTTCCTAAAGAAGACGAAGTAGAAGAAGACAAAGTTAAGTAAAATATTACTTGACGCAGAATGCAAAGTAGTGTATAATTTACATTACTTTGTTTAGTAAGGGCACTAACATATACAGTGCCCTGTTGTATAGGTTATATACAGCAAATTTTTTAATAGTAACCTGAAGGAAAATAAAATGAATAGTTTCGTAACCGCAGTTAACACTGTACCGACCATGACACGCACCGAAAACGGTATGCGTACTCTGGAATCCAGCAAGAGCAATCTTGTTGACTTGTTCTTTGCTATTGGCGCAAGCCGTGGTAAGGACTTGAGCACCGAGTTTGCTCGTGCACTTGCACAAGACTCTACCCTTGCTTTGCGTATGCTTGCATGGGCACGTGACGTGCGTGGTGGTGCAGGTGAACGTGAAGTTGTGCGCAAGATTCTGTTGAATCTTGAAAAGACCAACCCAGAAGCGTTGGATCGTATTTTGCCACACCTGGCAGAATTTGGTCGTTGGGATGACCTGTTGATCTTCAACACAAAGCCAGTTAAGGCTAAGGCCTTTACTATGATCGGTGATGCACTTCGTGTGCGTAACGGTCTGGCTGCAAAGTGGATGCCTCGTCAAGGACCGCTTGCTGCAGAACTGCGTACTTTCTTTGGAATGTCGCCTAAGTTCTACCGTAAGTCGCTTGTTGAAATGAGCAAGACTGTTGAGCAAAACATGTGTGCTAACGATTGGACAAACATTGAGTACTCGCATGTGCCATCCGTGGCTGCATCGCGTTACCAAAAGGCGTTCAAGAAGCACGATGCAGTTGGTTACGATGCGTACAAGGCTAAGTTGGTTACCGGCGAAGCAAAGGTAAATGCTGCGGCAGTTTACCCATACGATGTTATCAAAGCACATAAGTTCGGTGGAGATAACATTGTTATTCAAGCCCAATGGGATGCACTGCCGAACTACATCGGTGATGAACTTGTTCTGCCAATGTGTGACGTTTCGGGTTCCATGGGTACCCCAGCTGGACAAAACGGAAACGTAACTTGTCTTGATGTGTGTTTGAGCCTTGGCTTGTACTTGGCTGATAAGAACACTGGACCGTTCAAGGACATGTTCCTTACGTTCTCTGCAAAGAGCAAGATCGAAGTATTGAAGGGAAACCTGCTTGCTAAATTGGCTCAATTGCAACGTGCACAATGGGATATGAACACTAACCTTAACTCGGCATTTGAAGAAGTGCTGCGTGTTGCTAAGGCTGGAAATGTTAGTGCAAATGATATGCCTAAGTATGTGTTGATCATGTCGGATATGCAGTTTGATCGTTGTGCAAACTACGATGACTCTGCGATGCGTATGATCGAACGTAAGTATGCAGATGCTGGATACGTTGTCCCTAACATCGTATTCTGGAACTTGAATTCCCGTGCAGGACAATCTCCTGTGGAGTTCAACAAGAAGGGTGCTGCATTGGTCTCCGGATTCAGCCCAGCAATCCTAAAGAGCATTTTGGCTGCTGAGGATCTTGATCCTACCAGCGTAATGCTGCAAACTTTGAACAGCGACCGTTACTCTGTAATTGTCTAAGCTGGCAAAGACAAAAAGGCCCTTTGGGGCCTTTTTTATTGACTTAAAGTTCTGTAAAGCGTAAACTATAGATATGCGTTACGTTACACCAAACGACAAGTGGAAATATTGGAGGAGTTTGAGAACGATCTCAAACAACGCAGGCTTTAAATTCGCCACAAAATCACATAATGATCTTATGATCAAACAATATGGAATTGAATTAATGTTTAATGATATAGGATTTATGGTAAATCAATATAAAGTTGTAGACGAAGCAGCGTATCTAATATGGTTATTAAAGTATGCGTAAAATAAGAAAATGGTGCAGTCACTGCATGTCTAAAACTCATAACGATTATGAGTGTTGGAGTACAAGGGTTGTAAATAACATTCCAGCATATATCGCTCGTCCAGCGGAAGTGCCTCCTTTTTCGAAATCAGCACTTACTATAATTTGTTACTTAGTAGCGCATAACTTAATTTAAAATACACATTTACAACAGTTGCTAGCGTCGGCTTACATCGGGCGCCTATGATAACAGGACCTCGGGTCACTGGGACAGCAAATCTCCTCGGTTGAAAGGAGTACTTGGTCACTACCCTGCGGGATGATGATCGGATACGCCTTCGTACAACCGATTTGACCATTTGAAAAATTAAAACTCAAAAGGCTAAAGAAGGGAGAAAAACCCTACGCTACATTGCTTGCTAGCATTAGCAATGTAGCCGCCGTCGTATAAAGACGCAACTCGAGGTACCGGACGACCGCCTCTGTAATTGTTGTAATGCTGTGACTGTAAAGAACTCGGATAATGTTTTCTTGATTTTATTTTTGCCCTTTCTGGGCAAAGAGTGACCATTGAATCTGGATAATATCTCTCTAATCTAATATGTGTTGAACCGCAGGTGAAAACACATACGAGCAACGCTCGTATTATACGATAGTCTTAAAGTTGACAGCGTAGGTAAATCCTGTTATAATTAAGTTAAGAAAGATAACCTATGACTAAATTTAATCTCGTATCAGACATGCATTTAAACTTCGGAGACATTGTAATGCCCGGAGGTGATTGTCTCATTATGGCCGGTGATATCATGGAAGCAGGTGACCTGCGTTTAGCAGACAATGCACAGAAAAATGTATTCATTGCTGATAGGTACCGCAGGTTTATCAAAGAAGAACTCAGCAAGTACAATAAAGTAATCTATGTGCTAGGTAATCACGAGCACTACGATAACGCATATCAGAATACGTTAAGCCGCCTGCAAGATGAAATGCCAATGCATGTAGAAATTCTTGAGGGCACTTCTACAACATTTGACGGAGTGCATGTATTCGGTGGTACTTTCTGGACTGATATGAACAAAGGTGATCCTATTACTATGCATACTGTAGAAGAAGGTATGAATGATTTTAATTGCATTCGTCATGAAAACGGTACTAAAGTAAAAATTGCATACGGCGGAAGTTACTATACTAACAAGTTTAAACCAGCGTTTGTTAAGAACGTTTTTCATGAAACTGTTGCAAAACTCAGCAAATTTTGTGAAGAACATGCCGAAGATAAGGTGGTTGTTGTAAGTCATCATGCACCTACTGAACTAAGCCTAGATCCTATGTATAACAAACAATATCATATGAATGGTGCTTATCATAGTAGGTTAGGTGATTATATTATTGATCGCCCTTGCATTAAAGCATGGGTACACGGGCATGTGCACACGTTTAATGATTACAGCATGGGCGAAAACTGTCGTGTTATTAGTAATCCTCGAGGATATCACGGATATGAAGTACTTGCTAATAGTTTTGATCCAACATTTAGTTTCGAAGTATAATGTTTGTAGACTATGATGTTAATAGTATGTATGCTAGTATTCCTCCATCTGCACTACCTGAACAACGAATGGAGTTAGGAGAAACATATGTAAACGAAGCTTCGTCGTATGCTACTGAGCAAGACGAAGTTGAGTTTTATTGGGTAAAGCCTGCTTGGTCCCTTACTAATTGGGATTACAATGCATCTATATACGATTGGTGTGTTAACAAGTTTGGAAAACCTGAATGGAATGTAAGTAAAGGGTATTCTAGATGGACAGGTAGTGATGGTAAATTTTATTTCAGAGATGAAAGAGATCGTACTATGTTTATTTTAAAGTGGTCATAATGATAAAATATAGATTGCCCTCAATAAATGATCCTCTTTGGACACAATATGCTTACTTAGGGTTTAGTGATTCAGGATACATCGGGTTTAGAAAATTTGTAGAGGCCAAAGTCTCAGGTGCAAAAGTAGAAGGAACAACTGCTCGCGGTCTTACGCTATACTTTGAAGAAGAAAAGGACTTTACACTATTTGTATTGAAATGGACATGACTATAGAATGTACAGATTTTATGACAGTGTTTGATACATTGGAAAAGGTAAGTGGCATAAAGTTTCGCTGAACACCATGTATTACAATCATAATCAGATCATTGAATGGCTTAATGCAAATGCTAAGGGCAGTGTACAGTTCCATGCTGCATTATTTTTGTTTGAAAATAAGCAAGATGCAACTATGTTTGCACTAAGATGGGGTCATGTATGAAACTTGTTTTTCCTTATAGTGTAAAATATCCTAGGACACAAAATTGGTACAATGGTGATTGGAGAAAATTAAGTAATTGGTGCAACGGCATTGGCAAGTGTGCAGTAGATTGGGAATACATGAATGAATGTTTCCTTTTTACTCGGGAACGAGACAAGATGCTGTTTTTATTAAAATGGGGAGATTTACATTGACTACTTTTAAAAAACTATTAACGCAAGGTGTAGCAACTAGTTCTGAATTAACTATTCTAGCAGGAAGCAATCGATCCGGCAAATCGTTTTATGCACAATCTTTCAAAGAATGGAATAAACGAAATCAAGTTAAATTTAAAAAAATATCTGAAGCAATAGTCGACGGAGAGCAATGGTATACTGTAAGTATAGGAAATGATTTATTACCTTGGCTTAATACGCATCCTGCTAATCGATATTATATACACCCAGGTACCCGCTATATTACAACAATAGTAGATTTGCATTATTCATTATATACAATCGGATTAATAAAATGGAGTTAACTCATTTATCGGATAATGAGTTATTGAATTACCTTACTTTATTTCATACGCATGATCCTATAGTAAATAGGCTTGTTAAGATGTTAAGTTCGTCTGTTATGCAGGACCAAGTTGACGAGTTAGTTAAAATAGGAATGAACTTGCAAACATGGGAATTAGATTATGAAGGTATTGATTATCCACTTAACGAATATATCTATAAACTTGAAAGAGAGATTGGATATCGCGATGAAGAAATGGTTGAATACGAAAGTAAGTTAATCGAATTAAAGTTAGAACGTGATAGTTTAAAAACCCGAGGAGTTGCAGAATTAATCAGCGAACTATATGGAGAGATATCATTTGCAGACCAACGCATTTCTAAAGTAAATCAAGAACTTAATGTTGCTAGAAGAAACGAAGAACTTGCAATGAGTAAGTTAAAGATGTGGACATATCTCAAAACAGATACTGCTGTATGATACATTTTAGACTAACGCCAGAAGAACAAAAGATTAACAAAAAACTATGGTTGAATGAAGAATACGGCCGTATAATATATGCAGATCATTACATCGCAACTAGGTTCCCTAGGCTAATGTCTAAAAAGAAATATACATTCAGTCGCGCTAAATGGTACATAGCAGAGTTTAATGTCACTTGTTACTTCGAAGTAGATAAATGGTGTGAAAAACAATTCGGAAAACATGACAACCGTCCAAATGCTTGGAGTCGATGGTGGCATAGGTATGAATCAAGCATTCACTTCCGCGATGAGAAAGATTACATATTGTTTGTACTGCGATGGGGCGGATGACAAACTGGAATGGCATGGAATGGAAGAAGGGGGCTTGGCATAAATGGTTTGCTTGGTTTCCTGTTAAGTTATGTGGGAAGTCTCAATGGTGGTACAGATGGAGATGGCTAACTACTGTATATCGTCGAGAACTACTTACACGAAGTGATATGGAAATTTACAGTTTGTGGATATACGGTGATCTTTTTGATGTATTGAGATATGAATGAAGAAACCTAAAAAACAAAAACCTAAAGTTATTACACCAAATTCGTTAATAGTTGATTACGGCTTAAAACGTGTAATAATGCCACATCGTGTATCTCTTATGCTATTCTATGATCATGAATTACTAGAAATTGATAAGTGGTGTCAGAAAACATTTGCAACTGATACATGGAAACGTTCGGGTATATTTCCCGGATATATACACTTTGTACATGCAAAAGATGCTACAATGTTTACATTAAAGTGGGCAAAATGAAAACACTGCCAGTAGTAGATCTTTGGAAAACAGAAGCATGGTGTTCCAAAATCATAAGTCGTAGAACATATTGGTTGCATAATAAATTAGGTGGCAAGGGCTGGAAAATTATAAGACGTAATAGTGTTTGGGAATTAGAGTTGCTTGATGAAAAACAAGCATTGCTCGCAATATTAAAATTTAGCGACAGCAAATGAAATTTTGGAATAAACAACATGAAGTTAGAAAACAGTTCTGGACAAAAGTCTTAGGGCCTGCGCCTGATTGGCCTTTTCCACGTAGAGATAATTATAGCATGGATGCAAACACAGCAAAACATATGTGCCAAAATATGCGTAGTAAGGGCAAATTTTATTTCAACAATACTGCATGGTATTTTGAAAATAAGCACGATGCAACTATATTTTTATTGAAGATATCAAAATGAGCAGAGCAGTAAAAATAACAGAAAATCAATGGTTTACAATTCAGTTAAAAATTGCAACTCATTATCCAAAAAGTGTATTAATGATTCGTGAGAAGATGAAAAAAGTTTTAGGATTTACAACTAGAACTAATCGATATTACGATGCAAATAAGTATGAATGGATAGAGGAAATTTATCTAGATTTCTTCAATGAACCTAAACGAACTATGTTCCTACTAAAGTACTCAGATATTTTAAACACAGAACCTATTGTTCTTAGGCAAATATGACATACGATGAACAATATGCACAAGCGTTAAAGAATTCTTCAAAACGAATAGCGGACAGTATCGATGCTGAAATTTTATTTGCAATACTTATAAGTGCAGGCTGGACTAGTGTTTATGTAAAAGGGCGTAATACTAGTGAGATAGAAACATGGGTTAAAAAATACTGCGTTGGAAAATACAGGGTAACAACTGATTTCTATCTTTTCGAGAAAGAAAAAGATGCAACCTTGTTTATCTTAAAATGGGCTTGACAACTTAACAAAATTCGTGTATAATAAATATATCAACTAACAGAGAAACTAATGGCAAATACAGATATCGCACAACGTGAAACAACTAAGATTAAACTCAAAGAGCCTAGCAAGTATAAAGTACTTGTGATAAACGACGATTATACTCCTGTAGATTTTGTTATTGTTATGCTTATGGAAATTTTTAAACATACTGACGAATCTGCGGTTGCATTAACAAAGCAAGTGCACGAACAAGGACGTGCAATTGTAGGTACATATACTTATGAAATTGCAGAACAGAAATGCATTGAATCTACTAACTTAGCACGTGAACATGGTTATCCATTAGTGATTAAAGTAGAAGCGGTATAATTATATTTTTTGAATCCTTCTTCTAATCCATTAAAAGGTAAGTTGAAGGATTCAAGTATAGTACTATCACCAATTAAATCATCTCCTGTTCTAGGAGATTCGATAACTGTCTTAACTTCATTAAGAACACAAAATCTCATTGCTTGTTCTAGCAATGTAAACTTTTCTTTATACACGATATCAAAATTGTGTTCTTCTATTGTTTCGTTGATTACTAAATCAACAATAGGAAAAATATCCTCAAGATTAAAATAATCAAATTTCCTATTTTCTCCAATTACAAATCGGTCACTCGCATATAAATGCTTAAAGAAACGAGAGTTGTTTTCACTGTGATGATAATTTCCAAATATTCTTAAATTATAAAAATTCTCAGTCATTAAGCAACTATATTTGATTAATTTCTTAGCCATACCATATTGGGAATTAAACGCATCGTATGCACTGCCAAAATGAATTAATTTTTTAAATAAATGCCGTTGATCTCGAATGTTATTCCACATTTGCATTGCTACTGTGCGATACATTGGATCCGCAGATCCTAAGTTTTCTCTTCCTACTAATGCAGTATGTATAACAATATCAACTGTATGAGTATTAAAGAAATGCTCAACTGCTATTTTATCTAAACAATCTAAATCTATTTTGTTAGGTGCATATACTGTATGTTGTGCAGACAAATAGGCGGTAAGATGTTTGGCAATAAATCCATTACCGCCTGTGATTAAAATATTCATAAGCAAGGGTGTCCTTGATCTTTTTTACTAATAATAGGCTGAGGTGAAGATACAGGCCAATTAATTTCAAGTTTCGGGTCATTCCAAAAGATACCTTCATCTAATTCAGGAGAATGATAGTGTGTTACCTTGTAATTAACTGCTGTATTAGGTTCTAATGTTAAGTACCCGTGATAACATCCTGGCGGAACTAATAACATAACTGGTTGATATTCAGCTATCGTTAATGTTACACATTGTTTGTAAGTTGGACTATTTACGCGTCCGTCGACTACTACGTCAAATATGCTACCATTAAGTACTGATACTAACTTATACTGAGGTACTGATAATCTGTGCAAGCCCCGTATTGTATCTGTCATGTCATTCCACGATACCATATCTTGTACAAACCGATCATGTATTCCTAAATCAGGAGCCCATTCGTCGCGCCAACTTTCATTTATCCATCCTCGTTGGTCTGTATACCGTGTAAGTGAAAATAATTTAACACCAGAAATATCAAATTCCTGTATATCTTTTACCATATAAAGTTTTTAGAATAGTAACGGACAATACTTTTTAATTCAGTATCAAATAGCGCTTCGGGCCTCCATCCTAATCCTTGCAGTTTGTTGTCATTAATTGCATAACGTACATCTTGTCCTTGACGCATAACGCTTAGGTCTAAATATTTCTGAGGATTGCCAGGTAGTTTCATTAATTTAATAATTTTCTCAGCAACAATAATATTTTTCTCTTCGTAGTTCCCTGCAATATTAAAAATCTCATTCTTAACATCCATGTCGATAATTGTAAGTACAGCATTTGCGGTATCACTTGCATGTAACCAAGTTCGGCGCGGAAGACCGCAATCGTGTAGTGGTGCTAATTTACCTAACGCAAGATGTTTAATTGTGTGCGGAATAAACTTTTCAGTATATTGTCCAATGCCGTAATTATTTGTAGGACGTACAATAATGTAAGGTACTCCATAAGTGCGCGACCAAGCAGTAATTAGCATGTCTGCTGCTGCTTTAGTTGCACTGTATGGATTGGAAGGCTTTAGCAAATCTGTTTCAGAATGCGAACCAGTTACAATATCTCCGTACACTTCGTCTGTGCTAAAATGCAATAACGTAGGCATTTTAAATTTGTATTTTTGTTTGATTAGTTTAAGCAAATTGTGCACACCATCAATATTACTTTTTACAAATACATCAGACGATGCAATTGAATTGTCTACGTGAGTTTCTGCTGCTGTATTAATAATGTAATCACACTCGTAAAGGGTACTCATATCGTTAATATCAATTTGCTCAAATGAAAAGTTATCGTACCTTTCGAGTTCGGGCAACAACTTCACATTAGCAGCATATGTAATTTTATCAATACCTCTAACATACCATCCTCGTTCTAAACATGCTTTAGTAACATGATATCCAATAAATCCTAAACATCCTGTTACATATACTATCTTCTTACTCATTTATAATTCCTAATACTTTGCTCTAAGCCTGCTAATTTTATATTTTCGATTGTTAATCGGTTAGCAGCACCGGTATAATTTGTTCTCGAAACATCTACTATGTTTACTTGTGCAGTTAAACGATGAATATCAATAAACTTATTCAACACCTCGCTCAATCTTAATTTTTCTGCATAGACACAATTAAGGTCTTTGTATAATAACTTGCTATTTAAGCAGTATATAACTACTCTACAAAAATCCTCTGCACTAAAGAAATCAAAATCTTTGTCAATTACATCAATTGACTCGTTGCGCATTAATTTTGCAAACAATCTATCTGCGTGTTCTGATTTATCAAAACATCCAAATAGTCGTAGTGTAACAAACTTAGGATTGTCCATGCATAATCGAGCAATTACATTTTTAACATATCCGTAATTATCAGAAGGGACTTGATCTGCAATTGAATTTTCACATCTACAGTCTATATCAGTTTCTCTGTCAAATTCCGCACCTGATCCAATGTTAATGTACTTTGTAAACAATCCTTTTAAATTATAGAAGTTTAAAAATATGCCAAGTATGTTTTTAACATCATTGCTGTCTAGATTATCTATCTTTGATTTCTCGCCTGGCATTGCACAATTAATAACTGCGTATGGATTCTCTTTAATAAGCAAATTCATAACAGAAAAATAATCATTAAGATCTACATCGTCTCTTGTAATAGGAACAATGTTAACTCCGTGTATATTGTTTACTAGATATTTGCCAATGAATCCATTAGCACCTAAAATTAAAACTTTTTTCATTTTCCATAGTCCGGGAATTCAACTAGAATAGAACTCGTATGATGATTATATGCTTCTTGATATTGTCTAAAAATTTGTCTATGATCCGTAAGTTCAACTATATTAATTGTTTTGCACATTAAACGAAATGCTTCTGAAAAATTACCTTTATGTTGATCTTGTGGATCAATTGGATTTTCAGATCCAACGGCAACTCGAATAATAACTTTTGGATTACAATGTCTGTTAAACATTATTAATTTATCAAGATGGTTAACAATTTGGTCTGTTGCACTCAAGAGAAAATTCCAACGAGGCACTACGCTAATTGGAACAAATCCATTTAATGCTAATCCTGTGCTAACGCCTATTTGAAAGTTTTCTGCAACAGGAAATTCTATCTTCTTATCTGCAGGAACTTCTACCAAACTCTCATAACACCCTGTTCCTGCATAGGAAACAGATTGCCCAAGAAATATAGTATCTCCTTGTTCAGCAAGCCAATTCATTGAACGCTTTAGTTCATCATTGTATTCTTTGTTTAGTGACATTAAAATTGCACCCTCTTTCCCGCGCCAGCGTGTGGATACTTTAGATTTTTGTACTTGTAGTAAATGAGATTAGTACCTTCGTACCATTGTCTGTTTTGATGGGGCAAGTACCATTTATCAGATCCCCATACTTCTTTAGTAGGAGTCATTACACTAAGTTCGTTATCCTCAACTACAAATGTAATAGGTAATTCTTGGGCTACTGCATACTTGTATGCTTCTGCCCAAGCACCTGTTTCTGCAGACATATCACCTGTCCAGCACCATACATGTTCGCCTGTTCCTTTTAACTTTGCAGCAAGTGCTATACCAGTTGCAATACTAGGGATACCGCCGACTATGCTTGAACAAATAAATTTATATTCTGGCAAGTTCATTACCATGCTTTTACCTTGCATGATCTTTTCCTTTAGTAGGTCTTTAGGAATTCCTTTTAATAAGGCCTGATAATGATTGCGCCATGTACAGCAAACCCAATCTTTCCCAACATTTACTTTTTCAAATACGCGCATAATATTTTCTTCATTATTTGCATATAAGTGAATAGGGGCTTTAATTTGTGCGGTATTAAACAGATCCCCTATCTCTGTTTCGAAGTCAATTAGTTCTTGTGCAGTTATCATAGATATAAGGACATGAATCCGTCAACTTTCTCACCGATGTATGCAATTTGTTCTGGAGTAATAACAGGACTGCATCCATGGAAGAAAGTATTACGCATTGTATGCGTTGCAACTGGAAAATTATCACGTGCATCTGCAGGATTCATTAAATGACTGTAGGCTGGCTGCAACATTATGTTCCCTGCAAAATATGGACGAGTTTGAATCAAGTTTTCTTCTAGGTAATCTACGATGTCCATACGCTTGAAAGGAGCATCTTCTCGAATAGTTAATGGAAACGCAAACCAACTAACGTCTGCCTTATCCTGTGGCCGAGGGAGGTGGAAGAATTGTTCGTATTTCTCATACACTGCAAACAGCAAATTATAATTGCGCTGACGCAAAGCGTGTATCTCCGGAAGTTTCTTAATCTGTTCAAGACCCATAGCACTTTGGATCTCAATAGGCTTGAGGTTATAACCGATTTCATCATATACATATTTGTGATCAAAAACTTCACCGGGCATTTCAGGAATCCATTCTTGGAAACGCTTGCCACAACTACCGCATTTTAATTTGTTTGCTTCGGGACCTACACAATAGCAACCACGTCCCCATTCACGCAACGAACGCACAATAATTTCTTGTTGTGAGTCGTTCATTGCAACAAATCCGCCTTCGCCCATTGTCATATGGTGTGCTGGATAAAAAGAGCAAGATGCAAATGTACCAAATGATCCCAGTGGCTTTCCATCAAACGTAGAACCAAGACCATCACAGCAATCTTCAAGCAATACAAGATTGTACTTGTTTACAAGTTCCATAACCTTATCCATATTTGGAGGATTACCAAGAACGTGTGCAAATGTAATTACTTTGATATCTGGATCAGCAGCAAGGATCTTTTCTGCGTGATCTAAGTCAATGTTTAGTGTATCAATTTCGATATCACAGAACACAGGAGTGAAGCCAACTTGAATTGTTGGGTTGAGTGTAGTAGGAAAGCCTGCAATAGGCATTAATACTTTTGTTCCCTTGGGAAAGTTATAACCACGTTTGCTAGTAAGTGCAGTCATCATGAGCAAATTAGCCGATGATCCTGAGTTAGTTAAAACACCTTTTGTTTTGCCAAATTGCTTTGGAAACTGATGTTCAAACTTTAGACTTTTGCTACCCATTACTAACCATTCATTAAGTAATGTCTCAGCAGCAGATACAATTTCATCTGCGTTAAAATGTGGACCTGCATAGTTTACAAAATCTTTACCAGCAGTCCAGGACTTTGCTGCATGTTTTTGTTCTATGTAAGTACGGATTTGATTTAAAATTTCTTGCATGTTTTATTTTACTATCTGCGTTGTGTAATATCTAGCCAATTGGATACGTTGTTCTAGACTAAGTCCGGGCCAATGAATAAGCCAATCTCCTATATGCCATGTACCGTCATTTCCGTAAAGATCAGTTGAAGGTTGATTAGTATAGATAGCAGTATTGTATGCATTAAGATGACGTTGCGGCACTACTTTTACATTATCTTTAAAATCAGTTGCAATTAAATCAATCATCGATTGTTGTTCAAACCAATGATGACTTTTATATATTGGTTCTGATTCCCAGATTCGATTTATCCATTCTTTTCCTTTCGCACTGTTCTTTAATAAAAAACTATCGCTATTAATACCATTACAATCGGATGCAATGATTACATCGAAGTTGTTATCAATTTTATCTTCTACTTTAGTTGTGAAATTTGTAATTAATGTGTCACAGCCCGTCCACCAGAACCAATCTACTTCGGGATTTAGTTCCATCATTTGCTTTAATAACCAAATCTTTTCAAATCCGATAGATATGTTTCCATGTAAGTCATCTGTCCTACAAAATGCTGTATAGTCGTGTAAGTCTGCATACACTTCTTTATTTTGAGTCCAAGTAATGTCACCGAGTGGTTGGTATTTTTGATCATGCAGGCTAATTAGTGCTATATTCATGACAATATTTATAGCCCTACTTAATGTAGGTAAATAAAATCAATACAAAGGTTAACATGAGAGTCTTCGACTGCTTCACATTTTACAACGAATTAGATATCGCAGAATTGCGAATACAAGAACTTTGGGACACAGTAGATTACTTTGTCATCGCCGAAGCAAATACAACACACCAAGGGAATCCGAAACCCTTCATTTTTAATGACAATTGGGAAAGATTTAAAAAATACGAAAGTAAGATTCGTCATATTATGATCGATGATATGCCAGTAAACTCAGATACATGGGTTCTGGAAAAGTTTCAACGTAAGAGTTTAGAAAGACGATTATTAGACTTGCAACCTGATGATATTGTAATTGTTAGTGACTGTGATGAAATTCCAAGGCCAGCAGCAATTGAAGCGATCAAAGAGGATGTAAACGACTATGATAGGTACATCCTTGCTATACCGTTAAATTACTATAGGTTTAACTTTATGATGATTAATCCCAATGTAAAGCAAAACAACATTGTTGTTACTCGTGGAAGAGCATTTACAAATCCTCAAGACGAACGTGCATTTACATTTAGTAGCAGCGGACTGCCTATGCATTTTGCAAACGAACATTTTTGTGTAATCGAGCATGGCGGGTGGCATTTTACATACTTTGGGCAGACTGATCATGCAAAGAACAAAATTAAAAACTTTGCACATGCTGAAACTAATGTACCTGAAATTATGGATAAGTTAGATGTTGACTACATGATTGCAAATAAAGTTGGATTGCTTGGTTTTGAATACCATGAAAGATTTGAATACATTAAAGTAGACGATTACTTTCCACAAACAATTTTAAATAATTTAGAAAAATACAAGGATATGATTGTCCCTAATGCAACTCACTTAGTTTACGATTTTTACCCGGAATAATTATGCAACATTTTTATCAAGACATTTTTGGTTACTTTAGTTACGAATACATTTATCACTACAAAGTGGCAGAAGCAGTAGACGGTGCAATATTTGTAGAGATCGGATCATTCAAAGGTAAGAGTTCATCCTTTATGGCAGTTGAGATTGCTAATAGTCAAAAGAAGATCGGATTTATTTGTATCGATCCCATGGAACTAATGAGCCACTATGTTAAAGATGCTTCTGCAAATCCGGCTTGGGAAGGATACAATGTAGAAAACTTTCGTAAAACAATGGAACCTGTAAAAGACTACTATATATTACTGCAAATGACAAGCGAAGCAGCCTCAACGCAGTTTAAGAATAATAGTATTGACTTTATTATGATCGATGGAGACCACGAATATGAGGCAGTGAAGGCAGACATTCTTAACTTTTATCCAAAGATGAAAGACGGTGGTGAAATGTGGGGAGATGATGCATGGGCTCCAACTATTTGGCAAGCAGCACAAGACGCAGCAAACGAACTAGGATTAGTAGCAGAACTCGTAAACAACAGTCATTTTAAAATTGTTGCCAAAAAACAACAATAATTGTTGACAAAGTATAAATAACTCTATACAATAAAGACTTGCTAGAGATTACTGCATACGCAAATTGATAAAACAAAATGCAAACAGGGGTTGACAGCAGGGATAAATAAACGTATAATTTAAACTTGTTAGCAAATACTGTACGCTAAAAAGAATTTGTAAAAAGATTCAAAATAAGCAAATAGTACTTGACAACAGAGATAAATAAACGTATAATTAAGACATACGCTGCATAGGGCAGTATATGTTAGTAGAAATTAAAAGAAACAAATGACTAAAGTGATATCATTATCGTTGAATTGTAAAGCAGAACTAGGCGGGTTTATGCCCTCTTATTGGTCTGCGAATACACAACAACATAATAGTGATCGCACACCGGTAGAGATTAGAATTAGGGTTCGAGAAGAAGGAGTAGGTCTAGGCTAACAAGCCCAGTAACTACAACAAACTTTAAGAACCCTAGGATTAAAAACCCTGGGGTTTTTTGTTTTTAACGCTGTGAAGCGTAAAGTGTTAGTGGCAGAGACTGTTAAGGCAGTTGTTGACGCAAACGTGTAATAAAGTACAGTAACGTAGACTGGACCGGGCACGATAAACATCCGGTGAAAGGGCGGTGACGGGGATGGCTTATCTTCTTGTAGATAAAAAAATCCGTCATATTAAAGCACACTGCATCGTTGTAAGTGACTCGGCGAAAGCTGATATCGACCGCGGGATGTTAGGTGTGCTTTAATATACACATTCGAAAGAGTGTGTTAAATTATATTTGGTTCTGTGGGTGAGTGGCTGAAACCGTCGGACTGTAAATCCGATCTTAATAGCGCGTTGGTTCGAATCCAACCGGAACCACCAAATATACTGCTGTCGTCTAGTGGCTAGGACATCTGGTTTTCATCCAGAGAAAGACGGATCGAAACCGTTCAGCAGTACCAGTTTTAGGATACATACAGCAAACTTAAAATTTTAATATGGTTTTAAAAGACAAAAATGTATCCTGTTATATTATGGAGTATTATACCGTTAAGGAGACGGTCCGGCCTGTAAAGTCGGCGCATTATTGCTCTGTTGGATCGTTACCAACATACTCCACCAAGTTTATCTCTCATTAATGTCAATCTGGTAGACGGCCTGATCTGGAGTCAGGAGGCTGTACGTTCGAATCGTACATGGGAGACCAAGTTTTTATGCATCGGTAGTTTAATGGCAGAACCGCGGTGTTACATACCGCTGATGGGAGTTCAATTCTCCAACGATGTACCAGTTTTAGGATCAGTTCAGCAAACTTAAAAATTCACTGTAAATGAAATCAAAGTTGATCCTGTTATATTTTAACTCCGTGTGGTGAAATGGTATCACTCTTGGTTTGGGACCAAGGAGCGTAGGTTCGATTCCTACTACGGAGACCACATTTAGGATGCTTCCAGCAAACTTCTAAAAAATCAAATTGAAACTTTGACACTAAGAAATGCATCCTGTTAGTTTTTATTCGGGATTTGTGTAGTGGTAGCACAACAGACTTTGACTCTGTCGGTATAAGTTCGATTCTTATATCCCGTACCAATATATGCCATGGTAGGACTCTGGGAGTTTACCACACTGTCGATGTGATTTAGGCGGGTTCAATTCCCGTCCATGGCGCCAAGTTTGAAGACGACAAGGTTACCTGCACCACAATGTCAAGCAGGACTTCAATTAGTTAATGGGGGCAGCAGAGGGCTGCGGGTTTGCTTTGCAAGCATACTGACTAGAACGGTTCGATACCGTCGGCCTCCACCAAAGTTACGGGGCAACAAAGAGCAACTCTGTTAGAGTTCGTACAGCAAGTTAAAATGCCCCGCCAATATGTCCCTGTCGTCTACCTGGTTAGGACGTCAGCCTTTCAAGTTGAAAAATCGGGTTCGAGACCCGATGGGGACGCCAAGTTATGGGGAAGATGCTCTAAGGTAGAGTAATATGCATTCTGCTTAGAATGTTTACTGCAAAAATCAAACTAATTGGTTCGATTCCAATCTTCTCCACCAATTATGCGGGTATACAGTGCAAAGGGCGCACAGCAGATTTCCAATCTGAAGATCGCGGAGTTCGATTCTCCATACCCGCTCCAATTATAGGATGCTTCCAGCAAACTTTATAAATTTCAAAACCATTATCTTTGAAAAGAAAAAGCATCCTGATATTTTATTCCGCAGAAGCCAAGTAAGGACAAGGCCGTGACTGTTAATCACTGTTTAAACTGGTTCGATTCCAGTGTGCGGAGCCAAGTTAGTTAGGTCTCAAAGTGTTCATGGACGCACACGACACTGTCACTGTCGAAGAGTGGGGATCGTTACCCCCTGGGACCGCCAATTTTATGTCCCTTTAGTATAATGGATAATACACAACGCTACGAACGTTGGGATCCAGGTTCGATTCCTGGGAGGGGCTCCAACTTGCCTTTTTAGTTTAATGGTAGAGCACCGGTTTTGTATTCCGGGAATAGGGGTTCGATTCCTCTAAAAGGCACCATGTGTTAGTGAGACATCTTAGGTGTGGCCTTAGTGTAAAGGTTAAGCACCTCACTCTGTGAAAGTGATAGAATGGGATCAATACCCATAGGTCACCCCTAAGATGTTTATATTCCCGGTTAATTAAATGGTATAATACTCGCCTGATAAGCGGAATTTACAAGTTCGATTCTTGTACTGGGAACCATAAGTTTTATTTCGTTATAGTGTAGAGGAAGGTAGAGTAGTATTGAGTAGGTGAGATAAGTCAGTTAGTAATTCAAAGTAGATAACAATCGCGTAGGCTTTAAAACCAAACACTGTGAGTCCGGGAAGTGCGGAACAGGTTGAAATGAATGAAGGGTGAGATAAGGCGCTGAGGGGATACGAGGGTAACTTTGGGAAACACACGGGGACCCAGCATACGCGATTTTAGCCCCGCATCGCAAGTTCGAGTCTTGCTGACGAAGCCAGTTTATATGTCTGTAGTTCAATGAGGTGCGCAAGTAATTCCTCGAAGTCAGAACGCCCTTGATCAGGGAGATGGAGGTTAGAGACCTTCTGGGCATGCCAGTTTTAGGATGTTTACCGCAAACTTTATCTTTATTCCAAACTAGTGGTCCGGTTCGATTCCGGCGTCCGATTCGGATGTGGTGTAATGGTAGCACACAAGTCCACAAGAGAAAACAGCATCCTGTTATTTTATGCCTTCGTACGCTAATTGGTAGTGCGGATAGTTTTAGAAACTGTTGGTTGGGGGTTCGAATCCGCCCGAAGGTACCATAGTTATTGGGGAGTGGTGAAATTGGTTAGCCACACTGGTCTTTGAAATCAGCGCCTGTAATGGGCATGTAGGTTCGACTCCTACCTCCTCAGCCAAGTTATATCTTGTTAGTTTAATGATTAGAACGCTAGCATTTTCGGCTAGTAATGCAGATTCGATCCTTGCACAAGATACCACAGAGTATAAGTAGTCCTAAGCAACCTGGACCCTGCTCAAACGAACCAGCGTAACTGGGATGCGATACTTTCGCTTGAGAGGTTAGCCCTCACAGTAAGAATAACGCCAGAGTAGCTCCAATTGCGTAGAGCAGCAGCCTGAAAAGTTGTGTGTTGTCGGTTCGAATCCGACCTTTGGTACCATTTTATGGATAGTTGTGCGCTGGCCGCAAGTTGGTTTGCTAAACCGATCCACTGCTAACGCGGTGACAGTTCGATTCTGTATCTATCCTCCAAGTTTATGCACCTTTAGCTGATGTGGTCATAGTGGCGGTCTGAAGATCCGTTGAAGTTGGTTCGATTCCAACAGGGTGCACCAAGTTAGTATTGCTCTTATCGTTAAATGGTAGGACACCTCTTTGGTAAGGAGGGAATAGAAGTTCGATTCTTCTTGAGAGCACCAAATTTATGGGCTGGCGCCGTGGGACACGGCCGAAGTTGCAGTGATGTGACATGCGGAAAAGCGCTGAGAAGGTTCAACTCCTTTCCTAGTCCACCAGATTTTTGAGATAGACGAGGGAGTTATAGCATTGCCTAACAATGCTGAGTCGTAAGTAGCGGTGAATGTAGCAGGTCTAGTGCTACATTGACGGGTTTAACGTGAAAGAAACAAGATCTCCTCCCATCGAGACAACCCGTTGAGTCCCTTCAATAAGGATAGGCGGCCTCTCAAAAAACTATTTGGGGTGAATGGTTAGAAGCGGGTTCGATTCCCGTATAGTCCACCATAAAGTATATCGCCTAGTCGACGAGGGTCAGGTCGTGCTTACTATAAGAAAGTAAGTTTTCCTGGCAGGTATACTTCATAATGGGCTAGGTTGGATCCGCCTCCTAGGGGCATTGCAGGGTTCGATTCCCGCGCACTCCACCAAATATGGATTATAGATGTGCTGGGCACTAAGCGGCTTCGAATACCGTTCCACTTAGAAATAGGTGATAGTTCGATTCTATTATAATCCGCCAATAAATAAAGAATATGGAGTGTAGAGTTCATGGTGAGCAAGCAGCCTTGAAAACTGTTCCACTGGTTAGTAGCCGGTGATGGTTCGATTCCATTACACTCCGCCAAAATATGGAAGATAGAAGTGCTGGGCACTAAGCAACTTGGAAAGTTGTTCCACTGTGAAAACGGTGACAGTTCGATTCTGTTATCTTCCTCCAAATTATAGTGCGGTGCCCGAGTGGTCCAAGGGAACTGATTGCAAACCAGTAAAACCGTGAGTTCAAATCTCACCCGCACTTCCAAATATACGTCGTTCTTCTAACTGGCAAGATAACGGACTCCAAATTCGTTTAATATAGGTTCGAATCCTATGCGGCGTGCCAACATAAATACGTGATGAGAATAACTGAACTTTTTGAATCACGTAGTGCTGATTTGTATCACGGTACAAATCTGTTAAAATTAAATAACATATTGCAAAGAAATATGTTTAAAGCAAGTGCATCTGTCCGCAGCGATATTGTACCGCATACGTTTAAAGGACATAGTAGAACTGTTTCTTTTTCTAGAGATCCGAATATGTCAGTTAACTTTGCTCGTTCTAAAGCAGGCGGGGAAGAAGGCATTAACGGTATACCAGTTGTCATTGTTGTGGATCAAAATAAATTATATCAAACTGTAGGTAGAAGAATGCAGGCATATAATGATCTTGCATTAACACATAATGGAACAGAAAGATCAAATGGCGGTAGTGAGTCTGAGGAAGTTGTTTTTGGAGACATAAATGATGCTAATGCTTTTATTAAAAAGATTATCATTCATATGCCCAAAAATGCAGGTAAAGACTTAACAAGTGCATTGGCTAAATGCACTAATATCTTAGGTGATCCGCGTACTGTGATAGTAGATTTTCTAAATAAACCACTATCGGGTAAAGAATTCATCAATATAGCAAATAATAATGTATCTCTAGTGTAATGGCAGCATTCCGGTCTCCAAAACCGTCAGTCAAGGTTCGAGTCCTTGGAGGTACGCCATAAATATTGTTATGAAATCTTTAAGACATTATATTAATTTAGTAGAGCAATCAGAGGATGACTACGTATATCACGGTGGATCATATGCAGGCGGAGAATATAATCCTAGCAAGGTGGGTGAACCAGGTAATATTCGCCCACTAGGTGTAGGTATATATGCAGCCAAAACTCCTGAACATGCACAACTATATGTGAAATATGCAGGATCTAATGGTGCTGTTAAAAAATTTAAAGTTTCAAAAACTGCTAAATTATATCCATGGGGCGCTGATGCATGGAGTAAATTAACTCCTGCCGAAGCGGCACAATGGAGAGCAAAGTCTGCAGAAATTCAAACTGCATTTGAAAAAGCAAATTTAGTTAAATTTAATACTTTTAGAAAACAGTATAATCATTGGCAAGATGCAGTATCAGGATTTGGTGCATTTGATAAAGAACAAATGAGAAAGATTTTAGTATCAGTTGGAGTCGATGGCGCTAAACAAATTCTTAGCGACGACATGACTGAATTAGTGTTTTATAACACTTCAGTGTTAACTCCGGTATAATATGAAAATCACAGAACTCATAACAGAACGCAGACAACAAAATATATCAGTTGTGTATCACGGTACATCTTCTAATTTTGTTAGATCTATTTTAAAAACAGGATTAAGTCCAGTGCCTCCAAAACGGTCGTGGGGTGATAGTGATAAGATGGGTGCTGATAAAGAAAGCCTTCCTGGAATATACTTAACTCCACGATTAGATTATGCTCAAACCGCAGCCAAACAGTCAGTGGAACTTAATGGCGGAACTCCGACTCTTATTACTGTACAATACGTATCAGGAAGCGGAGGATTAGATGAAGATAATATCACTGGTATTGTGTGTTACGCTGTTTCAGAAGATTACGATGCATTTATAAAAGATTTTGATCATCAATTTTTAGATATAATTAGTCGAGTTAAGGATCGATTAAAGAATACAGCATTGAATAATCGAAGTATTGAAATACTAAAACAATTAGTAAAAGTTGCGGTTAATATTACTTCAAAAAATTACGAAGAAGTTCAAGGAACTGAATTTCGATCAATATTATCTAATCCGCAGTTTAGACAATTACTGATAAAATTTACAGAATCTGTTAAAGTTCACTCATCGGAAAATCCAGATTGGACTTCGGAACACATAAAAGTAACACGCATAATTGGTTTCAGCGGTAAGACGAAAATAGTTAAAATCGAAGATTTAAAAACAAAAGCAGTGTACTATGAAAAGCATGAAGTCAGCCGCTAATTTTAAATTACGTGGAAAATTAAGAATGATGTGTCAATGTGGTTGTTGTGAAGTTTATAACCCTACATGGACAGAACGGTTAAAAGAAGCAAAGAAAGAAGTTGACAACTACTGTAACACGTTGTATAATAAACAAGAAGGAAAAGGCAATGAAGGCGAATTATCGTAAGTTAAATGATCATTCACACAGTTCGAGCACTTACCACAAGAAAGATGGCACACCAGTTCGTGCTATTTTAAAAGAAGAACTTAAGAAAGAAGTAAAGGCATTATATGAAGCGAAAATCCGCTAAACTATAGTGTCACACTAAACCCCATGTATGGTTTAAGGTGGCACGTAAAAGACAATTATCAATACGTAACACCCACTGCAAACATTAAGGTGATGTACTAGGCTCTTACCCTAGGAAACACGGTTCAATACCGTGGCAGTGGACCATATATGGGGTTCAAATTTTAAAGTGAAATATCTGGCTTTTAACCAGAAGAACACGGGGCAGTACCGTGGAGCCCTACCATATATAAGCATACTCGACGGCCTAACACGGGCGCTTAAACCGTGTATCGAGAGACCAGAGATGTTGCTATCAGGAGTATGCTTATATATGGTATAAATAGTGTACAAGGAGTACAGTATATGACAGATATCAATAGTGCAATTACAGCCGCAGCAACTGATGCAATCTTAAGTGATGCAGTAGGTAAGAAGTGGTATGCATCTAAGACTTTTTGGGTTAATGTAATTTCAGCAGCAACATTGCTTGCGCAAATACGTTATGGATTTATTATTGATCCAGCAACTCAAGCATTAATATTAACTGGAGTTAATATTGTATTGCGTAAAATTACAAAAGAATCAGTTACATTTTAATATGTAAAAATAATGCGCCGGGTTTGTTTATCCCGAGGAGTACACGGCTAGTGGAAGTGATTTAATTCATGGACATCGAGGGAGCCTAACATAAACAATATGCGGGTATGGTGCTAGTGGTAACACATAACTTTGCCAAAGTTAAATTACGAGTTCGATTCTCGTTACCCGCTCCAATATCGGTCTTTAGTGAAATGGATATCACCATTGTCTTCGAAACAGTAAGTAGAGGTTCGATTCCTCTAAGACCGGCCAAATTTAAAACCGACGATCGTTATTCACTAAGTCAATATATTCGCTTAGATGGTCTTCGTCGAAAAAATATCGTATTTGCTTTGTCTTATACGGTGTGAATACTTTAGTCATGAATAGATCATCAATAATTGCAAGGTGTATTATATAACCGTAGTAATTTGTAATAGGTCCAAATGTTTGATAATGAAAATCTGTATTCATGAAATATTTATTATTTTATAGTAAATATTTCATGAATAAATTTACGTTAGTATTACCAACTATGTGGAGATATGCTCCATTTATGGACTTTCTTCCAGACCTATTAAATCACGAATTAGTGGATGAGATTATTGTATTTGACAATGATCCAACAAAAACTCCATCTAGTGGAATACTTAATCATCCAAAGGTTAATTATCAATGCGTAGGAGAGAACATTTATGTTAATCCAGCATGGAACAAAGGTGTAGAGTTAAGTAGAAATAAACTTATCGGGTTTATCAGTGACGATGTAATTTTTGATATGCGTTTGTTGCCTAGGGTTGCAAATTTGTTATCAACTAGATGCGGAGTAATAGGAAATTGTCCAGGACTTGAGCAGTTTAATCAGCCTCCATTTAAAGATGGAGCAATTAATCTTGTTCCATGGGGAGGACAACATACATTCGGCTTTGGTTGCTTGATGTTTGTGCATAAAGATACATACATTCCAATACCCGAAGGACTAAAATTGTTCTACGGTGATGAATGGATTTTTGATACGTATTTGTATAGAGGGTATCTTAATTATTTGATAACGAATATTTTGTTACATACTCCACATGCGGCAACAACAACTGACCCAAGTGCAAACTTAGATATTACTAAGTTTATGAGAGAAGAAAAAATTATATATGAACCTGCTTTTGCAGAGTTCAAAGAAAAAGTTAACGCGCAAGTAGTGCAATAGGTAGGAGACAACAGACTTAAAATCTGTACAGTACGGGTTCGAATCCCGTCTTGCGCACCAATTAACCCGAGTGTCGTCTAGATCCGAAAAGAAGCCAGGCACATAGTGCTTGATCGCAACTGAGTAGACTCGGGACCATTATCGCCCTTTTCGTATAGTGTGAATACGTCTGTTTCGTAATCAGAATACAGGAGTTAGATTCTTCTAAAGGGCACCAAAAATGCAGACCTAGCTTAATGGTAGAGCACGTAGAAAGCGATCCTGATAAGGATACAATACAGCACTACAAATCATTCCACTCACTAGGACGGGATCGTGGTTCGAATCCACGGGTCTGCACCAAACACGGTTCGTTAGTTCAATGGTAGAACACTGATTTGACTTGTCAGATACAAAGGTCCGATTCCTTTACGATCCACCATAATCATACTGTAATCATGGTAATTACTTAGAATAACTAAATATTGATATTGGGAGCATCAATGTCAAAAGTACTTTTTATTTTAAAACGCCGCGAAGATTACAACGCAACACTTCATTCTGCAATTGGCATGAGCACAGGACTTTATAATTCTGCAAGTTTCATGAATGCTATGTTAAACGAAAATGGTGTTGACTCTACTTTAGTAGTAGTAACTGATAATAACGATATTGATCGAGAAGTACGTAAGCATAACCCAACTCATGTAATTATTGAAGCATTGTGGGTAGTACCAACAAAGTTTACTGTATTGAAAAAGTTACATCCTAATGTAACATGGGTTATTCGTGTACATTCTGAAATGCCATTTATGGCCGGCGAGGGCATGGCAATGGATTGGTTAGGAGATTACAGTGCTACAAAAAATGTAGTTATTGCAATGAACGCGCCTCGCATGTTACGTGAGGTACGTATGTTTTTACAACATAAGAATCAATGGAGTGACGAGGTTGCAAATAAAAAAGTAATTTACTTACCTAATTATTATCCTCATGGACATGTAACAAAGAAAATAGATAAGACTAAAGATACAATTGATATTGGATGTTTTGGAGCAGTTCGTCCATTAAAAAATCATCTTGTGCAAGCATTTGCTGCAATTGATTTTGCAAATCAAATTGGAAAAAAATTAAGATTCCACGTAAATGCTGGCCGAATTGAAATGCAAGGTGGGCCTGTATTAAATAACTTAAGATCATTGTTTGAACATATATATGATCATGGTCATGAGATGATTAATCACGAATGGGCTCCTAGAGAGCAGTTTCTTGATGTTTGTGCTCAAATGGACATAGGATTGCAAGTAAGTTTCTCTGAAACATTTAATATTGTCGGTGCTGACTTACTTAGTCAAGGTGTTCCGTTGGTAGGAAGCACAGAAATTCCATTTTGTGCATGGCCATTCTGTGCTAACCCTACTGAGAGTGAGGATATTGTGCGTAAACTAAAGTTAGCATACTACTTTCCAGAAATAAATGTTGCAGTAAACAATTGGTTACTAACGCGATACACTAATAAAACTGCATGTATTTGGACTAAATACTTCAAATAAGGACAATATTATGCAACGTAAAAAAAATCAACGCCACAAAGTACATTTATTTAAATGGAGCGGGAGCACCTTGAAGAAGATCGAGCACTGGTTCGAACATTTTGTAGATGCATTATTTTTTGCCAATTGTAGCGGCAGCACTGCGGTGAAGATTTATCATGATGACGATTTAGTACATAGTGGTAAACCTTGCGCGCCAGACGGATATGCTTAAATTAAATTGGTAAAACAATAAAATTAAAACCCTGTTTACTATTGACAGGGTTTCTTATTTGTGCTACAATATATACATACAGCAAGCAATTACTGTATACACGCTCTTTAAAAATTAGTTAAAATATGTGCCCAGGAGACCGAATGGGGAGGTAGCGCCTTGATAAGGCGTTTGTAGTCAGATCGAAACTGACTCTGGGTACCATATTAGAGTACATTGTGTTGAGTATATGAATAACTGAGGAACCGTCGAACGAACCTTTTATATCATGTCGTTAGACTGCGGCCGCAGCAGTGTACTCTAATATGGTAAGCAAGAGTAATTAACTTGCACCATTTACGGGAGTCATGACCCGTAGGACTCGCGTAGTGTAATGGTTAGCACAGCAAAAATCTTTAGGTTCGATTCCTAAGCCTGGCCAATATACAGGACGGTGTGTGATGAGTAGCAAATGATGGTTCGAATCCATCCGCAATGAGTCTGCATATTAAAGTAAACTAAGGTTACGCAGGAACCCTGCCACAGTAGATATACTGTGAAAGTTCAAGTAAATAAGATTCACCTAACGGGTACAGTTTATTTTAATATGGTATGAGAGCCTTGCAACCGGCCCAAGTGTCTTGTATTGTTGTGGAGATAAAATACTTGAACGACCTAAGAGGGGCAGTGTCCACTACTCGTAATTTTGCTCATATCATAAATGCGGATGTAACCGAATTGGTATAGGTACTGGTCTAAGAAGCCAGGTTTTGAGAGTTCGAGTCTCTCCATCCGCACCATATACCATAATTATTTTTAACACAAGGAAATGAAATGACACTAGCACTTTGCTCGCAAAAAGCAGCCGAAATGGTTGGAAACAAGTTTGATCTGGTACTTATTGCCAGTGCACGAGCACGTGAATTGAAGCGTGGATACAAGGCATTAGTTCCTAATCCAACTGGTCCTATTGTTACTGCGCTTCGTGAAATTGAAGAAGGCTTTGTTGGCCGTGAATATTTGAAGAAGAAGGTTGCACAGTCGCAATCGAATCGCAGATAACAGTTCTTGCAAGAAGTACAGGGGTACGGTGATCCAACGAAGCGGGGATTATAAAAGCCGATAAGTGCCCGGGGTAAAACTCCATACGCTTTCCCAACATATGCAAGCGAGACTTGGAGTCCGAGGAGTCTTATAAGCTCTTTCCGCCAGATTAGCGGCTTTGAGAGAGTTCGATTCTCTCCGCTTGTACCAAAATTTAACAACAGCGTTTTATTGGAAATTCGATTCGTTTACGAATCTAACAGAATCCCGGCTACGGGATGTTAAATACTGCATCTGGCGTTCGTATAATGGATAATACAGGGGATTTCTACTCCCTAAATAGGGGTTCGATTCCTCTACGCCGGACCACATATGTATAAATATTGAATGCGAATTAACGAAGTTATAATAAAACCTGCTCCCACTATTGAACAAGTTATTGAGGCTATGGGTGCTTGGTTTGAAATGTGGCAAGCATCGAAACAAGTTCCGATCATTTTAGCATCGCCTGCGGCTGCAAAGTTCAAGCATGTTGAAGGGAATACATTATTTCGATGCGTAGTCCTTACTAAAACTGGAAATTTTAAAGCACCGAAAACTACTTCGTTGATTGCAACATATACCACTGATATTAATGCTGCTCATAAATTTTACAATAGTTTATATATTGATAATCCATATGTAATTGTACAGAAAAAACTTAATCCCGCCGATGTGGCATTAAATTTCACAGCATTTGCTAATAGTTTAGGTCAAAGTGGAGGATGGGATGAAAAAGAAATCTGGATGAAGGCTACTCCTTATTACAAAGATATAAATCCCGAAGAAATAGTTTTTGATTCGAGATCAGATCATAGTTAAACATATTATTGATAGTGTGTTTAACTATGGTGCGTGAGGTACGCAGGACGTCAACGTGTATATCCTAAGACATAGACAAAATATTGTGGCCACAATATGCGACTAGTTTTAGGTTAACTCATGCACCGCCAAATTTAATGTTAGATGAGTTAGTAACCGAGACACCTCGTCGTTGTCCTAAACCATATAATGGTGAGTAAAGGCTGCTGGAAAACCGATAAATTCCTTCTCAGGATTTGCAGCGACAGACATTAATTGAATTATAGTTATAACTATCTGAGGACTCAACGAAAGTGTAGTCGCTGCATAGTACGCCTTAACTATATAAGGGCAACGTGAAGGCCCTTGTTATTAGTAGTATCGCGAGGGGTTCCTGGCGATACGAACAAACTAAAGGAGCGCCGGATCTCCACAACTCTTTGACAATTATCAGACTAAATTGTCACTATATTGAAGCATTGGGTTCATTGCCCTCAGCGCGAAGACTAGAAAGTACTAGTATGCTTCAATATAGTGTGTTATGCGTCTGAAATGAAATCCCTTCGAAAAGGATTGACAGTAGGATAAGAAAAGCAACGTGAAGATCGAAGATACCTGCCTCTGAAGCAGACGTATTCGAAAGGCTAACGTAAGTATATTGCAATGAAAGCGTTAGAGGCTTATAACAGACTAGTTTTGGTGCGGTAGTATTATTGGCAATACGCTATCCTCATAAGGTAGAATGAAGGGAGTTCGAATCTCCCCCGCACCACCATATATTAAAACACATTGCCCTACCCAAGGGGTAGCAGACAGTGGTTGGAAGGATCTGCTCGTTGCTGATCGCGTTGGATGCACTCGGGTTGCACCGATGCCAACAGATAGTGATTGCAGTGTGTTTCAATATATGCCCATTTACGCTAATTGGAAGTGCGGATTCTCTCAAAAGGAGTTGGCTCTCGGTTCGAATCCGAGAATGGGTACCAAGTTTAAGCAGAGCCTGACTGAAACGGGCATGAGATGTGGTAATACAAGGCCGAAAGCACAAGGGTTCAATTCCCTAGCGTCTTATTTCAGTCTGCTTAATTAATTTTCACAATGTTGCATATAGTAGTTGACAAAGTGTTAAATAGACAGTATAATTAATACATACACTAAGCAGTTAGTGTATAAAATATATGTGTTGAGCAATTGCCCACTGTTTTGTGGGATGAAGGTAATAAGAAAACTATTGGATACGTTCATTAGTAGAAATATCTTTAACACATATCGCTCATTAAAAATTTAACGTATAAGAGTTCTTATACACATACGCACAACGAAGTTTGATCGGTAGCAAGGTGCATCAAACAACCTATGTCTACAGTGCGTATATGTATAGTAATTTTTATACACATGCACATAAATGCACAGTACATGCAGATATAGATGGACATTAGCCCGGCATACAGTTGGGTAGGCAGGTTCGATTCCTGTGAATGTGCAGTTGTATAAGAATTACACTTAGCCTGGATATAGTTTAGGTATTAAGGTAGGGACACCTCCGTCGTGAAACGTCCTAAGTGTAGTAAGTATAATGGGGGATTGGCGTAATTGGGAACGCAGTAGCTTTGCAAGCTTCAGTCAGGAGTTCGAATCTCCTATCCTCCACCAATTTAGTTGTTTTATAAAAGCAATCTTAGACGGATAGAATCCTGCAATAATAACAGGGTGTCTCTTCGGTTCCTGGTAGGGCGAACGGTGGTTATGTGCCAGCATGTACTGCTTATATCTTAGTGCGCTTTTATAAAACAATTTATTGCGGGTAGGGCAGTCACCACACCGGTCTCATAAGCCAGGTGCATCGGCCGTGCGAATCGGTCACCCGCATCCAAATACGCGCAGAGTGATGCTCTGCTAGGAGTGAAACAATTGTCGGTGTAACCTCTGCGTAAGATTACTTAACGGTGCTTACCCATGTTACAGGACTTCTTCGAATGTAACTACTAATCCTAGAGAAATGTTTCAGATGCGAAGGCACAATCAGGTGGAAAGCCTGTTCAAATTGTTAGTTGCCCTGGTGGCGAAATTGGTAGACGCACCAGATTTAGGTTCTGGCGCCGCAAGGCGTGGGGGTTCGAGTCCCCCCTAGGGCACCAAAAGATAGAAGGAACGGTCCCATAATGGTATTGGAGAAGATTGCTAATCTTTCGATCGTAGTAATACGGTTTCTGAGTTCGAGTCTCAGTCGTTCCGCCATAGTTATGTTGCGAGTTTAGTCGAGTGCGCTATCTATAGTAACGCACAAAGGTAGGTACCTAAAGACTATCCATTAATTTGAAAATATTATGTAGTAACAGTAGGTTGACTAGTTAAAACTTTCTGCGGGGCATAATAACCCAAGGTTCGATTCCCGGGCGCAACTCCAAATTTAGTTTATTTTAAGGAAAATGATGTATATTAAACCAACGAAGACATTCGTGTTAAGCAAGCGTTCAAAGACAATCGGTGCATTGTCGAAATTCAGAAGTGAAGACTTGCGTCATGACTTCAAGAACGCGATGATTCAAGCAGAACTTGCTTCGGCAATTCGTCCTGCGAATAAGAAGACACGTGATGTGAATAATATGCCTGTGGCTGACACAGAGGCATAAGTAAAGTATATTCCACAGTAGCACAGCGGTAGTGCAGGAGACTGTTAATCTCTTGGTCGTTGGTTCGATCCCAGCCTGTGGAGCCAAATTTAGAATGCGTTCTGCAACCAAAACAATTCAACTTTTAATTGAAAAATAAGCATTCTGTTAGTTATTAGCCCGATTAGCGTAGTGGTAGCGCAATCGCCTTGTAAGCGATAGGTCGTCTGTTCGAACCAGACATTGGGCACCAGTTTTAGGATAGGTACAGCAACCCATAAATCAATATGGAATGTTACGTGATACCCCGAAAGGGATTCTAGTAAATAGAGGAGTTTCGACAGTTCTTCTCGATAAACTCAAAAAGTAGACAACTATCCTGGTATTTTTGCGGGGTTCGTATAGTGGCAATACCTCAGTTTTCCAAACTGAAGCGAGGAGTTCGATTCTCCTACCCCGCTCCACTTATAATGTTATGAATTTAACTGAACAACTTATTGAAATTGCTCGTGAGATTGAAAGCGAAGACCCGATTGATTGGGGAATGCTTGAAATCGATGAGTATACAGCATATGAACTAATGGCAGGAAGTATCCTTGAGAATTATCTCGCAACTGATGCAGATAGTAGGGATATGGTGTTATTAGCCACTGTATTAAAGTTGACAGTAGAGAATTTTGTGTTAAACTTAAAGTTAATGCAGAAATAGAATAATAGGAACTTAACTCAGTTGGTAGAGTTTCTGCCTTACACGCAGACTGTCATCGGTTCGAACCCGGTAGTTCCTACCAAAGTTTTGCTAGTTAATAAACTAGCCGGTATTTGTATAGAGATGAGTGATTGCAACAATCTAATTATGCCTGAACAGCATTATTGGAAACTTATATTTGTTCCAGTGATCCAAGATCATATTGCTTAATTGCATTGTTTATTGTTCCTTGGAAATATTGGTAACCTTTGTTTTTTGTTTGAGAATAGACCTCATGTATATTGCAAGTTGCATTTTGTCCCGCAATTAACTTGCTATACATTTACTGTAATAATTTAAATAGATAGAAAGAAGAAGATGAAATTTACACTACGCAAGGCAAATGCTTTGCAAACAGCAATTCAAGAGCAAATTAAAGCGATCGAAGTTACAACTGATGTTTCGTTGAACGAATTTCAGTCTTCGGAATCCGCAATTCAAGTTGCACGTGATAAACTTGTAACCAATGACCTTAAACGTGCTCAATTGACCAAGACATTGTACGGTATTCGTGCACAAATTGGTCGTGCAAACGTTGAGAGTGGTGTAAGTGACCTGCTTGCTGATGCTGCATACGTTGATAAGCGTATCAGTCACGTAAAAACTTTGTCTGAAAGCAAAGTAGTCGACGCATCTGAAGTAATTGTTGGCAAGTTAGAGAAACTTCGTACTGCTGATTCTGCAAGAAGTGCATACGGTTACAGCCAAACGGTCGATACTGGTGTGCTAACGGCGGAACAAATTGAGGATTACAAGTCAGAAATGCGTGAACTTAAGAAACGCAAGCAAAATATTAACGATAAGGTGCTAGAACTAAATGTTCGCACTGAGATCGAACTAGATGATAGCACGGTAACACTGTTACAAGCGGAACAACTAGTTTAATTAGTAAGATACGCGGGCTGACCACAAGGACACGTGTCAAGGTAAGGTATCTGAGGAGTAAGTAACAGGTTTGGTCATACTTACTCGCAAATAGTTTTAGGATTCATTCAGCAACTTAAATACTTTCATATGTAATAAAAGCGAATCCTGTTGTTTTTAGTTCAGGGTGTGGTGAAATGGTATCATGCGACGTTTGGGACGTCGTGGCGAAGGTTCGATTCCTTCTATCCTGACCAAGTTTTGTAGTAAATCCCCCGGTGGGTGTTAAAAGGCGTTGCGGGTTGTTTATACAATCGTTAAATATCGAAGCGCAAACTAAATGAGTTTTGTCTCAGCCTACTATAAATTATTTTGCTGATGTGGACAAGGCGATCGTAAGCCCTCCATACGTAAACGTAGAATCAAAGTGTCTATGGCATCGGATCCATTTTGTGGCAAGTTAGGTCGACAGATTTATATCTGTATGTTGGTAAGGGGTAATTTCCGGAGGGACATACAGCGGTGGGAGGTAATATTACCCATTGTAAAGTGAGTTAATAGAAGTTGGGTTCGATTCCCAATTGCTGCACCAATTTTTAAGGAAATAGAATGAGCAAGGGTTCAAGACCACGTAAGTATAGCGTACCGCTAAAAGAGTTTGATAAGACATACGATAATATCTTCGGCGAAAAGCCAAAGAAAGAACAATATGTTCCACCACCACTTCCTAATATGGAAGAACCTAAGAAGCAATCTCCTTGGGACAATACCTCGCTATAGTACAATGGATAGTACTACTCACTCCTACCGAGTTAATGTAGGTTCGATTCCTACTGGCGAGACCAACAAAGCATAAAAGGCATATCATTTTGGTGATATGCCTTTTTTTACGACTTGACACAAGGTAAAACCTATGTTATAATTAATGCATAGATTAACAAATAATGTAGAAAGTTTAATATGAAAAAAGGCGAGATGCTTGCAACAATGCTAGTCATTGCAACGAATGCACATTCTGGTCAATTTGATAAAGGTGGTAACCCCTACATTTTGCATCCGCTGAAGGTCATGCATTACACTAAGAGTGCAGATGAAGAAATTCAAGTCATGTCTCTAGGACATGATGTAATTGAAGATACCAGTGTAACATATACTGACTTGCGTAATGCAGGTGTTAGCGAACGTGTAATTGCAGGAATTCGTTCGCTAACTAAGCAGCCAGGTCAAACATACGAAGAATACAAGGTTAGTGTTTTTGCTAATCGCGATGCTATGATTGTGAAGATGGCAGACTTGCGCCACAACAGCGATATTCGCCGCCTGAAAGGTGTAACTGAAAAAGACATTGCCCGTGTTGCAAAATATATGCAATTTTATTCTGAAATTCAAACAGCATTGGCTAATTAAGGAGTTTATTATGACGATTTCACGTTATGAAGTTGTGATAAAGATTGAATTTGATCTAATTGATGATCAAGAACCTACTGCACAGCAACTTGCTGAAAAATATGCCGATATGGCAAAACAGTATCGCAGTATTGGCGCACACGCTGCCGAAGTGGTTTCTGTTGAAAAAGTAATGTAATGGCAAACGTTTACACACAGGTGGTACAAACTGCAAAGATTGATATCATTATGCGTGAATGGGCAAAGGGTTACAAGCCCCTTAACGATTCACAAGAAATTATGAGCACTGAATGGTACGTTGATCCTGTTAAAGGCACAGTAGTATTTGTATTGAATATGAAAGAGGAAGAATAAAATGGCTAAAGAAACAATCGCTGAGCGCAAAGTGCGCGAAGCAAGAGAACATGAAGAATATCTTGCAGAACAAGCATCGACGTATCTGCAACGACTAATGTCAACTATGGAACGTGCTTGCAGAGCAAATTTCGATCTAGATATTCGCGATAATGTGTTTGTATTGTATGATCGCGACGATCGAGCATACGATAAGTACGAACTTCATGTTGTATTTGACCAAGAGACCGACGAAATGCTCAATCGCTTTGAAAGCGAAGTTTCTTGGAAAGAAAAGCGAATTGCAGAAGAAAATCGTAAGTATCTTGTTAAACAATCTGCTCTCGCTAAGTTGAGTGATGAAGAACGTGAATTGTTGGGACTATAAATGTTTTATTTTGCACCACGCAAGAAACCTATTAGTGGTTACACTCATTGGGATATTCATGCATTGGCTAGGGCGTTAGACCCCAACGCATGGGCTCAATTTGATCTGTTGCCAGAAATTGACCCTGTGACTAAAAATAAAAAGTACTATGGTTCGTTTGAACCCGTGAGTGTATCGTTTAATATGGCAATCAATGGTCTTAAAAATAGAATTCGTGCTACTAAAGAATGTTTATGGTCCGATGCAGATCTTCACAATCATATAATCGATCTTCAAATAAAGAAGTTGCAAAATGAAAAAGTCTAAATTGATTGAATTACTAAACAAAATCGACGGTAATCCAGAAATTAAATTGTGGAATGGTTTTGTCAGCGACTGGGTTGATATCAATCCTACGCTAAGTGAGCAGGACCTTGTGAAACAAACACTTGCTCACTATCTTGAAACGTGCCGACTAGAATATTGCCGCGATCGCAACGATTGGGATTATCAAATGCCCGCAGAAGAAGTTGCTCGATTGGAAAAGATGTATACAAAGGTCTGCAAGTGGGAAATGAATCCGTATGTTACTCAGGAAGATATTGATACCAAGCGTTATAGCGTTAAGATTGTGCAGATTATGCAGGCAAAGATCAAAGGTGAAAATGCCTGGGATCGAATCGGCGACATGAAGTACTAAGGAAAAACAATGAAACGAGAAGACTACGAAAAACTTTCCACTGATGATCAGATCTCATATTGGAAAGGGCAAATGCTATTTGGTATCGGTAAAGGCGATCTTAACACTGAAATTTTCAGGATGATGGATTTCCTTCACCGGTTGGGATATGAACGCGGCAGCGCATCTATAGTAGAAAAGAACTTATCATGATTACAGCAAACGACGCACGTAACCTTGCCCAAGAGAGCGAGACTGCGGTATTGAAGCACTGCGAAATTATTAGCAAGCATATTGAAAAGGCTGCTGCTGAAAATAAGCGAGAGATTTATCTCAGTGGCCTACTTCATAATCCGCTATACGATGTCAATAAGCCGGCATTTTATGCACCTGAATATACCGCATTTCAGAAAGTTCTTAAACAGAAACTCGAAGAAAACGGATTTACAGTTGCAATTGAATCACACGAATATGACTTAAACAAAACCTTTAATAGCATGGCATATCATGATGATCCGCCTAACATGCAAGAGTCTTATTATATTACTGTAAAATGGTAAACGAACACATAAAAGAAATTGCTGCACTTGCTGATATGCACTTCGACAAATACGATCTTGCATTTGCTGATAAAGATCATGCAGAAGACGGAGTAGACTTAGAAAAGTTTTCAAAGTTACTTATTGAAAAATGCATTGAAATTGCACGTAAAGCAGATAACGAAGATAAAGTGTACGCCCATTGGGCAATTGAACAATATTTTAAGGATTAATTATGCCAGTGAATCGTGAACGACTATTAGTACCAAAACAAAATTCAACACTACGTCTTGAATATCGAACGCTAGAACAAATCTTAGAAGAGGTGAAAGAATGTATTGAGCATTATGGTAAAGATGCATATATTTCTAAGCATTCTTATGATTATGAAGAAACTGAATATTACTTCATTATGACAAAAGAACCCGAAACCGATGAACAGATGCAAAAACGAATTGCGCGAGAAGAGGCCTGGGAACGATCAAGTAATGAACAAGATGCGGCTGATTACAAAAGATTGCAAGAAAAGTTTGGTAATACTAAAACTTGACAATAGGTAAAACCTGTGTTATAATTAATGTATACAAACAGTAATACAATATGAATAACGATCTACCTAATTTAGAAGTTTCTTGGCCAAATGCCATTAGTTTTTCAATATACTACGGCGTTCGACTAATCGGCCTTTTCTTATTTGCAGTATCGTTAATTCCTATTGCACTTATTTTTAGTCCAATATTTCCCGGAGTGTTTACTAAAATTGCTAATAAGTTAGAGTTATATGCAGAAACAGAGTCTAAAAATTTAGATCGTGATTGGAAACGGTTAGCAAGGAAATTGAAATGAGCAAACAAGTTGTATACAAAGGTATCGGTCTCGCAAAAGGCAGCACTGCGCTGGAACTGTGGGAAGCATGGCAAAAAGAGACCAAGGACCGCAATGCTGCACAAAAGAAACTCGATGTGCATATGAAGGATGTAGAAACTCGCCACAAAGAATTACTGGAGCGTTACAAATGAACGAGCGAATTAAAGAACTTGACAAAGCAGCACAAGAATACGCAGGAACTATGGCTGGTAATGATGAAGATTCTAACTATGTGGAATGGTTTAACATCTACAAGAAAACGTTCGCCGAACTGATTGTCAAAGAATGTATACAAACAATTCAAAATGAATCCATGAATTCTGGTGATGAATGGGAAGATGGTTTGCGTATAGCACAAGGTGCGATTCAAGAACATCTCGGAGTTGAAGGATGAACAAACACATGATGGAACTATATGCGCAAGCCCACGTGCCTTGCACAGCCATTGATCCGTCTAACAACATGCCGTATGAGACAACCTGCTTTAGCGCAGATAAGTTCGCTGAGTTGATTGTGCTTGATTGCGCTGCCTTGGCTGAAAAATACACAGATGATAGTCGCATCTACGATTATATTACATATCAATACGGAGTTGAATAATGGGAATTTCTACAAACTATTACACAGTATACGGCATTAAAGGTGAATTTAATGATGAATTCTTTGAGGCATATGATAATGTATACAACGACGACGATACTCCGACTGTATTGATCGATAGTATGTCCGGTGAATATGCAGTGCTCGGTACTATATTGTTTGATTCAGGCGACCAACGGTACGGCGAGGTAGAGGATGTTTTTGTTGAGATCGATATGGATAATCTTCCGGCCATTGAACTCAGTTACAAGAACTTGTTTATTACAAAATTTCCACAGTTTGCGTCTTTAATGGACACACCATTTAAACTAATGACATTTGTGCATTATTCTTAAGAATTAAAATGATCAAAATTAAAACACAGCAAGTTATCTCAGTGGATAGTTGGGATGAACTAGTTCAAAATACATACGGTCGACTTTACTCTTTTCAACAACAAGACGATTGTCAAGAACGTGGTAATGTTGATATTACTGTTCCTGTCCTTGGATACACTGATGCGTTTAATAACAATACTGTTCTAGAAGAAGTCAACGGAGAAGAAATGGGAGTTAGTTTTGTTAACTGGCTGGACCGAGATCCAGCGCTATTAATTCCGAATCAAAAATACGATTGGGAATTAAGTATGTTCTGGGAACGAAATTTTTACCCCGATTTGCAGATGGTTGCAAATGATCTGCACGCCAAAGGACTTATTCCTGCAGGCGAATACGTAATTAACATTGATTGGTAAGCATGCCAGATTATCTGTATGTAGAAAGCCACACTTACGGTAAAGAACGCCGTAATTTTATCAAAGATTGGTTTAACACTCATCCTGACGGCCGGTATTGTGTTAATGCAACGCATCGGCCTCAAGTTAAAAACGACTCAGACTTGCAGAAACTAATCCGCGTAGGGTTTCTGAAGGCAATTCGCATTCACGAATCAGCAAGTCACGCAAAAACATTTTTAGTGAAAGCATAGCATGACCGAAGCAGAAGAACATCCGTTGTTTAAAAAGTATCCAAAGATTTTTAAGAAACTGCGATACTTAGAAACTAGCGAGGGATGGAATAGCATCCTCGACATGGCATGTAGTTCCATTCAATGGCATATTGATTCCACACGCAAGCAACGTGCGACGGCTATTAAGTATAACCGTGTGTTGCGGAGGGCGTTGAACGGAGATCTTAGAGGACTAGAGCATTGGTATACATACAAAGGTAATTTAAGCGAATGGGGCGCTAAGAAAGTACTATCTGATATTAATGAAGCACAGTTTAGAGTCGTTCCTGAATATTGTAAGCAAGTATATGCAGTACAAATTAAAGAAAAATTCGGAACTCTTCGTTTCTATTATGACGGCGGGGACGAATATGTATCAGGTGTTGTGACAATGGCAGAGGGTATGAGTTCGTGCACTTGTGAGAGTTGTGCAAAGCCTGGCCTGCGACGTAGTGGAGGTTGGGTTCGTACATTATGCGATGATTGCAACATTGATGTCGAAAAGAGTAGACATACTGATTGACTTTTACCTGTTCTTGTGTTATAATAATATATGACAAATGGAACAGTATTTTTTATTAACAATAGCCCGCACGGCTGGTGGATTGCTGATGCACGAGTAGTGCCTACTGGTATTCGTGGATATGTGCGAGACGGATGCTGGTGGATGGACTACAATATCGAAAAGAAAGTTGTAAATGTTTGCCCAGCGCAATTTAAAATTCGCACAGTTGAAGAAGAAACCCCCGACTGGGGATCTTCGGTTTCGTGGAATGAACCGATGAATGTGATGAAGGTAAAAGTACTTCATCAGATTCCAGTTACAATAAACAGTGACGATTATAATACAGTAATGCAATGGGCAAAGGAACAACATGTGGATTGAAAATTGTGCAGCGGTAGATATCCCTCAACGGTTCCATCACGATGCAGGACCTAACAGTATGCTTATCCAAATTATGGATACTGCTACTTCGTGGTGGCCTGAACCTAAGCACGAGTTTAAAGAAATTCATAAGTTTGAATTCCTTGATATCGAAAAGGATGATCATGTATTTGACGAAGAATGCCGCGTAAGTGACACCCAAGCGGCTGAACTTGTTCGCTTGCTGCAACATGCACTAGATAATAAAATGAACGTTGTAGTGCATTGCTATGCCGGCATTTGCCGTTCTGGCGCAGTGTGTGAACTAGGTGTAATGATGGGATTTGATGATCTTAAAAAATATCGCCAACCTAATTTGCTTGTAAAACATAAAATGATGAAAGCATTGGGCTGGACATATGATGAAGAAGAACAATCTAAACCTATCAACATTCAAATGATTGATGAATGGGAAGGCGACGTCTAGAAAGAATATATGGAAAAAGTAAACGGATTTATCGTATTTTGGATGGAACAGGATCCGTGGGACGACGCCGGTGATAATCGGATGTCGTCCAGATCTATGTTTTATAAAACTTCGGAGATGGCGTTGGCACTAACATTTATGGAATCACTGCGTAAATTGCCAACTCATCAGTTTGTAACAATGGCTTCTCAAAATTCCAACTCAGTTGGTAAGGCAGGAGTTGATACTGTTGCAAATGGCAAGACTCCTGACGGAGTTGAGTATGATTGGAACAAGAATTCACGCATTGGCGCAACTCGCCGATAAGGACTGACATGACTAAGCAAGAAGAACAAATTCGAACTCGAATTGCAAATAAAGGCATTTGGGCTGAAGATATTAAACATAAAGGTCGACTAACAGATGACGAAATTGCAACATTGCCGATTGAGAATGTTTATGCATGGGTCCGGCAAGGAGCATGGAAACCGAAACACTTTAACCAATGGTTAAAAATTATGAGAGTAATTGAATAAAATGACTGAAAGAAAATTAGCAACAATTCGTAAAATTGATAATATCGAACCTATCCCAGGTGCTGATAAAATTGTTAAAGCAACTGTAGGCGGGTGGCAATTAGTAACTGCGGTTGACAACTGTTTTAAGATTGGAGATCTTGTTGTATATTGCGAAATTGATTCGTGGATGCCAACTGAGATTGCTGCATTTTTATCTAAGGGCAATGAACCACGCGAATACAATGGAGTAAAAGGTGAGCGGCTGCGCACTATGAAAATGCGCGGTCAAATCTCTCAAGGTCTTATTTTGCCATTGTCTATTGCTATTGAGAAATTTGAAAACAGCAAGTACGACGAAGGACAAGAATTTTCTGAATTCTTCTTTCCAGGCAACGATGTTACAGACTTGCTCGGTATTCAAAAGTTTGAACCAGAAATTCCAGCATGCCTAGCAGGCGAAGTAGTTGGATATTTTCCGATCTTTATGCCAAAATCTGATCAGGAACGTATTCAAAATCTTACTATCGATTTCGAACAATGGAAGACGCAAGGACTAACTTGGGAAGAAACTGAAAAGTTAGAAGGTGCTTCTATGACTGTGTTTCGCCGTGATGACGAATTCGGAGTGTGTACACGGAATTTGCAACTTAAACCAAATCCTGATAATTCGTTGTGGAAAATTGCAATACGAGAAAATCTCGAAGATGTTTTGCGCGATGCTGGCAATTTTGCATTGCAAGGCGAAATTGTGGGCGCAGGAATCGAAGGTAATATTTACAAATTCAAGGATCAGAAATTTTACATTTACAACATTTACGATATTAACAACAGTTGTTGGTTAACTCCTATGGAACGCAATCAGTTCATTACTAAGTACAAGTTACCGCATGTACCTGTGATCGAATCCGCAAAAGTATTGGATACACATACTGTAGAAGATTTACTAAAGAATGCCGATGCTAAGGCTGTATTAAATGCTGAACAATGGCGAGAAGGTGTTGTATACAAATGTAATGAACTTCCTATCTCATTTAAGGTGATTTCAAACGTATATTTGTTAGGTCAAGCATAATGGCATATGTAAGCAAGATTGAAGATTTTGAGGAGTTTTCTTCAAATTTTATCATTATCTATAATGAGAGTTTTTCATACCAAGGTTCGTGGTACGGCCCACCGGATCCGCCTGCTGGTACGGAAACTAAGAATTTCATCCAAACGGAATGCTTCTCTACTAAAGAAGAAGTAGTAGAGTGGATTAAAAAGAATGCAGAAACTAAATACGGCCGGCCAAAGGCTTTCAAAGTTTTTATGATCGACGAAATGAAGATTAAAACAGAGATCTCAATCTCAGTAGGATAATATGGAAGAAGAATACGAAGAAGCAGATAAGGCCGAGCGTTATGAATTCTACGCATGGCTATTATTTGTTGCAGTGATTGTACTTGCTGGTATGGGAGTAGATAGTTATAGAGAATACGGGCGTAGTCAATGTATTTCTGCATACTCTCAAAGCCTGCGTCCAGCAGCAGAAATACAGAAAATCTGTAACAAATAAGTTGACAAAATGTAAATCTATGTTATAATAGTTGCATGAGAACATATATAACCAGTGATTTACATTTTGGGCATAATAACATTATGAAGTTTTGCCCCGTAACCCGTGCGCGTTTTCGCAATGACGTGGATTACATGAACGAAGCCATGATTAAGGAATGGAACGACATTGTCCAGCCAGACGATCTAATCTACATCCTAGGAGACGTTGCTTTTTCGTCTAGCCAAAAAGCAACCGATATTATGCGTCGGTTGAACGGCACAAAAATCCTAGTCGAAGGCAATCACGACCGCAAGGTATTGACTGATAAGCAATTTTACAACTGCTTTGCAGAAGTCCACAAGTACCTAGACATTCAATATAACGGAACTAAATGCGTTATGTTTCATTATCCTATATCTGAGTGGGATCAAATGCACCGTGGCTCCGTACACTTTTACGGCCACTTGCACGGCAATGAATCGGGCCTGGAAAAGTATCGTTGCAAAGATATGGGAATGGATGCAACTGGTATGATAGTTATGCTGATCGACGATGCAATTCGTGAGGCAATGAAGGGCGAAATTAAATCGCATCACTAAACTTGAAATTATCACTTGACACACTGGTAAAACCATGTTATAATTAACACTTACTAGAAAGGAGTTAACGTGATAATTGCAAAGTATTGTAACAAAATAGTTCAAATCGTTAAGACGCAAGAGTCCGTTGGCTTCTCCGAAGACAAAGGGTGGATTTTTCTGTGCTTTGACTTTGATAAGATTAACCGCAGGCGTGAACAATTTAAGTGGGTGAGAATATCTCACACACGATTTGATTGGGTACGCGAATTCATCGGAGACTAACATGGAATATCAGTGTTTCTATCTTAACACTAAGAGTAAACTAGCGCACGATGATAACGCTGTGATTCTTTTTGAATCCGATCATCTACATGAATGCGCTGGGTTCATTTACCATAAGTTTCAAGAAGAAGGCCTTGATATTGCTGTTTATCAGCCACGGTCAAAGGGGTACCGTGAATATTATCGCAAACCGGCACGTGACAGTCTTGGCCGTTTTACTAAAAGATAGGAAATAATTATGCGTGGAAAATATAGCCCAACAGTTAGTGCAGCATACCGAAAAGACCAAGAATGGTGGCGCCGTTACAGCCGCGAGGCTGAAGAATGGACACAGTACGATCCCGAAGGATTTGACTCCTACGGATACGATGAGCACGATTACGATCGTGCAGGGAACCAGGAATCAACTTATTACAGCAACGATGCTCCTTGGGATAGTGATGATGATTACAACTATGCATACGATGCAGCCCTAGACGATTGGGGTTTTGACGGTACTAAACCTGTACAGAGAAAATAATGGTCTTACCAGTAATTAACGCAATTGTTCAGATTTATAATCCGTTATTTGATCACACTGATCCTTCATCGCATTTTCAAATATATGCAGCGCGGCAAGTTGAAGTAGTACAACTAAATCTAAACTCCGGTGGGATGCGTGTTCGGTTTAATGATTCTTATCTAGGCAAGGTTAAAGTTGTCACGCAAGATATAGATATTAATGTGTTTTTTGAACAGTATCAAATTGTAAAGAAATAAAAATGAACCAATTAGACTTAAAGAAGTTTGTAGAAGATAATTCTAAACTAGTTACTATGCGTGAAGCAGGTGACGGAATTTTTGTATTGAAGTACAAGAAGACTGTGTTCTTCGACAACCTGTGGAACGAGTACTTAGAGGAATGTCGCGGTACAATTGTGGACGCTGACTTCAATGTTGTGTCCCGTCCTTTTACTAAAATCTATAACTATGGTGTTGAAAAGAAGGCGCCTGTTTTATCCGACGACACTCTTGTTACTGCTTACCGCAAGGTAAACGGCTTCATGGTAGCAATGACCTGGTACAACGGTGACATCTTATTGTCTACTACTGGTTCCACTGAGAACGAGCACACCGCCATGGCGCGTGAGTTGATGTTGAAGCACCAGTGTTGGGAAGATTGGCGATTTGAACTGCGGAATGCCGAAGGCGCGACGCTGATGTTTGAGTGCTGCCACAAAAACGACCCGCACATTGTTGTAGAAAACGAAGGGCTGTATTTTTTAGGTCTGCGGGAAACACATGGGATTCTAAGGTAAAGATGTTTGGCAAAGATAATGCAGATTGGGCACGTGACTATGCACTGTCGCATTTGAAGTGCGGATATGCCGAGGCTTTCCATGTAACTATGGGCAAGTTGAAAGACATGTCTGCTAAAGTGCAGCATGAGGGATTTGTGTTTTATACCGAAGACGGGCGTTCTGCAAAGATTAAGTCTCCGTATTACTTGACTTCTAAATGGGTAGCACGTAATCCTCGCACTGAGAAGTTGACTAATCCCGACTTTAAGAAGCAAATTGACGAAGAATACTACCCACTTGTAAATGCAATTAACGCTAATATTGTTGAGTACACTGCAATGGATGAGCAAGGTCGGCTTGCATGGGTTCGTGACTTTTTGGAAGTAGTATGAGAGAGTTCTTGTTAGGAGTAGTTTTAGGACTATTAATATCCGGAGCCATGCGTGGCCTTCCAAACAGCACCGATGCTCTCTATCGCAAAGCGATAGAGCAATGTGAGAGATCAATACCACGTGATAAACATTGCGTAATAACAGGAATTGAAGCAAAATGAAAGACTGCCCAGATTGCTGGCATGAAGTTGTTGATATAAATGCAACTGAATGCGAAGTATGCAGTTGTAAGTTTGTAGAACTAATTGCTAATGATGTAGATTGGGAAGAAATAGAATGAAAGATTTCTTAGGACGTGCACTTGAGTTAGGAGATAGTGTTGTTATTATCGCTCCTAACTACAGACATTTTGTTCTTGCGCGTGTGATTAAGTTTACACCTCAAAGCGTGAGAGTAGCATACAACAATGATTGGAACGGTTACGGATACAAAGAATTGTTGCAGTCCCCTAGTCAACTTGTAAAAGTAGACGGGCCCGACCTTACGATGTATTTGCTGAAACTAAAAACATAGTTTGGTAATATAGATATTGACAGCAGGTAAAACCTGTGTTATAATTAATGCACACAGACAGTGTTTAACTTAACTTAACTAGTAGATAGGAATTATGATGGAAGATGAAGTTCAAAAGCAAAAGTTTATTACGATTGCTAAATGGGGCATTACAATTTTAGCAGTAGCAGTTCTTGCGCCAATAGCATGGCTGGCTGTGGGCACAATGGTTGGCATTGCACTTGCAGCAGGCATCGGCCTCATCGGCATTAATGCTGCGCCGGTGCTTGCACTTAAGGCAGCAAATATGCGATATCGCGCAATTGATGCAGAACGTGTTGAACATATTGAAAAAGTGTCAACGGCGGCGGCGGTTAATCCGATCGAAACGCTAATCCAGCAAAGCATGGAAAAGCGCCAAGCAAGTGATGCGTTCAAACAAGCAATTACGATCTTCCGAACTGAAGTTAAGAACTTTGCGGATCAGATTGCAGGATTTGCTAAAGAGTATCCGGATGATGTTGCACGGTTTCAAACGCAGCAAGATGCAATGAACAAACTGTTGAAGTTTCGAGAAGATCGGTACAAGCAACTTCAGGTTGAATTGGATAATTTTGATGCAGCAATCAAACGTGCACAAGCCATGTGGAAGATGTCTCAGGCTGCACAGAAAATGAATAAACTTGCTGGCATGGAACTCGGTGATCCGTTTGAGAAGATCAAGGCTGATTCCGCAATCAACAGCGTAATGACCAGCATGAACAAGGCGTTTGCTGAAATGGAAACTGCACTTATGGACAATAAGGAAGTGCAACAAGCACAGCGGATTGAAAACAATGCAAGCCCTGTGCTAACAATTGATACAACTGTTGTAACTCAGAAAGTGAATGTTTAATATGTCTAAAACTGTAATGTCGGTAGTGTTCGTGGTCATCCTATTGATCGCAGGTGTGTTTACTAATGTGGATTTCCGCAATAAGGTAAACAGTGTTGTTCCTGCTAAAGTAGCAGAAACTGTTACTCAAGTAGCACCTGTTACTCCTGCAAGTGGTCGACTGGCTGCTATTCAGGAAACTGGTGTAGTGCGAGCAAGTGTACAGAATCCTAGCAAGCCATTTTACTTTGGTGAAGGTACTCGAGCAAAAGGCTTCAACGTGGACTTTATGAACATCCTGTTCTCTCAAAGCGAATTTAAGGGTAAGATTAAAGTTGAGGCAGTGCCTGTAGAAACATATGCGGATGTGCCGAAGCAATTGCTTGACAGCAAGAAAATCGATATTGCTATTGACGGTCTAACGTTTAATGACGAAGATTTGAATGGCGTAGTTTATACGATCCCATACGTAAAAGATTTTGGATACAGTTTGATTACTGCTAAAGGTAACAACATTGCAAGCGTTTCCGATGTAACTACTGTTGGTGTGTTGCAAGGTGATCCAGATGCTAAGGCATTTGCTGAACAAACATTCCCTGGTGCAAAGATTGTTGAATTGAGCGACAAGGCTGATGCTAATGGTAAGTGGATTGTTGGACATATTAAGTCAAACAAGGTTGATGCAGTAATGTATGACTATCCTTTTGCTGTGGCAGAAGTTGAAGGAACTGATCTACAGTTTGCAATGACTAAGATTAAGGGCAGCGATATTCAATATCGAATCGGTGTACATAAGGAAGACAAGGACCTGTTGGTAGCATTGAATGGTGCTATCCGCAAGGCAGTTGATACTCCTGAGTACACTGACATGCTGAAACAGTACTTTATGAGCAATAGCGTAGCCGCAGTACGTCGGGCAAGTTCCGGTGAAGTTAGTTATGTAGTAGTTAAGGGCGATACATTGAGTACTATTGCACAGTCGCAACTTGGTGACAAGATGAAGTACAGTGATATTCAAACACGCAACAACTTGGCTAATCCTAACTTTATTGCAGTTGGTCAGAAGTTGATTATTCCTGGAAAGTAATTAATTGACAGGATAACAAAACTGTGTTACAATTCATATGTAACACAGTTTTTAACGAAGGAATAATATGTTTGGTAATTCAGTTATTGCACTTGGTATTGTACTTGCATTAATTATACCTCTATATCTTGGTGTATTTATTTGGATTGCTACAATGATCGAAGTTGGGATAGAATAAAATGACACTATTTGAAAAGATTAAAGCAGACCAACTTGCTGCCCGTAAAGCAAGAAACGGAGTAGAAGCAACTTTGCTTACTACATTAATTGGGGAACTTACTGCTATTGGTAAAAACGACGGTAATCGCGAAGTAACAGATGCAGATGTTGTTAAGTTGGTTAAGAAATTTCTTGACGGCGTAAACGAAACGATTAAGTTAATGACCGACGCTACGAATGTAGACGGTAGTGCAGATCGATATGTTAATCTTCTAAAAGAACAAATGTATCTCACTGCATACATGCCACAACAAATGACCGAGATTGAACTGACTGTTGCAGTGAAGGCAATTGTTGCTGAGGTTGGCAGCAATATGGGCAAGGTGATGGCCGCGCTAAAGGCGGCACATGCCGGCAAGTACGATGGTGCTATGGCATCTAAAATCGTTAAGGCTTGCATTTAATTAAAGGAAACACTATGACACAAACTATTATCCCTGCTGGCTATCGCGTTACTATTACATCGTGGGAAAACGACGGCGACCACTACGAAAACACTGTTCACGAAGGCCTGACTAAAGAGCGCGTAGAATACATTCTTGAACTGTGCAATCTATTCAAGAGTGATTCTAGCACCGGTGGCAAAACTTTCGGTAACCTGTACGAACCTGATCGTACAGAACGAGCCGAAGCAGAATCTGCTATCACTGTGGTAATGGAAAAGCATAAACCAGTGCTTACCAAATACGAACTCAAGCAACTTACTGCTGTGGCAGTCCCCAATGAGCCATACTCTGGACCAGAGTATGGCGATATCGTGAGGGAACTTGTGGGCTACAGCGAGTACTATACATATCGTGTTTACGATGGTGCTAAAGTGGAATTCATCCCGAACGAGATCACAATGGAAGATGTGACTGGGCAGTTTAAGGTCTAATATGCGACTAATGTTAGGAACAACTACTGATCCAAGGTTGCTAGTCGAGGTGTCTGCTAATTATGACCCTAAACAGTTTAAATTCTCTGTTATTAATGGTGGGTGGGAAGGGGAGTTTACAAACGGATATATTACTGTGTTTGGCTGCCCGGGCGGCGCCTTCTCTGATTTAGATAAAATTGAAATTCTTTGCACTAATCAAGACAGACTACGATGTAGGTACAGAGATTATCAAGACGTGTTTAACAACTTCAGCAATGCTGAGTATGTTGCGCCCGTGCACAAAGAAGTTAAATTTGATAACATGGACGACGACATTCCGTTTTAATATATGAGCAAACGTGCTAAAGAACTGCTTGAAATTTTTAAGGACAACGACGTGATTACATCGGGTTGTGCAACAAGTATGAACGAGCAAGATTTGGTTTACCGCTTGAACAAGCGAGCAGCGATACGCAGGGTTGCTAAAGGACGTAAGAGTGTGGAACAAGGTAAGCCTGATCGAATTTCAGACTTGCTGGAAGAAGCCGCAAAAGAGATTGAAAAACTACGTAAACAAGTTACATCTCTCAATCAAATGATTTCTTATGACGACGGTCCGATGATTAAAATGTTTAGGGATTAATATGAAAATTGAATTTAATAAAGAAACAATGCCTGACGAACTGTATAATGCATTACTACAACATTTCGTAACCGAAGCAGTTGCTCAAGGAATTACTGTAAATAAGTACACACAATTTAACAAATGGGTTGTTTCTTGTGAGGTTAGAGAGTTAGTTCATTAAATGTCGCATTCAATATTACGGAATAAATCTATATTCAAAGTTACAAGTTTATCAACTCAGTTGTTTTTTATACTTGGATGGATAATGATTCCGTATTGGGCGAGCAATGCAACATGGGGAGAGGCTGCAATATGTGCCTTTTCCTTTTTTGTATTTGTTACAATCGGTAGTTCAATCGGATTCCATAGAATTACAGCACATAGACTAAAAGTAAGCAGATGGTTTTATTACTTTGCAACTACAATATCAACATTACAGGGTGCAGGGTCAATAATTGCATATGTTGCAAATCATAGGCAACATCATCGATTTGCAGACACTAATAAAGACCCGCACTCCCCCCATACGCAATCTTTAATAAAAGTATTGTTTATGCGAGGATATCAGTCACTGGATCCTAAAGTAATGATACGACAAACTAGAGGATTAACATCAACTGATTGGTATGCGTTTACGTACACATATTATTGGGCATTTGCAATAATTTTCAGCATATTCTTATTTCTGATCTCTCCTAGAGCAATCATGTACGCATATGTAATTCCTGCAGTGTTATCTACATTTGCAATTAGTTTTTTTGTAGATTTTATGTGTCATTGCAAGGTAGGATATACTAATTTTTATGTATCTGATACTAGCAGGAACATCCCATGGACGGTATTATTCACCGGAGGAGAATCATTGCACAATAATCATCATAGATATGCTAGCAAACAGAATATGAGTGTACGATGGTACGAGTTTGATATCGGATATTACGTACTTAAATTGTTTAGACAAGCATAAAGTACTTGACTTTGCAATAGAACTTAAATACAATATATGTATGCAGTCGTAAGCGAACAGGCATAGCTCCAGAGAACTGCCCAAAAAACAGTTTGCGGGAAAGGACGAATCTAATTCTCCTTGTAGGTTCAAATCCTACCGACTGTACCCGCCCTTTCGTCTAATGGATAAGACACTGTGTTCCGAACGCAGTAATAGAAGTTCGATTCTTCTAAGGGCGACCAATTATACATATATGACTCAAAAATTTACATTATTCTGGCAAAACAGAAGTCCATTTTCAAATTGGTATCCTAGTGTGTTTACACACAATGGCATTACTTTCACACGAGGCGAACAATACATGATGTACTGTAAAGCAATTATATTCAACGATCTCGAAACGGCTGACGCAATTATGTCGACAGACAACCCTCGAGAACAAAAAGAGTTAGGAAGAGCGGTCTCTAATTATAATGATGCAGTATGGTCTGAGGTTAGAGAACAAGTTATGGTCGAAGGATTGACTGAAAAATTCAAACAAATTCCAAAACTTAAAGAGGCACTACTTGCGACAGGTGACACTATTATTGCAGAAGCCAGTCCGTACGATTTAGTTTGGGGAATTGGATTTACAGCAGATCAACCTGAAGCAACTGACCAATCAAAATGGCGTGGCCTGAATTTGTTGGGCAAAGTTTTAATGAAGGTACGAGATGAAATCAAAATTTAAAAAAACATACATGGATGTTGCAAAGAGATTTGCAGAATTATCACATGGACGCAGATTACAAGTTGGTTGTGTTATTGTTAAAGATGATATTATGCATCCAGGGTATAATGGTACACCTACAGGATTTGATAATAACTGTGAAACAGTAGAATGGTGTTCAGGCGGTGGATGGTTAAGTCCTGAAGAAATTGAAGAAAGTTGGCCGTATGAAGGCATGTACGAAGATGCAGACGGATTTAAAATGAAAGGACGATATCGCCTTAAAACTAAACCAGAAGTACTTCATGCTGAACCAAATGCACTTGCAAAAATGCTTAAGGCAGGTATGAGTACAAAAGATGCAGATGTATTTGTAACGCATGCACCATGCATGGACTGTGCTAAAATTCTTTCTCAAGCAGGTGTGCGTAGTGTTACATTCGGAAAACATTATCGTGATAATGCCGGTATTGATTTTTTAGCAAAAACTGGTGTAATAGTCGAGTTGTACGAAGAGTAAAACACCAACTTTATACGTATCCTGCAGAGATAATTACATATATTAATGTAGGATACGCATATATGGTCAAACTGACAGGGTTTAATTGGAGTGAATTAACTAGATCTGCTATAATACAGATGGTATTTCTTTGTAAAGATCAAATCGTAAATCAATCGTTACAAGTTAACCAATTACATAAAATACTGTCAATTCATATAAAAAAGTACATACCTGTTACTATACATAAACAGACTCGGAAAAAAACTGAAGCAGGGCTAGTGTATGTAGGTGGATTATATTATAGTGAATATGACCAAGCAGGAACAAAGCCTATTAAAGTTGTGTTGCAATATAATCCATCTGATGTTCATATTATGGTAACCGCAATTCGTTTTAAAAAAATAGCCATATTAATTGCCGACACAATATTGCATGAAATTATTCACATGCGTCAATATAGAAGAAGATCGTTTAATGATGGGTTAGAGTATGTCGGTACTGCAAACAATTATACTCAATGTGCAGATCAATCTTATTTAGGAAAAACAGATGAGATCGATGCATATGGATTTAATATTGCATGTGAACTTGATCTCAAGTTTAAAAGTGACGAACATGCAATAACTGAATATTTAAACAGTTGCCCGTCACTAACTGTAAAAGAGAAAAGTAATTGGATCAAATATCTTGTTGCATTTGATAATAATCACAATCATCCAAAAATTAAACAATTAAAGAAGAAAATCCTCCATCATCTTCCAAATGCTAAATTAGGTAAACCGTATACTAATTCAAACTGGTTAACTAACTAACCCGGATTGTTTGACATTAAGTAACGCATAGCGTATACTTAATATATGACCAATTATAATGTATCAATAGATGTTCGCTTTACGTTTGAAGTTGAAGCAACATCAATGAACGATGCTTTAGAAAAAGCAACTCATTTTCAAGAAACAATGAAGCACACATGGGGCGATAATGCATTCACTAACACTGTTACGTGGATGGATTCATATGCTGTAAAAAATGCGGTCAGCCACGATACTGATCTTGCGTAAAAATTTACGATAATTACAGTATCCATAACTAAAGGACAATAATGAAAAACAAAGGTAAACTTAATATCCCAAGTCGCCCACAAGTAGCACAATCATCAAGTATGGCTGCACCACCACAATCAACTGGTAAGAAACCACCTAGTATTATGATTGCAGTTCCTGCAATGGAAATGGTTAATGCAGAATTTGCACAACATTTAGCAATGGCGGCAGCAAATTTAGTTGCAAACGGTGTACGAATTAATTGTGCATTTAATATCGGATCTGTTATTACTATTGCTCGTCGAAATCTAGTCGATATCTTTTTAAAGAGTGACTTTGATTATATTTGGTGGATTGATAGCGATATGAAATTTCCAATTGATGCACCATTGCGATTACTAGCACGTAACAAAGATATTGTTGGTGCAAATTATCGTCGTCGGCGCTTTCCTAATCCTAACTTCACAGGAATGACTGGTAAGCCCGGTACATATACTGAGTTCCAAACAACTGACAATAGTCCTGCTATGGAACTGATCGATGTGTTACCGCATGGATTAGTACTTGTTAAACGTGAAGTATATGAGAAGATTCCACAACCGCATTACTTGCAAGAGTTTGTTCCAGAACTTAATCTCGAAATCGGCGAGGATATTTACTTTTGCCAACTTGCACAAAAAGCAGGATATCAAATTTGGTGTGATCAAGAACTTTCTAAAGAAACATCACATATTGGTATTTTCCACTTTAACTATAACCTGAGCGTATAATATGTCTGAAACTTCATTGTTTGAAAGTATTGAAATCCGTAAAGTAAAAAACGGAATCATCATTACTCTTCGTGCAGACGAGGAGGATAGCGAGTATGTATACGATACTGACCGTAAAGCATTGAAGTTTGTTAAAGATCTTCTAGAAACAAAAGAACTAAAATAAGTGAAAAAAATTCTAGTCACTGGTGGTAGTGGTTATATAGGTAGTCATGTGGCGAAGATGCTATATGAAAACGGATATGAACCAGTAGTATATGATATGCAATCTCGTTCTCGTCCATGGGCACATTTGAATTGGGAAGCAGTTGCTGGTGATATTACTAACAAATGGTCAATTGGGCACATATTTGATAATCATAAATTTGATGCAGTAATTCACCTTGCTGCGATTAGTACTGTAGAAAGAAGTATAACAGATCCATTACCATATTACCAAACAAATGTCGGTGGCGCAGCCGCATTAGTAGAGGCCTGTAGGTGGCACGGTGTAAATAAAATAGTGTTTAGTTCGTCTAGTTCAGTATATGGTTTATCAAATTATAAACCAAGACTCGAATCTGATGCTAAAAATCCAGTAACTGCATATGGTGCAAGTAAGTTAGCCGCTGAATACTTATTTAGAGATGCTAGTTCATTAGGAATTCAAACTGTCGGACTTAGATATTTTAACGCAAGTGGTGCTAGTCCTGATGCTAAAATAGGAGAGTACAGAACAGCAGCGTCTCATCTAATTCCTAGCATACAGTGTGTAATAGAAGGTAAGCGCAGCCAATTATCAATATACGGTAATGAATTCAATACTGTTGACAATACTGCTATTAAAGATTTTACACATGTCTGGGACATTGCAGCCTCACATTTGAATGCTTTAGACTATTTGTTTAACGGTGGCAAATCAGATGTGTTTAATATAGGAGCAGGAGATGGTAAAACTGTATTTCAAATGTTTCTCGAATATCAATTGCAATCGGATGTTAAAATTCCATTTGTATTTGGCAATACAAGGCCAGGCGATGTTGAATGCAATTATGCAGACATCAGTAAGGCTAAACACATACTAGGGTGGGAACCTAAACTCAGTGATAAAGCAACAATTGTTCGCGATGCGCGGCGGTGGTATTCCACAGAACTATATAAATCATTATGACAAACAAATACAATATTAAAGACACAGTTTGGATCCACTTAGGTGAACCAAACTTAGTACAAGGAAGAGTAGTAGAAATCGTTACTCTCAATCATTTAAATGAACCGGGATATATTATCGATCGAGAACTGTATGTTATTGAAATCGTGACGCACATTGATAATATATACGAAGTGCGAGAATGGGAGACTATTAGTCCCAACAAGACTGGTCCTATTAATTGTTTTAGAAATCTAGGAACAGAAACACGTAAACTAAAGAAACTAGGAATTAAATCCACGCAAGTCAACGAACTTGAAGACTTTGTTGAAGTCGGTGAACCAACTGCTGATCAAATCAATGCAGCACTCGAACGTTCTGAGCAATCAATTAAACACTCAGCAATGTCTATGCCACTTAATCCAAAACCGAAGCGCAGAAGTTTCAAGAAGCGTAGTTCACTATGAGCATCGTTTGGGATCGAATGGTTAGAGAACTTGCACCTGATTATGATAAATTAACAAAAATTATGAACGAAGGTGCAGAAATCGTATCACGGTCGATTACACGCCCCACTGGTATTGATTTTATGGTAGTAGATGAATCTGCTGTATTGTTAGATTACGATCCAAGTGAAATAACAAAACGAGTTAATTGGTTAGAGACGCAGTTGCTAACATGGCCCAATTGTAATAGACTAACATGGGATACTTGGCATTTTACAACAATAGAATCTTATAGACGGTTTATGACAATATATCATCTAAAATGGCCTACTTAAAATCTGTTATATCTAACAACAATAAACCTGTTAATATTCACCAGGTAAAGGTGTATGAGTTTACATTATTCATTCCGGCTTCTAGAGAAGATGCAAATGAGGAAATTGCTAATTGGAAGGCAAGTAAAGAAGGAATGTTTGTTACAGAAAATGCAGTTGTTTCTATTCACGATATGGCCGAATATACTTCGCTAGTACATAGATATGCAATTGTTGCAGAAATAGAAGAAAAGAAATTAAGCGAATATTATTTAAAGTTTGGTAAAATATAACATGGCACAACATTCAACTTATTGGTCTTGCTCCTCTTTTGCAGATTGGCTGAGAGGAACACCCACTCCAGGTCCAGCATCATCAAAAGGATGGAGCAACTGGACAAAAGCAGCAATGGCTGCTCATCCCTGCCGGTATTGGCTAGCAGAAACTGGCCTAAGCAAATTACAGGATTTTGTAACCTGGCCTATTAGAAAACTTTATGACATCAAGTATTATATTAATAATCGTTGGGTTACTAGTACCCACACTCTTACTGCCCATCCTCGTGATGTGCGGCCTGGTTCTTGGAGTGACGTTGGCTATCGTTTTTTGCCCTGCCTTTTCAACGAACTCGTTAATTTCATCGAAGTCGAACAAGCGTGGAGTAAAATTGCATGGGGTGGCGAAGAAACCCGCAAGAAATATAACCCGCCGTTTTGGGCAGCGGGGTGGTTTCGGTGGCGCACTTGGAGATGTCCACAAGCGGGATTAGACTATCTTAATTGGGCGTCATCACTAACTAACAATGAATGGTTAGAACAAGGTGATGACGGATGGGATAAACCAACTCCCCAAGCAATTTGTGCGCGTGAAGAAATAGAACTGTACAATTGGTGGACCGTCACGCGGCCAGCGCGGCCTGATGTATACGAGGCGAGTGGTTGGTCTTCTATATGTGATCGAAATAATAAACGCGATCCTGATAATATATTTGGTGAAGATAGAAACGAAGAAGAAAAAGCGCAAACTTCTGCTGCACTAGAAACGATACGAAAGTTAGAGGAAGAGTATGAAAAGGAGGACGAAGAAATGATGATTCGCCTAATTAAGATTAGACATCATCTTTGGACATAATTAATGGCACACGATACACAAATTGTACGGTTTGAATTAAACAAAGTAAGTCAATCGTTTTGCCTTGCAAAATGGCAACAAGTAACATTACATCTTCAAACAGGGCATACTCACAGTTGTCATCACCCAACTACTCATAAAATTCCATTAACTGATCTTGTTAGTAATCCAAGTGCATTGCATAATACTTCTTTCAAAAAACTACAGCGTAAGAAAATGCTCGAAGGAGAAAGACCATCTGAATGTGATTACTGCTGGCGTGTTGAAGATAGCGCAGAAAATGTGCTAAGTGACCGAACATACAAGTCTTCAGAAAGTTGGGCGTGGCCATATCTAGATAAAGTTAAATCATTACCGTGGGACCATGACGTTATTCCGTCATATCTCGAAGTGTCATTTAGTAATGTTTGTAATTTTAAATGTAGTTATTGCTCTCCTCAAGTTAGTAGCAAATGGATGGAAGAAATCGAAAGATACGGACCTTATCCAACATCGTCTAAATTTGGCAACATTCAATGGCTTAAAGATACTGATGCAATGCCGATTCCGCATAAAGAAGAAAATCCGTATGTTGATGCATTTTGGAAGTGGTGGCCCGAAATATATTCTAAACTACAACAGTTTAGAATAACCGGAGGCGAGCCATTAATGTCCAAAGATACATTTAAAGTACTCGATTTTGTAATTGATCAACCAAATCCGTCATTAATATTATCTATTAATAGTAATATGTGTGTTCCTGATATACTGCTTGATAAATTTATTGAAAAAATTAAAATTATCGTAAATGAAAAGAAAGTAAAGCAATTTAGTATTTTTACAAGTTGTGACACATACGGAGCCCAGGCTGAATATATTAGAGATGGGTTAGACTACCAAAAATGGTTATCAAATATACGAAGAGTGTTAACTGAAGTTCCGGGCTGCACTTTTACAGTAATGAGTACGTATAACGCATTAAGCATTTTTAGTTATGACAAATTTATTCAAGATGTATTATCTATAAAAAAAGAATTTGTTACTAACGATTCAAAATATTCTCCTATTTTATTAGACACACCGTACTTAAGATGGCCAGCACATCAATCTATTTTTATATTACCTGAACATATGTTGATGAATATCAAACATCAATCAGCATTGATGTCTGCAAATTTAGAATCAATTGATAATCCATTTATGGGATTTTTTCAATTCGAAGTTGATAAATTCGACAGAATATACGATACTGCACTAGCATCAATCACAACTACTGAAACAACAACAGAACAAAAAGATTTTGTGTTATTTGTAGACGAACACGATCGCAGACGAGGAACTAACTTTCTAAATACATTCCCGGAAATGAGTGAACTATATCATAAATGGAAATCAGCATTAACTTAATGGTAAAACCTATCATTGACAATACACTAGATCTAGTGTATAATAAGTTATTGTTTACGCAATAGGACTAACATGGCAACAAAGACAGTAACTAAACCCACCGCTAAGAAAACAGCACCTCAAGTACGAGTGACTGCTAAACAAGTAGCCGCGCACCGCGAAAAGGCTAGCCGTGATCACAGTCCTAAATGGGATAACACTGCTGACTTAGATGCTGCAACGTTTCTTCGATTGTTTCATGAAGCAATGAAATGGTATCGGCTGGAAAGCAGTGTTAAGGAACTTAAGCCTAAAGTTGTCGAATGGATGATAACTGCTGGTTTTAATAAAAATGAAATTGCAGCGTATAAAAAAACTAAAGATTGGCGATCTGATGTAACTACTTGTTCTATTGCAGCAAGTTTGATTAAAGGTATGCCGAAAGTGCATGCTGGGCTAAACAACGGTGCTGACACGTCTCAATGGTTGTATAATGCGATTCTTCGAATTATCGAAGAAGGCAAGTACGATATTGAAGTAATTGTTGCTGACAAAGGTGCAAAAAAATCCGCAGTAGTAATTGCGGCACCTAATATTCAAGATCGAATTCGTGAACAGGCAGCGCAAATGAGCGAGGAAATTGATGCTGCAATTGATAGTTTTATTACAGATCCTGAAGCATTTGATCCAAAAGCATTTAAGATGGTTAGTTTGCTACGGGGCAAAGGAGCCAAAGGCGCACAAGCACGATATATTAAAGGGTTTTTTGAAAATAGTCGTGCAGAATTGAAAGAACTTGCTAGCGGGCAAGGTGATGATCAACTGCGTGAAGCATACAAGCACTTGCCGCGTAAACATGTTAAGAAACTTATCGAATTTTACGATAGCATAGAACAAGCATGTGACCAGATTGCCGCTGAAGCAAAAGTAATGAAAAAACCTCGAGCAACTAAGGTTAAACCTGCTGAAGATCTTGTAAAGAAGATTAAGTTTAAACTCACTGACGATAAGTTAGGAGTAACGAGTGTTCCTGCTGCTGGTATTATCGGTGCACAAGGTGTAATTGTATATAATGCAAAAACTCGCAAGATCGGCATGTATGTTGCAAAATCTAGTGCGGGATTAAGCGTTAAAGGTGCAAGTATTATTGATTACACTGAAAAGAGCATTCAAAAGACATTGCGTAAACCCGCTGAACAGTTGAAAGAGATGAAACTTGAAAATACTCAACGCAGAGTTGATGCATGGATCAGTAAAATTAAAGCAACTGATACTGTACTTACCGGTCGGATCAATGAAGACATCATGATTTTAAAAGTATTTAAATGATATCGACACACTTCAGGATTGAAAATCCTTGGATAAATGCCAAGTTTAACAATATATTTCATAAAGACTGGTTGCCTTTTAAGCACACAGTTTTCGAGATTGAGATTACACAATCTACAAGTACACTTGCAGAAATAAAATTTAACTTAACTTTCAAACGAGACCATGCAGGAATGGTATTTGCAATAGGATTGTTTACATATAGTGTGTGTTTTAATCTATATGATACAAGGCATTGGAACAATGACGCCAACTCATGGGAAGTATACGACGAGCAGGCTTTCAAAAAAGAAGATATGAAAATTACGCAACACATGATAAACGAAATGGTAGAAAGATTTAACAAGATAAAGAGCAATGATAACACTTAAACAATGGTTAGAACTTTGTGAATATAAAATCACAGAAGGTAGTGAATACCAGTGGTGGTGTTTTGGCAAAAATGTACAAACACTCGACAGTTGGAATGGCGATAACGAGAACGGTTATTCGCTTGTAATTCAGTTTGACAGAGTCGATCAAACAGTATACAGTGTTGAAATACACGATTATTTAAATCGGCAGGCATATCGTATAATTCATCCAGATCATCTTGATGCATATAAAAATGAATGTAATTCACGGGGTATTTGCTTTTCTGAAGCAACTGACGAATACAATTTTATCGATCTCGATGTTGACGAAGATTTTATGGAAAAGGCATCTGTAATTATTGCTGGTAAAGTATACAGTGAAAAAATTATGATGCCTCTTACATTGCCTGACAATCTAATGTTGCAATTATGCATGTTAGCACACAATGAAGATGTAACACTAAACGAGTATGTTACTATGATGCTTAAAGAATTTATAAAGGAAAAAGCAAATGATTGAAAATAATTTGGTACCTATGGTTATTGAGAAGACCGGCAATGGCGAGCGCGCCATGGACATTTATAGTCGGCTGCTTAACGAACGTATTGTATTTTTGAATAGCAGTGTAAATGATCATATGGCGAACATTATTGTTGCTCAATTGTTGCATTTAGAGAGTGCCGATGCTGAGAAGGATATTCACATTTATATTAATAGCCCAGGTGGCGGCGTTACTGCTGGACTTGCGATCTATGATACAATGCAATTTATTAAACCCGATATCTGTACATACGTTATGGGTCAAGCGGCATCTATGGGATCGTTCTTAGCACAAGCAGGAGCACCTGGTAAACGATTTGTCTTGCCCGAAGCACGTACTATGATTCATCGTGTTAGTTCTGGTACTCCGGGCACTAGCGGGTCAGTACACGTACAAGCACTTGAATTTGAAGATGCAAAACGCTCATATGACGAATCGATTCGCATTAATAAACGACTAACTGAATTGTACGTTAAACATAACACTGCCGGCAAGACATATGAAGAATTGTATGAAACTATGAAATTTGATACATTTCTAAGTGCAGAAGAAGCAGTAGCATATGGTCTCGCTGACCAAGTTGTTAATAAACGACCAACTTAAAAAAGGACCGAAAGGTCCTTTTTTATTGAACTAACATTGTTAATTTAGTAACCAATCCTGTAGTTATCAATCCTGCAATAAAAATTACTATCATTTTAATAATTTGTTTAGTTGCATCAGTTTTATAACCATCCATTATTTCTTGACCTTTTCTCAGTTCAACGTGTTGACGCCGATGTCCCGCATAATCTGGTTTACTTAAATCGTCAATAGGAAATGCAGTAGTAATTGTGTCAAAGTTTCTTTCTAAATCGTCTAATCTATCATTAATTTCATTTAATAATTTCCATACATCTACAATCGTAGGTTGGTGGCCGCCGGCTAATGTATCAGACGAGCGACGTTTGTAACTACGATTGTTATCTTGAAAATCCGGCATATCTAATATATCCTTCTGCTAATATGTAAGGGCGTACCCAAATCCAAAGTGCTGCAAATGCTAATGCAATTTCACCGCCGATTGCTGCTGGCGGCGGGTAAACTGATAGCAACATACTAAAAACAGTGTATCCCCATAATACTGCATTCCAGCCTGCAAAATATCTAGCAAATTTGCTATGTAAATCATCTAACAACACAATAGTCAACTGTGTTGTACTAGAAATTAAAAATAATATACCCCATGCTTCTTCACTTATAACCATTGCCATGTGAGAATAGGTTGGCCGTGTAAACGTGTCACCGGGCCATAATAGCATAACTGCCCAGAAAAATTCACTCATTGCCAGCGTAACTCGGCTTGCAATAAGGTCTGAGTCCCATAATACTCTTGATACAGCTTTAATAATTTTATTAGAACCGGCAGATACTAGTTGTTGCATAACGCCCTCGTTGATATTGTGCATATTACATGTATTTATAAAATATACATCAAACTTCTATAGGTAGATAACTAATAATAGCATCGACACTCAAGTCGCTTGATAAATTCTAATGTCTATGCTATAATATAACATGACTAGAGTTAATTCCAATTTAGATCCAAAAATTCTTAAGCGTATGCATTTAATTGCAGAATTACGTGAGATTACAATGGTACCAGCAGCATTACGTCGTAGTTTACGTACAAAATCGCCTGCTGATATTCTTAAGAGTATTCCAAAAAAGTTTACATTAAACACAGGGCATGTTAAATTCTTCTATAACAAACAAGAATTTTTAAAACAAAGATTTACTCGATTAGCAGACGAAATGGTTCGACGTGGATACAATCCAGATCGAACCCGTATTCAAGCGTTTGACGAGTTATCGTCTGTATGGATGAATAACTGGGAGTCAACTCCCGAAGACGATAACATTGTTATAGAGCGCATAAACTTTCGCATATCACAAAAACCACATTTATATAAGGATTAAAATGATTCCAACCACTTACAAATACACAAGTACAAAAGAATATGTAGATGCATTTCCGTGTGCATATCGTCAATGGAAATCAGACTCTCATTGCAATATGATTCACGGCTATGCATTTAGCATGAAGTTTTACTTTGGTACAAACAATCTCGATGCGCGTAATTGGGCGGCCGATTATGGCGGACTAAAAGAACTGAAAAAGATCCTTGAATCCCAATTTGATCATACATTGCTCGTTGCAGAAGATGATCCTGAAATCGAATTGCTTAAGCACCTGCAAGAAAAAAATCTTGCAAAACTAACAATTCTCCCGCGCCTAGGATGCGAATCGCTTGCTGATATGCTGTACAAGTATGTCAACGGTGTGTACATTCCGGAAATGTGGGGCGAAGGTGAAGCCAATCGTCTTTGGTGCTACAAAGTGGAGGTGCGCGAAACACAAGCAAACATGGCCTTCCGAGAAGGGCATCGCGAATGGAATGAAGACTTATTTGCGTGAATATGAGTTTTGATTTTATTATTGAATTTAGGGCAAATCGAGGCATGGAATGGCTCACCTGGATAGGAAGCCCTATGATATTCGACGGTGGATTGTGTGTTAATCGCACAGCAGAAGAACATAAAGAAAACAACAAACATATACAAGCAAGGCTAATGGTATGAGTTTAACAAAACAACAAGAAGAAATTCTCCGCATTTTGCAAGAAGAATGCGGAGAAGTAGTGCAAATTGTTTCTAAAGTTTGCAGATTCGGAATCGATCAACAACATCTTAAAGATAGCAAACCTAATCGAGAACGGTTGACAGAAGAATTAGGCGATGTTGCATGCATGATTAAATTAGCAGTTGATTTTGGTCTTATTACAGAAGACGGACTGCTAGACGCAAGTATTGCTAAAGAAGAAAAACTTAAAGAATGGTCGAATATTTTTAAAGAATAGCAATGTTGCAAAACAAAGTTTGGAGAATGTGGGCAAAGGCGCTCGGAGAAAAAGCAGGAAGCAGTAATAGTGAAGCAGATAAAATCGCTTGCTTTCGCACATTAATAGTTGTATCGTATATTATAACTAATTGCTTTATTATTGCAGGTGTTATACGACATTGGTAAAAGGAAACAAAATGAAAACAACAGAACAATGGTTAAATGAAATTAAAGCAAGCCCTGCTAAATTAGAGCATTGGTTGCAACGACAATATGTAGGCGAAGCGCTTGCCGCAGTACGTATTAAGTCTTTAGCAGAAACAACTGAAACACGAGCGTACCACGTGCTTGAAAAAATTGCACAAGATGAAGCAAAGCATTGTGAATGGATTAAAGAATTGCTAGTAACACGCGGCATTGTCCTTCCAGAAATCACACTCGACGGTACCCGATATTGGGAACCTATCTTAAAGAATATACACACGTTTGAAGAAATTGCTGGCGCTGGCCACCACGCAGAAGCGATGCGGCTAGTTCGTATACGTGCATTAGCCGCGGATGAGAGCATTGCAGAAGATATTCGCACTGTGTTTACTAATATTCTACCTGATGAAGAAATGCATTCACGTGCATTTGCATCAATGAGCACAACAGAAGCAATTGAGTCTACTAGATCGTTGCATGAGAAAGGGTTAGAAGTACTCGGATTAGAAATGTAATGATTAAAAAGATTTTAGTAACTGGTGGTGCAGGGTTTTTAGGAAGTCATTTATGCGATAGATTAGTTGCACAAGGACACCATGTCCTATGTGTAGATAACTATTTTACTGGCAGCAAAGCAAATATTGCACATTTGCTTGCATACAGTAATTTCGAAGTTATTCGCCAAGATATTTGCATCCCGCTATATGTTGAAGTAGATGAAATATACAATCTTGCTTGCCCGGCAAGTCCATATTATTATCAACTAGATCCTATTCAGACGATGAAGACAAGTGTGTTAGGTGCATACAACATGCTAGGTCTTGCAAAGCGTACTGGTGCTAAAATCTTGCAAGCAAGCACATCAGAAGTGTACGGTGATCCATTACAACACCCGCAGACCGAAGAGTATTGGGGCAATGTAAATCCAGTAGGGATTCGTTCTTGTTATGACGAAGGCAAGCGAGCGGCTGAAACATTGTTTATGGATTATAATCGCATTCACGGTGTCCGCACAAAGATAATGCGTATCTTTAACACGTATGGCCCAAGAATGGCAGAAAATGATGGGCGGGTAGTAAGCAACTTTGTAATGCAGGCCCTTCAAGATAAAGACCTTACTATTTACGGAAACGGTCAACAAACTAGAAGTTTTTGCTATGTTGACGATTTGTTAGATGGGATGATGGCGATAATGGCAACTGGAGATGAAGTCACTGGACCAATTAATATAGGAAATCCCACAGAATTTACTGTATTAGAACTTGCTATCAAAGTAATCCAACTCGTTGATACATGCACAAGTGTCGTTATTCAATCGGCGCTGCCACAAGACGATCCTAAACAACGCAAGCCTGATATCACAAAGGCTAGAGAAGTGTTAGGATGGGAGCCTAAAATTCAATTAGAAGACGGATTAATAAAAACCATTAAATATTTTAAAGGACGCAAGTGATTACATACAAAGATGATTGTAATTTATCTGCGTTTGTTCGATATACTGAGATTTGGGAATTCTTAAAAAATCATCAAATCGCAATTATTGAATTTAAAAAGAAGGACGGAACAATTCGTGTTATTGAAGGAACATTTGATACTAGTTTAATGTTGCCAAAAGCAGTAGATGAATTTCATCAAACTAGAATAATAGATTACGAAACTTTTCCAATCTGGTCTGTAAAAGATCTAAGTTGGAAAAGTTTCAAAACACTAAATGTAATTTCAATTAAGGAAAAAAATGACTAACCACGCAACCCAAACAATTTACGGATTAATTTCGGACAGCGGAGACGGTAGTGCAAGCATAAGATGGTTCCGTAATAAGGATGATATTGATTTTATGTTAGATGAAGAAAACGGATTAGAACAATTCTGGGCCGCTAACGAAGGGGGCGCTGCTGAAATCCTTACCTTTCCTACAGAGTTAGATTTATCTAAATGTGGATTTACGTTTGACGATATAAAGGATTATGAATGACCGATATTAAACAATGGGCTAATTCTCAAACATGGACCATTACTCTCGAGGAAGATCCAGAGACAGGCGACTTAATTCTTCCATTTCCTCCTGAATTTCTTGCGCAAGCAAATTGGAATATCGGAGATACATTAAACTGGGAAGAACAGTTAGATGGTAGTTTTATTCTGTCAAAAAAAGAGGTCGATAACATTTCTGCTGTCGACCAATCTAAATAAATTAAGACTTTTTCTTTTTCTTAGATACCACAACCATAGCAGCAGGCTTCTTTACAGGAGTTGCTGCTTTTTCTTTAGGTAATTTCTTAGTAGGCACAACAGGAGCAATTACTACTGTTTTAAGTACACGTGGTTTACGTGTTTTTACAGAAGTAACAACTGCAACTGGAGCAATAGCAGACGGAGCAATTGATAATACTAGAGGCGTAGGAGTTTCTACTTTATATGGTGCTTCTATTGTTTCTTTAGCACTGCTCGGGCCGAAGAAGAATTCTTTTAACTTTTTAAACATGATTTTCCTTTATAAAAAAGTATAATGTATTTATAACCAATAAATACCTATATTAAAAACATTGCTTTTTAATTTAATATACAGTAAAATAAGTACATGCTGAAAATAAAAAAACTGACCGCAGTAATTGACGAAGAGAATATACTTGACGAAATTACGTTAGAAGTCAATAAAGGAGAAATCCATGCTATTATTGGACCAGAAGGTGCTGGAAAGACTTTCTTATCTCATATTATACTCGGTAATCCAAATCTAACAGTTAAGAGTGGGTCTCTCACTTTTAACAAAAAATCTATTTTAGAAAAGAGTATTGAAGAACGAAACTTATTAGGAATCTTTAGTAGTTTCCAATATCCGCCTGCAATGACTGGAATTTCTAATTTTGCATTTCTTGAACATGCGTTAACTGCGAGAAAAGATAAACGAACATTAAATGAAGTTGCACTAGAATATAAATTGCTTTGCAAAAAACTAGGACTATCTTCAGATCATGGAAAAAAAGACGTAAATCATATGATAATGACTCCTGCAGAATGTAAGAAAAACGAGTTGATTCATATGTTAATGCTTAATCCCAGTTTAATTGTATTAGACGAGATTGATGCAGAAGTTGAAGAAGATGAAGTAGAGTTAATCGGTGCTGTTATTAAAGAATTTTTATCAGATGGATCAAAGGCTGCAATTATTATTACGCGGCGTCACGAAATTTTAGACATACTAACACCAACTCGCGTTCACGTTATGGTAGCAGGCGAAATTAAAGTGTCTGGACCAACAGAATTATATAAAAGGATCGTAACCGATGGCTATTCACAGTTTTCTTAAAGCAGAACGAGACGATCCGGATTGGCAATTTACTCCGGACGAGTATTATGGCAAAGAATTTAAAATTATCGATGCTGTAGTAATTGACCTGCAAGCAGGGGCCACTGACACGGTAGTATTGCGGCAAAGCCCTATCGAAAAAGAAATGCTTGCGAAGCATCTTAAAGTATTAGTTCAAGAAAATGCAAACTTAGAATTAATTATTATTAATGAAGTTGATGCAAATTTGCAGCAAGTATTTTTGTACGACATTCATCTAGAAGTAGGTGCAACGCTTAGTCTTGGGCTGTTTGCAAAAGATGGAAAACTTAACAAGCACATTATTCAAGTTGCATTAGAAGACGATTCTAAAATTGCAGCCTACGGGCTAATTTCAAACGAATGCGAAGGTGATACTGAAATAATTACCAAGATAGTGCATCGAGGCGCTGGGTCAGCAAGTACGCAATTATTTTCAGGATTAGCAGGAGAAAATAGTCAAACAGTATTTCAAGGAATTACAATTGCTGAACATGCAGCAATTGAAAGCGAAATGTTGATTGAAAATACTAATTTAGTAACAGGGTTAGCAGGTAGGTGTTTCTCTAAACCTGAAAACTATTCTAATGCAGAATTTGTAACAATCTCACAAACTTCAGAAACAGACACAATTAGTTTAGAAAAAATTAGTTACTTACAAAGTCGTGGTATTCCGGAAGACATTGCTCGTAACATTGTAGTTGCTGGATTTAGAAATCAAGTAATTGATATTATAATTAGTGATACAATTCGACAAGAAGTAACAGAAATGTATGTAGAGTAAGTTAGTCACTGTCTAATTACATAGGATTTACTTAGGTAAATACCTATGTAATTTTTTAAGCCAATTTATAGGTAAATATGGCTTATAGAGGACAGATATGACTAAGCAAACTATTAACATCGGCGCAGCCGATAACGACGGCACAGGCGATTCAATTCGCCATTCGTTTGATCTAGCAAATCAAAATTTTACCGAATTATATAATCTAATCAACGGAGGAGATGGTGTACATTTTCTCAACTTAGTTGATACTCCCAAGATTTTAATTCCAAGTACTTCAATTAATCCAGTTGTATTAATTAGCAGTGACGTTGGTAGTACTGTTACGCAAAGTACATTAGTTGCTGGATACGGAATTGAGATTAAAACTGCAAATACGTTAACAAACTCATCTGCTATCACTATTGCATTAAGCACGTCTACTGGACTATATAATTTTAATTTAGCATCAGATGCTAACCCTACTTTAGGAAACGATTTAGATGGTATGGGATTTGCTGCAACTAATTTTGCAGATCCATTTAATCCATCTGATTTAGTTACTAAACAATATTTTGATGACAATGTTCCGCTATCATTAGAAGGAGCAAATACGTTATATGATGTAGATACCGCGCAGTGGCGTGGAGGAAGTAGTGCATTAGCAAGACTTAATCATGTAGTAATTCGCAATAATGTCGGTGATATATACGTTAACGATGTCCACTCGCTGAAATTGTTTCCTACTGAAATTGTTGCAACAGGCGATGTTTCCATTGGCGGGGAGATCGCTGCAATCGGTAATATTACATCCAGTGGTGACATGTATGCTACTGTGTTTCATGGAGAAGCAACATCTGCAAGATATGCTGACCTTGCTGAAAATTATCTTGCAGATGCAGTATATGGGCATGGAACTGTATTAATTTTTGGTGGCAATGCTGAAGTTACTGCATCTAAGTTTATGATGGATAGACGCGTTGCCGGGGTTGTTTCAACTAATCCAGCGCATTTAATGAACAGTATGCAAGAAGGAGGCACTCCGGTTGCATTAACTGGACGGGCGCCTTGCAAGGTAGTTGGTAAGGTTAGAAAAGGCGATATGCTTGTTACTTCTAACATTGAGGGAGTTGCTATGGCGTCTGATGATCCAAAGACCGGAGCAGTAATAGGAAAGTCTTTAGAAAATTATAACTCATCAGAAGTAGGCGTAATAGAAGTTGCAATAGGTAGAGTGTAATGGCTACTACGTTTACTCCTCAATGGATAACAAGTGCTGGCCTGTTAGGAACTGCAACTGAATTAACAACTACCACATTTAGTATTTCGATATCAAATGCAACTACTTCAACTACTATGTCAGTTATTAGTGGAAAATTACCAACAGGTTTTTCATTAACTACTAGCACTTCTAGTTACACTTCGTTAATAACAGGAAGTTCACCTAGCATATCTAGATCAACATCTAGTCAATTTGTTATCAGGGCTGCAAATGATGTAGGCATAACCGACAGAACATTTAACATAAACATAACAAATACTGCAAGTATTCATTGGATTACCAGTCCTACTTTAAATGATACATATATTATTAACAAGTCAATGGTTGATTTTCAACTAGAAGCAAGTGCAGATGTAGGATCAGTATTATATTATATAGCAACACCTGATTCGTTTGAGCCGTTATCTATTCCTCCTTACTCTCAATTACAACTTCCGCCAGGATTAACATTATCCCGATCTGGAAAATTGTCAGGAATAGTAGATGATCCGGCTCTTACTGATTACGCATTAAAACAGTATACATTTTATGTAACTGCAACTGACGGAATTACAGATCCAGTATCAGGAATATATAGATTAAATCGAGCATTTACACTATCAGTTGCTGGAGTTAATGCATTAAAAGCAGATACTACTATATTAGATGCAGACAATACTATATTCGATGCCGATAGTTCATCATTAGTACTACCTAATTGGCTAGATACAGTTGATCTCGGAACAGTTCGCGCAAATAATCATCATGTAATTCAAATGGATCAATATGATGCTTATCCTAAAATTGGGCCAACACTGTTTGATTGGGTAACTGCAAGTGTTATTCCAGTAACAAAAGGATTAAGCGACAGCCCTTCGGATTCTACTGGATATCAATTAGTTAATCGAGAAAATGACAATACAATATATTTAAAAAATATAGATGAGTTACCGTTAATTGGACAAATATTTAGATTAGATCCATACGTAGACGGAGCAAATACTACTGAATACGAAATTATAACCGTTACTGAACCAACAGTTGGAACATGCACTATTACATTTGGTATTCGATTAAATGATAATACTATTATTCCAACTGTATTACCTGTAAGAATATTAGATAATGTAGAATTATATTTTGGTACGCAAACACAACATCCTCCAAATTTTCATCTTGATCCAGATTCAGGGTCAATATATGGCACATTTGATTTTAATCCAAAATATACAACATCATACACGTTTCCTGTTCGTATATTTAAAATAGATGTTAACAATGAATTATTACGCTACATGGGGCCGTGGAAAGTTGATAGATATTATCGTGCAAATGACATTGTAAGGGTAAAAACTGAGTTAGATCAACCGGGTAAACCAAATAATGGACATATTCTCACTGCTGAAGATCTACCAGTATCGGGAAATATAATAGGAGATAAGTATGTTTCAATATATAACAGTCATTTATGGGTATACACTGGTGTTGGGCCAATTAATGGGTTTGTTGATGTTGGGCATGTAACTTATAGTAGTCAGCAAACTGATCATTATACGTATTATATTGCATTAAACACTGATCCAATATCTGATCCTATTACAAGTGAACCAGTATTACCACCATCTTTCTTTGATACTACTAAATGGAAATTGTTTGATTTATCAGGCACAAATGTATCATTTAAAGAAAAAGTGTTTACATTAACAGTAAGAGGCGACATAAAAAACGGAATTACTTTTATAACTGATTCGAATCTTGGTTCATTTATTGCAGGTTATCAAAGTGAGCAAGTTATCCGGGCGGCGCATATCACAGAGCCTTTAGAAATAACATACAATGTTAGTAAAGGAATATTGCCGCCTGGTATAGAATTACAATACGACGGAACGCTAACAGGCAAAGTTCCTTATGATTTTAATACAGCATTTGATTTTATATTAGATAATAACGTATATAATTTTGATACTCAATTCAATTTTACGGTATCTGCAAACGATGTGTTTGATAGAGGAATTACTACTAGAGACTATGTTAGTTCGATTAGCCAATCTGATCCAACTAATTATACTCATATATATGCAACACCTCGAATATCAGCAGATAAACGAGATGTGTTTTCTCAATTCATTAACGATGAAACTGTTTTTAATCCGTCTGCATTATACAGACCAAATGATCCTGAATTCGGCGTGCAGCGTATATTAAAAGCATATATTGAACACGGAATTGAACAAATTAAATTAGATGATTATGCTGAACCATTAAGAAAATATTTTTGGAAAAAAAGATTTTATTTTGGAAAAATTCAAAGTAAAGCAGCATACGACGAAAATAAAAAATATGTATACGACGCTGTATATGTTGAGATTATTGATCCGTTTGTTAACAATGACGGAATTAGCATCAGTTCATATTTAAATTCGGCAAATGTGACAATATTTCCTAATAGTGCGTTTAATATTCAAAGTACATTAGAGGCAATCACTATTAACAACGTTACAGTTAAAACTGATCAGTTTTTAAGACCTAGATTTATGCGTACCGTACAAGTAGGAACTGGAGCACCGTTAGGTTTTGTTCTTGCTGCGCCATTGTGTTATGCATTGCCAGGTGCAGGAGATAGCATTGTTAAACAGGCAGAATTATACAATTTTAATTTTTCAACATTAGATTTTGAGATTGATCGGTTAATTGTTGAAGATAGTTTGCCAAAACAAACCGCTAAATATATGTTGTTCCCGAGAAGAGAAGTTGTTGGCAGTGACACTGGCATTAACATAACCGATTATCGACTGTATGGGGACGATAACTTAGAAATAGATACAGAGGGCAATGACCCTTTATACTTGGAGATATAAATGCCAACAATCAGTAATTTACCCGCTTTATCCACAACTACCGGCGTAGTTATTTTCCCTGTGGTGCAAGACGGCATTACAAAAAAAGCAAGATTTGACCAACTAGGCGGATGGGGGTTTGCAGGATCTCAAGGTACAATCGGATATGTTGGATCTAGCGGTAACGGGTATGTCGGGTCGATCGGATATATCGGCAGTAAGGGGTTTGTTGGATCACAAGGAAACATCGGATATGTAGGATCATTAGGATTTACTGGTTCGCAAGGAGTCGGATTTACTGGTTCGCAAGGAGTAGTTGGATTTATTGGAAGTAGTGGATTAGGATATACTGGTTCTATCGGTATAGGATTTACTGGATCACAAGGAACAACTGGTTTCGTGGGATCAATCGGGTCTTTAGGATATACTGGTTCAGGTGATACCGGATTTACTGGTTCTGTTGGATTTATAGGCAGTGCAAGTACTGCATCAGGATTTACAGGTAGTACTGGATTTACAGGTAGTACTGGATTTACAGGTAGTACTGGATTTATTGGATCACAAGGTATAGGGTATACTTCTGTTAAAACACAAAATACATTAACTATATCAACTGGTACAATTAGTATTGATATCGATAATACAAGCACTGCATTGTCAGCGGGACATTGGGTAGTTATTGCGAATGATTTAAATAATTTTGTTGTTGGTCAAATATCAACCTTAGTAAATAGCACCGCAACATTAAATGTGTACCAAGCACACGGAACTGGAAATATTAGTTCTGGTACTGGTATTTTTATTAGTGGGCCTGGCTCTCTTGGGTTTACAGGTAGTGTTGGGGCTGGGTTTACCGGTAGTACTGGATTTATTGGATCACAAGGTTATCTAGGTTCTAAAGGATACACAGGGTCTGTCGGAAACCAAGGGGGGCTCGGATTTGTTGGATCACAAGGTGCAAACGGCACTGCTCCTAATATCATAGGAAGTACTTCAACTTCTGCAGGATTACCAAATAGTGGCCAATCACTTGCTGATGCATATATTACTACATCAACTGGCCACCTTTGGATTTATACAGGTGACATAAGCGGAGTGAATGGATTTGTTGACGTTGGGCAGATTGTTGGACCATTAGGATACACCGGCAGTGCAAGTACTATTACCGGGTATACTGGTAGTATAGGTATCGGATTTGCAGGTAGTAGAGGAGTTGCAGGATTTATAGGTAGTCGAGGAACAACCGGATTCATTGCTAATGTAATCGGTAGCACATCAACTTCTGCGGTTTTGCCAAATAGCGGATCAGTTTTAGCAGATGGATATATCACTTCGGACACAGGGCATTTATGGGCATATACTGCATCAACTGCATCAGGTAGCGTAAATGGATTTATTGATGTATGCCAAGCAACCGGGTTCACTGGTTCAGTTGGATTCATTGGATCAGTAGGATATCAAGGATCTAGAGGATTTATCGGTAGTGAAGGTAGTACCGGCACAATTGGATATGTGGGCAGTATTGGATTTGTAGGAAGTACTGGTGCGGGATTTATTGGATCAATGGGCGATACTGGCACGCAAGGTAATACTGGATTCATTGGATCAATTGGGTACACTGGATCAACAGGCACGCAAGGTAATACTGGATTCACTGGATCAATTGGGTACACTGGATCAACAGGCACGCAAGGTAATACTGGATTCATTGGATCACAAGGAATCCCAGGTGCAGCAGATGCAATAGGTTATACAGGATCAGTTGGATTTACAGGTAGTACTGGATTCATCGGATCACAAGGAATTCCAGGTGCTGCGAGTGCAATCGGATATGTTGGTTCTAAAGGATACACCGGAAGTATCGGGTTCGTTGGTAGTACTGGCTTTGTGGGCAGTGCAAGTACTGCATCTGGGTATGCAGGGTCAAGAGGATTCGCAGGCTCGGTTGGTTTTGTAGGTAGTACTGGCTTTATTGGCAGTACTGGAACAATCGGATATACTGGTAGTGTTGGATCTGGATTTGTGGGCAGTGCAGGATTTGTAGGCAGTGCAGGATCATCTGGTAGCACATCAGGATATAGTTCAGTAATCCTAAAAACAACATCTTATATAACAACTGCATCCGATGCAGGATCGTTAGTACTAATGAATAACGGCAGCGCAACTACTATTACTATTAATTCTAGTACAATTGTTAATTATGCGATCGGAACAACCATTGATGTTATACAATCAGGTTCCGGACAAATCACATTTGCTGGGTCAGCCGGAGTAACATTAAATGCAACTCCAGGATTAAAAACAAGAGCACAATATAGTGGTGCAACTGCTATTAAAATAGGAACAGATGCTTGGATTATAATCGGAGATTTATCAGCATGAGACATGTAGGCCATTTTGCAAGTTCGCGGTATTTTTCAGTACATGGATCAAATTTAAATAGTGGTAAATTTAAAGATTTAAATTTACTCGGTGGAAATATTACATGGACAAACGATTATTCAACTTCTAGATATTATCAAAATGCTTTTTTAGATTCTAGAGGATTTGGGTTGCCAGGTACGTACGGCGGAGAAAATATAGGAATACCACTTGATGCAAATGGATGGCCGACAGTAGCATCATTAGTTGTTATTACAAGTGCATCATCTGATACAACCGATGGTAGTTTATCAGCAGGTACGTATCATTGCAGTTATCAATCATCAAATCATTCAACTACTATATCAGCCGTTAACACGCTAAATGGCACAATTACTAATATCGTAAATGTAAACGACGGGCTAACCACTACATTTGATCTTATTCTGTCGGGGCAACCAGGGCAAAATCAAATGCATTTTTCATTTAGTGGTGCTGTTCAAAATATTATTATTGCACGATCTGGATTACCGAATACGTTAACTGGCAAGTTTACAACTGAGTTTTTAAATCATGCAAGCAAATTTGCAAGCATTCGATTAATGGATTTTATGGAAGTAAATAATAACGATACTGTATTATGGGCTGACAGACAACCGTATTCAGCATCATTTCCGCATGCATTCGAAGATGCAATAGAGTTGTGTAATGCATTATATACTCACTCAGGAAGTCTTGTTAAAACCGTATGGATAAACCTTCCAGGATTAGCAGATAATAATTACGGCACACAAGCAGTAAATTTGCTTAATTCATTAGGAAATAATAATTTACAATGGATTGTAGAAATTGGAAATGAACCATGGAATTCACAATTTTCTCAATTCCATTTAAATCTGTCAAGTGCATTAACAGAAATGCAAACTGTTGCAAATTACGGAGACATAAACACAGTAGCATCTGCAGTTCGTCTTAATAATATAACCACTGTAACAGTATCTGGTACATTTCCTGCATTTATTACTACCGGGCATACTGCAATGGTATGGTGTAGTGACGATACATTTGCTGCAGGCGAAGTTAATGCACCGATCACTGTAACTGTAACTGGTGCAAATACATTCACTTATGCAAATACTGGAGTAAATGCAAATATAGGATCTGCCAATTTTGCAGTTATATTTAATTTAGCATCAACATTAGTTACTGATAACGGTGATAAATCATTGTGGAATATGGCTGACAAATATTACACTCGTCGAGCATATGAAATTGCAACAATTTGGCATACAATTAGGCCACAGGATAAATTTATTTTAAATCTTCAAATGTATGGTGGATCATATACTGGATACGGCTCGTATCCATCTCCACATTGGGCATATGCAAAATATTTAGGTGGAGGAAATGTAAATTGGCTATGGGGTGCAGCAATAGCACCGTATTTTTCATCCGAATCAGAAACTACGTTAGAAGGCGCAATTGTGTCATTGCAATCTAGTTTAGATAACTCAATTGTATATGCCATTACTGCACACATTTATCAATGTTTGAAATACGGAATTATGCCTATTTGTTATGAAGGTGGTCCGGATTGTCAGCAAGCGGCTACTGTAAATATTGCAGTAAATACTGACATTAGAATGAGTAATTTAGTAACACAATTATTAAATTTATGGTTTCAAACTGGCGGAAATTTATTTCATTTTTATAAAATTACACCAAACGGATTTTCAAATGCACAACAAGGAACCTGGTCGTCTTCACAAACATATGATGATGAATCTAGTCCTAAACATGCAGCATTATTAGCATATCAAGAAAGTGCCCTACCTGTTACGTATCACAATCAGTTTGGTAATCCTGGTACAGTGTTAGCAAGTCAATATGCAATAATGACAGATAATGGGCAAGTAGATAGTGCAGGATTAATAGGATTTTACGGACCAACTAACACTAGTGCACTTGAATATTTGATTGTTGTTGAAACTACCAGAACATACACATTTACACTGTGGGGGTCAGATAATGTAAGTAATACTGCAATAAAAATATTAGTTGATAATACACAAATAGGATCATCTATATTGCATAACGGTGGCGCGTGGAATAGTGGATCAGCAATAGCAGCAGCAAGTTCATCATTCACTGCATCGCTATCTGCAGGCGCGCATATACTGCGATTACAATTAACATCTGGGTTATATTCTGCTCCTGGATTCCAAAAAATAGTTATATCATAAAAACACTCAAATAGTTAAATAAAAGAAAAGAAAAGGTTAAACAATGGCAACTAGACAAGATTATATTAATGCAATCGACGAAACATACCCAGTTGCAGGTATAAACAATAATAGTCAAGGATTTCGTGATAATTTTGCAAATATTAAAACTGCACTAAGTCTATCCGACGGATCTAGCGGCAGTGGAACAGGCGGTAGCGGAGGCGGTACTGCTACAGTGCAGGCCACTCCAGAAGCAATGGGCAGTGTATTAGGTTACACTACCGGAACATCTGCGTTTATCGGAGCCGATGCAGGAAATATATTAAATACCGGAACAAATAATGTTGCTATAGGATATAATTCATTACATTTTGGGCAATCTGTTGGTCCTATATCGGCTGTACAAGGAATAATAGATGCTGGAATTTATAATTCATCAAATACATTAGTTAGTACATTTGCAGTACAACCAATTACTAGTACACAACGAATTATTACTACTTCTGATGTTGATGCAACTATTACAGCATTAAGTACTATTGCAATCCCTAGTGTTTCTGGACTAACATTATCTACAACCCCTCAATTCGGAGATAATGATGAAGGAGCATTTGAAATAACACTGCCGTTTGACATTATGTTTTTAGGGACACCGTACGGACCGACTGCTGGAGAAGCAGTATTTGTTGGAACAAACGGATTTTTATCGTTTGGTAATTATAATATAGATTCAGCAAATAGTCCTCCAATTTACTACATGCCGTTAATAGGAACATATTTAGGTGATGCGTGGACTCAAGGAATATATACTGGATCAACTGGATCTAGTCCTACTCGAACGTTTAGAATTGTAATCGAAGCAAGTGCAAGTTGGGACACCGGACAATCAACGGCATTAGGAGATGGAGATACTAGATTAGAATATACATTCTACGAAGCAACTCCTAATCAAATAGACGTTAATGTAGAGCGCAATGGACAGACAGTTGTTATTATTCCGGCTACTACTTCAACACAAGGTACAGGAAATATTGCAATCGGTGCCTATGCATTATACAGCACTAGCACACAATCGTGGGGAACAAACAATACTGCAATCGGCGAATGTGCACTATATAACGAAGGATATGGAGACAATAATATTGCAATCGGTAAGTTAGCAATGTTTAGTGACAAGTGTGGCAGTAATAATATTGCAATCGGTGAATGCAGTTTATACAAAAATTCAACATCATCTGGATTTGACAATATAGCAATCGGCAGAGAAGCATTAAGAAACCTATGCGATTCTAAGAATGTTGTAATCGGTACAGGAGCATTTTCAACTGCTACACACGGTCGTTGTAACATAGTAATAGGACACAACGCAGGATGTGAAGTTACTTACGGCTTTTGCAACACGATTATTGGAAATTATACAGGCACAGCAGGATGTGCATTATACGGAACTGTAGTAATTAATGCAGGCAATTGTGAACGTATCAAAATCGACTGCAACGGATTATATATAAACGGAGCAACTCTATCAACCACGCCTTCTATTAATTCAAACTGCAACTTTGCAATAAGTTCGCCAACTACAGGTAATCCATATTCATTACTAGGAAATGGCGTTAATAATATGTCAATCGGTGCCTATGCATTATTTTGCAATTGTGCAGGCAGTGGAAATATTGCATTAGGATACGGAACATTATGTAAAAACATATCAGGTAGTTGCAATATTGCAATCGGAGCAAGTGCAATGAGATCAAATACCACAGGTGTTCGAAATATTGCATTTGGTCAATCTGCATTATATAATAATGTATGTGGCAGTAACAATGTAGCATTAGGGTATTTTTCACTAATTGCAAATACTATAGGAAATAATAATGTTGCAATCGGATGCCAATCTCTACGATTTAATTCATTAGGTAATTCCAATGTTGCAATCGGAGCAGGTGCATTATACGGTAATATCACCGGAGGTGATAATGTTGCAATCGGAGCAGGTGCATTATCATCAAACTTGTCAGGCAATCTTAACATAGGAATAGGATGTAATAGTGGAAGATTAAATGCGATCGGATCTAATAATGTATCATTAGGAAACATGGCCCTTTGCTGCAATTTAACTAGCAATAATACAGCAATCGGATTTTGTGCCGGCGGAACAAATACTACAGGATGTAATAATTCCTTTTTAGGTAACGGCGCTGCCGGTGCATCAGGAACTACAAATAATGCAATTACATTAGGAAATGCTTCTATTGCAACTATAAGAGCACAAGTTACAACTATTACTGCATTATCAGACTGCCGGGATAAAACTAATATTGCAGGTATTCCGATTGGATTAGATTTTATTAAAGAAGTACGGCCTGTGCAATTTGATTGGGCAATGCGTGACGGTGCAAAAGTAGGAATCGCTGAAATGGGATTTATTGCACAAGAATTAGATGCATTGCAAATTAAATACGGTGTAGAATCTGCATTAGGTTTAGTGTTAAAAGACAACCCGGATCGGTTAGAAGCAACACCTGGAAAATTATTACCAGTAGTAATTAAAGCAATTCAAGAGTTAGCAGCAATTGTTGATCAACTAGGAACAAAATAAAAATGGCATATATTCTAAATAAAACTAATGGGTCGGCTATTGCAACTATTAGTAATGGTAGTATCGATCAATCAACAGATCTTGTGTTTGTAGGTAAAAATTATGCAGGGTACGGACAATCAATTAATGAAGATTTATTAAAATTACTTGAAAATTTCTCAAACAGTACGGCACCGGAAAAACCAATTACTGGTCAATTGTGGTATGACACGTCTGAACAAATTTTAAAATTGTATGATGGCTCTATTTTTAGAAGTATTTCTGCTAGTGTAGTATCGGCAGATCTTCCTTCTTATAGTGCAGTTAACGTTGGTGATTTTTGGTGGGATACTCAAAACGGTGTGTTAAATGTGTTTAGCGGTTCGGAGTTTATTTCGATCGGACCTAAAGTAACTGGCTTAGATAATTTTTTCCAATTTAATACAGTAATTGATAACACCGGGGATGTTGAAAATAACACGCATACAATAATCGAACACAAAGTTTATAATAGCCTTGTTGCAGTGGTTTCTACAAGTAGTTTCCACGTCGGAATAGGAAATCCAGTAGACGACATAGTGTATGATTCATCACAGTGGCAATGGCTAAGAAAAGGTATCACACTAGTCGGTGCTGATCCACTAACTGGTGTTTCTTCGAATGGAATTGATTCTGGTGCATTGTTATGGGGAACCGCAGCAGATGCACTTTCTATCAATGGTATGGCGGCATCAACTGCTACAGTAAATAATTCTATTGTATCTAGAGGCAACGCTGGCGAAGTGTATGCAACAACGTTTCATGGTACTGCAACATCGGCATTATATGCAGACCTTGCAGAACGATATCATGCTGATGCAATTTATGACGAAGGTACTGTTCTTGTAATAGGCGGACTAAATGAAGTCACAGTTACAAGCGAACATGCTAATGTAGCAGTGGCAGGAATAGTAAGTAAAAAACCAGCATTTATGATGAATTCAGGTGCAGGAACCGACGAAACTCACCCTTTTATTGCGTTAAAAGGTCGAATTCCGTGCAAAGTATCTGGTACTGTATTAAAGGGTGATATACTAGTAACTAGTACAATTCCAGGATATGCTTGCGTTGCTGATTTAAATCATGCTGTGCATCCTGCTGCTATAATTGGAAAAGCCCTGGAAAGTAATTCACAGGGCTTTGGGATAATCGAAGTTAAAGTCTAAACTGCCATCGGCGCTTTGATTGCATCATAGCATTGATAGTTTATTAAAGAAATGTCACTCATTTCAAATTCAGTAATAACATCGATTCCTTCATTTAATTGAAGAGTGGGTAACGGTAGCGGCGCTCTGGCAAGTTGTTCTTTTACCTGATCAATGTGATTGTCATATATATGAGCGTCTCCGATTACAATCGTAAGTTCGCCTACTTCTAGTCTACACACTTGTGCAAGCATGTGAGTAAACAACGCATACGATGCAATGTTAAAAGGCAACCCTAAAAACATATCAGCAGATCGTTGATACATTTGACAACTCAATCTTCCATTATTTACATAAAATTGACTCATTACATGGCAAGGAGGCAACGCCATAAGTTCAAGTTCACCAGGATTCCATGCTGAAATAATATGCCGGCGACTGTAAGGATCTTCTTTAATACCTTCAATTAACGAAAGCAGTTGATCATGATTTTGAAGAACAACCTTATTAATACGAACAAGAGGAGCACGCCATCTACGCCACTGTACTCCGTATACTCGGCCTAGGTCACCAGGATGGCGTTGGAGTCGCTTTTCAGTCCATGCCTTTGCCAAAGCATTAGCAGTCCAGATAGTTTTTTTATCAGAATATCGTTCACCGTGTAATATTTCACGCAACCGATACTCATCTCCGCTGCCTTCAATAAACCATAGTAGTTCAGACTTCATTGCATCAAATGCAAGTTTCTTTGTAGTAACTGCCGGAAACCCCTCAGTAAGATCAAATTTTAATTGAATTCCAAATTTAGAAGTAGTGCCTGTTCCGGTTCTATCTGGGCGATGATCGCCGGTTTCTAAGACATCGCGCAATGCGTCTTGTAGTTGTTTCATTTTTTATATTCTTTTATAATGTAAGCAGGAGTAGTGTCAGTGGCAGTAAATTGTAGCAGTTCACGGCTTAATACGCAATTATCTTGGACATATTTCAAATTAAAAAATTTGTCACAAGTGTACAGTTGATCGATCTCAGTAACATGAAATACATCAATCAATTCCTTAACACTATCATATAGTGCTTGACCTCCAATTACATAAATCTCTTTGCCGGCGAATCGCGTCGTTAACTCAGCAATTGCATCAATTGGATCTGAATACGTTAGGTCTGCTGCAACTTGTAAACTGGAACTAATAACAACATTTAATCGATTAGGCAATCGATTGCCTAAACTTTTCCAAGTTGCAGCCCCCATTACTACAATATTATTTGTAGTTTGTTCCTTAAACCATTTCATGTCGCCCGGCAAACGAGGCCATGGCATTTGACCATTAAATCCAATGCCATGGCCTTTTTCTACTGCAACTATGCAATGGATCATGCAATATCTGATACAACCGCAGTCTTCTTAGACTTAGGAGGATCTTGTGCATCTGCATTCTTACGTAGAGCAGCGGCTTCTTTGTATAATGCATCAGCACGACTACGCATTTCTGCTGGAGACATTTCAAGAGTTTCATTTACTGACGTGCGCGAATTAGTAACAACAGAAACTGGTGTAGTAACTGTTGCGTTAGCAGTGCCATCACCTATTGCAACTTCTGATACAGATACTTTTGAACGAGATCGAGCAGACCCGTCATTTACTGCAAGATCTTCAACACGAACATTCTTTTGTTTTGCAATAATAACATTTAGTTCGTCGAGTGGAATTTGTGTCTGGCTATCGGGCGTTACTAACACTGCATTAGTAGCAACTTTCTTCAAATGGCCATTTGCATGCAAAAACCCTAACATAACGGAGCCGTCTGGAAACTTACGAACTGCAAGAATATCTGCAAGTTCGTTTGCCTGTTGGGCAGCGTCATGCTCGATCAACGACATCAATGTGTCGTGATAACTATCACCCAATCCTTGTGTTCCAACAACTAAACAGTTATTGGGTTCGCCGGGCAGTGTGCGATATACGATCACTACTCGTGCTGAATTGTTTTTCATTTTACCTACGTGTTTCATTTTTGTTTCCTTATGCTGCTGGTGTTGCAGATTCGTCTGGCTGTGTTACACTCGGTGCAACTGCCTGTAGAAATGCATTCAATTTATTGAATACAGTACCTACTGCTTCCATCTCTGCGGCTTGAAATGCGCCACGGCGGGATGCAACATCGATTACAGCACGGATGTTCTGTAGATCAATAATTGTAAGTTCAGTAGGGATCGGGCCGCCTGCTGGTTGTGTTTGTTCTGTCATTTTTTTTCTCCTGTTATTTCATATGTAAGAACGGACAAGATAGACCAAGTATAGTTAGTTCTCTTTTGTCTTCAATGCCGATCTCACATACATCGATTATTTTTCGTTGGCCATCAAGTCCTTGTTTAAGCACAACACAATAACGACTGTTTAAGTTATTATAGATCCATTGATCAATCTTGTCAGCATGTTGTGTACCCAAAAAATTTAGTGTACCAAAATGCTGCGGGATATAAGACAACCTACGTTGCCCTATAACATTCAATGGATTAATTGTACCTTTACCTAAAGACATAATATACCTACTTTATTTATAATATGCAGTCTCACCGAAGGGAGATTTGATCTTATCAGTACCGTGAATAATAAACAATGTATCACAGTAATCTTCTTCACCCCACGATCCATACGGATATCCATCTGTAAACATAATAAATTTTTTAGGTTCAATATTATTCTTATGCATAAAGTCCCAGTTAGATTGAAAGTTAGTACCGCCGCAATTCCTTACATGATATTCTGCAATCTCAGAAGCGTTATCCTGTGTAAATTGTTTGTAATTATCTACATCGTCACCGAAACACCACAAGTCTAGTTTAAATTCAGGATATTCATCCATTATACCTTTAATCTCAGATATAAAATCATTTGCTTGTTTTGGAGATATACTTCCACTCATATCAACTGCTGCACAAATATCAACTGCTTCGTCAGTTGTCATTCCTGGTAAAATTGCACCACAATGTTGACTTTTACGATTAGGACGAGTAAAGGAATAATTGCTACGAACAATGCTTTGAATATTCATACGCAACAATTCACGCCAATCCATTTTTGGTTCTGTAAATTCAGAGATCAACCGCTTAATAGAATCTGGCATTTTTCCAGGACCAGCGCTCTGCGCAGCAGAAATCATTGCTTCTTTGATTTCGTCTCGAATAGCCTTTTGCTCTTCGGGTGTCATATCACTAAAATCGATATGCTCATCAAACTCTTCACCTGGAGGCTGTTGTTCAGCATCTTTCATTAAATGGTCATAAATCTTTTCAAATGCCCAATCACGATATTTGTCATCCTGATAAATTTGCATAAATTCAGGAAACGTTCCGATCTTCTCATCTTTACAAATTTGATTTACTGCATAGTCTGCTGCAATATTTGCAATACGAGGATTTCGATTACCACGGCGACCGCCGTGGTCAAACACATTATGAAACACTTCGTGGGCAAACCCAAACTCAGCAACTTTAGGCTTACATTGTAATACAAAACCAATGTTATAGAAAAAGTTGCGTCCATCAGTTGCAATAGTTCCACACCATGTACTTGCATTTACAAGTTTCAATCGTGTTGCCATATTGCCGAAGAATGGATGACGTAGCAGTAATCCAATTCGGGCAGTAACTAGTTTTTCAATTGCTTTGTTGTTATCTGATTCAGAATACTCTTTAATAAGAGATTTAAATTTTGATTTATTTGTTTCAGTTGTTGCCATAATACTATATTATTAAATAGCCCTCACGGGCTATTTTATTGTTCCATTGCAGTAATGATTAGTTTGCCATATTTTTCATGAAAGTCGTCAAAATATTTCATTTTAGATGGATCAAATGGCAAATCGTAATTTGTCAATGCAACCTTTGCCCCCATAACTGTTAGTTCAGTTGGGAAGTTATCCATCATGAAACGAAGGAAGTTGTCTGACATTGCATCCCAATCTTTAGCCTTAAGGCGATCAGATTCTTTCAATTCATAGCACATGCTGATAGCCAAAGAATACATTGCTGAAATTTCTTTGATAGTAGTCTTTGTAACTTTACCAGTCAGCACATCTACCGGATTAGGCATTTGCTTTGCAATTTCGCGATGCTTCATAAACTTAACTGCAAGGCCTTCACCAATTGCTCCGGCAACTAGGTCAGTCAACGTACCGTCATCGACGTCGTTATCCTTAAGCAACTCACTTACAAATACCCAAGAACGGGGAGTTGCAAAGGAGCGGGTTGCTGCGCGTGGATCAAAGTCATACAAATCAGATTTTGAAAAAGACAAGTAACCAACTACTTGTTCGTGAATATTAACATTTGTTGCCCATTGCAACCAATCTGCAAAGTCAGTACGCATTTCTAAGTGAACGAACCGATTCGCTAAAGGAGCTGGCATACGATACGTAACGCCTTTATCAGTTTCTCGATTGCCTGCTGCAATAATCGAAACACCCTTTGGTAATACATAAGTACCAACCCGACGATTAAGAATGAGTTGATACGCTGCTGCCTGTGTTGCAGGTGCTGCACTGTTCAATTCATCTAAAAACAAAATGTCTGTTGATTCTGGATCTGTTGGAAATTCCATTGGAGGAGCCCAACACATTGTATTCATTGTCGGATTGTAATACGGCATCCCTTTAATGTCAGTAGGATCCCAAAGTGACAATCGAATGTCAATAACATTTCTATTTGATTCTGCGCCCAACTGATGAGCAATATCAGATTTACCAATGCCAGGTGCTCCCCAAAGGAATGCCGGGCGATTGATACGAATACACTTGCGAAGTGCTCGCTTCGCTTCGTTTGGACTTACTGTCCGATTGATGGAAATTGCTTCTGCCATTAATTACTTTCTAAAGATGTTAAACAACGTTATGCTGTTTAATAAGTATACACTAAAAAGTATGTTATGTCAATGATCGCTTGCTAGATCTGTCTTTTGCTTTGCCAAATCTGTTTAGATCGCCGGAAAATAGTATTAATTGTACTGCTACTTTCTCTCTCGACACATAAATCGAGTGCTTATCAATGTAATACGGACAGTCAATAAATTTGTCTAGCCAAATTACCGTGTTATTAGTGTAACGCATTGTATCAAGAAAATCAATTCTATAAAACTTTAGATGCTTTGATAGAACAGTGTATCCGTTAGTTGTTAACGCATAACTGCGCTCGCCGTTATTTCGACGATTCATCCACCAGTGCCGACTAAGTGCATCGATCTCAAGTGAAGTACTCGCAGGTAGTCCTTCTGCATCGGCAAAATGTTTTGTTAAGCGAAGTTTTACGTCCATTTTTCTCCAGTTGTAAGTTTGTATACTGAAAAATCAGTACAATTAAATAATTTGTTTAATTTTTCTGAAAGGTTTAATGCGTGTCCTGCATTACTAAAACTAACTTTTTTATACTTTGGTCCTAATTGTTGTGCAACGATTGAACTAGTTTTTAAATTAACCGGTTTATCTTTGTAAAACACTGCCCAAATAGCATCTGCTTCTAAAACTTGTTCTGTTTTATAAGTTTTCTTGTTTGTAATCTCTAATAATATGTTGGGCTTAGGTCTGCTCACGATTGTATGTCTCCAAAAAGTACACACATATTTATCAATTTTTAGCATAAATAGTAGCATGAAACTATTTGAACTATTTGAAGGCAGAGTAAGTGACAAACTTATCCTAGATAAAGAATGGGAAAAACAAAACGGGCCGCAGCCCGAACCATCGCCTCCGGTAAGACAAATGAATTATATTGTTACTATTAATAGCAAACCCTGGAAAGAGTTTGCTACAGAACCAGAAGCAATGAGAGTCGCTACCGCAATTTACAATAAAAACAGAAAGTTACGAGTTTCTGTAACCCCTAAGTAAATTACAACGATCCACCGTCCATTTTAATAGAAATTGCAGGCTCGGATTCGCGTGGGGCTGTTAGGATCTTATCTAAATCACCTGCAATACGTGTCATTGCCACAGCAATGCTATCGTGCAACGATTGAACTTCAGCAATAGATAAAGTCAGATTCTTTTGCTTGCTTTTAATAGCAATCCTTGCTTTATCTAGAAATTGTTCAATCGGAAGAGTGTTCATTTGTTTCATTTTTGTTTACTTGATTCAATGCAGTTTTCATGTCTGCTTCTGTTTTAAATGGACCTTGGAACGGATATCGTTCAAGTGTTATTAATTTTGGGCAAAAACTTTTAACCCAACCTTTGCGGAATTGAATAACATAGTAACCTGCACAATATAAACTTTTGCTCTTTGCACTTTTTGCATAAATTGGCAATTTTTTACGCACATTATAAACTGGATTAAACGGCTTACTACCGCAAGGATAATCGTAAATCGATCGAATCTCAGTACTTGAAATATTTGTTTTAATTGATTTGATGCTATCTTTAAACAATTCTGCGCCAAACTTAGCCTTAACTTCAGATAGGTCTTGCAGTTCTACCTTTACACCCTTTCTAAAAAAAGCGTAACCTTTCTTTTCTTTATTCAGTGTACCTAGTTTAGTACCGTCGTCTTCTACAATCCATACTTTATTAGGAATGATTACTTTAACTTGTGCGTTCATTTATATACCTTGCATTTAATGGTTCTGCGTAAGATTGAACTTGTTCGGAAATCTTCACAAGATCAAAAGATGCACAAAACTTTAACAAACGTACACCAACTTGCGGAATATTTTTCTCAGCAGTTGTTGCAGCGTCTATTGTCTCTTTAATGATAAGTTTAATATCATCAGGCTGGGCTGTCAAGTCGCATAACAGGACGTTTCTAGTATAATCTTCAAGGACCCGGTGTTCAACTGCTTCGTGATCAACCCATCGTTGTAACATCAGATTGTTCCACGCCCAACCTTTTGATTTTCGATCAGCAAATGCTTCTTGCAATCCGACTTTATTCTTTGTGCCTTTAACTCGAACACCCGGGTAAGCCGAGAAAATATTATCAGACGTATCACCACGGATGCACTTTAGGAAAAGTTCCCATTCTGGATCAGGCGCTGGCAAAATTTCTTTTGTCTTCTTATCCTTAACTGGTTTTCCTTTATCGTCAAAGAATCCGTTAATAGTAGCAGTAATGCCACTTACGCCGTTATATTGCTTTACATTATCTGCAATCAATTGTACATAGTCACCATCAGTACTAATAATAACATGATCGTCTTCTGGATGCATTTTAATAAATCCAGCGATAGTATCATCGGCTTCTAGTCTAGGGTTTTGAAGAACAGTACAGTTTGTTTTTTCAGTTACAAACTTTTTAAATTCGTCAAATGTTTCCCAAAATACTGCTTCTTCTTCTTGTTCTGCTGCTGTATGTTTCGAACGTGCATCAGAACGTTGACGCTTGTAAGGAGCATAAACTTCTTTACGCCAACTACGCCCTTCTAGGTGAAACAAGACATGCGATCCTTTAAAGTCTCTCCATGCTTTTCTCACACTCATTAATACAGTTGATATACTCATGCCAATCTTATCTTCTAGACTGCCGCGAATTGCGTGGCGAGCCCTGAAAAATGTGTTTGCAGTATCTACGTGTATAAATGTACGTCTTGTCATTAAGAAACCTCAGCCTTTCCATTGCCTAAATTATTAAAATTGATGTAACCTGCTCCACGACGATCCATGTTAACATCTGCTTCTGCACCGATGTTTTTGCAAAGATCTTGGAACCAGCGATCAACTAATTCTTCATCAGTTTCACCGTAGTATCCTGCATCGCGTAATTGCATAATGAAGTATTCATTCCAATCAAGTTCAAAAAACCCATTGCGTGGATTGTCTTCATTAATCTTTGTATCTAGTACAGCAACGTATGGTTCTTTCTTTTCCGTTGCAATTTCCTTAGGAGATTGTTTTGCGATACGTTCTGCTTCAACTGCAGATTCTTCTTCTTGCTTTGCAGAAAGTGCAATTTGAATTGACTCTTCCGTTTGCTGTTTTGCTGCCCGCATTTCCTCTGCTAAGTCGGCTTTGATTTTATCAATACCGGTAATTTTTTCAATCCATTTTTTTAACATTCTATCTCCAATATATTGTAGGCAAATTATCATTCCACGCATTTGCCACACTACCTAACATTTCAACGATACGATATCCTCCGCCTATTTTCACAAGGATAGGATAAGTTTTATTATCCTCATATCGTGAAATAACTCTTATTGAGCCCGTGTGATCCGTAAACCAATGTACCATAAATCAATCCTTGCAAACCAATTATTGTTGTTTTTACCAAATCGTATCATCCTATTACCTTTATCTAAAGGTACTTTAGTAATTTGCATTATGATAAGCCTGCGTATAAGTGCATTTGCAAGTTAAGTTTAAATCCGTTATCCATGCAATAACGAGCAGTGTACTTATGATTTGCTTCATTAGCAACTAAGTTTAACACGCCTGGTTCCCAAAAGTCAATAACTTCGTCAACCGTAGAACGTTCTGCCATCGTAATAGTGCCCTTCTCTGCGCGCACAAGTTTAATCTTCTGAGGCAGATCATTGTAAATATTCATCGGACTACAATAGATATCTTTTCCAGTCTTTGCTTTCCAATCATGTGCCCACTGGGGAACTTCATTATATGGACTTGTGTCTTTTGAATCCATAACAAACTTGAGACAGTCTGCACGATCCAATATAGTTTTAGATGGTGAGAAATACTTTGTAGCAACTCCGTTTTTCTCCATGCACTTCGGCGAGCATACAAGAGTAACACCTTCTGGTACTACTGTGTCGGGGATGCCATTACTTTCAACTTGCACTGCTTTAAAGTTTGCAAGTTGTTCTTGCATAAATTTACTAATATTTTCTTGCAGCAATGGTTCGCCACCTGTCATAACAAGTACAATATTTGGATACTCTTTACCGCTATACATATTGTATGCCCAGTCTGGAACAGATTGTCCTCTGCTTGTCCAATATGCGGTAATAGTCTCGTGCATCTTTTCGCCAATCTGCTCAAACGTCATCCAATCGCCGTCGTCGAAGAATGTGTCGCAGAATGAACAATCTAAATTGCACTTTGCTAGACGGATGAACAGTGCCGGCAAGCCCGCATAAGGGCCTTCACCTTGCAATGTAAAGAACATACTTGTGACAAATAAACTGTCCTTAGGTGCGTCCTTAAAATACTTCTTACCAATTATCTCGTTAGTTCCGAACATAATTATTCCTCTAATATTTTTTTAAGATGCTCATTGATAGAGCGAAGTTCTGCTAATGCCTCTGCTAACATAAAATTAATTTCCATCGTTATTCCTTAATTTCAAATCGTGACTTAATCAATTGACTAAAAGTAAGTTGAGCGTTGACCCAAATCCTGCCTTCGTTGTCGGTTTCTGCCTTAACTTTATTAGTGGCCAAGTCTACTTCTATTATACTACAACATTCATTAACAATCAACTCGGCGAACTTTTGGCGAAATTTATAATCTGTATAAGTGCCTTGGACGTTCATTTCTTTTGCAGCCAATTTGGCAAGTTGTTCGATCCGTTCGTTCATAATTTGACTCCGAAATATTCTTTAATCCTGCTTCCGACCTCGGGTCCAATATCAAGCGGCAGCGAATAAGCAATATTAGAACATTCCCTGACAATCAACTCGGCGAACTTTGTTGAATTAAACCAAGCAGGTCCATACTGTCGAGATTCCCAGCACTGATTCTCAAGTTCTTTAATTCGTTCGTTCATTTTGTTGTTCCAATTATGCGCCTAAGGCAGTGATTAATCAATTGCAATTCGGCTAACGCTTCACTTAACATAAACTCAATATCAGTCGGATTCATTTTTTTTAAACCTTGGCATAACTTCTGCACCTGCATACTCAAATGCAGATAGCATTGGTAACAGTTCTTCCATCTTGTTTGCTGGATGCCGCTGTATTAAATTGTGATCACCGTCAATCAACATAAAGTACAGGCTATCTGTACCTTCGTTGAGTTGCTTCTTAAAAATATAATCTAAATCTTCTTTTAGCATTATATGTCCTCATACTTTGCGAGTTTGATAGCAGGCTCTAATCCGACTTGGTACAGTGCATTGATGACCATTTCTATAACATCATCGCAACCTGTCTTACTATCTTTGAGAATTTCTTCCCACCATTCGTCGTTACCTTCAGTGATAACTAATTCAAGTGTATATTTTTTCATATTCCTTCAATAAAGTGAAGCGTGTAAGAAACTTAGTTAGTTCACATTCATGCGTAGTATCTTCTGCATGTTGTCCATACTGAATTACAGTAGTATCTCCTTCAGTAATAACACTACGAATTTTAACTCTACGATCTTTGAATTGTGTATCAACCCATCGACTGTTTTTCTCAACTATCATCGAGGTGCCCAACCTTGTTGTAATGCAATGTTATCAAAGAATTCTTTTTTAACACTTGCATCACCTTTGAATGCTCCTCTAAGAACTGTAGTTTGAGTCAAGGAACTGTGTGCCATAATACCACGATTTTCGCAGCATCCATGAGTTGCTTGAATATAAACTGCAACATTATTGCTTCCAGTTGCGCTCATTATTTCTCGGGCAATATCATTGCATAATTCTTCTTGTAATGTTCCTCTACGTGCACACCATTGTGCAATACGAGTATATTTGCTAAGTCCAATTAACTTTTGTGCTGCAAGGATACCGATATATGCAACGCCGGTTACTGGTTGGTGATGATGTGAACACATAGACTTTAGTTCTGAACGAACAACAAGCATTCCTTCATATCTATCATCACTATCATTCGGAAATGCAGTTGCTGCTGGACTAGGTTCATACCTACCTGCCATTATCTCATTAAAATACATTTTAGCAAGGCGGCGCGGTGTACCTTTGCTATTTGGATCATTTTCACGATCAATTAGTAGTGCATCTAGTACACCTTCAAACGCGATTGTTGCTTCGTCAATTAACTGATTTTTTAAATCATCTGTGAGACACTCTGCAATATTGTCTCCTGCCCAATAACGCTTTCCGTTACGGTTCATATTTTCACGTAGTACTTGCGAAAGGTTTTTACTATTTTCCAATTTTTATTATTCTCCGATGATGACGCAGTGGATTGCGTTATATAACTATTGTACAGTGTTATTTAGGCTCCTGCAACCTAAGGATTGTATTTTTCTTAACTGCTGCATCCAGCACGTTCATTTGTGCGTCAACATCGGATGCAATTTTTAACAATGCAGAGGTGTCTTTTGGAAAACATGCGCCACCAAATCCGAATGATCCATCTGGGCCGGGCACCTGCATATGACTATCTCCAATTCTAGGATCATGCTTAACCATAGACGAAATCACTTCATAATTGCAATCTAATGCTTCGGCTAGTGCAGACATCTCATTCATAAAGATAACCTTAGTTGCCATAAACGAATTAATTGTATACTTCGCTAACGATGCTTCAGCAATCGTACAATAACGAACTACTTTTAAATTAGACTGACTTATACGGATCACTCGTTCTGCTTCACGTTGGTATGCAAGTACATTACCGCCGATAAATGCAAATGTACCATTTGCATAATCTAATGATGCTCTTGCTGCTGTTAGAAACTCAGGAGCATGAACTAAGTTTGGAAATTGCTCTTGGAGTTTGGCATATGTCGTCGGCGGTGCAGTGCACTTACTAATGATAACTCCGCGGTATTTAATTTCAGCCAATTCTGCAAGAACTGACTCAAGTGCACTTGTATCGCAGGTACCGTCTTCACTTTGAGGCGTAGGAACTGCAACGAAAATAGCAGAACATCCTTTCAAGTCAACGTATGTTGCATTGTGTCCTTTAAATGGGTCTCGCAATTCCAGCGGCATACTAATCATAGTAAATGCATCTGCAATCGCTCCGCCAACAAATCCCAAACCAATAATTCCTATCTTTTCATTAAACATTATTTTATATTCTCCAAAAGCGCACCAGCGTTAAAGAAGTATTTAGATAATTCTAACGTTTGCTTCTTTAATCTTGGAAGTTCTTGCTCGTAATTTTTCATTAAACGATCAATTTCTTGACAAAGATACGGCTTGTAAACTTCATACATTTTATAGTCTTCGGTCCACCTACTGTCATATTTAAATGGCATCATGTACATTTCAGTATATGATAATCGATCAGGAACAAACGGCATAGCATTAACTAATGCACCTTCATAACACCCGATGCCAAGTGTTTCTTGCAGACTACAACTAAACACCATTTTTGCTTCACCTAACAAATTATGATATTCATTTTTTGTTAGTTCTTGATCCTGACATACAACAAATTCGTATTGTGGCATTGCTTCCTTTAAATCTCGAAAGATTTCAACTTGCTTTTCGGGAGCAATACGATGCGGAAACACAATTAGATCACGCTTAGGCATATTCTTATATGGTGTGAGAATATCATCCATATATTCCATAGGCCAACCCGTACGAACAATTTTGCCTTCATCAATTTGATATAGCAACCATTCGTCGTCGGTAGTTTCGCTGAAAGTTTTAGCAAATAAATTAATGTGAAAATCAGTAGCAAAATAATTATGATCAATTGCATAAAAGAAACTTTGCTCTGCGTGTCTTACCCACGGTTGATCGCCGATAAGTCGCCCAAGGAAATCGTGAGGATCGTAAGACCCTGCATGCCATAGTGCATGAATAGTTACTGGAATATTCAGTAACTGACTCATATACTTCAAGTTAATAATTCCTGGATGCCATGCATCAGTAAACAGGAAATGATCACCTGATTTAATTTGACCTGCGCAAAACAATCTGCCAATTTGTTCAACTTGAGATGCTTTGTATACATTAGTGCCGCCAAAATTAAGGAATGCACCAGGTGTTGTTGCAGCAGGAATATCAGTAGGCCCGGCAATTACCTCAATGCGATGCCCTGCTTTAGAAAGTAGAAAAGGCACATGGGTCTGCCATTGACCCGTGTACCTTGATTCCACCGCCTCAATGTCGACGATGAAAACTGTCATTTACTCGCCTCGTTGTGGACGGTAATCCTTACGATAGTGCTGTTTGCGCTCGCCACCAATACGGTAAGAATAATCTCTCCAATCCTTTGACTTATACAAGTCAGACGGAGTGAAGGGGAAAAGGTTGAAACGACATTGGTCGTGCCATGCTTCCAGGTCCTCGAAGATTTTAGTAACTTCAGGCTTCATACGAAGAGTTTTTTGAATGTAGGCTGGTTGTGCCATTAGTAAATTCCTATTAAAAAGGATTGTTAGAAAATTGAAGATATGCGCCATTCTCGCCATCTTCACTTACGTCAATCCAAACCTCACGGTTTGGATATCGTGCGGTGATTGTCGCGTTAAGTTCACGAGCAATCATTTCGCAAGATTTGAAATCTAACTCAAGTGTGCCATTACTATAGCAACTCTCAAGCCAGCGTTTAAATAGGATAAATTCAATATCTCGGTCATCGTGCGTTACTGCAATCCAGACCTTGAAGTGAAAAATATGTCGATGAGGGAAGCCTAGAAAACTCACATCAGCAAGCGCAATATCATCTGCTGCTGCAGGATAGCAATGGATTCCTTCCTTGCGAAAGGTAACCCAAATCATAGATTTATTCTGCATCAGTCATCTCAGGCTTTGCAACCTTTAGGAATTCCCAAAGTTTCCAATCAATTGCTTCGAGCAACTGAATAACACGCCTTTCGTAATCAGTGTTAGTTGTTTCAACTGACTCTGTTTCTGTAATTTTTTTAGTAGCCATCGTATTTCCTTATTTTATAATTTTGTCACTTGCATACTGTGACCAGTCTGTAAATTTACAGCGATCTTGCAAATCGTGTAAACTATGAGTCCATACTCCTGGATTAGTTGCCTTAAAATCCTTGTCATCAATTTTAATCATTGTGTTATAATTCCACAATTTGATATAAGGAATAGGTACTCGGATTTGTGGAATAAAGTTATTAAACTCGTTCAATCCGCCGTCGTTGAATTCTTCAACTGCGCTCATCGGAATATCTAAACTGCACAAATAATCTTTTTCCAAGAAAAAGAGGATCATAGTTTCCCAATTAGACCACTCTATCGGTGTTTGTGGATTAAAACTATGATTCGCTCCAAAAAAGATATGGCGTGCACCATTTAGATTTGCTGCGATTACTTCAACATCCTGCAATCCAACTACAAACAATGTTTCTAGCCCAAAGGCAGGAGTGTGCTCTACTTCAATGCCAGTAAAAAATACTGCATCGTTTGTTTCACCTGTTGTATAATCACGTTTCATATATTAAGTATAGCACTAATCTAGTGCTATGTCAAGTTATTTTGATTAATTATTCTACATACAATTGCGCAGACTGTACAAATCGATCTTTAGAAACCCTATGATCCCAAATACAAAAACACCCTTTTCGTCTTCTCTCAGTAGGTTCGTGTGTTTTTTTATCAAAGGTAGCACTAATTGTATTACCTTTAAGATGTAAATATGCATAATTAGGAATCACAGCAAAATAAACCTTAAATGTTTCTGGATTTATAATTATTACAAATATATCAAGGTCTCTGCTTTTAGGGATAAGTACATACCCTGTATATTTTTTATCAATAAACGGAGTATTACAAGTTTTTAATTGAACACCATTTGTAAAATCAGTTCTTCGTTGACCCCTTTTACATCGGGTCAGGCCGGTTACCGCCACTGTCCACTGTTCGCCGATTTCGCCTATATTTGTTCTATTGCCTACTAATTCACCTCTAAATGCTGCAAGAATCTCTGGAGGCAACTCACCTTGAAAGTCTATACAAAAGTCATCATACGAGATTGACATTTGCTCAGAAGTAATCATTTTGTAATATCTTCTTCCAAATTACGCAATGCATCGTCATCAGGATTCGAAAGATCAACTTCTTCTTCCTTAGTAACTTCTTCAACCTCAAACAATGCATTGTAACGATTTTGAGCAGGGCCGCCTTGTAAACGTGCGCCTTCCATACTACGCAAGAATGGGCCTGCTTCCTCAATCATTGCAAATGCTTCTTCCTTGCTTTTTGTATTGAACAAATCCTCAACAAGTGTTGCAAAGTACAAAATACTACGTGGAACCCAATCCGAATGTTGATCTGCACTGCTTTCTTTGTCACGAAGTTTATGCCAATGTCTCCAAGTTAAATACCCTTTTGTTTTAGCAATTTCAATATCCATTAATTGTTGTGCACGTTGTACTGCTTTGATATGGCATTCAACATTATGTCCCATCATTAATGCATACGCAAAACTATCCCAAGATGTCTTATTAGGAATCTTATCTAACTTATTCAACCGAGGAACAACATGATAATGCTCTTGATTTGTGTGATCAAATTTAACATCACCTAATTCTTCATTTGTTTTGCGAACGCCTAGGTCGTAATAGCAAATATCACCTACTGTGAGCCTGCGGCCCATTTCGCTTTCAAACGGGAACGGTATGTCGGAACCGGAAAGTCCTTTGTTGTCGAATGCTTTGTCCATAATAACACTCCATCTTTTTGTGGTGTGCTGCGCGTTTGTGTAGACAAGTCCGTGTGCTGTTGCGATAAACGGTGAGGCGCAATCAAAAGATATGGTAAGGTTTTCATTAATGTGCTTTCTAATTTGTCTCTGAATCAAGGTTAAATAACAACTCCAATCTAACTGAGCAGTGCCTAGGAAGTGGATCCAATCTTTGCCTTCTAGCAAATTGTCATCGCGTAACGTCATTAAACGTTTCAATGTAATATCCATTTTACACATGTTGGCTCCCCCGAATGCCCAACCTTCTGCGGCTTTATCGCCCCATACTTGTGTATCACTAAAATCCTTAACACCGTTATACCACTTTTCAGCAGTGTCCCAATCTCCGCCTTGCAATACGTTCAAGAACTTTGTATGTCCTTGACGATTATCTAAGAAGAATTTATTATTGAAACGGGTCTTGTCTAAGCAATCTTCGAATGTCTTTAATCCTGTCTTAGGACTATGAATATGGTCACATGCCCATGTAGGAACGTCAAGCATCATAGACCAATCAGCAGTTAATTCTAACCAATCAAGAATTTGTTGACGAGTTTTAGTTGCTGCAGGGCCTTCAAAGTCAAGCCAATCAAACTTTAAAACACCTTTACCAATTTGGTATCCACCCGAGTCACCCAAGATCATTGTGTTATCACGATCTCGTTGTTGAATCATCGACTCTTGGATAACACTTTTTTGCAAATCTAATTGTGCGTGGCCTGCAGAATACAGGCCATACTTGTATGTAAAATACCCCTCATCAGCATTTAAAAAGTTCATTCCTTCGATGCCTCGATCAAATCCTTTCGGAATTCGGGTAGCAGGAACGAACTCTTCCAATCGTTGTTTTGCAACGTATGTACTATAAAATGAACTGATTGCTGGCAAATATACAGCATAATCCATCTGTAGTGGTGTTAAATTAACTCTGTTTGTCATATTATGCTTGAGCAGGAACGATATATTTGTAAGTTGCCAATCCGCTATCCATTGTAATTTGTAATGCACCGGCATCGGAAATACTTAGTTTACAATTGTTCACATCTGCAATTTTAAGGATGCTAAGAATAGCAGTAACGGGCCAAGTATACGCTTTTGTTAGTTTTCCCGTTACTCCGGTTGCAAAAATAAATTCACCGCCATGAGAACTAGCATCACCGAAAATAAATTTTAAGTTAGTTCCATCAGTTTTAACTAAGAATGTAGTATGTTCGCTGTTTGCACCTGCTTGGAATGCAAAACGTTGCACTGCCTGTAAAGTTGGTGTAACTTCAACATCCCAATTTGCTCCACGGAATTTAACAGTTTTCAACTTTTCATTAATAACTTCGGTATTCATGAAACGATAATCGTTCTTAAAATCTCCGTTTTCGTTTTCAAAGTGGATGCCAACTGGAATAGTTTCATCATTACGAACCGCATTTACAATCTCAAGTTTAGCCTTGTTTTTGTATTCTGATCCTTCTAGCAAATATTTCAACTTGTTTAGTTGAGGCATTCCAAATACACCTACCATTTCCTTATACGGAGTAGTAGTTTCTGCGTACATAATAACTGTACGATCATCTGCCATAGAGTCAATCTTTGTAGACTTATTGTCACCTGTAATCTTTACAATATTTAAAAAGCCTAGATTATGTGTATGGCTTACGATGTCTTGGAGAATTTCTTTCATTTTAATAGTTTCCTTTTATATAGTATATTTAGAATTTCAAATAAGGTCAATTGTTTTTTAATCAAAAGAAAACAACGATCCAAATGTATTTGTTTGTGTAGTGGATTCTAAATCCCAATCCAATACACCAATTAAGTTATCAATTTTATTATTGATAATAGATGTTTCCATTTCTGCGTGATCAAACGGTAGTTCTTGAAACCATTTAGGTAAATGCAATACATCAACTGGATATGCAATACTAGTGTATCCCAACGGATTAGGACGCATTTTACAAACAATTACTTTCATACCGTCAACAATTGCAGACGAATACTTATCACCGTTCATTCGTTTTAATGTATTCCAATTAATTGCTGCACGAACATGCCCTGGCATATTTGCCCTACCTGCTTTCTCTTCTTTTATTTGATATGCAGCAATATTGTTTGCACGTTTTGGAGAACCTTTTTCCCAGCCTGGCCGTTCTTTAAATACTGTTCTGAATTCAGAAATCATTTGTAGAATTTCTTTTTCTTTTGCATCATTAAGTACTTTATCCAATATCTTACTAAGGAAGTTTTGCATAAATTCAGGGGTGTCAGACCGCTTTAAATCCAGCCCCATTGCCTTGATTTTGCCTGGTTTCCCGTCTAAATCTTGTCTTTTTCCGTCTTTATCGTAGTATAAAACTGCGTAACGTTTTTTAGTAATAAATAGACCTTTAGACGCAACAATTTCTCGACCTGCTTTAATAACTGCACCGCGGCTTTTTGGACAATGAAACTCGTCCAACATAAGTTGAGGGAAGGTGCTGTTAACTTCATCAGCCACTGTGTCATATAATTGAATAACAGTATCACGATCCCATGGAATTAACCCTGCATCGATTTCTTTCTTCAAGATCGGATATGCTGAAAAATACGCAGAGTCAGTATCACCGTAAATAATACTTTTACCAACGTGATTATATTCACCTGTAATAATTTCATTTACTTTTGCAGCCATATGTTTTGCAATTCTTCGACCAGTTAATGTAGTCGATTGTCCGATTCGATTATCAAAAAATCTGCAACCTGGATTTAAAATAGCACCGTACAAACTATTCAAATTAATTTTCTTAACTAATTGACGTTTATCCCAATATTCTTCTTCAACAGAATTACCAGCATCAATTGCTGCTTTAAGTTTCTTCTGCATATCTTTACGTTCGGAATACCAACGTGCGAGCAATCCGGGAATAATCCCTTCCTGATCATATGTAAAAATCGTTCCATTTGCACTCAGCATCCATGGTTTGTTACTTTCGTAAATCAAATCATAAATTTGTGCACCGGATGCAATTTCACTTGATCCATTTTCCCAATCAACTGTAATTTCATTTGCAATATCTTTTGCCATTACAAATTCATATTCGTTAGCACCAAACTTACCTTCCCATGCTGCGGCAAAACTTGCACCCTTCGCTATCTTGGCTTCAATTTCAGATTTAGTATAATCTTGACGAAGTTGACCAATAATTGTTTCAGGTCCCATGTTTAATGCACGAATAGCAGAAGGATATAGTGAGTTAATATCCATTGAGCCAATCCAATCATGCAACCCTTTCTTCGGGTATGCAACATATGCGCCTGCTGCTTGATTATCTATACTATCATCTCTAGCAGCCCGATCAGGAACAATTAATCCACGAGCATGTGCTTCGTTAATAATAGCCTGCTCGGTTACAGCAACTGCGCCCATTGTAGTTTGTAATAGAACAGTGTTTTCATGTGCAAGCGTATTTGCAAGATCCATGAACTTCAATTTTTTATCCAACTTGTCAAGAAGCATTGTATCCTGTCTGTTGTATAAAATAAATGTTCTGAAATCATTATTATACAATTGATCTAAGGTACCTTCGTATTGCGTCTTACGTTCATTAAGTTCGTATTCTCCAATTGCGTCCAATGAATAACTATGCCGTTCTTCATACGTGTACTTACGATACAGATTCAAACTGTCAAGGTGCACACGCCCGATTAAGTCATATGTAGATGCTGCCTTACCATACTTTTCATATTCACGCTTCTTTGGAAACTTATTCCACAAACAGAACCTGCGCGTATCTTCTTTGCTTAGTGCTTTAGTAACACGATTAACAGTGTAAGGAACGTCAAATCCTTCACTATTCCATCCAGAAATAACATCAGCATCTTCGATTAAGTTTAGAAAAGTATCTAACACTTCTGCTTCTGTTTCAAACAAAATAGTGTTTGGGATATCTTTAACTAATTCTTGTGCTTCGGACATTGTTAATGTTTTTGGAGGAACCGCAAGACATATCAATGTGTCTAACCATTGTAGGTAGACAGCAATCGCAGTAATTGGCATAAATGCATCTTCAGGTGATGCATATCCGCGCTCTGGATCAAAGTCTACCTCAATATCCCAAAATGCTACATTTAATTTAGGAGCATCTTTACCTAGGTAATTTTCTTCAAGCGTACGAAACACAGGTTTAACATCACTCTCATATAAAGTGTGATCTCCGTGTATTCTTAATTCTTTCTGAAATTCTTTTTGCGTTTTGCAAACAATTTTGCCTAACGATTCATTAAAAATGCTTTTAAACTTCCCTTTTTGATCAGGGTAATAAAACATATAACGAGCAGGGTAATCTTGATAGATTCGTCCTAATTTTGGGTCACGTTCAACAACTTGTACAATGTCGTTGTCGCGATCCCAGTTTGCGTCTACATAACTCATATTTTCTCCTTGTCTTTTCCGGCAGACAAATACCAATTAATCATTTATGGCTGATTAAACCTTTCTCTTAATTAGTTAGCATTCTCACTAATGCAATGCTGTCAATAGTGACCAACAACATATAATTAGCAACCATCCCTGTACTACCCCTTGTTTTTGCAGCCCACCCAAATACTGCACATTGCGCAATAAACAAAGGGTATAAAATAAGAAAGGGAGGATGAGGAACAGTTAGTGCCATTGTAATGCTACAACCGATACTAACTGCCCATGCTAATATTTCAAGAGTAAATCGAAGAGGATATGTAGAATAATCCTTTTTAGCCCATGCTAGTATACCTTGAATAAATTGCATTTATTCCTTACGATTTGCGTGGCCAGAAATGTCCACAATAGTTTCAAGATCGTCGAATTCACGGAATACTTGATCCCATTGATCTTTGAGTGCGATGCGAATTGCTTTCTTAATAACTCCAGGCTTTACCTCAAGTTCTTCTGCAACTGCTTTAATAGTATCGTTCAGACCTTCATTAAGGTCCTGAATTTCCTGCATGACGGTAACGCCTTCGGAAATGATCTGTTTAATTTTTGCCTGTTCGGGCGCGCCAAATGCTTTGCTCATATAAAACTCCTTATCTGTTTATTATAGACAGGTAGTATTTAAAGAGCAAGCAAGGGTGGACGTTTATTTCTTTTTATTAATTAACTCTTCAAGCACGTTATGCAGGAAATCTGTATATGATTCTTTAAGTTTCTGTTTGCGCAATGGTTCAAAAGTTTCTTGAACTCTTGCATCACCTTTAGCCTTTGCAGTGTCTCGCGCTTTCTTTTCTGCAGCCTTTTCCTCAGCATGACGTTTAACTATATATGCTTTTGTAGCAGATGATTTAGTAGGATTAGGATCCATTGATGCTTTATACCCAATGTTCTTTGCAATTTTATCATAGTCACGTAATTCACTAATTCGATCTTCTTCTACATTTCTAGAAGTAGCAATTGTTAAACCAGGTTGTTTCATCTGCATAACATCACCTTTTGCTTGAACTGTACTTTGATAAATTAACGGATACATATAAGTATTATCATCAATTTGATCTTGGTCACCTAACACATAACGGCCATTAGGAACTAACTTTGCAGCGTTTGCTTCTTTTGGGCTTAATGTAATACAAGGTAAGCGAACTGTTCCACTTGTAATTTTTTCTTTTTGTGTTCTGATAGCACTAGATTTAAATCCTTTTTGACGTTCTGTTGAAAATATCAAAACAGGTTGTCCATTATCTTGATCAACAGTTGCAAAGAATGTTTCACCTTCTGGTGCAAATTGTCTAGCAAATGCAACATTGAAGTCAATAGTAACGTTACTTGTCGATTGTTGTGTTTGGCCGCCGCCGGAAGTAATCCACGCTTTTGCTGCTGCAAGTGCGGCTTCAGCAGAAACTTCAGATCCTTTGTTTTTTATATCACCTCTACGATCAAGAACAGCCCATTGTACATTGTTAGATGCTGGACGATAACGAATAGTCCAACCGTTAAAGTCTACGTCTTTCGTTGATGCTTTCGGTGCTGCCACTGGGACATGTTGCTTATCAAGAATATCTTTAAATTGGTTCATATCTTCATTCTTGGCATCGTTTGCAAACTGCTTATTTGTTGCTTTTACAATACCAGAAAATCGTTTGTTCGCTTTAGCAGTGTCGCCTTTTTTGTCCGCAGCACTTGCATCTTTACTTGCTGCTGTCTTATACTTTGCTAACTTAGTTGTAGATAATTCTGCCACTAACGTTTCAGCCATGTCGAAAGACTTATTCTTATGCTTCTGTCCGCGAGTAGCATTATCGGAATCTCTCTTAGATTTATTAACCATACGTCCGGCTGCGCCACCGCCGATTGCAGCAGAAGCATTTTTTGCTACAGGATTGGTTGGTTGTTGTTTTGGTAGTTTTGTAGGAGTTTTTGCCATGGTTATCTCTTTATTGCTGGTCCACCGAATATGGACGTACCTTTCATATTTAATGCATTGTCAGTAGGTGACTGACTCTTAGGTTTAGGTTGCGGCGGAGCCTTAGTTCCACTTTTGCCCGGTGTGCCAGTATAAGAAGACTTGCCTCTTGCTTTACCTGGACTTAAATGAGGATTTGTAACTGTAGCAATGCTACCGCTTGATGTCGCACCTGCTGTTGCTGCTTCTAATAAATCTGCTATTTTCATTTTGAAAGTTTGCTCCTATTTGGTGTAGGACTAACAGTATTAGTAGATAATAATTCAATAGACCCGTCGCCAGTTAAATTAGTAGGAGTAACTCCCATTATTTTTGCTGCTGCTTTAGTAATTTCTTTTTCTGCAGACGAATAACCAAGAGTAGTAAATGAACTACCAACTGGTCCTTTTTTATCCATATCATCTGATGGTGCGCCGGCCATTGCAATACCAAACCGATATGCAAGATACGGATTATTGTTATTGTCTAATTCAGGCCAAGTTTCCATATTAGACATCGACTGACTAGTTGATTTTCTCAACTTCGATCGTGCTTTACCTTCATTAACAAATTCCGATGCTCTCATGTTCTTCCTTGTTTACCGTACCATAATTCAAACCAAGCAACTGTGCCTGGTTTAATATTATTGTCTTTCATATATTTGGCTTTATCAACTTGCCCATTATTTACCTTATTTGCTGCTTCTGTTTTTGCTCTATATTCGTCTAGTTTTACCTGAGCACCTAACCCACCTAAATATGCAGAAATTTTTAATTCATGTATTGGATCGTTTGGTGCAAGATAGCAATCATCAGGGCTATCCTGTGATATGTTTTCTTTTGTTATATAATATTGCTTCATTTCGATTCAAGCATTTTTATAAGATTATGCATTGTCTTTTCAACATCTTCGCTAACTGGAATTTGTTTAGATCTAGATTTATTACGAATTGCTTCTTGCATTACCATGTTAAGACGATTCATTTCTTGCTTTAATGCCTGCAATTTATTAGGCGAACGAGCAATTGCATTTCGAATATCACCAGAAATACTTTTAGGCAATGATGCTAAGATATCATTTACAATTTTGTCAACCTGTGCATTTTGTTGTCCAGGTAACGTATTTTTAGGAGTCTTAGCCGCTGGTTCGTCATATTCATCCTCGTCACCTTGTGCTTCTAAATCACTAAGATAATTACTGTATTCTTCGCGCGCCTGCATCCATACTTGTGATTTGCGAGCAAGTTCTTTGTCTCCTAATCTTGTACCAATTTGCAAAAGAATGTCAGGTAATTCTTTTGCAAGTGAATTAAAATTCGAAGGTAATGTTGACAAGAATGTGTTTAATGGTGCTGCATATTGTGGAGATTGTTGCGTTAAATGGCGCAACTCTTTACCTAATTTGTTAAAGTAAAATGTATCATACCAACGTTTTGCTGCTCCGGCCGCAACCATTTGAAACCCTTTTAAGTCACCTTTATTTGCATAAAATTGTTTGGCCATTTGTTTCATAGTTGCATACAATTGTAATACTGGTTCACCGATATCGTTAGTAATTGCACGAACTGTAGATTTTAATTCAGGCCCTTCGTTAATTTTTATATCAGTGTTATCCATAAATTTTTTCATTGGTGTTAATCCTTGTTTCACATGTTGCATTAAATCATTTGCATCATCTTCACTAATAGTAGAAGGCATTCCTTGCATAAATGACGCTATATCATTATTTATTGCTGCTTCTCGCATTTTAGTTCCGGACATTCCTGAGGGACCATCTGAATCAGGATCTCGTTCACCTGCAGACATAACTTTGATATTTTCAAAGTTAAAATCTTTTCCGTTGTAATCATTTAATATTTTGTTAAATGATTGTATACGATCTGATCCAGCAATCATAATTAAATTTTTATATGTTTTATTTAAATGTTTCGCTGCTTCAACAAAAGTACGAATATTAGAATCTGCTGCAATAAAATAAATCGTTGGGAATATCTTTTTGAGATATTGCATTTTAACATCAATAGATAATGGATTATTTTTACCGTCTTGTGTTTTAGAAACATAAACAACATACGCTGCATTATGCAAATTTGCAATATTTTTAACCTGATTAACTAATATTTCATGTCCAGTAGTAGGAGGTTGAAATCTACCAAATGCAAATACTACAGTGTCTTGTTTTGGATTGTTAAACATTTGATTCCTTAAATGCGTCTGTTACTTTATTTAATGATTCAATTTTTTCATCACCTTTTGGCGTATTAACTTCTCCAGATTTAACAGAAATCATTGATCCAAATATACCTTTGATTCGATTTCTGCTTCTTGGATGTTTGATAAGTCTTTTGCTTTGTTGCAGCAAGTTATCAAAACTAGAATTCAATTTATACTGATATAGCAATTTTTGCAGAACGTCAAAGTCGCGAGAAGTGTAAACAATAGTGCGTGACTTTTGTTTAAAAGATTCTGGTTCGTAAGTAACTTTTCTTAATTGTAGTTCAACACTAGATAGGTTAAATTCATATTCCTGATTGGTTGGAAGTTGGGTAGGTTCAGTTATATTAACTTTTTTAAACAGCGTGTGCAACGGTGTTTCGATGGTAGAAACTTTAACCAATCCTAACACTAATCCCTGTACCGATGCAGGCATATCTAAAAATTGTTGTTTAAATACTGCTTCTTCTTTATCGAGAGCAACAATATTATCAATCTGTGCACTATAACCCAATACATTGTCATAGTAGCGAATTGTCACTAATTCACCTGCATTGTATGTTTTACGACCAGCATGTTTGTCTGAAGTAAACGGTACAACAACATTGTCTGGCAAAGTTGAAAAGAAATTAACTAGTTGTTCTTTAACGACTGATTTAGAATGTGCAGACTCGATTAAAGTTATTAAATCAATATCTCCAAAATCAGTTTTAACAAGATTCGAGTTAAAACTGCCTGATGGATGTACTGAAACAAATCCTGGAAACTTAGAAATGAGAGATGTGTAAGATTTTACAAATTGTACAAAATCCTCACGACTTTTTATACGAGGAGCGCCGGTTGAACCTGACATTATACAATCCTTAGTGCAGAATTTTCTGGAAGAAATTTCCCTGTTAGACCTAAAATATCTTTACGTTTAATCCATTCTGATTGCATATCATCCGGAATATCAGCACGGGTCGAATCCAATATTTTAAAATAAATGGTTAGCATCATGCTATATTGAATTGTAGAAAGTTTATCTTTTAGTAAATCATGTAATTTATAATAATCTTCAACATCTAATTGAGTAATAGTAAATCCAAGTGCATTACTTAATACTGTTAATGCAGTAATCGGATCAGATGCAATTACTTTTCCAGTAGACTTATCCTTAACTCCGTTAATGTGATTAAATGACAAATTTGCAATCTGAAATAGGGCCAGCATTAATTGTGTACGATGTAAGCCTTTAACATTTGATCCATTAGGGTATGTTGAGGAATGGTAAGAAAATTGCAACCATTTTAAATCACCTATCATCCAATCAATTTGTACACCTTTATTAGTAGGTTCACTATTTGTTTGAATTTGAGGATATAGGCCAAATATATTGCCGTCAGTTACTTTTTTTTCATCACAAAATAAAGACGGAGCATGTGCATTAATATAAATTGTCAACTCTTTAAGAAATGCTTTCATTCTAAGTTGAGCAGGAGTAGACGTTCTTGCACGTTTTTGCAACAACTCAAATTCTTTAGATACTGCTACTGGATCAATTCCCCATTCTGCAATTGCAGTATTAGACATCGAGGCATCGAGTAAATTTAATGCATCCACTCCTAAATCTATATCACCCGATGTAGAAGTTTTACCCACAGAACCAAGTGATACAAATGTATCACTGTTAAAAATAGTTGCTTTTTTTGGAAAAAGTTGTTGTAACTCTTTAAAATATGCCGAGAGGGTGAGAGGAATATCCTCTCGGTTTATGCGAGCAGTTTTACCTGCAAATACATTACCACCCATTATGCGCACCTGCATATTTAGATAGTGTAAAAAAAATCATGTTAACCTAACTTATATTCGCCTGATTCAATATCTTTATGGTGTTGATCGGCTAGACGTTGACAAAGACCTTTACGCATTTCTGAAGAAAATATATCGTTAGGGTCGCCTGGTAGTTCATTTTCGTGATAATATTTTATACAGGCTTTATTTACTAAAGGCATCCATTTTTTAGTAAATGCACCACTATCAAATTTCTTTGCCTTTTGCATAGCAGCAATTTCATATGCTAGTGGTAAGAAATATTCTTTATGAAAATCATCATCATCTAAAATAAACCAAAATACTTCATCTGCAACTTTTTGGTCGTCTTGTTTTGACTGTCCAGACAGTTCGTCTTTTGTATCTGATTTGCTATCAGCACCTGTTATTGCACTAAAAAATTCATAAAGTTTCATTGAATACTCCGTATTCAGTATTTATGTTGTTAATGATTGTAGTTCGTGAACAAGACTGATCCATTTGTTAAATCCGCCGAACGTTGAATTGAAGCACGTACCCATACAAAGTTTCCAGTAAAATTAACAAAATCAGTTCTTACCGCAGTTGAAGTAGTATTATTATAATACAATTTAGTAGTATTGTCAACTAAAAACCAATCTAATTCTGTCGGGTTCGTTACTAACGATGCTTGCATAGTAGCAGTACCCATAAAATTGTTAGTTACGGTATAGGTAACTGTGTGCATCCCGTCTGCAGATCCAAAATATCCGTTACCTTTTTCCGGAGTAGAATTAAATAACGTGTCACCATTTATAGAAATTGCAGCAGACGGAATGCTAACTGATGTTGCAGTAAATGTACCGGTGTTAATAACGAAATTAAATTGTTTGCTTAGTGCTGGCATTTTGTAATCCTAATGGAGTATTTATGCTGCTCTTAAGTATAAACTCTTCAGTTTTTTTAATATTTCCGCCGAGATACATATTAACAAGTAATAATGTAGATTGAGAATCTACATATATAAACGGCGAAGTATACCATCGTTTTGCCTCTGTTGCTAACCATTTAGTAGTCGAATCTGCTATTTTAATTTTTTCTGCATATAGATATGTCCATTTTAGAAAACGTTGTTTAGTATCCGACGATGCTTTTGAATTTAACCAAACTTTATATCTGTATTTTTCGTGCGGGAAATGATTTACAATAACCAATTTATTAGAATTATTTTGGATAAAATCCAACACATTATCACTTTCAGGAGAATAAGTAGTATGAACCCATTTTTTAAGAATAGATATAACAGAATCAACTGATGATCGATCTATGCAAAATATAGAAAATGATCTGCTATCTGCTCTTACTCGAATTGATAATGTAACTTTAAGTGTTTCTATTATTTCCCTAAAGTCTACTACTTCATTTTTATCTAAAGATGCGCCGGCGCGGTATCCTTGCGTTGGGTTAGTAACCCATTCTTTAAAAAATTTAGGAGAAAATCGAATAGCATATGCCCCTACAAGGTTGCCGTCAACCTTGTAGGGCCATTTACCGTAAAACAACTTATTGTTGGTTTTCAGGTTCTTCATCTTTAGTAAGTACCGTAACAGACAATACTTCTACATAGTTAAGTGTAAGTGCAGTTCCGTCAAATCCAACTTCAACAACGCCACCATTAACTAACTTACCGAATAACATCTCCTTACTAAGAGGCTTCTTAATAAATTCATCAATAGTGCGCTGCAACGGCCGAGCACCTAGTTTACTATCAAATCCTTTTGCAATTAAAAATTCAACTGCTTCAACTGTAGGTTTAATATGTACATTACGATCTTTAGTCAACACATTAAGTTCATCAACAAACTTCTTAACGACTTTAATCATAGTTTCTTGATCAAGTTTACCAAATCTAATCATGCCATCTAACCGATTTCGAAATTCAGGGGCAAAAAATTTATTAATTGCATCTTTAGGATCCCCGTCACGTTCTAACGTACCGAACCCAACACCATTTTTATCTGCATCACTTGCTCCGAGATTAGATGTCATAATAATAATTAAATTTCGACCGTCTGCTTTTTTACCATTTGCTCCACTGACAATTCCGTTATCCATGAGTTGTAACAAAATAGTTAATACCTTAGGATGTGCTTTTTCTACTTCATCAAGCAACAAAATACCATTTGGATGCTCTTGTATTTTAGTAATTAGTTGTCCAGCATTGTCTTCATACCCAACAAATCCCGGGGGACTACCAATTAATGATGCAAGTGAGTGTTCGGCTGAAAATTCACTCATGTCAAATCGCATTAGTTCAACTCCCATGTTAGATGCAAGTTGCTTTGCTGCCTCTGTTTTACCTACACCAGTTGGACCAACAAACAAGAAACTACCGATAGGTTTATTAAGAGACTTTAGTCCGGCCTGTGCAATAAAAATTTTATCAAGGAGTGAACTAATTGCAGCATCTTGCCCATATACTGTTTTCTTCATGTTCTTTTCAAGATCACGCAAATTTTTGTTTTCTTTAGATGCTATTTGATCAAGTGCAAGGCCAGTAATACGACTTACTTCAAACAAGATTTCATCGTGATCAACAACGCCGCCTTCTTCGTCTCGCAATTTGAATCGTGCGCCTGCACAATCAATTAAATCAAGCGCTTTATCTGGCAATTTCTTATCAGTCATATATTTAACTGAATACTTTACACTATCAACAATTGCTTGATTAGTAATCTTTACATTGTGATGTTTTTCATAATATTTTTTAACACCTTTAACAATTTTAATTGCAGTTGCTTCATCAGGCTCGTTAACTGTAACACGTTGGAATCGACGCATTAATGCACGATCTTTTTCAAAATGCTTACGATATTCTTCCCAAGTAGTAGAAGCAATAACTTTAATAGTACCTTTACTTAACGCAGGTTTGAGCATGTTTGCCATATCATTACTGCTACCAGATGACGCGCCAGCACCACTCATCATATGCGCTTCATCAATAAACAAAATACAATTTTTTTTCTTTTCAAGAGCAGACATTACATTTTTAAGACGCTCTTCAAAGTCACCGCGATATTTTGAGCCAGCAAGCATAGCACTAATATCAAGGCTATACACATGGTGATCTTTAATAAACGTAGGTACATTACCTTCAATAATTTTACGTGCAACTCCTTCAGCAATTGCAGTTTTTCCAACTCCCGGATCGCCTACTAACATAACATTGCTCTTATGTCGACGAGCAAGGATTAATGTAAGATCGTTAATTTCAGTATCTCGACCGATAACAGGATCAATTTCTTTCTTGCGTGCCTTGTCAGTAAGGCTAGTGCAATACTGATTTAAAACCTTATCTACAACTTTATCTACAACGTCGTCAACATCTTTGTCGTCAGTCACTGCAATATCTTTGGAAATAAATTCTAAGAATTTGTCTTTTTCGATTTTTGCTTTGCGCATAAAATAATTAGCATGACTATTTTTTTCAGCAAATAGGCTAATCAAACAATCAATCGGTTCAATTAATTGACGGCCACTGAATAACACCTGAGTAAATGCACGATTTAACATACGTTCAACTGTGTTTGTTTTTACAGGAGTTTCTCCGTCTATTAGAGTAGCAATTTCACTCAAATCTTTAGTAATAAAAATATCTAGATTTGTTTTTAATGTGTCTACATCTGCACCGTACTCAGTTAACATTTTAGCAAATACATCATCTAGCACCATTCCGTGCAAAAAATGTTCGAGAGTTAAATATTCATGTTTGTTTTGAATTGCAGTATGAATCGCAGTTTCAAACATTGCAGACAATGCTTTATTTGGTTGTAGCATTAAAATTCCTTTTATTAGATTTTGATTTTTTTACAGATAACGCCCATTTAAGAGCACTTACACGATCTTGGAAAGTAATTCCTTCTAGGTGATCTAACTCATGTAGGAAACATTTACAGTCATATCCACTAAATTCGCTCTCTTGCCATTCACCTGCACTATTTTGCCAACGTGCTTTAATTGCACTAGGACGTTTAATTTTAACATATACACCCGGGAAACTCAAGCATCCTTCTTCTAAATCTAATATGTCGTCTGTATTTGCAACAACAATTGGATTAAAAAATGCTTGTCCGTTTTCTGGATCTTCTATATTACCAATAACAAACATTCTAACATGTTTACCGACTTGATTAGCAGCGAGGCCAATACCGCCCAATGCATACATTGCAGTTAGCATATCTTTTTCAAGTTGTTTAGGATCCTCTGTTGGATTTAAAAAATCAAATAGAGGTAATTGTGTCCTTAGTATAGGATTTGGAAATTTTACAATGTTTAACATACAGATATTTAAGCCATAATTTGTTTGATTAATTCTTTCTGAGAATCAGAAAGGTCTGTAGGAATTGATATTTTAATCGGAATTAATAATCGACCTTTAAATCGATTATCATTAATATTCGGCATGCCGTACCCTTGAGCACCTAATACTGCGCCAGGCTGTGTGCCAGGTTGTACAGTTACATTTAATGTTTTGCCATCTAACGTAGTTACTTCAAGTGAGGTACCTAACATTGCATCAAATGCAGAGATAGTATATTCTTTAATAAGATCATCTCCTTGACGAAGAAATACCGGATGAGTGTTTACAAACACCACAAGTTGAATATCCCCTCTTGGAATATTCGGAATAGTATCATCACCCAATTCTTTTAAGCGAATAGACATTCCGTCGGGAATTCCTGCTGGAATTTTAACATCAATTACTTGATCCTTGCCGCTCGGTAGCGTTATATTTGCAACTAATTCTTTACCGTTGAATGCATCTTCTAATGAAATTCGCGTTTGAACTGTTATGGTAGAATTACGTTGTTGAGGCGGTGGCCTGCTATTAAACATATTTCCAAAATGACGCATCATTTCTTCAATTTCTGCATTATTACCAGTATGAGAATAGTGACCATTAAATCGAGGGGTGGGGTTATCGTATTCGGCCCGCTTTGTATCGTTTCCAATTACATCGTATGCAGTTTGAATAGATTTAAAAATCTCAGTATCACCACCTTTATCTGGATGGTGCTGAGATGCAAGTTTTCGATATGCTTTTTTAATTTCGTCAGACGTTGCAGTTTTTTCAACGTTTAATGTTTTATAATGATCATCCATTAAACAATTATATAGTAACTAACTGTATTTGTCAATAATTACGGCAGTTAATTTAAACACAAATGTTATTTTGGCGGAGGATCCGCACTATACGGAAATGCATTCATTTTTTCTTGTGTTCGACCATATGCAGAAATGCCAAGTATTGCACCCATTGCAAGATGAAACAATCCTGCACCTTGCAATGTAAGAGGTTGCCATTGGTTAGTAACTGTTCCACCATTTGTTTGTAACAAACTCCATAGAACAGGAGCCAATATAAAGTCAAATACACATATTAACATATATGTCCATCCCATCATTGGGCGCCATTTATCATTTAACCAATTTTCAGCACGTCTCGGCAATAGTGGTAAGTGTTTAGTTGCCATAATTATTATCCCGTTAATACTGATAGTGCAAGTTTGTACCTTGCTGTTCTGTCGTCGAGACCTAATGTGCCACCATTAATTCGTTTAGTAAGAGTAAGTATATCACCAGAGTCTGCAATAGCATTTAAATTGTTAGTATGCCAATACCAGCATGCACTTTTTACTGCTCCTTCAAATGTAGTGAGATATGCAGGAGCATCATCTATAGAAATACCAATACTATCAGAAAATAATTGATAGTTTTTTCGACCAGTTAACTGAATTAATCCACGTCCGCAAAATTTAAATCCATCTCCGGATTCTTCATTTCCATTTCCTATACGATTTGCATATGCACGATTTGCAATCATTTCAGGCTTGTGAGCATATTGTGATGCATTAGTTGAATTAAAATATCTAGGCCAAACTCTTACAAGACTTTCTGCTCTATAATTTAAGTTTTCTTTTATTGCAGTAAATCCACTACTTTCATGGCCACATTGAGCAATAAATGCTGCAATACGTTTTGGTGTAGTAATTCCGAATTCAGGCAGTACTGCAACTAATGCAGTATACCATTCGTGTATATTTTTATTACCTTGCAATAGTTTTGCAAGTTGGGGTTCTGTTAAGGTAAATTCATCAGACATCCGGCTCTCCTTGTTATATTAGTATTTAAATGCAAGGAGCGCCAAATTATATATGCATATTATTTTAGTTTATTAATAATAGTTTTTTGTTTAGTGTACCACTCTTGCAATCCATTAACTTTTGTTCTACAAGAATGATATAAAGCATAGTTATCAGCAACGGTTGTAACTACCTCACTTAATTTGTCAGTATTTTGATCTACTAATTTAAGGTCTGGACAAGAAGTTGATAATGAAGCAGGCAATTCTTCTAATTTAATCGAAGAAGGAAATAGAGTAGAACAGCCAGTTAGGAAAAAAATAGAAATAATAATTATTTTTTTCATTTTGCATCCTTAGGATATATTGCTGCATCATTTAGTACCTGTGTTGCGCTAGCATCCACTTTACATATAGAATCAATACGTTCAGTAATCGTTAAAATTCGATCTTTAATAATTACTCGTTGATGGTCGATTGCTTGTTGTTTTTGTTTTTGTACAACTTCAATTTGAGCAGTTGCTGATTGCAATTCAACTTTTGCTTTATTAATTGCAATATTTGCTTCAGTAACTTTTGCTCGCCAATATATTTCAGTATCATTGCATCCGTACAAGTATACACCACATATAATGCAAGTCACCGAAATAACATTCAACATAGGCTTATATGGCAAAAACATAATAAGTATGTTTGAAAAAAATCCAGCGAGATATGATAAAATGCCAACTAAAAAAATAATGTATATAATTATCTGAATAAATGCTTCAGGTAATATGCTCAATAACCACATGTTACCATCCAGTCTTACTAATAATTATGGCTTGATCGCCATTTTTTATCAGAAATTTATTATCAATTTTATGAATAACATAATTTCCTAGATATTTTTCTAGAAATAACGTTTGTCCGTTAGATGCAGTGTCTAATTGTAACCCGCCTTCTAACAATTGCTCCATTTCTTTATAATTTCCAAATGCTTCAAGTTTGACTGTAAAATCAGATGTAAATGGTTTTCTAAAAGTCATATTGTCAGACTCGTCAATGTCTGCAACTTCAGCAGGACCTTGATCTAATACAGAACTAACATCAGATACTTTTTGTGTGCTAATTCTAGATTGATACGATTCTTTATCAAGAGGTACAACTTCATCAAATGAATCTTTTGTAAAATCATGAGATAAAGTATCTTTAAAATATCTAAATTTCCATGAGGTACAATCACATAGTTGTCCTATGCCGCGCAATAGAGTAGCAACTTCTGTTCCTACTTCTTTATTACGTTCTAATTCAATAAAAACTGAATAATCACCGTCTGTTTCTTCACCGGTACTCATATCTGCATCTAAAACAAATGGATAACCTTTTTCAATAAATTCCATTAGGTCAATTGCTGGGAATTTATCTTTAACTTTAAATGAAATAACTAAAATACTTTCATCATTACCCATTTTACTCTTATACTGATCAAGAGTAAACCGATGAGAAACCATCCCTTTAAGGTCGCCTGATCGCAGTCCTTCAAATAATTTAGGCTGCTGCTGGTGTTGCTGGTGTATCGGCATTTACATCTGTCTCCGGTGCTGGTGCTACTTCTTGAGTAGTCATTTGTTCAGGTTGATCGTATTTCATTAAATCAGCCAATCTATTACTATCTTTTTCTTTATAACCTTGATATATGTCTTGCATTAATTTTTTAGGCATACTAATAGTTACAACCCAGATAGGATGTGTATCTATTTTACCTTTTTTAGTATTAGGTCGAAAATCCGAAGGTTTATATACTTTACGCGGAACCATCATATGCGTTTTTTGATACGATAAGTTACATCCGTAATCTAATAATCGTTCGCCGCCTTCTGGGTCTGGCATATCAGCATAAGGCCACAAAAATTTACAGGTGACCATGTATCGATTTACATCTGGGCCTGCTAGCAATTCGCCTTCATCCCAGTTTTTATAAACATAAATATCCAACTCGTCTAGAACTCTTTCAAAATCTTTTAAAATTTTGAAAGCAGAATCGTTTACGGATAGTGTTTGAAGGTTTTTAATAACGTCTACAATGTCTTGCATAATGGGTCTCTCTTACATATATTTATATGATACGAAACAAAGGCGTTTGAATGCTCGTTTGTTTAGCAGGGGTAAATATATGTGCAGGTACTTTTGTTCACTTGAGGAGATTAATTTGCCTAGAACAAGAAAAAAAGAGCGTGGTGTGAGTCAAGAAAGAGATACCCGTTTTCAACAAGAACCCAGAATGCTTGAATTCAAGCAAACTGTGCGTAAAAAGCCGCAAGTCCAAATTATTCCGCGTAATTTAGCGCAGGAAACTTATTTGGAAATGCTTAAAAACCCAAAAAAATTCATTGTGTTTGCTATTGGACCAGCAGGTACTGGTAAAACAATGTTGGGTGTACAGATGGCCATTAAACAACTAAGAGAGGGGACAATTAGTAAAATAATTATCACTAGGCCAGCAGTTAGTGTAGATGAAGAGCATGGATTTTTACCAGGAGATCTAAATGCTAAGATGGCGCCGTGGACTCGTCCTATTATGGATGTGTTTGCTGAGTACTATCACCCGAAAGAAATTAACGAAATGTTAGAAGAAGGCACTATTGAAATTTCACCGTTAGCATATATGCGTGGCCGAACTTTTAAAAATGCATATATTATTGCAGACGAAGTACAGAATACTACACCAGGGCAGATGAAAATGCTGTTAACTAGACTTGGTGAAGGTAGTCGTATGGTAGTTACAGGAGATTTAAATCAAGCAGATCGTCCAAATGAAAACGGACTACTTGATTTTGTTCGATTATATGAAGAACTTAAAAACCATAAACTTATTGATATGGCGTGGTTTGATGCTTCTCATATCGAACGACATCCAGTTGTTAAGGAAATTTTATCAATCTACAAAGAATCAGATTAATTTAATTTAAATCGTGCGAAACCGTACACATTCAATCATCGCCTGCACCCCTCCGATTGAACTGTACGGTTTTGTTATTGTAGTCTGGCTAACTTAATCATTACCGCAGCAAGATTAATTTCTCCGTCTGCACAACTTACATGATCAACTAATCCTTGTTTAATAATTAACACCGCAGAATCTTTTGCTTCTTCATCTTTACTAATTAAGTCTAGATTATCATAGCAAAATCTAAAAATATCTACAATTTCCTCTGGACGGGCACTTGCACAAACTAATTTACGTGCTGCTTGAATATTGCCTTGCTTAAAAAGTTCAACCATTTCGATTTTCCAATCTGATTGGCCTGCATCGCCTTGTGTTGGACTTACTAATTTACCTTCATCAACATTTTGTTGAAGCATATTAATGCATTTACGCAAATCCGGATAAGTGACTTTAACATAAGTATCTAGATTATCTAGATCAAATTCAACATTTTCTTCAACTAAAATAGTTGCTGCACGAGCAGTGAACTCGGTTTGATCAACTTTTTCAACGTGAAATCCTTGACACCGACTATGGATTGCTGGAATAATCTTTGTCGGGTAGTTGCAGGTTAGAATAAATCGTGCAGTTTCGTGATATGTTTCCATAACTCCGCGCAATGCTGCTTGCGCATTAGGACTTAGATAGTCTGCTTCGTCTAACAATACAATTTTAAACGGACCAAATGGAATCATTTGCACAAAGTTTGTAATCTTATCACGAACCTCGTCAACTCCGTTAGTACGACTTGCGTTAATTTCAAGCACATCATACTCTTCAATGCCTAATTCATGAATTAGGATTTTTGCAAGGGTTGTTTTACCAATACCTGCTGATCCGCTTAGAAGCAAATGCGGAATACTCTGATCTTTAATCCAAGTTGAAATTTGCCTCCGTTGATGATCATCTCTAAAAACATACCCATCTACTGTATTTGGACGATATTTTTCTACCCACAATGCTTTACTCATACCATTTCTTCCACAATTCCTAAAATTTCTGCAACAACAAGTGCTGCACCAGCAAATATAAAATGTCCACTAATCAGACCAATGCCTGCAAGTATACGAACTAAACTTTTTGCAAGACTTACATAAAAATGCCCCTTGCTTGTGTCTTTTGGTTGAATTTCCATATTATCCTTTTAAATATTCTATTACTTTTTCTTTTCTTGCTCTAATAACCATTCTGCTTCGCCATTGAACGTAGGACATGCCTGAATCAATTTATCTAAAATAAATTTAACTTGATATAAATCTAGTTTATTACCATATGACACATAACTATCGTTTTTTGTATTACTACAACTATTTGAAGTTACACGGAGCCAGCGTACAACTTCTGCCTGAGTTACAGCATTAAGGGTAGATAATGACATCAAAACCTTCTTTAATAGTCGGCTCTTGCCAACTTCCAATCATGTTTTCAATAACATATTCCGGAATAGACTTACCCGGGCGAGATGCAAGACGCCGATTCAATTCATCTCGAGCCGGTGTTCTAAATACCACTGCAATCATTTCATAATGCTTGCTAGGAATCATGTTAAACTTTTTACGACGGGTAGCAATTGATGTAGAAGTTTGATCCCAAACAATATCAAAGCGATTTTGTACTGCACGAACAACATCAGATGTCATCAGTTTAACCGCAATAGGCATATATTCGTGGAATACGGCATTGTAGGTTTTACCCATTTTTTCTGCGTACTCTTCTACGTGATTATCAGTAGACACAAAAACTGTGTGATCCTTATTAAGGTTTTGATTTTTAACCCAAGTAGATTTGCCCGCACCTGGAACTCCAACAAGTATGTATGCTTTAGATTTCATAGTGTAATTATAACAAATAAAAAAGGGACCGTCAAGTCCCTTTTTATATTATACTTTATCTAAACGTGCACTAGCATGGAAATCGTTATATCGGTCCGGGTAACGTTTTTGCAACTTTGCAATGTTTTCATCTAGGATTTCTCCTAGATCAAAGTCTAGGCTACGACACGCAAGTGCAATATACCACATGATGTCCCCGATTTCTTCTCTCATGTTGTCTTTATCTAAGGCCTTGCCGTAAATAATGCATTTCTTAACTGCATCAACAATTTCACCAGATTCACCAGCAATGCCTAATGTAGCATGTAATAGATCATATTGTTTTGATCCAAAGGTTACTCCGGCATCATCAACGTGTTTACATGTACGATCGCTCAATTCTAAATATTGTTTGTTATCCATAAAATCTCCTATATTATATAATATAGTAACATAGATATCACACATTGTCAATAATTAAGCGCCAGGTATATTAAAATTAAAGTTCGATCCTGCACCTACAGCGGCTAAGCGCATAGTGTCATCTGGTTTCTCGTCGCTTACCAGTAATATGGCTTTATTATCTGCCATTCGCATAGTGAGTTCTTCACCAGAGTCTGTCTCATATTGAAAACTACGAGTCCAGCGACCATGTTCAAGTAATATCCAATCGCCAGATTTAATATCTTGTTGTTTAGGTCCTACCAAATATACACGAGCCCATCTAGGATGAATACCTTGACTTTTGCCGTCATCGGAATGAAGTAATATACCACCTTTAGTCTTTTCCATCCCAAATTCCATGTCAGTGATTAACACTTTATCACCTAAAGGACGAAGTGTGCCAGTTACATTAGCCATGTGTTTTACTTTCTTGTGTTTTTTGTTTAGTTGGTGTTATTTTTTCTTGTACCGGTTTTGCAACTGGTATAACAACTAGTGATTCTTGCGGAGTTGCTTTTGGATTGTCTTCATAATATGCTCCAACAATATCTTCTCTACTGCGGATAATCTTGCCGCCGGCGCCTAGTTCATCACCTCGAGCGTTCATACGTACATTACCCACAGCAGGCATTGTTTCATTTTTTGCAAGCAATGCGTCCATATCAATTACTTTGCCTGTCATTGTTTTGTGAATTGGTTTATTCATTTTATTCTCCTTTAAGGAATTCTTTTATATCAAGTTGGTACTTAATGCTATCAATTTTGTGAATGCCGATTAGGTACAAACAATAACTAGAAACGCTACTGCCTCTTCCTAACCCCCATACTACATCGTTCTCTCGCATAAAGTCTACTAGATATTTAAGACATATTAGAACCTCATACATGTCTTGTTGGACAAATAATATTAGTTCAGCGTCTACTCGTTTTTTTTGTTGTTCATTAGTGCATTGATCGTACAACCATTCAACTATATTAAATGTTTTATACGAATCAGGAATTAACCAATTTGCTTGATTTAACTCGTCAACTAATTCTACAGATTTCCCATCTTCTATATATAATCGAAGTTTATGTATATGATCTGCATTCTGCCCAATGCCTTGATTAAACTGGTCAATTAATGACTGATTTTCAATGTTAACGTGTTCAAACGATGTTAATTTTCCAGAATAAAGTCCAGAAAGTATGTCATTTTCATCAAGAATTACATCGCTGTATTGATTTATTTTCATCTTTTCCGCCCTTTAATAGAACCGGCGAGAACCGCTGTGACGCTGACATGTCAAGGTCGTCCCAGGTCGGGAATGATCCAAATGAATTAGTTTTCGTATTGTCTTGATTCCACCAATTAAGTTTATCATTAAGTATATTGTCGTATGCATCACATAAGTCCGTTATTTGATATTGTACACGATCGCCTATACTACTGTCAATTGTTATGTGATTAATGGTAAAATATGATTTTGATAATGCCGTTAATTTTTTATACAATAACGATGCAAAGAAATAATCATGTGGTTCTTGAGGTAGTTGGACTATATTTGTACTAAAAGTTGAAAAATTATTAAACATAGGATGTGACATCTGAATCAATGTTGAATTTTGAATAAATTTATTCAAAAATAATTTTATTTTTTTTAATCCTAATAATGTATAATCTTGAGTATCTGCATAAGGAATCATACTAATAGTTAAATTATATTCATTCGGTAACATCATATCACCTAATACAATTACACACGAAAAAGTAGTCGGCCACGTAAATACGTCTTTAGGATCAATCAACATTAATAAGACTACCAAGATCCTTATCTTGTTTATTAACAAGTACTTTTATTTTTTCAAATGCCCGACGTTGTTGTTCATCACGGTACCCTTGTATTGCTAATGCAACTTGATGGCTTAAACTGCCATCGCCCATTTTAGCAGCAATAGAATATTTTTTATTAAGGTCAACTAATTTTGCATCAATGTCTACATCTTTAAGAGTAGTAAGATCAGGAAGGAGTGGATGAAACATAAAAATATTTATTAGATACAACAGTTCTCTATAAATTAGTTGTTATTTAATACATCTAATTGTAATTGCATAACGTCTAATCTAGCAGATAATTTATCATTTTCTATCGAAAGATCTTGTATTGCTTTAACTAAGACTGGTAATAAATTACCAGGAGTTGCTTCAAGTTTATTTGGATTATCTTCTAATACTAATTTTAACGAATCTTTAACATTATATTTCTTTTGTAAAATATCAAGATCCTGTGCAAGAAATCCAAATTCGTCAATTCCAAATTTAGTTCCATCACGCGAGTCCCATGTAAATTTAACAGGACGAATTTCTTTAATAAAATCTAATCCAATCGGAATACCTGCAATATTAGTTTTATCTCGACAATCCGATAATGAAGTAATAGTAGTTACATTTGCACGTAATGAAGTAATACTAGCATTTCCAAATGTTATTGAATTTGATGATGCCGGACTTGCTGCGTTAGAGCAGGCCCCTATAAATGTGTTGTTATTTCCATATGAATATGCATATCCGGCGCCAAACCCTAAAGCAGAATTTCTTTCTCCGTAATTATTATACAAAGCACATACTCCTACGCCTGCTTTGTTATCGCCGCCGGCGCTTGTACCAGCAAGATTACCAATAAATATATTGTTGCATCCGTTCTCATCATTATCGCCAGCAAATCGACCTAGCGAAATATTATGGCATCCTGTTTTGTTCGCCGATAACGCCCCTTCTCCGATTGCAATATTATGAGATCCGTATTTATTTTCGTTAAGGGTATTACACCCAAATGCTACATTAGAATTTCCACTAGAATTGTTAGTTAATGAAGTATACCCGATTGCAATATTATCACTGCCATAAGTAACACTATCACGATCACCAATTCCGGCTGTACCATATAATGCACCATATCCAATTGCTGTATTATTACCTCCGGTAGTATTAAAAAATAAAGCAGTACAGCCAATTGCAACGTTATTACAACTAGTTGTATTATTATATAATGCATTTCTGCCTGCGGCAAAATTACTCATCCCGCAACCATTATTATACAATGCACTGTGTCCTAGTGCAACGTTATCATTACCCATTGAAGTCACTGGCCCCGATGGACTGCCACAACCGGCCGGTGGAGTAAATGGTGTACCGTATAATGCTGAATTTCCAATTGCAATATTATTATTCCCCAAATCAACAGTTCTTAGTGCGTCATAGCCAGCAGCATAATTGTTATTACCAAATGTATTGCAATACGAACTACCATACCCAATTGCAATATTATTACAGCCAGTAGTATTATTACCTAATGCCCCGTATCCTTGTGCATTATTATTATTACCAGTAGTATTAACTGATAGTGACATTTGCCCTAACGCAATATTATTTTCACCGGTCATTGTTATGTTACCAACACAATAACCTAACAAAGTAGAACCATTAGTTGCAGTGGAAGTATATCCGTATACAGTACCAGTTCTTGTTGGAAGTGCAGTGGGTGTAGGAGTAGCAACACTGCCGCTGCCGCCAATAGGAACAAATTGGTTGTATATGTTATAAACAAATAATTTATTATACGCCGGGTCAGTATTAAACCATAGTTGGCCGACCATCGGATTTCGAGGTTGATAAGTCGATGCAAAATTTTCTAATAAATTTACTAAACTATTATTATAAAATTCACCGTATGGTTCTACATTTTTTCCAACTAATGTTAGACTAGTAGTAATTTGATCTACTTTACCAACACCTAGTGTTAATAAAATAGTACCGTCAGTTTTTAAAATGGTATATGACATAGGAATTAGTACTTTATAATATAGAAAAGATTATGTTGATTTCGTCCAGCGAATGCAGGACTCGATACCGGAGTAGTTAGAGTAGGCAACGGAACAGTGCCAGTTACCAGTACTCCATACGTTGTTTGAATTGCGTCATATAAATCAGGATATGTTGTTACAGATACCCGAGAGCCGTCGCACAGTAGCCAACCAGGCGGGGTACTATTTCCACCCCATAATAATACAGATCCTGCAGGCATTACGTCTTGTAAAAAAGCACCCTTTGTTATACTATAGACTCCAGTTGTTGCAGTTGAACCTGAGTCAATCGAAACTAATATAGAAGTAGAACTGTTTACAGCAATATCATCCCAATTTGGCTGACCCGATATAGTGCTCGTACTAAATTGTGCTTCAATAATTACATCTGCGCCGTCACCATAAAATAATGCAGAAGATGCAGCATCATTACTTGCCAATTGACCGCTTAATTTTATTCTAGACGGAGTTGTTAAACGAGTTGCTGCGCCTGCAAACGAATTAGCATAAATTGTCCTATACGGATTAGTAACTGTTCCGATATCATACGTGCTCGAAGTAAGTGGTTTTATACTCACCGAAGTAACTGTATTAACAAATCCAATAGTTCCATTAAAATTTGTTTGACCAGTTACATTTAGTCCACCAACTGTTAACGTACCGCTAATATTCCCTGCACCTGATACACCTAGCGCACCGTGTACGTCTAATTCATATAAAGGTAAATCAGTATTAATTCCTATATAATGATTAATTTTATCAGATTTACCTTGTATAACAAATGCAGGAGTAAGCGATTCAGAACTATTAATTGCCGAGAATATAATTTGTCCAGATGACTGAAGCGTTGATAACGTAACTGCACCTGAAGAAGTTTTTGCAATTGCTAATACAGGTGCGACTACATCTCCAAATCTAAGCATATTAGTATCAGAAAATGTTAAATTAGTTGCCATAATTTGTGCAGAGGCACCTACATCTTTTCTTACAAACTGATCCGCTTTTACTGCTACAGACGAAGATACTTGCAACGCGTCAGATGAAGTAGATATACCGTTAAATCGAGAAGCAACTCCTTTAAAAGATGATTTTGTTAAATTAACACCCGGTAATAATGAAGTAAAACCACTAATAACTAGCGCCGGAGTAAATGACGCTTTTGCAATAATCGAAATTACATCACCACTTACATATTCTTTTACTACAATATGAGATGCACCATTAGTGTCTATAATAGTTTCTGCTTTTGTTCCAGACATCAATCCGTTAGCAAACTGCGGACCAATTAACAACCAGTTGACTCCGTTGTAAATATTTAATTGCTGTGCACTAGTGTTAACCCAGACATCGCCGACTGATGCAGTAGCAGGAGCAGAGTTTTGTTGATAAATTCCGTTTGCAGGTATCCAGTCTTCTGCCGAGCCAGTTGTATTAATTTTTAATTTACCACTAGAAGAAGTATCATACCATAATTGGCCTTTTACAGGAGGATATGGTGCTACTGCATTTGCAAAATGCTCTAGAAGATGCAAATAATTTTCAGATATAACAGGACCGTAATTTCTATAATTAGGACCAGGTAATGTTAAACTAGTAGAAGTATTTGCATTACCGTTTGTAATTATTAATGGCGCACGATGTACAGAATCTGTAAAATTAATAGTGTATGTAGATGCAGTAGTTGCCATATTATGCTCCGCCAGTTAAACTTTGAATTCTAACTGTGTAATCAATTTGAATTAATCGATTTAATGATTTTTGAACAGGGTGAAATATAACATGAGTAATTAGTGGTCCAGTATTTTCACCTGTTGGGCTATAACTACGCAATCCTAATTCATCAAATACAAATGCACCATCTTGATTTAAACTATTATCAAATGCTGCTTGACCAGCGGGTTCACCGAAATCTAACAAACAAGTAACTAACACGTCTGAATAATATGCACCAGCAATATGCCGAATTTCCATAAAATTTCGAGTAGTATCTAGATTAAACGGATTTGTTGCATCAACTACTTTATAATATGTTTGGTTGTATAATGCTGCATTAGATCCAACAGTATTTGGTGTCAAGTAAGTAATAATACCAGTTGGATCTATTCTGCTGCCACCATTGCCAAACGACATTTCAGTAATAAACCCTTTACCAATGTTAGCAACACTACCAGCAAGGGCAAGACTAAAATTTTCATAGTGAATTGCATTACGTTTATCAACGTATACTTGTTTAGATTCCGGATCGTGTATTTTAATATGACCTGTAATAGTTATATTACCTGTTTCATTAGGTTTTGAAGATTGTTGCATAGTGTTGTTCATGTTAAGCCTGTCCATAGTGATATTTATCCGGCAGCGCAGCAAGTCCTAAACTCAAGAATAATGCTTCAGAACTGGTACTAGCAACTAGCGATACTCCTGGTAGTTGCCAACGGCCGTCAGTTGATGTGCGTTTATTCAACACTCTAAGATGCTGCCCACTTTGTATTCCATCCTTTAAATTTAAAACTACAGCATTTGTAAGGGTATTAACGGTGTATTCTTTTTCTCTAAAATTCAATCCGTTGTAAACATATCCGTTTATAGCACGAGTTTCTAATGAATTTTGATATACCCAAATATGATTTGTCGCAGTTACAATATATGCCCTTGTTAAAATATTAGTAACAGGCAAATCAGCAGGAGTAGCAACTGCACCAGCAATTATTACAGCAGACGAATCATATGCAATTGCAGGATCATGATATGAAGTATCTGTTTTGTTTAATAATCGTCCGGCGTAAAATACATCAATCTGATCAGCAGGATCTGTAAGTAAAGTAACTGACCCATATTGTTTAGGATCAGTTACAATATTAATAACGCCAGTAAAAGAATAAGAAGTTTGTGTGTTAACTGTAAGAGTGTTTAATACTTCAAATACTTGTTGACCTTGAAAAATTGTTTGATCTCTCCCTTGATCCATTACTTCTGTTCCGATCGGATATGAATCGCGAGCGCCGGTTCCTAATGTTGCTCTACGTAAACTACTCAATATATTTCCTGTTTTAACCATGTATTCGATTCGCTCACCTGCTACTGAAATTACACCAGCATATACACTACCAGCGATAGGCGTCGGTAATACAGATGCGTCGGCAACTGAAATAGTAGTCGACGTACTGTATAAAGTTGCAGTCAATGCTGTAGCATTTGCCTTTGCTAAACGCTTGTAATGTTCTCTTCCGAAAATATCTTTAAACATTTTAAAACCAAATATTGTTCCAGTATTATTTGTATCTACTGTAAACACACTAATGGCAACACTTTCTAATACTTCTCCCGGAATAACTTCTTCGGGTGCAGATTTTACATCAGGTGAAATAAAGTCGCTACCCGATAAAATAACATCTTCAGGATTAACTCCTAATGCTCCTGCATTTTTCCCACCTGTAAATGATCCTCCTGTAATCACAGTGTCAATACTTCGCTCTGCTACAATTGCATGCAATACAGGAGCAATTGCAGTTAATGTAGATATCACATTAATTAGTGGTGCTTTTGTATAACCACTTCCTGGATTAATAATTTTTACAGAAACAATAGTTCCTGAACTAACATATGCAAGGGCTTCTGCTGGTTCAACATCATCAGATAGGTCTGCTACAATTTGAATTTGAGGAGGAGAAGTATAGCCAGCTCCTCCAAATTCTACAACAATTCCTTCAACACCAAAAGTGTCTGGTCCAAAAAATTCTTGGCCAAACGGTTGCGCACCCCAGTTATTTGTATAATCAAATGGTAATGTTTGAATAGAAGTACCAGGAAAAGATAATCCATTCATTAATTGATCAGGGTCAATACCTGGCATACCAATTGTAGGTGTATAATAATCTTCAATTCTATCAACCGCATGATATACGTCATACCCTTTATTATAAGTAATTGACAGAATTTGGCCAGTCACTGGTGTAGTTACAAACACCACTTTAGAGTATTTTTTATGGTACCCGTTATACATTGCAGTATAATCAACAATATTATACGCATCTGCTAATACAGTAATACCGTCTAATCGAATATCAATAGATAATTTATCATGCTTTGCTGGCCACGATAATGGATAATCCTTTGTATGAAAAGTACAAACAAAACTGTCAGTTATTCGTTGTTCTCCTATTTCTCTAACGCCGGTTATTCTGTCAAATTTCATTCCAATAGTAGTAGAACGAATAGTATCATTAATAATATTAACATATCCAGTAGCAGTTATAGGCACAAGTACTGCATCAGTCGAAGTTGATGTAGAAAAACCACCAGTAAAAGTAATCGTAGGAGGAACTATATATCCTGTCCCTGGATTTAATATTTCAATACTAGAAACTTTTCCTCCGGCGATATACGCTACTGCAACTGTACCTGTTCCATTATCTCCAGGCGCAGGTACAATAGTAACAATAGGCGGAGTTTGATAACCATGGCCGCCATCTTTAATAGTTACTGCACTAACTGATAATTTATAATTATCAGTCCATGATTTGCGAGGATAAGAATTTAATGCAATATTATCTAACTCAATAGGTACAAATTGATTAGTTTCAGTGTCATACATTGCAGGAAGATCAAAATCAGTTGAATACGTTTGTGTATTATCAATTACATCATAATCAATTTCAAACGTACGGATCTTTGTATGATACGGTTTAACTTCTTCAATGTAACTTTCATAATACGCACTATTTTGAAACTTATAAGAAGTGCGTTGATCTAACGCTCCTGCTTTATTACGAACTTTAATAAACGACGTTTTAAATGCCCAGTCTAAGAATAGTTGTTCAGACATTGCGTATTTGACTGCCTTAAAGAAGAATTTATTCCAGTATATTTTTAAAGGCCCTACAAAAATATCATTTTTAATAGCCAATAAAATATTAGAAAGTTCAATCTCAGGAGATTGATCAAATAATGTCTGATCAAAAGTATTTAGGTAATCCCAATTATATTTAGAATCAACCGTATTCCATAACACATCGCTAAATTTAATAGTACCTTTTTCACTATAAATTAGATTATAATTAGTAGAGTATGTACCAGATGATGCAACTTTTTCTAGTATAATATATCTGCCGTTTCCTTGATTTTTTACCTTAACATAATCACCTATCGAAAGTGATACAGTATCGAGCAAATAAGGTTCGTCGATTGTAGTAACTAAAGGAGTTAATGGATTAAAGGTCATTGCCCTCCAATCAACATAATCCCAATATAATGGTGTATCAAATTCCTGTGTATGAATTTTAACCCATTCATTAGAATCTAATTGATAAGTTGCCCATTTATTATTACTGTTAATATCAACATTAACAATTGCAGTATACGGCCGTACAGTAATAGTCGGTGCAGAAATAAATTTTGAACCGCCATTAATAACAGTTGCAGAAATAACCTCTCCGATCTCATTAATTTCAGTAGTTATAGAAACACCGGTTTCGTCACCAAGTACCACCGGAATAGGTGCAACTAGATATCCTGTTCCAGAATCAATAATATTAATTGAACTAATTTTTCCATTTACTACATTACACGTAAGTTCAGCAGGTGTTATATTTGCTGTAGATATTGCGGTTAATCCTTCGATATTTTCAACTAAACTATCGTACATTCCTGCAGGTATTGATTCACTTAAATTTAATGTAGTAAAGTCTACAAAATCAGAAATAACATATTCAGTCGTACTTAATATAGTATTAACATAGTCTATTGCATTTCTTAATGCTCCTACTCGATCTTTAAACATCGACTGGTTAGGCCTAATACTTATTCCATATCTAATTCTAGAAGTTAACAACGGATCAGGTAATATATTTCCGCGACTATCTTTACCCAATAAACTATCTAATAATTTTTGTTCTAACATTGCAGTAGGCATACTTACTGCACTATCTTCTTCTAATAATAACCATTCAGAGTGCTTGTTAGTATTAACTCCTGCGTTATCTTTAGAAATATTAATATTAATTTCGTTAAATCGCAACGTATCTTTTACGTTAGTAACTGTAATTGCATCAAGTGCTATAAAAGAAACATACTTAATTCCATAATTTGCAGGGTTATAAATCATACTCGACGTATCACTTGCTGATAATTTTCTATCAGGATGGTTTGGTAATACTGTTGTATTTTTAACCCAAAAGTAATACACGTTTGTTGCAGCACCAGTAATAGTATTATAATATTGAGTAACACTAACAATTGAATCATCTATATACTTAGGAATACCACTAATTCCTTGAGCGGCACCGTCAATTGTGTCAGTCAATGCAGCCCATTGGCTAGGTAAATATTCACTTTGCACCCATTCGTATACATCAATAGATGCTCCTGGAAATAATTTACCCCATGAATTCTTTCTATAAGTTAAATCTCCTTGTTCAGCCCATATATATTTTACTGTAGATAAATCCCACCATAGTTGACCAACTTGGTTAGTTGACCAACTTGCTTCTAAGTCAACTACAACCGATGAAGTACCAACACTATATGTTGCTGGATCAAATGCTGTTTTGTATCGAATCTCTCTATCTGCTAAACTAGGTATACGACCTTTAATAGGATCAAAAATATCTAAGTAATCTATTATTTGTTCAGAAATTGTATCAATTGTAATTGCTCTGTTGATTTTAGAAAGATCAACAGAGTCTACCTGTGTCCTATATTGTGCCCAACTATATACTCCTTTTTTATACACTGCCCATTTATTATTTGTGTTTTCATCAACCCAAATTAATTCACCAACAGTTAATGCTAATTGTGCAGATAATGTAGCAATGTCTGCATAGTTGTGAACACGAACGCTACTAAATTTATGCAACGTTGCAGTAGTAGTAGGAGGTATAATAATAGTAAGTGCAGTAGACACTACAAAATGAGTACTATCAATAATCGAAAGAACTTTATATATTCCGTCTGTGTTATTTGTAAATCCAGTTATAGAAATAATATCATTAATCGATAACAAATGATTACTAGAAGTTTCAAAAGTAAGAGTTAGAAGAGATTGATCTAGTACACAGTTAGTAACTGTAGTTTGAAGTAATGAATACCGCAATACATCCCAATCGTTATTTTCTTTAAATCCTACCCAAATAGTATCTCCTACAGTTAATGCAGTGTTGTCAACAATATTAAGAATACTATCTATATTATAAGCAGTAGCAGTAACATCGTCCAATCGAACATACCCCGCAGTAGGTAATACTGACTTATCATCTAAGTAAGTTGAATATATAGGAGAAAAAATCGATGACGATACATAGTCACCTGGGATAATCATTTCAGAAGGTTCTATGTATGAAATAGTATCCATTGCAGACGGAACATAACTATCTACAAATTTAACAATTTGAGAATTTTCTCTAAAATCTAATTCTTTTAATGGTGCTTCTATTTCTTCGTACGAATTAAAATTACCAAATGACCCTACTCTAAATGCCCATTCTTCAGTAAATGAGATTTGTCCCTGTAAATTGTGAATGCTTGCTTTTGCAAGTTTATCAATTGCGTTACGTGTTCCTTTTTCACGAATAAACCCTTGATAGAATTTATATTGTGCAATAGGATTTACAAAAATATTATCAAGATAAGTACGGGGAGTATATCCAATTAAATGCTGTGCCATTTTTTGTTGAGCAGCATCAAAATTGTCAATATCTAAACTATAAAAATCTTCAAACTGGTTAATTTTATAATCAAAGTTCGGAAGTAATTGTGCAACTGGTTTATTACCTAATAAATTCCACTTAGTTGCATCAAATAATGTGCTACCAACAATGCTATTAATTGCCGAATAGTATTTCCCTGCATATTTTACAACTTCAGCGGCCTTATAATTAGTATATGCAGCCCAATCATTAACTTGTGCACTATCATAGATAAATCCCGGACTTAAAAATTCTCCATTCCATGACGAAGTTCTAAATCCAATCAATCTAATTCTGCTTTGTCGATATCCAGTTTCAATGTCATAAACTACATCGTTAAACATACTTTTGTTTACAAGTATTAATGCATGCTCTTTTTGTACAAGATTTAATTTAGCAAAAAATAAACCTTCAGTAGTATTCTTTGTTGCAATAGTACAAATACCATCAACTCTACTTAAATTAAAATTGTTTGCAGGAAACGGAGTCCCTGACGCACTTAATAAACTATAATCATAAAAACTAGAAAGCACGTTATCAACTACTGCATTTGTAAATTTATATTTGATAGTATTTGCAAAAGGACTTAAGGTAATAACTGTGCCATTTGCCCAATTTTGAGTAGTCCAATATAAAAATTCTTTTCCAGTAAACTTCCAATCAAGAACTTGTGCAAGTTCTTGATTGTATTCGTCAAATATAAATCCCTGTTCTTCTAGCCAATATCCATATCCAACAATAAGATCATATACTTCTTGAATAGAGTTATATCTAGTGCCATACGGAACCATGACAGCAGTGTCAGCGTGCGTAATCGACGATAGTACCGAAGTTCCTCCTATGATAGGCAATGTACTTAACTGTACAAAATTACCAGGTGTAAATGTTACGCCTGAAGTATGCCCATTTAATACCCTATAAAAACTAGAACCAAAATTAACAATTTGACCTGTTTGATAAAATGACGATGCTTTCCATGTTAGATACGATTCAGTTTTGCCACCTACTGTTACGGCTCCGCCAGTTAATCTATGCACAGGTGCATATACCATAAAATAAGGAGCACTAGGATCATATCCCTTTACAATAAATTGCCCATTTTGCTTTTCTACAACAATACCAGATATAGGAATAGATTTAACTGGATTACTAACGTTAAAAAATAATGAATAATCTTCGCTAGGTAATACTACTCCAGGGTTAACGGTCGACGGACTAACAGAATCAATAATAATTTCTAATTTATCCTTACTAGCAAAGCCGGCCATTTTGTGAAACAAATTAAAGTTTGCGGCCTGCATATCTTGTTTTAATGTAGGCAAATATGATGCTGAACGAAATTTACCGTGTTCAATAACCCATACACTGTATCCAGAAGCCAACACAACATTACCACTTGTATCAGTATCAGAAAATAAAGAAACAGTAGAAGGTGATAAAAACACCTCATCTGGACCATAGTTATATTGACTAGTAATATCTTTCGATAACCTGCTAGGATCAAATAACATAGATGCGTAAGATGCAGGTTGTGTTAATGCTAAAATTGTTTGAACTGCAAATGGCCACAGCGAACTTCTGCGCCATGCTGCTTCAACAGGCCCAATATCCCCAAATGCCCAGTCTTGTTCAGTATCATTTATACTGTCATTTAATTTTAAACCAGCCCATTCACGCACGTCAACAACGTTGCCGCTTTCGTCTACAGGGATAATTTGTGATAAATTAGGACGGACAAAATTTAAATCAATACCTGCTCTGATTCCTTGACGGATAGTGCCAGATTCTAAATCATTCCATAATTCTAAATTGCCAGAAGTATACGGCGCTGGACCATACTGATCATCCCACCAAATTGGTTTAATACTAAATCCAAGCATTTCCCAGGGATGAGTATTCGGACGGTCAGTGTCAAAGTAAAATTTATAAATGCTTCTCCAACTACCTGGTAACAATTCGTTAAACATGTAATCAGTGGCTGATTTAAAATTATAAGTTTTATGATTAGTAACAGAATACGTATCGTTAACAATTGGATCTAATCCGTATACACTAGTCCATTTTAAGAAATCACCTCTGATAAGATTAGAAATCTCTGAATAACTATAATTATTTTTTCTAAATAATCCAGGTGTTGCAGTATGAACATTAACTAATTCACTATTATACGTTGCTTTAATGTTATTAAATACTCGAGTCTCATATTCTAATAATGCAAGATCAATGTAATTATTATCTTCATTTATATCAGTAAACGCAATAGTTATAGATCCGTCATGCCCTTGTATAACTTTTTTAGGACCATTTGCAAAATTAGGATCAACATAGATAGAGGGTTCATACTTAGGATATAATCCTAATTTTGTAGGTGTCGGAGGAATATACGACCCAACAGTAGATATGTAATCTTTAATTACAACTGTATCGCCTCTAATTAATGGAGTTGAAATAGTAATACCTGCATCAAACAGATCAAATGTGTAATCTTTATCAAGCGTTAACAATCGATCGTTAAGGTACACTAAAATTGCACGATTACTTAATAAATTAGGATCATATATAGACGACAATGCATACGACTTGTTCCTTGGCTCAGACACAGTATACAAATGACTTGAATTATTATTTCCATATCCTGCCATATCACTTAATGCATACGGGAAGGCTGAATTTTTAGTTAATATAATTGTTGCAAGTGCTGCGTCAACTATTTCAGCAGTAGTTAATTGATTATTTCCTTGAATAATAGTATTAATTAAATTATTTTTAAATTGATAATAATCAACACTAGTTTTCTTAATTGCAGAAATTACACTGTTTTCGGGATCAGTAATAAAATAATGTGCAAACGATAAAGGATTTTGATTACTGATTAATCGAGTACCATATTTTGAAATGTTAGATAAACTATTTAAATTACTTGTGCCAGGAAATTCTCCAATAAATTCCGGAGATCGATCGACCATAGATTTAACATGATCAGAAATTTCACTCAATGTAAATGTTAAAATTTTTCCATTTAATGGATTGTTTGTTAAATTCAAAGGAGTTTCATACGTCCCGTTACTGTTAGGTGTTGCAGAAGAAATACATTTTAATAATACCTTTGCTGCGGTAACTGTGCCATTTAACGGAGTATTAAATACAACAAATTTCTGTTTTTCAACTGTTATGATTTCATAATCAGCAGTTTCTGTTTTTTTAACATTATTAACAAATACTGATATTTCTAAATCCTCAATTACTCCCGGATTATCAAAAATAGTTATTTCAATAGAACTAACAATATCAGTGATTGACTGAAATTGTAACACTGGAATATCATATACTTGCTCTACTTCCCAAATATTAACATATGCTGGTGAAGGGCCGTTTATTTTTAAATAAGCAGTATATGTCGGAATTATATCATACACAGTTGACCCTGCGTTTACTTCTGTAAAAGATCCACTATTAAAATAATTCGTAAACAAATAAGTGCCTTCAACTCCAACATTGTTATAGTTTAGCGGAAATCCCAATATCGAATCAGCAGTTCCTTCTCCTATTGAATATCCAAATATTGCATTTCCAATAAAATCAGTATTGTGATAAACAGTATCACTATAACTATGACCAAATTCATCATATAAATCAAATAATGGAAATTGACTCAATGTGTCTTTTTGTTGAGCATAAACCCACTTAGATCCATTAAACCACCATTCTGATCCAAAGTAAGTTGTACCAAATCTAACAACCGCAGTCGCACCTGTTTCAATAGTTTCAACTTCTTCTAAATTAATAATAGACACTCCATCTACTTGTGCAATACGAACTTCGAATATTTTATTATTAATAATAGGATCAGTGTCAGCACTAAAGATAACTCTAAATCCGTCTTCTAATAATACACCGTCAACATAATAACCTTGTACAGATTCGATAGTCGAAAATACATCAACAGTTAATGTATCAATTAAATCAACAGGTGCAATTCTAGTAGAACCAAAATTCCATAATTGCAAATTAGCATTAAATTCAATAATAGGACGCTTTGCTCTAGTATCTAGTGGATACACAGGAGTTGTTACACCATTAGCAGTTGCAGATAATGTAATAACATCTTTATGAAACCAGCGATTATATCGAGACCATGTATTTTTATCAACGCTTGAACGATTAATAGTTACATATTCAGGATTAACTGGTATCTTTTTATAACTATCAAATGGCAATTGATCAAACGGATTAGAAGAAAATGCATCAATTTCATAAGTAGACAATTTGTCAAATGTTTCTAAATCTACTTTAGGAATCAATTGAATACTGCTTCCTACTCCTTCTACATAATATTCAATATTTGATCGAGAAGCCGGATATATATTTCCAATAAATCGAATTTTTAATCCATTGATGAGCGTTACTCCAGTAGGAGAAGTATAGGTTACTTTGCCCAATACACTTGTTTCAATATCTAGTTCATTGGCGGCCGAAATAGTAATAGTATCTGGTCCATTCTTTAACCAAAAATATTCTCTAAAATTTACAAATTTATCCCACGAAATATGCGGATTATAAGAATTAATTTTAGGTTTAAATAGTCTATCGATATTAGTTGTGTTAATTCCGTTATAACTTAATTGGTTAATTAAGTCATCTATTCCGAATGCTTTTTTAATACTATTATCTAATTCTCTAATTACAAGGGCAGGTTCTAATTGATATTTCCCACGAAGAGGCAGGTTATCATCTATATAAGAATCACTTGGATTAAATGTTAATCCAAGTTTATTTCCTACAAATCCATCAATCCTTTCTAAAGAAGGTGCTTTAATTAATTGATCAATTGTACTAGATAAAAATTTTGAATTTTTATCTGTTCTAAAAAAAGTAGGTAATAAATTTACTGATGCTCTACTATTGTGTTTGTTGTTAGCCATTATAAAGTTCCTTAGCCGCTAGTTATCATTGATGTTAGTTTTAATTCTGATGCTGTTAGGCTATCAATAACTTGAATATTATCCACTGTTGCTCCGTTTACAAATATTTCATTGCTTTGACATGTAATCTGATATAAACTTCCAAACTTATCAGACGACATAGGAACAATAACAAAATTAATTATGTCCGGAGTCATTGTGTTCATTACATAAGTTGCAAGTTCACTAAAATTAAACGTTTGTCCAAATTCCCAATTCTCAATTGCAAAAAATTCATTCATTGCTGCTAATATCCTTGTTTGAATAGAAGTAGCGCTAACTGATCGTGCTGGATTAGTAACCGCTTTAAATGTCGCTTGAAGTGGTGATGCTGCTTGAGGTCCAAATAAAACCTTATATTTTGCAGGATGAAATATAATTTCATCACTAATACTTTTTATAGGTTCTAATATAGAAGAGTAATTTTCTTCTAAACTCTGAGAAGTTGGTTGCAAAGGAGCGGTTCCTATACCAGTTGTTAACCAATTTCTATAAGTCAAGTCGTATGTTTTACTTAACAAATAAATGTCGATTATGTTACTTTTACTAGGGTCAATTCTGCGTTCTTGCCCGCTATTATGGTTATAATGAAATTTTATTCCAGAGCGGCCTTGTTTTGCAAAGTACAATGGTTCTAAAACATATCCGTTAATTGTATATGTTTTAAGAACATTAATGTTTGAATCGTAAAAATAATAAAGTTGGCCAATTACTGGATTTATTAAATTATTTTCTGAAGGATAAGCAATTACTGATCCATTATATAAAGTATAACGCAAACCATCTGCGGATAATTTAAAGTAAACAAATTTATCTCTATAACTAGTCTGAAAGTTTGTACTTGTAGGCGATACAATGTTATCAAATGCATCCGGATCGTCTATTTGTCCATCATCATTATTGTCATAAAAACTTACTAATACTTTTTTAGGTTGTACATATCCGTCAGATTCAATCACTGCCCCATCAATTTGCCAACTGTAATCTGATCCTAAACTCACTAAAGAATCAATATCGTTAGTGTTAAAATACGAAGAGTGTGAAGTAACTGATACATTTCTTTCAACAAATGTCACTGGAGAAGAAGTTGAGATTACACTCGGTAATGCTCCTGATATATTAATATAATTTGATAATGTATTAACACTATTAACTATTGCCTGACCTGTTGGAATCAAAGGATGAATAATTGCAAATAAGGTATAATTAGTACCAGTTGCAACATTTAAATATAAATTAGAGGATAATCCAGTTGATATAGTAGATGCAGTTGACAGGTATCGAACTTCGATTTTAGGAGTAATGTTAATAGCAGTAGTTGCAGTAAACAACATAGTACCTGTTGTGTTTAATGGATTTATTGATAATACTTCAATTTTATCCTTAATAACAGTATTATTAACAAAATCATAATTTTTCTTTGATTTATCAACAAAAAATGCAGTTTCTTTATCACTTTCAAATACATAATCAGTAGTTCGATATCGAACTACATATTTCTTGCCGGTCCACTCGAACGAAACTAACCAACTAGAATCTTTATTAAGATTGCTAATATCTTTCTGATAGTTAAACCCAATAACATTAACTAAATCTAAATTAGTATCACTTATAATATACCAATCTCTAGTTACTTCATCAAATGCAATACCGAAATTTCGTTTAGAACTAATAATATTAACTATTTCAATTTCCAATGCAGTCGATATTCTATTTTTAAATTTAGGAATTAATGCAACTGGCACAGAACTGTTAGTCATTGTACCATTTCCAATTACATTACCAGTTAAAGTGATTGGCCCTACTCCGTTGTCAAGTGCGCCTAGTCCGAAATTCGCACCGTCATTAACTACGTTTGCAACTTGAACCCATTTATATGCCTTAGTATTTTTAGTAGGATTAGGAGTAATGATACCAGATGGTAGATAATACTGAGGTACACCATTTAACGGAGTTGGTATAAATTTAATTAACGATCCTGGAGCAATAAACTGATATGGTCCCTTAGCATAGTCGGTGCCAACTGACACTGCTCCGATTGGAGTAATTTCAGGACGATAAAAATATCCAAGTGTTTGGTTTGTTGTGCTCGATGTTTTAACCCATGATAGATTTGCAGAAGTTAAATCTAGTTTTGGATATAATTCTAAATAAGCAGATTTAAATTCAGGTAAATCAAAGATAGGCAGAATTTTAGATTTAACTAATGACCTTGCTTCCGACACATTGTTAAACAAGAAATCAAAATTATTTTCGTTGTGTTGCTTATATAAAATACCATCATTTGCAAAAATATTCGTACTGCTATAATTTCCGCTAATATCGCTTAATTCAAAATATCGACTAATTCCACTACTAACTCGATTAATACTTTTTACTTTCAAAATATCAGAATCAACAGTTAACGGTGCAATGTTATAATCTTCAGCAGTAATCATTCTATTTTGAGTATAATAGACTTGTGGTGCTTTTACTCGAATATCAGCATTGCTTTCAGCAGTTGCAGAATTATTAACTGTGTATTGTAAACTAAGAATAACTGTCAAAGTATGGGATTGACCAGATTTGCTAATGTACGGAATTTGAACAGAGATGTTATTCATCTGTTCAGGTTTAATAGAATACACCTGTCCATTACTTTGTCTATAATAGATCTTAAATGTCCCGTTCGGTAAATTACCAAAACTGCCGTCTGCAAAAGTTAAATCAATTTGATCATTTTCCCTAGTTGCAACTCCGTATATATTTCTAATGTTACTGCTTAAACTATTATAGATAATGTTATTACCAGTCGTTGCAGATACCTTAGTCCATAAAGACTCATGCTGTGTACCATCTGCTGATAATTGCCATAACCATACATCAGAATTGTTAATGTCGGGTACATTAACACCTACAAGTTCATTAGGCACCGGGTTATTAATTGAAAAGTTAGAAGATCCTAAAGTGCCTTGTCGAAATTGTACAAAGAATCCAGTATTTGCACTCGAACTTCCGCCGTTATCATTCTTAAAAATAATACCAAATTGATTTGCAGGAAGTGGAGCTTCTTCATACACATACGTTCGATCAAGAAAGGTAGATGACACTAATTCAAATGTCATTTGTGTTCCTCCAATATTCTTGTTAAACGAATAAACAGGAATACCGGTCGAACTAGAATTGAGTCTATACTGCTCAGTCGAAATTCCACCGATTGTACCTTTTGCATCGGGTTTACCAAAAGTAGTTAAACTAGACATTGCAGAATTCATAACTGCAATAAATTGTTGATACCAATTAGTATTGGTATGATCATTCCATCCTATAATAGAATTAGAAAGATTAACTCCGTTTGAGTCAATTACTCCTTCCGAAGTAACAACTGAAGTTATTTTTAAAAATCCATTTGCTGGAACATTTCGATTAACATTATAATTAATCAATTTAGCAAGACGAAGAATACTTTCGCGGCGTTCTGCAGTTTCTAGAAAATTTTCACGAGCATTTAAATCAATGCGGAAACTTAAATTTTGTCCAAGAAATGCTATTAAATCAACTAACGCAACAAATTCACTGCTGTCAATATAATCGTTAAATTCCTCAGGGTAATTTTCCCTGAGGTAATTGATCATTGTGCGTCGTAAGGTTTCAAAATCATAACTCTTAAAGTCGGCGTTACGAAAGGTTTGATAGATTTTAGTCCAATCCTCAGCAACAAGGAGTTTATTAGTTGTAGATGGTATCATAATGGGATCTCGGTGATCCCGTATTTATTGTCGTAATTAAGTTAGTACTTTATTGTACAGCCAACCCTTGATTTTTATCAAAAGTTAACTTCATACTCGAAGTTTGATCAGTTCCTACATACTGCAATGTAACTTCTAGCAGCATCCCGTACTCTTGCTCATTAATACTAATTTGAATAGGAACTGCACGTGGGTCAGAATTACATACCCTACTTACGTCATCCTTAATCGATTGCTTAATGCGCTCAGTAAACGGCTCAAATATTATATCCCATATAATAGTTCCAAAAGTAGGAAGCATAACACGCTCACCTAATCGAGTATTAAACTGATTTAAAATGTCTTGCTTAATTAAATCAAAATCGTATAATTTTGTTGTTATAGCAGAAGGGTTAACAGTACTGTACCCTACATAAAATTGACTTTGTTTTGCTGTATGAGTTGCAGTATATTGTGGTGGATTAATTTCTATGTTCTTGTATGCCATATAATTCCTTATTTCGTATTATCAGTTTTTGAAGGAATAAACTGAGTTGAACTGATGTTTTCGTGGTGCGGCCAAGGCTCATGTACAGGAACACGTTTCATAATGCTAGTCAGGTTATCAGATTTGTAAAATACTTTATTCTTCCAACCTTTTCCAGTATTTGTATTAGGTAATGAAAAAGTAGGTAACGCAGTTGGAGAGGCTGCTGTAGCAGCCGCTGGGCCGTTCATATGGATATTAGCAGCAGTTTCTATATGATCCCCACTGCTTCGAATGTTTGTTGTTGATCCAGCAGTAAAATTATTACTAGAAGCCGAAGTAAGATTAAACGACGAACCTACTTTTATCAATCCGCTAGCACCAACTATTAAATTATAGTTAGCACCAACGTTAGTATTCATTACACCGCCTGCTTTTAAATTTATATTTCGAACGGCTTCGATATTAACATCTCGATCTGCTCTAAAATTAAAATCGATTTCAGTATGCACACTTACGCTGTCAGTTGCAAATATATCAATTTTCCCGTCGCTAGTTAATTCAATCCAGGCGGTGCCTTTACTGTTTGCAATGTAAATTAAATCATCAGTATTATGCATCAAAATTTGATGACCAGTACGAGTACGCAATCTTACAAGTTCGTTCTTCCCTTCTTGATCACCATCATCCATTACAAATTGTGAACCACCTAGTCTACTAACAGGCACTGTTGCTTTGGTTTCATAGCCAACTAATCCTTTTTTGCCTGCCGGATCTAGCGGCCCCGGAGTAGAAATACCAAATACCGCACTCGGTACTTCACGTCTCGCAGAACTCGAAGTAACACCACGAACTGTGTCAATTAATAATCCTTGCGCCATTAGTTTATCAGCGAACGGATGAATAGGTTTACGTTGAGCATCCGGGCTTATTTGAGATTTATCACTTCGTTTATGAAACTCTGCAACAGGTAAATTTTTAGTGCCGTATAGTGTTTCTTGCTCTGGACTAATATAAGATGCAGTAGAGGCTGCAATTCCAGGTACCATAAAGTTCTGAAACTTATCAGGTACACATCCGATCCAGTATCCTTGATTTACATCCCCGTCAATAAAAATAACCATTACCTGTGTGCCTACATCTGGAGGAATCATCCACATTCCGTAACTCTTTTGCACATCATTAAAATCCTTAGGATTTGTACCTTCGTATTTTATATGAGTAACTCCGTAAAACGGCGATAGATATTGTACCACATGCGTTTGACTTTGAATGTCAGGAGAGTTCGAAGTACCTTTTTCAAGAGTAACTTCTAATGACCCCATATGTGTAGGATCAAGATGGTTAGTAATTCTAGCCAGAAATGGTCCCGAGCTCGGTAACTTAGAGTTTGATCGTGTTTCAATTGGCATATTATGTGTTCATTATTGAAGATAGCGGGCTTATTTTAGTCGGTAAAGTAAGCGTAGGAGTTATAGTAGGTATAGTTAATATCGGAGTTGCATTTAACAATACAGATGCGTTAACTTGGTTTGTTATATTCTCAACTATATTAGACGGATTATAACCCATTGGAGTTGCGGCTTTTGCCGCAACTGGTTCTTCTGATGCCGAAGTAGTTGATGGTAGCGGAGTAGGTTTAGTATACGGTTTTTTAGTATCTTCAATTTGCGATGCAACTCTAAGTAAATTTAACTTTTGTGAAAATTGTCCGTCGTTAAATGTACTCGCTACTTTAATCACTCTAAATAATCCACTATACGGCGTAATTGTATCTGAAAATATTGCCTCACCAGTAACCGAATTAACATCAATCGGATTCCTAAAAGTAAGTACAATCATTACATCACCTGTAGTAAATGCTGCTTCTCCATCCATGGTTTCACCAAATGATTTAGTTGCGGGTTTATAATTGCCCACTCCGCTAGTTACTAGATAAAAAGGATCACCTATAATTTCTATTTCAGCCGATACTTGATCAACGTTATCTAAAATTGCTTGATGTAAATTCTTAGCAAGTTGTGCATATGGATTCGAATCAGGTACTCCTGAATTTAATGTATCACCAACATGCACTTTATTTTTAGACGAATCAATTGCTACTGTATTTTTTCCTATTGAAGATTCAGTAGCGTCTGTTGGATTATTTGCCTGCGTAGACATGTTAACATTATTTGCAGATTGTACTCCTCCACTAGCACTTGTTATACCTTCTTTATTTCCCATTGCTTTAGGAATTGCCTGGAAAAATAATGTATTAAAATTCAAATTAAATCGTTTAATATCTAAATTTGCACCAGTATACAAATAATCATATTCTCTATTTGCAACTAATAATTTAGTAGCAGGATCAACAGTAGATGATTGAGATAAAGGCATTCGAGTATAATGCATTTTATAAGGAATAATCAAAAATTTGTAATTATAATATGGTTTAAGAGTACTAGGATTTATAACTTTAAGATCAGTTACTTCAAGTAATACTGTAAAATAATTCACCATGCCGTATGCATCGATCGATTTATCAAAAGTAGCAACTAGATTTTTTGTATAATCACTATCACGAATAATAGAAGTAATGCAATCGCTAATACTATGTCCATCACTAAATGATACCGTCATTTCATGCAATGGTGTTTGTGTTTTTTCAGCATTTGCTCTATCACCATTATCTGGAAATTTATAATTTGCAGGAGTTACTAATAAGTTTAATACCTTTTGTGCTGAAATTTTCTCGTTATCAGTTCCTACTATCATGCCCGATTCGTCATCAACTAACGGCATTTCTATGGTATACGTATCGTGTTTAGTAGAGCCTTTGTCGTATGTAGAATCTGCTTCGTCTTGCATTGCTTTGTTTAACGAATGTTCTAGATCAGTTAATAATTTACCAACGGTATTACCGGTTACTTTAATTGGAGATTTTAATTTAGTTGCTTCCCCAAATCCGCGTTCGTTAAACGGAACTCCTTTACATTGATAGCGTGTTCCATTTTCATTTACATCAATCTTAAGTCCAGTAAATGTAAACACAAAATATCGAGTCGAGTCTTGTATTATTTCAGGAGTATCGGATACTGATTGGCTGTCAGGATACCCTATAAATTCCATTTTTAATAAAAACGGAGTATTAACATATTGATCATTTCCCATTGCAACAGCCGATGTTTGTAGTGCTTCAATAAATCCTGTCATGCTATACGGTTCAAATAAATCAAATTCTATTTTAATAGCAGTACTAACACCAGTTTTTTTATCAAATCCCATTAATGTATCTATGCGAACATTATTGATGTAAAAATCAAACTGCCCTGCACTTTTTATTTTAAAAGTAGACACTAACGGATCTGTATCTTTACCACCATAAGAAGAATTAGTTCCTTTGCCTGCTGATTTTGCAATTACAAAATATTCATCTTCGTTATCTCTATAAGAAGACGGATCATCTAACGCTTCTTTTTTTAATGCAGCAAGGGTAAACAAATAATTATAATTTCTATATGAATTTAACGGATTTTTGCTTTTACTAACTTCAACTTTTGATTTATTACCAGACATATCTGGTAAAGCCGGAACATTTTTATCTTCTATTTGATTAGTAGTTGGGCCATTTTGGCCAGCAGCAGGTTTTACAGCCGCTGTAGCGCCTTGTCTTTGTAAAATAGTATTAGATCTAGAAATACTACCATTAAATGGAGTTTTTATATCTATGTTAGGTGATGTTGAAATTCCTGTACCACTGCGAGCACCAGTGCCGTATCCACCATCACCTGCGCCTTGCGCACCCGGAATATATCTACCAGGACTAGATGTTTTAGTAGTTGCCATGTTAACTTCCCATTATTTTATCTAATGTCGTTTTTTTAGGTAGAAATATTTTCTGCCCTGCATATAAATCAAATATAGGATCTTTAATTTTGTCTTTATTTCTTACAGCAAATACCCACCATAATAAAACATTGCCATATAGATCATATGCAAGCAAATCCGGTCGATACTCATATTGAGGAAGAACTTCAAATATTACATCATCTGATTGACTAGGAATATTTCTAAATGCGATTACATCTAAAAACGATCCTGAAAATTGAGTGTAATAATACGGGCTAAATTTAGAATAAACAGCCATTATACATATCCTTTATTATTTCTACCCTCTTTAGCAATATCAACACTATATTGCATTTGTTCGTCTCTACTAAAGATCGGTATTAAATTTATTGTCATTGTTGCAATAATAGGCACAGAATTAACTCCATAAATATTATAAAATAATGCTCCTGTATCAATATAATCGACATTTTTAGGTAAATCAATTCTAAATGTTTGTACAGCAACCGGAACATTGTTAAACATTTGGTCGCCATATGCCATTAATCTACAAACCGGAGGAGGTGCTCCGGCGTTTTCATCATCACCCCATTTCATTTTAGTTAACAAACGAAGCATATTAATTGTTGACAGATACATACCTGCATCAAATTCATTCTGTGAAGTAAATTCAGCAGTAATTGAAATAGGCCCTGCAAAACTATTTTTATAAAAATATTGTTTAAAATTAGAATGAGTAGGAGAAACTTCATTATAACTTGCAGCATACTCTTGACTAATTGTAGGAGTATAAGGAAATATAATTCCACCATTAGTGTTAAGTGTATCTTCTGGTCCTCTAAGTTGAGGAGTAGTTAGGTAATAATCAGGTACTATTAATTTTACTCTAGTATCTTGTTTATCGCCAACAAATGTTGCAGTTGCAGGCGTTAGTGATAGTGGTGTTGACGAGATACTAGGTCTACCACTTAACGGATTTGTTAAAAATTTCGAAACACTACTAGTTGCAGACTTAACCGCAGAATCTACTGCTGAGACAGTATTACTGACAGCATATTTTGCCTGCGTAGCAAGTCCTGCAATTGATTCATTAATAGAAGCCATGTGATTTATCCTTGTGCCTTTATTTACCGATAAATAATATACGCACTTAAATGGTTGACCTATTTGTGGCTTTTTTGCTACAATATTACAAAGGACCGTTTCATACACATGACAACAACAATAACAAGCACCGGACGCAAGGTAAAATACCTAAATAATAAAGATTTACTAGCAGAAATTCATCGTAGTAAATGCAGTTTTAGCGTATTTACTAGCCCAGAATTTCATCAACACGATGTTATTATTTCTAGTTTAGATAAACTTAATAACAATATAGTTGATGATGCAAAACGAACAAAGGCTAAACGATTAGGGTTAGAAGCATTTTCAAAATGTCGATTATCTGGCGATAAAAAGACCAAATTAATTGAAGTAACTCCTGACTACACTACTATTGCAAAAACAGATATTGTAATTAGAGTTATGTCTTTTGGTCATATTCCCCTTGCTCCCGGACGTAAAAAGACTACTAAATCAGTAGCAGATGCACATGAAAGAGTTAATTTTCCTCCTTTTCAACATTGGAAATTTGATGAAGAAGAGAACTTAGTTTGTGTAGGCAAAAGCCATTGGAAAGGAAGTTTAGATAGTGGAAAGTTTTGCAAAGATCACGGTCGCATTACTGAAAACTTAGGCAAAATGTTTATCAAATTAAGCGAACGATATGCGCAACGTAGTAACTGGCGTGGTTACACATACGTAGAAGAAATGCGAGGACAAGCAATCCTTCAACTTAGTCAAATCGGATTACAATTTGATGAATCAAAATCTGAAAATCCGTTTGCATATTATACCGCAGCAGTAACTAACTCGTTTACTAGAGTATTAAACTTAGAAAAGAAAAGTCAAAATATACGTGACGATTTGTTAGAAGAAGCCGGATTAACTCCAAGCATGACCAGACAAAATCAACAAGTATTTGCAGAAGAAATCGCAAGACAGGCTAAAATTTATAAAAATCTTAGAATGCCAAAGAGTGTAGATAGTGATTTCGAAAGCGAAGACGATGGAGAAGAATCTGCTTGATTTACCGCTTAACGTTCTGCTAAAGTAAACACAGGAGATAAATCTAATGGGATCAGGTAATAAATTTCAAATAACATCAGTATGCGGATTCGGGTTAGCAGTGTACACTGCTAGGTTTCCCCATGAGATATCAATCAATATATTATTAGGATGTTTTAACATTTATATAGGTATTGGTAAAGGATACGACGAATGAGTAACATGTTTAACAAAGTAGCATGTTTTACAGATATACACTTTGGCTTAAAAAGTAACAGTCAGGCACACTTAGCAGACTGTGAAGAATTCGTAGATTGGTTTATTAAAGAAGCAAAAGATGCAGGTTGTGAGACTTGCATCTTTTTGGGAGATTGGCACCACAATAGGAATAGCATTAATTTGATAACACTGGATACAAGTATGCAGTGTTTAGAAAAACTCGGTGCTGCGTTTGAACAGTTTTATTGGTTCCCTGGGAATCATGATCTGTTTTATAAAGACAAACGAGACATACATAGTTCTGCATTTGGAAAACATATTCCGGGTGTAACAATCGTCGATAAAGTTACAACTATCGGAGATGTCACACTCGTCCCTTGGCTTATTGGAGACGAATGGAAAACTATTTCCAAAGTTAAAAGCAAATATATGTTTGGACATTTTGAATTGCCGTTATTCTATATGAATGCAATGGTGCAAATGCCCGATCACGGTGAATTACAACCTGAACATTTTAAACACCAAGAATATGTATTCAGCGGTCATTTTCATAAGCGTCAAAATCGAGATAAAATATGGTATATTGGAAATGCATTTCCTCACAACTATGCAGATACATGGGACGATGATCGCGGAATGATGATGTTAGAATGGGGTGGAACTCCGGAGTTTAAAACCTGGGAGAATGCTCCGAAGTTTAGAACATTAAAACTAAGCACACTCATTGATGACAAGGACACACTTATCAAATCAAAGATGTATCTGAAAGTTAATCTCGACATTGATATCACTTATGAAGAAGCAAACTTTCTAAAAGAAACGTTTATGGAAGATCCTAATATTCGCGAAATGAGTTTAGTGCAAGAAAAAGCAACAATGGACAATACATCTGACGATACAACAGATAGCAAGTTCGAAAGTGTCGATCAGATAGTAACAGAACAATTAGTTAACATTGTTGGTAGTGAAAAGAACGATCCAAAAGTATTATTAGACATTTACCTTAACTTATGACATTTAAAATTAAATCAATTACCGTAAAAAACTTCCTCTCTGTCGGAAATCAAACCCAAGCAGTGGATTTTGATAAGGAACATTTAACTTTGGTGTTAGGTGAAAATTTAGACCTCGGCGGTGATGATAGTGGTAGTCGAAATGGTACCGGAAAGACTACTATCATCAATGCACTTAGTTACGGGTTGTACGGAGCAGCATTAACTAACATCAAAAAAGAAAATCTCATTAATAAAATTAATGCAAAAGGCATGTTAGTTACTGTTGAATTTGATTCAAATGGTACGATGTACCGAATCGAACGAGGACGTAAACCTAATGTGCTTAAATTGTATATCAACGATCAAGAACAGAAAGAAGAAACTGACGACTCACAAGGCGATAGCAGAGAGACGCAAAAGATTATCGATAAACTCATAGGCATGTCTCCTACAATGTTCAAGCATTTAGTCGCATTAAACACCTATACCGAGCCTTTTTTAAGCATGAAAGCGGCAGATCAGCGTGAAATTATTGAGCAATTGCTTGGTATTACATTACTAAGCGAAAAAGCAGAAGCGTTAAAATTACTCAATAAAACAACTAAAGATTCAATTCAAATTGAAGAACTAAAAATTGATAGTACTAATAATGCAAATAAAAATGTGCAAAAAAGTATCGATACATTAGTATTACGAAGTAAGGCTTGGGATACTAAAAAAGATGATGACATTGAAAAGTTTGCAAGAGCAATCATGAAACTTGAAAATGTCAATATTGAACAAGAATTACAAGCACATGTTGATACAAAAATTTGGAAAGAAAACAATTCAAAGTTATCTGGGTTAATTAAAGAACGGGCAACATACGAAACTGCCGTCGCACAGTCCGAAAAGATTGTTGCAAAATACGAAAAAGAAATTCTTGCACTTGCGGATAAAAAATGTCCTCAATGTGAGCAAGGGTTGCACGATCATCAGCACGAAGCATTATTAGAAAATGCTACTCATGCACTTAATGAAGCGATTATCTATAAGCAATCAGTTATTGATAATTTAAATTCGATTCAACAACAAATTTCTCAAATTGCAGACATTGGCCCTAGACCAAATACATTTTATGACACTGAAGTAGAAGCACTTGGACATAAAAACAATGTAGAAAATTTAGAAAGAAGTTTAACTGCAAAAGCCGATGAAGCAAACCCGTATGATGAACAAATTGAAGAATTGAAGAAGACTGCCATTCAAGTTATTTCTTGGGATAAAGTTAATGAACTTTCCAGGCTACGAGATCATCAAGAATTTCTTTTGAAATTACTAACCAACAAAGATAGTTTTATTCGAAAGAAAATCATTGATCAGAATTTAAATTATCTCAATAAACGGCTAAGTCACTATATTGAAAAGTTAGGATTGCCACACTTAGTTGTTTTCCAAAATGATTTAGATGTTTCAATCACACAATATGGACAAGATTTAGATTTTGATAATTTATCTCGTGGAGAACGCAATCGATTAATCCTGTCATTAAGTTTTGCATTCAGAGATGTATGGGAAAATCTATACGAAAGCATGAATTTGTTGTTCATCGATGAATTAATCGACGCCGGCATGGACACAGCAGGAGTTGAATCTGGACTAGGCATCTTGAAAAAGATGGCACGAGAACGCAATAAGAATGTATACTTAATTTCACACAAAGAAGAGTTAGTAGGAAGAGTTAATAACGTATTGCGTGTTATTAAAGAAAATGGGTTCACTTCCTATTCAAACTCCGCTGAATACGTCGAAGTATGAAAAAAGAAACATTTACTTGCCTGCATTGTAAAAAAGTGTGTACAAAAGTTCGTTATGAAAAATCACATGGCGACAATTGTAGTAAAAAAATTAAAGTTACAGTCAGATCTAATACCCTTATGTCAGCAATAGATATAAACAAGTATGTAGATCTGCATGAAGAGTTTGTAAGTGTAATAGGTGAATATTATAATCACCATATTGGATTTATAAACAAACCATCTGAGTGGACTTCGAGATTTTTAGTGTTTGATTTAATGAAAATTAGTCGATTAATAAAGAGAATGAAGGCAAATAACTTAGCAAGCAGGAAGCAATTAGCAAGTGCTTATAATGAAATAAAGAAGCAACGAAAAGAAGAGAACTTAAGGAAACAAAATGGAAACAATTCAAACAATTAAAGACGCAGTTGCAGCATGGGAAGCAGAAGATGCAAAGTTTACAGCAGGCAATGCAGCAGCAGGAACTCGTGCTCGTAAGGCGCTAGGCGATATTAGTAAGGCCGTTAAGGCACGCCGCAATGAAATTACTGCAGAAAAAAATGCTCGCAAAGAAGCAAAATCTGCAAAGTAATTAATCAATGACCTGGATGCACCAAGATTCAGTAGTCGAGCAATTGCCCGAGGAATGTATAGGATTCGTTTATCTTATTACTTGCATTCCTACGGGCAGAAAATATATTGGTAAAAAATTAAGCAAATTCTCTAAAACGACCTACAAAGTTATTAAACTAAAGAACGGCACAAAAAAGAAAAAGAAAATTAAAAGCAAGGTTGAAAGCGACTGGCAGGAATATTACGGATCCAGCGTAGAACTAACCGCAGACATCACAAAATTAGGTAAAGAGAATTTTACTCGTGAAATTTTACATTACTGCACATCAAAAGCCCAAACATCATACATTGAAGCAAAAGAACAGTTTGATCGCAAAGTGTTAGAATCAACAGATTACTACAACGGTCAAATTTCAGTTCGGGTACATGGCTCACATATAATAAAAAAATAATAATACATCAGATTAGCCAGTGCCAGCATATATCTCGGGCACCCAGGACAACTCGATAATAAGAGGGACGGAAGACTCTACGCTGAATAGAGCACTCAATCACTATCCTTAACAGGACGAAGATCGTAAAATGCTTGCGGTTTGATTGTTTGAAGATAAAAATTTTAAAAGCCCAAAGAGGGAATTGTAATTCCCGAATTTATAAATGCGACTAGCGTGTATTTGTAAATTGCCGTCGTGATAAAGACTGAATGAGTAAGTACCGGATGACCGCTTACGTTGTGTAGTAGCACAGTAGTTCTAACGCTAGTGACTGTAAAGCACTCAGATAATGCATTCCAGAACTTTGCCCGCAAGGGCAAAGTGTGACCATTGCGTCTAGATAATATCTCTAAAACACTAAGTACTTCTACTTTAATATAAATGCTGTGAGCGTTAGCGATACAGCATATGAGCGTAAGCTCATATTAAACATAAATAGATTCATACCCCTTGTAGGAACTAAAAAATGAGAATTAATGAAATTGTTGTAGAAAGTGATGATCTATCTGAAGGACCAGGTTGGGATGCTGTTAAGGCAGGCTCTAAACAAATAGGTCAAGGTGCTGCTCAAGTAGGCAAAGGAGTAGTTCAAGGTATTCCTGGTGCTTTAGGTGGTGCTGCTTCGGGTGTTGGGGCAATTGCTGGAGGCACAGTAGGTGCTTGGAACAAGATGAAACAAGGATTTCAATCAGGTAAATCAGCAGTAAGTGGTACACCTAATCCTAATGGGTCAGGCAGTGCCGGAACTCCTACTACAAATCAAAGAGGGCAAACCAATGCTCCACAAAGTAACGCTACTCCTGCACAAAATCCAGTTGCTATTAGATCTCAAATTAGACAGTTACAACAACAAATGACATCTTTGCAAGGGCAATTGCGTACTGCTAGTACGCCTGGTGGACAACAAACGCCGCCTGCTGCTGGAGCAAACGCAATGAATAACATGGCAGGACAATTAGCCCCTGGTGCTAATACTACTCCTTCTAATTCAGGCGGGTCAACTACACTAGGTCAAGGGTCAACGACACATGCAGCAAATGCAACTAATCCCAATGCTCAGCAAGCCGCTGCCGGCGCTAATGCATTTGGTAATATGAGTCAAACTTTAGGTACTGGCAATGCTGCGCCTCAACAACCAGGATTCTTACAAACACGCTATAACGGAGGAAGAACTCCTACTCCGGAAAGCATTCAATATTACAGTAAGTTTCTAGGTAGAAATATTTAAAAGAACGGAAGACCACTTGATTTTGTGGTTTCTAAGTTAGAGTCGATTAAGTTAGCAAGAATTTCTCTGTCTTCTTGATCGAGCAAATATGCTTCTTCAACGCTTAACCCGCCGCGCATATACCAGCAAAATTTAAACAGTTCTTGTTTAATGGCTTTTATCTCTGTTTCCATGTCTTTTGTTAGCAAGTCAATTTCTTCCATGCTAAGAGATAAAAGCCTTATGCGAAAAAAGTAGAAGGATCGAATGTTAATGGAATTTCCATTAACTCTGCAGAATGTCCTTCAGCAATCATCTCCTCTGAGGGTTGAATTTTTAAAGGTTTAACTGTATTGTTATTTCTAAGCACTTCCATGTGCTCTTTAATCTTATCAAATATTTCTTTATCTGCATCATCGAGAAACTCTTTAATAAACATCCTATCTTCTGTGGAACCAGCAACAGAGTCTATTTTAAAAATAGCATTATGAATTAATCCTATTGTAAGATCATTTAATTTATTGAATGTTTCTTTGAAAGTTCTATTTTTATCTTCGTCACTAATGCTAGGATCATTGGCAATTTGTAAAATACGTTGTGTTTCAAATGCTTGTAAAGAACTTTCTGATAGTTGTTTGTATGTAATAGGTCTAACATACGCTACTAGTTCAGGATTAATATCAACTCTTGATTCCCATTTAATTTGTTCATGCAATTGCGCCATAAGATACCGTAAATCTAAATCATACTTTAACTCAGATCCAGGAATTGGTACTTCCATTTTCTCACCATACGTTGCGATTCTAATTGCAATTAGAATTATATCAAGATCGATGTTAGGCATAGACCATGCATTTTTAATGTTAGGAACACAATGTTGAATTACTTCAACAATTGCTTGGCCGTTGATCAACGCATCTGGTATTTTTAACATCAACTCATCCTTAGCAGTCATTGAGTAAACTGGATAGTCTCCTGTTTCTGTAGGGATAATAGCGCCTGGTGCCCAATATTCACCATTAGATGGTAGTTTAATGTAGATCTTTGGCTGTCTCATTAAACTTGCTAACGGATTTTGTTTGGTTTTAGGTTGCTGAATCATATTTTAATTCCAATAAATAAGTTGATAAACTGGTTGATATATTTATCTACCAATATAACCCCGGAATAAACAATGGCAACTGTAACAGGCTTTATAGGCAATGATAATGTAGAATTAGATAATGCAGCAACGGAAGAAACGTTAAGACGATTGTTGACCGCTGTTACAGGGATGAACCAAAGCATCCTTCGTACTGCTCAAAATAATGGCGGTGGTGCTGGCGCAGCACAAACGACTCAACAAACTGCGGCACTGAATCAAGGGTTACAGCGATTAACTAATGGTGGAGTTAGTGCAGCAGGCGCAGCATTATCTGGATTAACGGGAACAATTGGATTAGTTGCTAGCGGCTTAGGGAGAATGGCAGGAGTAGTTGCAGGAGTCGGCGGCGCAATGAACGGGCTTGCAACTACAATGCTTGACGGCAAAGGAAATGTAAGTGATTTTTATAATTCATTAAAAGATCTTCCTCTTGGAATAGGGTTAGTTGCACAATTATTTGGAAAACTTGCACAAATGCAAGAGGACGAATTAGCAATATATCGTAAGTTAACTACTGCTGGTGTTAACTTCGGAGGTGCATTAACTGATATTAGAAAAAATGCACTCAATTTAGGCCTAGACTTACAACAATTTGGTTCTATTTTGCACGATAATGCAAAAACATTTCAAATGATGGGGACTACTGTGAATGATGGTGCTGAGTCATTTACTAAATTAGCAACTAAAATGCGTAATGATCCTGTCGGAATACAATTGCGTAGTTTAGGAATTACTAGTGAACAAGCAACTGCTGGGCTGGCCTCTTATATTGCAATGACAGGTGGAAGAAATAGGCAAGAATTACAAACAATCGAAGGACAGACAAAATTAACAAAAAGTGCCGCTGATTACATGATTCAACTCGATGCACTTGCTGCTATTACTGGTGAATCAAAAGATGAGCAAGAGAAGAAATTAAAAGCAGAACTGGAAGAAGCAAGTTTTAGTGCCTTTATGGCAACTAAATCAGATCCCGAACGCAAAGCAATTCAAGCAGCAATGACATCTGCAAGTGCATTATATGGAAAAGCAGGAACTGATATTGTTAAAGCAACTGCTATGGGAGTAGCAGTGCAAGGCGAAGCGGGCCAAAAATTAACCGCATTAAGCAGTGATACAGCAAGAGCCATTCAACGAGATTTAGAAATTAGAAAACGTGGAGGAGACCAAAGTGCTGCATTAAATGTTAATGAAGCACAAGGTCGCTCAGCAGCAGGCCGCGATCTATTACGATACGCTGGTGCTGTTGGAACATTTGGCAATGCACTAACAGGAATGGATACTACTATAAAAAATGTATCAGCATCGCATCAAGCAGGTCTAGTTTCTGAAAAAGATTTCTTAAATCAACGTAAAGAAGTTGAAACTTCGCAAATTGATCGTACTAAGTCCTTAGCAAGTCAAGCCGCTGAGGCTGAAAAGGCATTTAAGGAAGCAGGAGCCGCAATATACGACGCATTAAAACCTGCAATCGAAGTGTTATCACCATTAGTTAATAAATTAGCAATTTCTATTATGAATTTTGTTAGTGATAATATGCCTAAGATCACAGATATGCTTACTAAAGTAGTTAAATCTATTGCAACATTTGTACAAAATGTGTTTAGTGACGAAGGTAGATTAGTAATTCAAAAACGTTTTGAAATTTTTATTGACAGAATGGTATTAGGAATACGAGAGCATCTCGGTAAATCTTGGTTAGGACAAATGTTAGGTGGAATAGATTCGTCAAAAGGGCCACGCGGCGGAAAGAGCGATGCTGACAAAGAACGTGAAAACATTGATAAGCGGGCAAAACAACTAGATGACGAGCAAATTAACATTGATAAAAAACGAGAAACAGTAGCAGAAGAGAAAGCAATTGCCCGATCTAACAGGCCAGGGGTTAAGGGAATGCTCGACCAGATTGCAAAAGGTGAAGGAACTGACGATATTTCTGCAAAGAAGAAAGGTTTAAAATCTGGGTACGATGTATCGTTAGGGTATGGTGCATATGGCGGCGGACCAAATAAAGATATTAGTACTATGTCAATGGCCGAAGTTAAAGCATATCAGAAAAAAATGCTTGCAGATCCTAAGAATACATTAAATTCGTCAGCTGTGGGAAAATATCAGTTTATATCAGGGACGCTGGCTGAGCTACAAAAAGAAGCAGGACTAAAAGATACAGATACGTTCGATGCTGCTACGCAAGATCGGTTTGGCGAAATGCTATTAAAACGTAGGGGATTAGACAAATATCAAAAGGGACTAATGTCGCCGGATGCGTTTCAAGGAGGGATTTCAAAAGAATGGGCATCTGTTGCAGATCCTACTACTAAAAAAAGCTATTACGGGCAACATACAGGAACAAGTGATGCTGATATAAAAGCCGCACTAGAAGGGATCGCTAGGCCTTCACCTAAAGCAGCAACAGGTGGATTTTTCTCAGGTCCAGGCACAGGATATAATGTTCAACTTCATGGAAAAGAATTAGTTATTCCTATGAATAACGAATCTCAAGTTAGTAAAGCGGCAATTTCTCCAGGTGGATTAACAATGGATGCTGCAAAACAAACAGGAAAAACTGATGACGGCTTAGTAAACGGCATTAGCAGCAATGAAATGTTATTAAGCGAACTGCAGACATTAAATAAGAATACTGAAGAAATGCTGAGATGGGTGCGCGAAACTGCTGTCCACTCTGAAAGAAACGTAGACGCAACAAAGGCGTTAAACGGCAATTTATTTGCATAACCGGAAAAAATCAAACATGTCATGGAAACGCTATTTTCAACCTGTTCAAACAGGTACAATGAGTCCGCTAAGCCAGTCTAATAGACTATCTGCTTCGCGAACTAACTATTCATCTTACTTGCCTGATGTATATTCCGGTCATCCTAATCGCCTTGAACGGTATTCACAGTACGATACAATGGATATGGACCCCGAAGTTAATGCAGCATTTGATATTTTAGCAGAGTTTTGCACACAAATTAATGATGAAAACGGTACACCATTCCATACTTTCTTTAAAGATAAGGCAACTCCTACTGAAATTAAACTTATTAAAAAGTATATGCAGCAATGGAGCAAGTTAAACAAGTTTGGAACTAAGATTTTTAAAATTGTTCGCAATACATTCAAATATGGCGACTGTTTTTTCATTCGTGATCCAGAAACACAAGCATGGTTCTATGTTGATCCGAGCAAAATTGATCGTATTATTGTAAATGAGTCAGAAGGTAAGAAACCTGAACAATATGTTATTCGTGATATTAATGTTAATTTTCAAGATCTTGTAGTTACACAAATTAATCCTGCAAATCAAGGCGGCACCGGCGCTAGTACCTATAATCAAGCAACTGGTAGCGGCCGCGGTGGCTCAGGCGCATACGCGCAAGGTAGTGGTAATCGATTTGCTATAAATCAAAACCAATGGGCTATTGATGCAGAACATGTTATTCATTTAAGTCTAAGTGAAGGTATTGATAATAATTTTCCTTTTGGAAATAGTTTAATGGAAACTATTTTTAAAGTTTACAAGCAAAAAGAGTTACTAGAAGACGCTATTATTATCTACCGTGTGCAACGGGCACCAGAACGTCGAGTATTTTACATCGATGTTGGTAATATGCCAAGTCACTTGGCAATGAGTTTTGTAGAACGAGTTAAGAACGAGGTAAATCAGCGTCGAATTCCAAGTGTAACTGGCGGCGGGCAAAGTGTTATTGACTCGGGCTACAATCCTTTAGGTATTAACGAAGATTATTTCTTTCCACAAACCAGTGAAGGCCGCGGGTCTAAGGTAGATATTCTACCCGGCGGAACCAATTTAGGCGAAATTAGTGACTTACTATTCTTTACTCAAAAGTTAATGAGGGCATTACGTATTCCTTCTAGTTATTTGCCAACAGGCGTAGACGATTCACAAGCATCGTTTAATGACGGTCGTGTTGGTACTGCATATATTCAAGAACTACGATTTAATAAGTATTGCGAACGTTTGCAAAGTCTTATCAACGAACAGTTTGATACTGAATTTAAACGTTATCTATTCCGTAAAGGTATTAATATTGATCCTAACTTGTTTGATTTGCAGTTCAATCCACCGCAAAATTTTGCATCTTATCGTCAAGCCGAGATGGATACTGCCCGTGTAACAGTGTATGGAAGTATTGCAGAAGTGCCTTACATTAGTAAACGATTTGCATTGAAACGTTTCTTAGGATTAACTGCTGAAGAAATTGCTGAAAACGAACAATTATGGCGTGAAGAAAATATCGATGCGAGTACAAATTTAAGTGCGCAAGCAGAAATGCGTTCGATGGGTGTTACTACTGGTGGTCTAAGTGATGATATGGATTCACTCGGCCAGAGCGATTTAGGCCCCGAAGATATGGAAGACGGTGACATGCCTGCGGCAGCGCCAGGCATTTCATCTGACACAGGTGCTGCGCCGACCTCTCCGGCATAAATATTTCATGTTACTAAAAGAATTTATTAATTTTAAAGATGATCAGGAAGAAATGACCGATGACGGTCGTTATGACCCTGATCATGATACTAGTGTAATCCGCTCTACTGATCTTAGAAAAAGTAGGCTAACGTTACGTATGTTAAATGATTTACGTAAAGCAGGTGATGCAAGAGAACGCGAATCAAAAGAAGAACTAGAACTAGTTCGTACTATGTACGCTACTCCTGAGCCTGAAGAACAAATGTAAAGACTAAGGTTATTCATAAAACTGAATCAATTTTTAGTAGTTTGTCAGAAACAGACCGTTTTTGGCCTATTTCGCATAACTATATCTGAACGGCTGTAAATATACACACAACAGCCTTGCCAACTTAATTAAGGAGAACCCGCAATGTCTACAAAGTTTGAACAACTTTTAGATCTTCTAGTCAACGAAGAAATGGATGCAGCAAATGCATTATTCCATGATATCGTTGTTGAGAAATCTAGAGAAATATATGAAACCATGATCGCTGAAGAAACTGAAGAAGAAGACGAAGATGTCGAAGAATCTACAGACGAAGAAGATGATGAAGAATCCGTTGAAGAAGGATTTGGAAATAATGAAGAAGAAAGTATGTATGAAATCGGCGGCGATTCTGCAGACGACCTTATGGGCGATACAGAAGATCCATTAGCATCTGGTGATAGCGAAGATGATAGTGAAGATGACGAATTCGGTGCTCCAGAAGGTGACTTTGGCGGTGATGCTGAAGGTGGATCTGAACCTGCTACAAAAGACGACGTACTTGACCTTGCACAAGCAATGGATGAAATTAAAGCAACTTTTGCAGCACTTCTAGCAGGCGAAAAGCATGAAGAAGAAGGTAATCCAGATGTACACGGCGGCGCTTTAGATGATATTGAATCCGACAGTGAAGAAGAAACTGAAGACGAGCCAGAAGAAGTACCTGCAGATACAGAAGCAGACGAACAATTTATGCGTGAGTATAAAGAAGTTGTAGGCAAGCCTTATGGCGGCGGAAAAGTTGCAGGTAAGACCGAAGATGCAAGTACTCACAAGGTAAGTCCTGTAAGTTCTGCTAAAGGACGTCCTACAACATCTGCGACTGCTGGCAATATTGCACAAGCAGGCAAAGGCGACCAAAATGAAAAAGGTAAAGCAGGCGGATTAGTAGGCAATGTTAAAGGTGAGTTCACTGGCAACCATTTAAATAAGGTTGGCGGTTATAAAGGTGATGCATTCACTAAAAACTCATCTGGTCACGGTCCTGAGAAAAAGGGAACTGGCGAAGGTCCTGTTAATGACAAGATTTTAGTTAAGCCTTATAAGCAATAATAGGTTATTGAGATGAATAAACTTCAATACTTAAGAGAGAATCTTAGTTTTACTGAGGCTAAGGTTGTTCTAGAGAATGACTCTACAGACGGTAAGAGCCTTTATTTAAAGGGCATTGCTATTCAAGGCGGCATTCGCAATGCTAACCAACGTGTTTATCCCGTTCGTGAAATTGCAAATGCAGTTAAGACTCTTAACGATCAAATTGTTAACGGATATTCTGTCTTAGGTGAAGTTGATCATCCAGATGATCTTAAAGTAAATTTAGACCGTGTGTCACACATGATTACTGAAATGTGGATGGACGGTCCTAATGGCTACGGAAAGATGAAAGTCCTTCCTACTCCGATGGGCAATTTAATTCGTACTATGCTCGAAAGTGGCGTAAAACTTGGTGTTAGTTCTAGAGGTAGCGGCAACGTTAACGATGGAACTGGCGAAGTAGCCGACTTTGAAATTATTACAGTTGATATTGTTGCCCAGCCTTCTGCACCCGGAGCTTACCCTACACCGGTCTACGAGCATCTTATGAATATGAGAGGCGGGAATAGAGCGATCAAGGTGGCGCATGAAGTTCAACAAGATCCAAAAGCACAGAAGCATCTTCGCGAGGCGATGCTAAAAATAATCAACGGCCTTAAAGCCGGTTAAGGAGAAAGCGATGATGGACGCATTCAAGAATCTAGTAGAAAGTGGAGTCATGTCAGAAGACGTACAGTCTGTGATTGAAACTGCATTTGCTAGCAAAATTCAAGAAAATCGCGACCAAGTCACTGCTCAACTTCGAGAAGAGTTTGCTCAAAAATACAGTCATGATAAGTCTGTAATGGTTGAAGCAATTGACAAGATGTTAAGCGAGAGATTGGCCGCAGAAATGGCTGAACTTGCTGCTGATAAGAAAGCCCTTGCAGAAGCAAAGGTTGCATATCACCACAAGATGAGCGGAGATTCGAAAGTTATGGAATCCTTCGTTCTTAGTCAGTTAGGAAAAGAGTTAGTCGAATTCCAGAACGATCGTATGAAAGTTTCTGAGAATTTTTCAAAGATGGAACAATTTATTGTTCATGCATTGGCAAATGAAATTAATGAATTCGCCCAAGATAAGAGAGACATTGCAGAAGCAAAGGTTAAACTTGTTAAGGAAGCCAAAGCACGTTTTGAAGGAATTAAGAGTCAGTTTATTAAACGCAGTGCTGCTGTAGTTGAAAACGTAGTTACTAAACAATTAACTTCTGAAATCAAGCAATTGAAAGAAGATATTGATAGTGCACGTTCCAGCGACTTCGGTCGTCGTTTATTTGAAGCATTTGCACAAGAATATTCTTCGAGTTATCTAAACGAAAAATCTGAAACAAGTAAATTGTTAAAGGTTCTAGAAAAGAAAGACTTAGAATTATCCGAAGCAAAGCAAGCCCTACGCAAGCATAGCACTATTGTTGAATCTAAGAACCGCGAAATTCGTGTTGCAAAAGATTTAGCAGAACGCAAGGCAGTTATGGGAGAACTATTAGCACCATTAGGTGTTGATAAAAAGGAGTTAATGAGCAGTCTATTAGAAAGTGTACAAACACAAAAATTGGCTGTTGCATTTGACAAATACCTACCAGCAGTAATGGAAGGTGCTCAAAGAAAGTCTCCTGCAAAGGCAGCACTTACAGAAAGCAAGTCAGTTACCGGTGATCGCGCAAGTAAACAGCCACAGGTAGGCTTAGATAACATTTTAGATATCCGCAAATTAGCGGGTTTAAAATAATTTAAATTCAAGGAGACGTAAATGTCACAACTATTAAACGAAAGATGGTCCGAGACCAAAGAAGCTCTGCTTGAAGGCCTAATTGGCACTCGCCGCAGTTCTATGAATGTGTGTTTAGAAAACACACGCCGTTACTTGGGCGAAGCCGCTACAGCAGGCGCTACAAGCTCCGGTAACGTTGCAACACTTAATCGTGTTATTCTTCCAGTAATCCGTCGTGTTATGCCGACTGTTATTGCTAATGAAATTATTGGTGTTCAACCAATGACTGGACCTGTTGGTCAAATCCATACTCTACGTGTGCGTTATGCAGACAGCGGAGATGGCGTAGTAGCAGGTGAAGAAGCTCTTAGCCCATTCAAGATTGCTGCTGCTTACTCTGGTAGTAACATTGATTCTAATCCAAAGGCTGCTTCTACAGCACAATTGGAAGGTCAACCAGGTAAGAGAATGAGCATTCAAATCTTGAAAGCACCTGTTGAAGCAAAGAGCCGTAAACTATCTGCTCGTTGGACTTTTGAAGCCGCTCAAGATGCACAAGCCCAACAAGGTATTGACATCGAAGCAGAAATCATGGCTGCACTAGCACAAGAAATTACTGCTGAAATCGACCAAGAAATCCTAGCATCCCTACGTGGATTGGCATCTGTTGAAGAAACATATGACCAGGCTCTAGTTTCTGGTACAGCAACTTTCGTTGGTGACGAACACGCTGCTCTAGCAATCCAGATCAATCGCGTAAGCAACTTGATCGCACAACGCACACGTCGTGGTGCTGGTAACTGGGCTGTTGTTTCTAACCAAGCATTAACAATTCTTCAATCTGCTACTACTTCTGCGTTTGCACGTACTACAGAAGGAACTTTTGAAGCACCTACAAACACAAAGTTTGTTGGTACACTAAACGGTGCTATGAAGATTTATGTTGACAGTTACAAGGCTGACACAGATACAAACAACCAAATCCTTATTGGATACAAAGGCGGATCGGAAGCTGACGCTCCTGCATTTTATTGCCCATACATTCCTCTAATGAGTTCTGGTGTTGTTCTAGATCCAAACACCTTTGAACCAGTAGTTGGTTTCTTGACCCGTTACGGATATGTGGAATTGTCAAATACTGCGTCTTCCTTAGGAAACGCCGCAGATTATTTGGGCAAGGTAGCAATCAATAACGCAACTGTTTCTTTTAAATAAAAAACACTGTATCTTTATTGATAACATAAAAAGGCTCTTCGGAGCCTTTTTTGTTGACTATCTTTCATATCTATTTTATAATATGTCGAACTCATCAACATAAATAAGTATATGAACAAATATGAAAAATGGTATTATAATATAACAGAACGCGGAAAGCATCGTACATTAACTGAGTATGTAGAACGACATCATATTGTTCCGCACAGTCTCGGCGGTTCCGATGACGCATCTAATCTTGTAAGTTTAACTGCGCGAGAACATTTTATTTGCCATTGGCTATTAACAAAGATGCACATAGGTGAATCTAGGAGTAAAATGATAAACGCATTGTATATGATGCAAGGAAATAGTACATATCAGAAACGATATGAATCTAAAATAACTTCTCGAATTTATAAAAATTTACGAGAAGAGTATGCTGCTTATATATCAAAGTTAAACACAGGAAGAATACAACCACCGGATGAAAAAGCAAAACAAATAGCAGCAATGACAGGAAGAAAACGCGAACCATTTAGTGATGAATGGAGAGCAAAACTATCTGCTGCAAAGTCTGGAGAAAATAATAATAGATATGGTGTTGTGTTTAGTGAAGAAACTAGAAAGAAAATTGGTTCTGCTGCAAAAGGTCGAAAATATAGTTCTGATGTAGTTGAAAAACGAGCAGAAAAAATTAGAGGAAGTAAAAGAGAAAAACTTCTCTGCCCTCACTGCAAACAACTTATTGCGGTAAACACATATCCGAGATGGCACGGTGATAACTGTAAACAAAAGTCTCCCAATATATAAATACACTGTTCGCCCACAACGGGTTTTATGCGGTACCATCCGCGTAGATCATAGAACGATTCATATATAAGGAGAAACAAAATGGGACGTCCAATTAAAAAGAAATATTTTGGTAATACAAATGCAGGTGGAACAGGTGGTGAAGGTGTTGCTACTATTGTAAAAAATAATACTGGTACATTGTATACAACTAGTACTACTATTGCATTAGCATTTACCGCACCTCAAATCTCAAACGGAGTTGCGCCGACTGGCAGCGTTACAACTAATGGGATAGGTAATGTCGCAACTGTAACCTTGTTAACACCTGGTTCAGGTTACACTTCTATTCCTACTGCAACAGTAGTAGGCGGAACAACTGGTACTACTGCAACATTTACTGTTGCGTTATTGGCTTCTGCACAAAATGCAATTGCAGGATTAGCATGGACTACACCTGCTGGAAGTGCTAAAGCATTTGATATTGAAAAACAAGAATCTAGTCGCCGTTATCGTGTTAAAACTGCAGACGGCCAAGGAACTTGCAAATTAGTAACAGCAGCCCCAGCAGTCGGTGAAATGACAATTATTGCAACTGATTCCGCTGGTGGAACATACTATGTTCAGAAGTTAACTGCACGTAGAGTAGTATTAGTACCAATTGATGGATTGCAATTTGCATCAAACAACATTGCAAATTGGAACCTAACTGGTGCAGTAGCAAATGTTTCAGTTATGTTAGCAAACGTTTAATAATATAAACTTATATAGCACCTTCGGGTGCTATTTTTTTGAGTAAATACATCATGCCTACACAATGGACTTATCCTACTATTATCTCACAATATGCTGAAGTTGAGCAGCATATTCCATGGACTGAATCAAAATTTGATCTAATTAAAAGCAATGACGGACAGTATCTAACTACTACTAAAGAGTTATTGCATATTTCAAACTTTACAACAAATGATATTAAAATGAAAACTCACTATTTGTTTGTATCAGGGTTTAACTTCGTAGGGTTACCTAATATTATTAATGGAATTGAGGCAGAAATTAGTATACTACGTGGCGGCAGAATTACAGACGAAACAGTACAATTAATGTTTAATAATGAGTTTATTAGTGACAATAAAGCAGATTTTCAACTGGATTCTGTAAAAATATACGGTAGTAATATTGATATGTGGGGAACAGAAAATACTATAATTCCTGATTTTTCTGATCCATTATTCGGTATCGGAGTTCGGTATCAAAGCCATCCGAGTTGGCCCCATCGTGAAAGTCCTAAACTAGATTACATAAGACTTCGCGTTTGGTAATGGACTAAATACTCTATAAGGACTTGATATGAGAGCCAGAGAATTTACAATTAACATTCCAATTAACATTAAGATAAACGGAGACGGTGAACCGGAAATTTCCGCTGATCAAGATGTGGGGACTTTTTCATCTCCTCTTCAACAAAAGTTGGATCTCCTAAAACAGGCCGCAGTGCAATCACAAGATAAAGATGACGGCGAACCTGGCACATTTGTTCCACCGTTGCAACAAAAATTAGAATTAATGAAACATGCCGCTGGAAAGAATAGTCCAGTAATTGATCAAATAAAAGCAGACGACGATAACGAGGCTTCGTAACGCCTTAATTAGGAGTAACGGCCCGTGCCCATTCAAAAAATAAAATCCGGTAGAATAGTAAAAGTAGATGTTAGCACCTATGTAGGTGAATCTGGCATGATTTTCTATGATGAAAAGATTGCAGAACTTCGACTTTCTGACGGTGTAACACCTGGGGGCATTCCGTTTGCATCAGGTACAAGCACTAGTACCTTTATTGCAGTTACTGCAACTAACACTATATTAGGATTAATAAGAGTAGGTGATGGATTATCAATAGATGGTGATGGAATATTATCTGCTATTTCTACTTCTTCATATGTATTACCTATTGCATCTACATCTACATTAGGCGGTTTTAAGTTAGGAGCAAATTTAGTCATTGAGTTAGATGGTACCCTCAATGCTTATGCAACCGGCGCAACTGGATATACTGGTTCACAAGGAGATACTGGTGATTTAGGATATACAGGATCACAGGGCACAGGGTTTACTGGTAGTGCAGGTAGTGGTTTTATCGGCTCGCAAGGCACAACTGGCTTCGTGGGAAGTACTGGCTTTATCGGTTCACAAGGCAATATCGGCTTTGTAGGTTCACAAGGCACGACTGGCTTTATCGGCTCGCAAGGAAATATCGGCTTTGTGGGTAGTACTGGCTTTATTGGTAGTACTGGCACAACTGGCTTTATTGGCTCACAAGGAACAACTGGTTTCGTGGGATCACAAGGAAATATTGGATTTGTAGGAAGTATTGGCTTTATTGGCTCACAAGGCACGACTGGTTTTGTAGGTAGTACTGGCTTCGTAGGTTCACAAGGTGATATTGGCTTTGTTGGAAGTATTGGCTTCGTGGGTTCACAAGGCACAACTGGTTTCGTAGGTAGTACTGGTTTTATTGGTAGTACTGGTACAACTGGTTTCAATGGCTCACAAGGCACAACTGGATTTATTGGTAGTACTGGTACAACTGGCTTTGTAGGGTCACAAGGAAATATTGGATTTGTAGGAAGTATTGGCTTTATTGGCTCACAAGGAACAACTGGTTTCGTGGGATCACAAGGCACTACTGGCTTTATCGGTTCACAGGGCGATATTGGCTTTGTTGGAAGTATTGGCTTCGTGGGATCACAAGGAACAACTGGTTTTATCGGTTCACAAGGAAATATTGGCTTTGTAGGAAGTACTGGTTTCGTAGGTTCACAAGGAACAACTGGTTTTAATGGTTCACAGGGCGATATTGGCTTTGTTGGAAGTATTGGCTTCGTGGGATCACAAGGCACTACTGGCTTTATCGGTTCACAGGGTGATATTGGCTTTATTGGTTCACAAGGAAATATTGGTTTTGTGGGAAGTATCGGCTTTGTCGGCTCACAAGGCACTACTGGTTTTATCGGCTCACAAGGCACTACTGGTTTTGTAGGTAGTACTGGATTTATTGGTAGTACTGGTACAACTGGTTTTATCGGCTCACACGGCACTACTGGTTTTGTAGGTAGTACTGGTTTTGTAGGAAGTACTGGTTTCGTAGGAAGTGTTGGCTTTGTGGGTTCACAAGGCACTACTGGTTTCGTAGGTAGTACTGGTATAACTGGTTTCGTGGGATCACAAGGCACTACTGGCTTTATTGGCTCACAGGGAACAACTGGTTTCAATGGATCACAAGGAACAACTGGTTTCAATGGATCACAAGGCACTACTGGTTTTGTAGGTAGTATTGGCTTTGTTGGTAGTACTGGCTTTGTGGGTTCACAAGGCGATATTGGTTTTATTGGCTCACAAGGAAATCTTGGCTTTGTAGGTAGTACTGGCTTTATTGGTAGTACTGGTACAACTGGTTTCGTAGGTTCGCAAGGAACAACTGGATTTGTAGGATCACAAGGAAATATTGGATTTGTAGGTAGTACTGGATTTGTAGGCAGTACTGGTACAACTGGATTTGTAGGATCACAAGGAAATGTTGGCTTCGTAGGATCACAAGGAAATATTGGATTTGTAGGTAGTACTGGATTTATTGGCAGTACTGGTAGTACTGGTTTCAATGGATCACAGGGCACAACTGGTTTTGTAGGTAGTATTGGCTTCGTAGGTTCACAAGGAACAACTGGCTTTGTAGGTAGTACTGGTTTCGTAGGTTCACAAGGAACAACTGGCTTTATTGGCTCACAAGGAAATATCGGCTTTGTAGGTAGTACTGGTTTCAATGGTTCACAAGGAACAACTGGCTTTGTAGGTAGTACTGGTTTCGTAGGTTCACAAGGAACAACTGGCTTTATTGGCTCACAAGGAAATATCGGCTTTGTAGGTAGTACTGGTTTCAATGGATCACAGGGCACAACTGGTTTTGTAGGTAGTATTGGCTTTGTAGGTTCACAAGGAACAACTGGCTTTGTAGGTAGTACTGGTTTCGTAGGTTCACAAGGAACAACTGGCTTTATTGGTAGTACTGGTTTCGTAGGTTCACAAGGAAATATTGGATTTGTAGGTAGTACTGGTTTCAATGGATCACAGGGCACAACTGGTTTTGTAGGTAGTATTGGCTTTGTAGGCTCACAAGGAAATATCGGATTTGTAGGTAGTACTGGTTTTAATGGTTCACAGGGAACAACTGGTTTCGTAGGTAGTTTAGGATATACTGGATCTGCTGCTGAAAACAGTACAGCAACTAACGGAATGGCAATTACATTACAACAGCCTGGTGGATTACCTACTGTTGGTACATGGACCGGAGCAATTAATATATCTGACACAACATTAGTAACTGATGCTATAGAAAGTTTTAATCAGTTATTGGGGTTGTTAGTTCCAACTGCGCCACCTGATTTGAGTACAGGTATTATTTCTATTACATCAGTTGGTTCTTCTCCGTTAAAAGCATCTGGATCTGCTCCTGATAACACAAGTGGAGGAACTATTCCAACTTCACCTAATACTGCTGGCAATACTGTAATTGTTTCAAATGTATCTGGAAGATTAACTGCTGCCTCGGCCCTTACTAATGTACTAACCTTAAAAGGGTCAGGCTCTCAAGGAACACTTGCAGTTTCTGTTAACGGAAGCACTATTGGAAATACATTAACTCCATTTACTTTATCTACTGCAACGAGTTCTCAATCAGTTGGAGCCGCATTAATGACAGTAAGGGCATGGTATCCAACTACTACTCCTGGATTTTGGATATCATTTAGTATACAAGCAGCACCTACTACATTTGCACAAGGGTGGAATCGTGTACAAATTACTCATACTATTTCTGGTAATACAAATGAATTTTATGTCCTACGAGATAATATCACCGCCACACCTGTGTTAAATGGAACTGTTACGTTAGTCGAAGTAGGAACACCAACATATGCATATTCGTCAAATGTTCCGCATTATGGAGATACCACCGCAGCATTAACAATCAGCGGATCAGTTATGTCAAATATTGCAGGAGAGACATATTATAACGGAAATCCGTTATCACTACTCGGTACAAATTCAATCACAACAACCCAGGCTAAATCATATGCTACTATAGGAGTTACTACTCCTGTTGCAAGACAAACTATTTCAACAACATTAACAGATCAAACTATTAATATTGATGGAACAAATGTACATACTTCTGGAACTATTCAAGGTACTGCAACTAATGTAAACGGCTCAAGTGCTGCGACTAACATGACAACTACAGTAGTAAACGTTATGAGAGGTACTGCTACTAGTAAACTTAATGAACAATCTATCACAGTTAGTGGATTAGGTACTTCGCCTAATTCGTTACCTGCAAAGCGAATAGGCGGGCTAACAAATGCTGATCAACCTTCCATGTCAACTGGCACTACTTGGATTAGTTCGGCAACGATAAATACTTATGATGCTGCGATAGTAGCCGGAATATTGAGTGCAAATCAGACAAATTATTCTACAGGATATCTGCCTGTAGGTCCTAATTTAAGTGCAAGACAAGCAGCGCAATATGTAACATTTAATTTCCAGAGAGATTCTCGCAGTAATTTTAATATTGTTATTACCGGAACATATGCTGGGTGCTGGATAGGGTTACCTGGTATATCCAGCGCAACATCAACAACAGGATGGTGGAATATGTTTGTAGCGTATAGTGGATCAGGAGTACCGGGCGACTCAGTAGGCGGAAACGGAAGTAATGGATGTGCATCAGGTACAGTAATGGCTGGTGCAAGCGGAACATACTTGTGTACATTTGGCACACAAAGTTCTACAAATAGCACAGGAAATAATATTGTTGTAAGATTTAAATTGAATGCAGGTCAGAGTATTACTGCCCTAAGCTTCACTAACTAAGGATTAGCAGATGGCAATTAGTACACTTACACAAGTTGACTACTTATGGAAAAAGGTTATTTATGGAGTTTCAAAGTCTGATTCAGCGACTGCAAAATCTGGTAGTAACGAAACAATCCCTAGTCCAATTACTGTATACTCGTCTAGTATATGGACTCAATCAGATAGTGCAAGCATTCCGCCAACACCTCCAGCAAGCACATCTACTACTGTTATATTGTATCAAGGCGCTAATAGAATACAAGCAATTGCAGATGCTACATCTGGTACTACAGGTAACAGACCAACATGGAATACAAATTTAACTAATTGGGTTCCTCCTACTTTTGGGTCAGGGTATGCAGTTGCAGTATTCTTAGGAGATCCTCAAACAACCGGTGTACAAATATTTCCAGACACTACTAATAATGAATGGGTATTTGATTACACCGCTGGTGTATTAAACTTTGCAGCATCATTGCCTACTGGTAATGCACAATGGGTAAACGGAGTATACATTCGTGGATATAGATATATCGGTAATACAGGAGTAGGCCATACTGTATCAGTTACTAATACATCAACTTCTCAATATATTTCATTTATAAGTACATCAACCGGTACTCATTCTGCTGAATTTATTAGTACTGGTTTAACATTTAATCCTGCTACTAATGCATTATCGATTAATGGAGCAGGATTATATATAAATGGTTGGCAAATTAGTACAGCAACAGGATTTACTGGTAGTATCGGCTTTGTTGGATCACAGGGAACAACTGGTTTCGTAGGATCACAGGGAAGTACTGGCTTTATTGGATCACAGGGAAGTACTGGTTTCGTAGGTTCACAAGGAAGTACTGGTTTCGTAGGATCACAGGGAAATATTGGCTTTGTAGGAAGTACTGGCACAACTGGATTCGTAGGTAGTATCGGCTTTGTAGGAAGTACTGGCACAACTGGCTTTGTTGGATCACAAGGAACAACTGGATTCGTAGGTAGTATCGGCTTTGTAGGAAGTACTGGCACAACTGGCTTTGTTGGATCACAAGGAACAACTGGATTTGTAGGAAGTACTGGTTTCAATGGATCACAAGGCACAACTGGATTTGTTGGATCACAAGGAACAACTGGATTCGTAGGTAGTATCGGCTTTGTAGGAAGTACTGGCACAACTGGATTTATTGGTAGTACTGGCACAACTGGTTTTGTAGGTTCACAAGGAACAACTGGTTTTGTAGGAAGTATCGGCTTTGTTGGATCACAAGGAACAACTGGATTTGTAGGTTCACAGGGAAATATTGGCTTTGTTGGATCACAAGGAACAACTGGATTCGTAGGTAGTATCGGCTTTGTAGGAAGTACTGGCACAACTGGATTTATTGGTAGTACTGGCACAACTGGATTTGTAGGTTCACAAGGAACAACTGGTTTTGTAGGAAGTATCGGCTTTGTTGGATCACAAGGAACAACTGGTTTTGTAGGAAGTACTGGATTTATTGGTAGTACTGGCACAACTGGATTTGTAGGTTCACAAGGAACAACTGGTTTTGTAGGTTCACAAGGCACAACTGGATTTGTAGGTTCACAAGGCACAACTGGATTTGTAGGAAGTACTGGCTTTGTGGGTTCACAGGGAACAACTGGTTTCGTAGGTAGTATTGGCTTTATTGGTAGTACTGGTACAACTGGTTTCGTAGGTTCACAGGGAACAACTGGTTTTGTAGGAAGTATTGGTTTTGTAGGTTCACAAGGAACAACTGGTTTTGTTGGTAGTACTGGCTTTATTGGTAGTACTGGCACAACTGGCTTTGTTGGTTCACAAGGCCCTACTACCCCTGCTACACCGTATGTAATTGGTGCTATATTTGGATATACTCCGCCCGCTATTACTACTGGAACAGTTACATTAGGATATCAGGCAGGCAATGTGTCAATGACTGGTGTACACAACATTGCACTTGGTGTATGCTCTTTAATAAGTAATTCTAGTGGTTGCGGTAATGTTGCTATAGGATTTCGTGCACTAAGTGACACTACTCTTGGATCATTGAACACTGCAATAGGATGTTATGCCCTTGCTAATAATACAACTGGCGGGAACAATATTGCTATTGGACCATATGCATTATGTGGAAACAATAACGGATCTGGCAATGTTGCAATGGGATATGGTGCACTTCGAAGCAACACGATTGGTAGTAATAATTTTGCAGTAGGTACTGTTGCGTTGGCTGTTAATACAAGCGGCCGAAACAACGTTGCAATTGGATATTGTGCACTTCGATGCAATTCTAGTGGTTGTAATAATGTTGCTATTGGATATGGTACAATGTGTTCAAACACTACTGGCAGTAGTAATTTTGCAGTAGGTATTAACGCTCTTGCTTTTAATACAGCAGGCGGCGGCAATGTTGCATTGGGACCAGGCGCATTAAGCGGTAATTCGTTAGGAAATAATAATGTTGCAATTGGCGGGAGCGCACTAGGAGGTAACACATCAGGAAGTAATAATGTTGCAATTGGGTCTAACTCTCTTCGATGCAATTCGAGTGGAAATAATAATTTTGCAGCAGGCTATTGCGCTCTTAGATGCAATACATCAGGAAGTAATAATGTTGCAATTGGTTATGGTGCAATGTGTGCAACTACTTCGGGAATCAACAATTTTGCAATAGGTGTATATTCTCTTGCTAATAATTTAACTGGTGTTAGTAACATTTCGATTGGTGCATATTCATTAAATAACAATTCTTTTGGAAACAATAACGTAGCATTAGGCGACGGCGCCTTAACATGCAACATAACAGGTAATAACAATATTGCAGTAGGAGTAGCAGCACTACGAAATAATGCAAGTGGTATTAATAATATTGCAATAGGTATTAACGCAGGGTGTTTATTAATTACCGGTAATAATAATACTGTTATTGGTATATTGCCGGCAGCAGCAGGGTGTGTATGCACTGTATTAATCGGCGCTGGTGCATGCGAACGTGTGCGAGTTGATGATAGCGGATTATATGTTAATAATTCATTATGGTGCAATACCGGATTTGTAGGTTCACAGGGCACAACTGGTTTTGTAGGAAGTACTGGTTTCAATGGATCACAGGGCACAACTGGATTTGTAGGTTCAATTGGATTTGTGGGATCACAAGGCACAACTGGATTTGTAGGTTCAATTGGATTTGTGGGATCACAAGGCACAACTGGATTTGTAGGTTCAATTGGTTTTGTAGGTTCACAAGGAACAACTGGTTTTGTAGGAAGTACTGGTTTCAATGGATCACAGGGAACAACTGGTTTTGTAGGTTCAATTGGATTTGTGGGATCACAAGGCCCGTCTACTGCAATTAATGCAACTAACGATAATACATCTACTATATTATATCCAGTAATGCTCAATGCTGCTGGATCTAATCAAACTCCCAAAGTTGACACAAGTGCATTAATATTTAATGCTCTTAGCAATGTGTTAACAGTTAATGGTACATCGACTTCTACTAGTACAACTACTGGTGCATTAATTGTTTCTGGAGGAGTTGGAGTTGGCGGCAACTTAACAGTAGGCGGCACCGGTTCATTTACTTCTAATGGTGTTATTGTCGGTAATAGTTTAATAAGTTCATTTACTAGCACTGTAATTGCTTCATCATCGACTCAAAATTTAGATACATTTACAACGTCAACTTATCGGACTGTGCGCTATATATGGCAAATTGTTGATGGTATAAAAGTTCATATAAGTGAGATGACAATGTTTCACAATAATACTATCGTGTTTAAAAATGAATACGGTGTTAGTTCAAGTGTAGGCGAACTAGGAACATTTGATGCAACTCTTGCTGCAGGAATAATTACATTAACATTTACACCGAATTATCTACCAACATCTATGATTATAAAAGGTAACAGAGTATCAATTACTACTTAATATATGGCAACTCAAACTGATTTTTTAGTTAAGAAAGGATTAGTTGTACGTAATACTACAACATTTTCTACAATCGATTCAGTATTGACTACTGATACTAATTCGCCTATGGGATTGCCTTCTCTTGATTTAGATTTTACACAAGGAATACTAGATCCTAGAGTAACATTTTTACGCACTGGAAAAGGATCATATGTAGGGAAAGACGGATTAGTTGAATTTTCAGGTGATAACACTCCAAGATTTGATTATAGTTCAACTAGTACAGGAACTTGTTTAGGGTTGTTAATAGAACCTGCTAGTACTAATTATTTTATAGACAGTTCGAACTTATATATTAATTGGAGTATGACTAACGGTTCTATAATTTCACAACAAGGTATTTCACCTACTGGAAATTTTGATGCAATTAAGTTAGTAGAAGCAATAACTACTAATAATAAAGAAGCATATCAAACTGGCTTTACTGTTTCGTCTGGTACATCGTATACAATAAGCGTTTATGCAAAAGAGTCAGGTCGATCACAATTTAGATTTGGATTAAGTTCTGGATATTTTTCTCTTGGAACAAATGCATATTTTGATTTATCAAATGGCACAACAAACGGAATTTCCGGAGGATTTACAACTTCAACTATTTCTATTATAGGAAATGGTTGGTATCGTTGTTCAGCAACTTATGTTCCGATTGTATCCGGATCAACGTTAGCAATTTATTTTACATTATCCCAAGGTCTAAATACAAATTATACAGGTGACGGAATATCGAGTATTCTATTTTGGGGACCACAACACGAGCAGCAACCTTATCCTACTTCGTATATTCCGACTACTAATAGTGCAGCAATTAGAGGTGATGACATTGCTCAATTAAATGGTTCAAATTTTACATCATGGTATAATAATGCACAAGGCACTATATATGCAGAATTTCAACAATATACTTCTCCCAATTTATCATTAAAGGGAGTATTAGCAATATCTGACAATACATCAAATAATATATCTTCACATGTTTGGATTAATTCTCCTTCTTTAATTGTAGGGGAAGTATTTTTAAATAATGTAGGCTCGGGAAACCCTGCATTAACTAATTATGTCGGCGGCCAGGTAACTAAAGTTTCTCAATCAGTAAATGGAATTTCTAACACGTTGTTTGTAAATGGACAGAATGCAGTCTCTGCATTAACTGGTTTTCCTAAAAAAGTTAATACATTGACAATAGGTAGTGCTAGATTTCTAGCACCATTAACTGGATGGATGCGTAGAATAAAATATTTTCCGTCAATGTTAACGGCAACTCAAAATAGAATATTAACATCGTCAACTATGTTTATTGGAAATAATTTTCCAAATGTTATTGCAGCATCTACATCGACTGTAATTAACGATTTTATTGTACAGCAAGGCATAGAAGTATCTCATAATTTTGAAATACCACATGTTGACTCTCTATATGTAACATTATTAGATCGTCCTATATCGTCACCTAGTTTAACATTAAACTTTTTAAATGGAATTTTAGATTCTAAAATATCGTACACAAGATCAGGGCCAGCAACTTATGTCGGACCATCTGGAAATATACAATATGCAACAGACAATCAGCCGAGATTTGATTACAGTGTAATCAATACAGGTACTTGTTTGGGGTTATTAATAGAAGAAAATAGAACAAACTTATATACGTATAGTACTGCATTTGAAAATACTTCAATTTGGAGTTCACCACCTGGCTCAATTATTCAACCAGGTTATGTGGGACCTGACGGACAAACTAGTGCATACAAAATAAAAGAGACACCGGTTAGTGGAAATTTTGGAATAACTCGTCTTTCATCTTTTAATTTTACTACTAGCACTGTATATACGTTATCTGTATATGTTAAAGCAGTTGAAAATCGATATGCATATATGTGGTGGGATCAAGCATCAGGTGATGGTGCTACTATGGAAATAGATTTATTTACAGGTGCAACTAGAGTAACTAGAGCATTTGGTGCAAATTATTCTAATGTAACTTATTCGGTTGAGAATAAAGGAAATGGATGGTATAGGGGTATTATTAGAGCAAGTACTAGTAACAATGTTATTCAATTACGTATGTATATGTCTAATACTCCTTGGGTATCTGGAAATTTTGGAACACCTACATATACCGGAATTGCAGGTAACGGAATTTTAATATGGGGTGCTCAATTAGAACAAGGGGCATTTCCGACATCGTATATTCCGTCTGGATCTTCTGTAATTACACGAGGTGCAGATACTGCATCAATTGTAGGTAACAATTTTAACAATTGGTATAATCCAAATGAAGGGACATTATATGTAGAAGCAGATATAACTGCTGATGCAATTGCAATGGATTCGTACAGATGGCCTGTTGCTATTAAAAACATTAATGGCGGAAAAACATTAATCGGATTTTACAAAATGCCAAACAGTATGTCTTTAAGGAATAAAGCAAATACTATGCCAAATCCGGTGGGTGCATCGAGCGTATTGTTTGAAACTGAACTAGGTACTATAACTACTGGTACTTATTTTAAATCTGCAATTGCAGTTTCATCGGGTGATAGTGCAGCAATAATGAATACTAATCCTATAACTACTTCGACTGGTTTATATATTCCGTCACCGTACGCAAATATATTAACAATAGGTCTCGGAGATATACATTGGATTGGTCATATTCGTAAAATAATATATTATCCTATTAGATTATCTAACACCGAACTACAAACCTTAACGGTATAAATATACTTGCTATGAAGTGGAAAGGGAAGCAGAATGGCAACAAGCACTGATTTTATCGTTAAGAGCGGCCTTCTGATTAAGGCAAATACAACAATCCCCGATAGTACAAATTTTGTAACAACGGATATTGTTCGTGCGGTTGCTGTTCCGAGTTTAGATATAAATTTTTCCAAAACTACTTCACTTGATTCAAGGATTCAATTTAGTAGAGCATCAATTGGATCGTATGTAGGGAAAAACGGATATATTAATTTTGCACAAGTTAATGAACCTCGTATTGAATATAGTACAACAGGTACATGCCTTGGCTTATTAATAGAAGACCCTAGAACAAATTTATTTCTTTACTCTCAACAATTCACTAATTGGAATAAAAATAGTATATCAGTAATTGATAATGCAGGAATATCACCATCTGGTCAATTTGATGCCTCGGTAGTTACCTGTATACCTGGTAGTGGTGCACACTTATCTCAATCAAGCATATCTCTTAATTTAGGAGTTACATATACTCTTAGTGCATTTGTAAAAGCAGGAACAACTAGTACTTTTATTGTCGAACGATATGATAATAATGGATTAGGCGGTACGGGTTATTTTACTACATTTTTTAATGTAGCAACTGGTACTATTATTAGTAATTCTGGCAATAATATTGTTGATATTCGTCCATACCCTAACGGGTGGTTTCGAATAAGCGTTGGACGCCAAAACGCATTAGCAGGAGTTACTCCTGGTACAATGTACATTGGTGCATATGGTCCTTCTTCAGGTAACATGTATATATGGGGCGCACAACTAGAAGCCAGTACTTTCCCTACATCTTATATACCAACTACTACTACTAATATTGCACGCCAAGGAGATGCCGTTACATTACAATATGATTCATGGTGGCCTGTTCCATCTCAAGGTTCTATGATTATTAAATTTGATAGTTTTGGTATCCCAGCAGTGCAGCGCGGCTGGTTATTTAATTACAGTGATACTGGAAATTATAGGTTATCTCTGCGAGGAAATGCAAGTTCTAATGTTTCTCAAATTGTTGCAGGTGACGGTACTGGTTCTATTGTTACACTTACTTCACTAATGACTATGACAAATTATGTAGCATATACTGTAGGAGCATCATTTGGAGGCAATACAGTATCAATTTGTACAAATGGATCTACGGTTGCTAACGGATCAGTTACCAACAACATATTTCCTAAATCTGCTAATCCATATGTAGAAATTGGACAAAGCGCCGCTAACAATAGCATAAACGGACATATATCTAGAATTAGGTTCTGGCCAACTCGAGTATCTGATGCTCAATTAAAATTTTTAACAACGATATAATATTATGACATATAAATTAATAGGGCCTGAGCCGTACCAAGTTCCAACTAACGCAGATTTAGGATCACTAGCATATCAAAATAGTGACGGATTGACTTTAGGGCAATTACTTGTATCTAATACTGCTACTATTCAAGGTATTATTACTACTATTCCGGTTGCACAAAGCCAACCGGCTACTGGACAATTAATATTATTACAACAAGTTCCTACAAATATTGCAGTAGGTCAATTAGTTTCTGGATCTACGCTTGCTGCTAATACTGTAATTTCGTCAGTTGTATCGGGTTATTCAACTGTGCAACAAACATTTACGGCAACTACTGCAACAACAATAGTTGCAATGACTGCTACTTATGGAATATCCGCCGGGCTAGTTGCATATGGTACCGGAATAACATATGGAACAACAGTTAATTCTGTTAGTTCACAATATGCGGTAACAAATTATGCAATTTCTACTTCTACTTCTAGCGGAAACGTAATATACATTAGCAATACTACAGGAATTGTTGCTAATAGTATGATTATAAATCATCCTAATATTGTTACAGGTACTATTGTTACTAGTGTAGTTAGTAACTATTCTATCACATTAAACAATGCAGTGTTAGGATCAGTTACATCGGGAGAAATTATTAATGTTGCTCCTACTGTAACATTAAGTTTGCCTATTACTGCAAATACATTAACGCAATATCTATTACTATATCCGTCAATTACTTTAAATGTAGCATCGTCTAGCCCGGTTCAACAAAATACTATATTAACATTTTATCCTAATCCAACATCATACGACAATGCAGCATTAGTTGTAAAAAATGGTGGATTGGGAGTTGCAGGAAAAACATATTTTGCAAACACTGTTACTATTACTTCAAATGTAAATGCAGTGAGTACTACTACTGGTGCGTTTGTAGTTGCCGGCGGCGCCGGTATAGGACGAGATTTATACGTTGGCGGAAATATATATAAAAATGGTATAAGTATTGGGTTTGGATATAATGGGTCGTTGGGTTTCACTGGTAGTATCGGCTTTGTAGGTTCACAAGGAACAACTGGCTTTGTTGGATCACAGGGAACAACTGGTTTTGTAGGAAGTACTGGCTTTATTGGCTCACAGGGAACAACTGGTTTTGTAGGAAGTACTGGCTTTATTGGCTCACAGGGCACAACTGGTTTCAATGGATCACAGGGCACAACTGGCTTTATTGGCTCACAAGGAACAACTGGTTTTGTAGGAAGTACTGGCTTTATTGGCTCACAAGGAACAACTGGTTTTGTAGGAAGTACTGGTTTCAATGGATCACAGGGCACAACTGGCTTTGTAGGTTCACAAGGAAATATTGGCTTTGTAGGTAGTACTGGCTTTATTGGTTCACAAGGCACAACTGGTTTTGTAGGAAGTATTGGCTTTGCAGGTTCACAAGGAAATATCGGTTTTGTTGGATCACAAGGAAATATTGGCTTTGTAGGAAGTACTGGATTTATTGGTAGTACTGGCACAACTGGTTTTGTAGGTTCTAGAGGTTTTAATGGTAGTACTGGTACAACTGGTTTTGTTGGATCACAGGGAAATATTGGCTTTGTAGGTAGTACTGGCTTTATTGGTTCACAAGGCACAACTGGTTTTGTAGGAAGTATTGGCTTTGCAGGTTCACAAGGAAATATCGGTTTTGTTGGCTCACAAGGCACAACTGGTTTTGTAGGAAGTATTGGCTTTGTTGGATCACAGGGAAATATTGGCTTTGTAGGTTCACAAGGAACAACTGGTTTTGTAGGAAGTATTGGCTTTGTTGGATCACAGGGAAATATTGGCTTTGTAGGTTCACAAGGAACAACTGGTTTTGTAGGAAGTATTGGCTTTATTGGTAGTACCGGTACAACCGGATTCGTAGGTTCTAGAGGTTTTAATGGTAGTACCGGTACAACTGGTTTCAATGGCTCACAGGGAAATATTGGCTTTGTTGGTTCACAAGGCCCTACGGTATCAGCCTCACCTACTGCACTAGGCGCAGTATTTGGATATACTACTGGTAATGGAAATACTGCAATTGGGTGCAATGCGGGAAATATTACAATGTCTGGTGCTGATAACATTGCAATTGGTAAATGTACATTGCGTGTTAACACTGTTGGATACGGTAATGTTGCAGTCGGCGCATGCTCATTATCATGTAATACAACAGGTAATGGAAATACTGCTTTTGGTTCTTGTGCATTAGTGTGTAATTCTACGGGATATTGCAATACTGCAATTGGTATTAGTGCATTATATGGTAACGTTGGTGGATACTATAATACTGCTATTGGTTCTAGTTCATTAGAAAATCATGAGTGTGGATTCAATAACGTTGCAGTCGGCTCGTTCTCATTAAGGTTAAATTCTTCTGGATGTAATAATACTGCTATTGGCTATAGTTCATTATGTTCAAATAGAACCGGATGTGGAAATATTGCAATTGGATCCTGCTCATTAACAGCAAATTCTTCGGGCATTAATAATACTGTCATTGGTTATCAAGCATTGGTTCTTAATATTACGGGAAATAATAATACTGCTATTGGTTATCAAGCAGGATGCTCTGCCAACAACACAACTTTATCTGTATTTCTTGGCGGCTGGCGCGGAACAAGTTTACCTACATCGTGCATGGTTGTGTTATCAGATGGAACCGGTACAATTAAAATGTTGTTTACTGCCACCGGCGCATTAAGTATTGGCAATACTACTACTAATTTTGGATCAATTGGACAAGGGTTAGTAAGTCAAGGACCTAACACAGCACCTATTTGGTCTAACAATCCTGGCTTTACTGGTTCAAGTGGTACAGGCTTTACTGGTTCAAGTGGTACAGGCTTTACTGGTTCTGGCGGTACAGGATTTACCGGTTCAATTGGCTTTACCGGTTCTACAGGGGCAGGGTTTACTGGAAGCAGTGGCGCCGGCGGATCCTCTGCTACTCCTTCCTCTTTAGGTAGTGTATTTGGATATACAACAGGTAACGGAAATACTGCAATTGGATGCAATGCGGGAAATATTACAATGTCTGGTGCTAATAATATTGCAATCGGGTATGCGGCATTGTGCTCAAATACTACAGGTGCTTGCAATATTGCAATCGGGTACGGTTCATTAAGATGGAATCTTGTAGGTGCATGTAACTTTGCATTCGGGTCAAAATCGTTACAAGAAAATCTTACAGGCGATGCTAATATTGCAATAGGATACGGTGCTTCACAATATTCACAAGGTGCAAATGCAAATTTTGCGCTGGGAGCACGAGCATTAAATAATAATTTAACAGGTGATAATAATATTGCTATCGGCAATTGTACATTAAATTCATTATATGGAGCGTATGGAAATGTTGCAATTGGCACTAATTCAATGTACGGTAATATTACAGGAGCATGTAATGTAGCAATTGGAATTAACAGTCTTAATAATGCACTAGGTAGCAATAATACTGCTATCGGATATTGTGCAGGTCGATTAATTACTACTGGTAATAATAATACAGTTATTGGCTCATTGCCCGGCGCACCAGGCTGTGTATGTACTGTATTAATTGGAGCAGGTACATGTGAACGTATACGTGTTGATAATAGCGGATTGTATGTTAATAATGCGTTAGTTAGTGCACTTCCTGCTACTACTGCAACATTTGGAACAGTGGTAGGTTGTACAGAAATTAGTGTATCAGGTAGTACTTTATTAGGATTAAACGCCGGTGCAAATAATAGTAGTAATAGTGGTAATGTTGCAATTGGGGTTTTAGCATTGTGTAACAATACTGCAGGATTGTATAATGTTGCAGTAGGATCAATGGCATTACTAAACAATATTACAGGGAATCTTAACGTTGCAGTAGGACAATATGCATTAAAAGATAACTGTAGCGAATTTAATGTTGCAGTAGGAGCAGCATCCTTGAGCACAAATACTCTTGGTATTGGTAATGTTGCAGTAGGGTATCTTTCTCTTTATAGCAACGTAACAGGGTCATGCAATGTTGCAATTGGCCCCGTGGCGCTCGGCGCTAATATTACAGGAAATTCTAATATTGCGATTGGAGATTCTTCATTATACGGAAGTTTAGCAACTAGCAATATAGGAATAGGGAGCCAGTCCGGCTGTGATATCACTACTGGTAATAATAATACAGTTATTGGCTCATTGCCCGGCGCACCAGGCTGTGTATGTACTGTATTAATTGGAGCAGGTACATGTGAACGTATACGTGTTGATAATAGCGGATTATATGTTAATAATGCGTTAGTATCCGGGGGATCAGGCGGTGGCACAAGTTTAGGATTATCTATAGTTGCATCCGCAGGCTGGTTATTACCGTAAATAAATATTTAATAAAGGAAATTCAAAATGGCAGGAAATTCAAGTCCTATTTTTTCAAGAGTAGGTGATATACAAGGCGGCGTTTTACTTGTTGCAGCAGCAACATTAGACTATAGTGGACAAAGTGTAAATAATAATGTGTTATTTACGGCTGATGCAACTAACGGGGGATTTGTACAAAAAATTAGATTTAAATCTACGGGTACAAATGTAGCAACAGTTGCCCGTATATACCATAATAATGGAAATCAACGGATTGCAACTGCGATTGCTGCACCAGCGGGCACACCTACTGGAACTCCGTCTACTACCGGCGGAACATTGTATGCTGGAAACTTTTTTGCAAAAATAGTAGCAGTTGATCAATATGGCGGATTTACTGTGCCATCTACTGAATCTGCATCTGTAGCAATAACCGGTCAAACTGGATCTATTACATGGGCATGGACTGCATCAACCGGCGCTGTGAGTTATAGAGTATATACTGGACCTGTTACTGGCGGTCAAGTTACATATTTTACAACTACGTCTAATTCATTAGTTCAAACAACTACAATTGGCACACGAGATTCTATCAGCAATATTCAAAATAACAATACATTAATCGGTGAAGTTTCACTACCTGCAACTACTGCAATTGCAACCGCAGCAACGGTTGATATTGACTATACGTTAAATATTGCATTGCCACCTTCTAACAGACTATTAATTGGTATAGGAACTGCGGTAGCAGCAGGTTGGTTTGCAACAGCAATCGGTGGAGCATATTAATGTTAGATTTTAGCCATGTCCCAAACAATCCTAATGTAGATATTCAAGTATTTCAAGGAGGGGCTTCTGTTAATTTTACACAATGGAAGCAATGGACCAAGCCTCGCGGTGTAAACATGGTTTACATGCTAGGTGTAGGTGGCGGTAGTTCTGGAGGAGTTGGGTTAAATTCAGCAACTACTTCTGGTGGCGGCGCAGGTGGCGGATCAGGTGCACAATCTTCATTGCTTATTCCGGCAATGTTTTTACCTGATCGATTATATATACAAACCGGCCAAGGTGGTAAGCAACCAACAACGTTAGTGTCTGCTGCATTAGGAGTAGCCGGGGTAGCCACATATGTTTCAATTGAACCTGGATTAGCATCAGTACCTGCAACATATGTGTTAGTAGCAGCGGGCGGCACAGTCACTGGTGCAGCAGCAACTGCTACTACAGGTGGCGCTGCAGGCGGCGCAGCGGCAGCACCTACATTAGCCGGTCAACCATTATCTGGTCGAGGACAATATAGTTTTATAGCAGGACAGGTCGGCGCAGCAGGTGGCACAAGTACTGCTGGCGGTGGCTCTATTACTCCACCTACTACTGGATTAATGGTAACGGCCGGCGCCGGCGGCGCAGGAACAGGTGGCGCAACTCCATTTACTGGAGGCGGATTTTTACAACCTACTAGTAGTCTAGGGACCTATTTCCCTCCAATTATAGGTGGCGCAGCAGCGTCTGGTGCTGTTCCTGCAGGTAACGGCAGCGGAGGATTAATTGTACCAAATTATATTATGCATTACGGCGGTGCAGGAGGCGGATCTGCAAATGCCACAGCAGGCGGAAATGCTGGTTGGGGCGGAAATGGCGCGCCGGGCGCAGGTGGTGGAGGTGGCGGCGGCGCAAACACCACCAATGTAACATTAGGTAGACCTGGAAACGGTGGCGACGGATTTCTAATTATATATTGCTGGTAATAAAATATTTCCTAATATAAAACTTACACTAAATTATAGTGTAAACTAATCCTAAAGGAAATATGAAAACAATAATTTATATAGATGGCGGCGCTGGCCGAGTTATTGCTGCTATCCCAGCATTATTAAAATATGCAAAATTAAATCCAATTGCTGACTGGAGTATTATTATTCCAGCATGGGATAATCTTCTTTGGAGTATTCCAGAGTTGCAAGATCGGACATATGGTGCAGATACTAAAGGTATTTGGGATAATTTAATATCAAAGGCCGACTTGCTATTATCTCCGGAACCATATCGCTTGCCTGCATATTATAAACAAGAAATTAGTTTAGTCGAAGCATTTGATAGAGAAATTAATAAAACAACTGATCATTCTGATCTCGGCACCCCTGTTATGAAATTTAACAAAGCCGAAGAAAAATGGGCAGTTAACACTATTGCTGATGTTAAAACACAACAACAAAAAGCAAAGACTATTGTTATTCAACCATTCGGTAGGGGAGCAACATTAGACAGAGCAGATATTGTTGATACAGCAAGTCGTTCACTTAGTGCTGATGCATACATTAACTTAGTAAAGAAGTTATCCGTAAAATATAATATGATATTTTTTGGCGAGCCACAATTTCAAATTGTAACTGATAGTTATACTGTTAAATTGCCTCCTCAGACTGATCTAAGAATGTGGGCTGCACTTATTGATGCTGCTGATTATTTTGTAGGAGTCGACTCTGTTGGCCAGCATATGGCCCGTGCAACTAACACTCCTGGTACTGTGATATTTGGAAGCACTTTTCCAATTAACACAAGTTTTCCGAACTTTTTTCAAATCCTTGAAAAAGCAGGAAATAAAAAATATAGCCCTATCCGTATTACTGGATTAGATTCTGTTCTTGCAGATCGTGCCAATGACACTATGATGGATTTTAACAATGCAGAACTTGATCACATATACAATCAAATTGTGCAAGATATTGAACGTAAGGTAAGATAATGTCGTATTCTGTAATGGGGATAAATCCGGGGCATAATGGCTCCGCAGCACTGGTTATTGACGGAAAAACAGTCTATTATTGCGAAGAAGAGCGCATAAGTAGGCAGAAATACGACGGCAATCCATTTCGTGCTATGTTGCACATATTAGAAAATTATAAAGTAGACGAAATTATTATAGGTGGCACAAGTCCGCATCTTCCTATCCTTCCGTGGACACAAGAAGATCCGTATACTGCGCTTGCACGTAAATTTAATCCAAAAATTAAATCTACAAATATGGGAGATCAACATCATATAGGTCATGCTGCTAGTGCATTTTATAATTCTGGATTTAAAAAAGCAACGGCAATTATAGTTGACGGTGCAGGCTCTATTCATTCTGCTAAGGTAAATGATCAAGGAAATACTGTAGACGGTTATGAAACTGAAAGTGTATATGAATGCAGTTATCCTGCGGTATTTACGGCTTTATATAAACGATATGCAAATAATAATATTCGTTATTTTAGAAACAGTGTGCAAGAATTTGATAATAGCGTAACACTTACTAAATCGTTTGAAGCAGTTAGTCAACATCTTGGATTTGGATTTATTGAAGCAGGCAAAACAATGGGCCTTGCTCCTTACGGGAAACCTGATATTAATATTCCTAGTATTTTTTCTGAAGGGAAAGGCAATAAAAATTTATTAATTCCTCATTATCCAGCAGGTGCACTAATCGATACTTCTCGTTACCCGCAATTGCATCAATCTCGAGATCCTAAAGAATGGCATAAAGATTTTACTAAGATTACTGAGATTGAAAAAAATCTAGCATGGAAAGTGCAACAAGAAACTCAACAATTACTTGGTAATTTAATTCAAAGTGTCATTGATATAACTGGCGAAACTAATTTTGTAATCGCTGGAGGATATGGTTTAAATTGTGTTGCTAATTATTACTTAAAAAGCAGATTTCCTAACATTAATTTATTTGTTGATCCAGTTGCACATGATGGCGGCACGGCATTAGGTCTTGCAAAACTAGCGTGGTTTAATTATAGCAAATCTGAAATACCTGAACCTCTAGATACGCTATACCTCGGCACTGAAGATGATTTAACAAAATTAGATAATATAGACCAACTTGCTCAATTAGGTTTATCTACTATTTCGACAACACCTATTGAAATTGCTAAACTAATTGCTGCCGGGCATATTGTTACAATTTTTCAAGGTAAAGCAGAAGCAGGTCCTCGGGCACTAGGTAATCGCAGTATATTATTTGATCCACGTGTTAAAGATGGCAAAGCGTATGTTAATCAAGTAAAAGGGCGCGAATGGTTTAGGCCTTTTGCAGGCTCAGTCCTAGAAGATCAAGCAAGTACTTGGTTTGATTTAAAAGGAATGAAACAATCGCCGTTTATGATGTATGCAGTAGATTTGCAATCGTCGAAGTTGGGAGAACTTCCGGCTATTACTCACGTAGATGGAACATGCCGTGTACAAACTGTTGCCCTTACTGATAATTTTCATTATTATACTTTAATAAATGAGTTTTATAAACTAACTGGTGTTCCTGTATTGTTTAATACTAGTTTTAACTTAGCAGGAGAACCGTTAGTTGATACAATCGAAGATGCAATTAATACTATTCTTAATTGTGATATTAATTATTTGTATTTTCCTGAAATTGGAAAATTAATTAGTAAGACTAATCGCAAAATCTAATAGTGTTTCGAACGTTTTAACTTTAGGACGCAACATCATATAAACAGGGGACTTTAGTTTTTCTAAAGTCCTTTTTCCGTTTCCAGAGAGAATTAATACAGGAGTTGCACCCGCGCGATCTGCCATTAGCAAGTCTTCAATTGAATCACCTACATATACTCCATCTTTAAATTTTACTCCTTGAATAGTTGCTTCTGCGTGTTGAAATAATCCTAATTTAGGTTTTGCGTAAATATCTTCTTTTTTATTTGAAGTACTATAATAAATTCCATCAATAGAAGTGCACCCTGCTTGACCTAATAAATTAAGCATATGTTGATTTATTGTTTCTACTTCTTGAATAGTAATTTTCTTTTGAGAAATTAATGGCTGATCAAATAGTACGCACACTTTATGCCCTAATGATCGTATAATTGCAACCGCTCTCATTGCATTTACAATCGGAATAAATTTTTCAGGAGAATTAATAACTCCATTTTCTTCATTTAATATGCCGTCTCGATCGAGCCCTATTGTATATTTTTCGAATGTTAATGGAAAAGTTAATTGGCTAGTTAGTAATTGTAGAGGCTGGATGTTCTCTGGTGTTACCATATTTTTTTCAACGCTAAATCTTGACATAGATACCTTTGTGTGATAATTATATGCATATTTAATAAGAACATACTCCTATGAAAAAAATGCATTTTATTTCTGGTTTACCGAGATCGGGCTCGACGTTGTTGTCTGCAATTTTGAAACAAAATCCAAAATTTACAGCAGGCATTAGTGATCCACTACTTGATTTTACAAAAGGGTATATCACTGCTATTGCTGGTTCAGTAGGAATGGCTTCGCAGGTGCCTCGTGAAAAACAAAAAGATCTTATATTAGATTGCTTTCATTCATTTTATAAGAATAATAACGACATATGTTTTAATACAAATCGAGGATGGGCATCTCATACACCGTTAGTTAAACAATTATTCCCACAGGCAAAAATGATATTATGCATAAGAGAAATTCCTTGGATACTTGATAGTTTTGAACAATTAAATGTTAAGAATCCGTTTACAATTAAGCCATTATATAATCATCAAGATTTAGGTACAGTATATGATCGATCTAAAATGTTAATGGGCGACATGCCTAATTTCGGAGGATATGTTATGAGTCCGCTTGCAAATACTAAACAAGCAATGTATTCAAACGAGAAAGATATGTTATGTATAATTGAATATAACACATTAGTGAATCACCCAAAAGAAGTAATGCAGTCATTGTATAAATTTTTAGATGAAGAATGGTTTGAGCATGATTTTGATAATGTAGAAGATAGTTATGATGAGTTTGATGACCAAGCAAAAATTGTAGGATTGCATACTGTAAAACGTAAGGTGCAATACTATCCTAGAAAACCAATATTACCTGAAGATTTATGGCAACATTATGCAAATCAATCGTTTTGGAAAAATAATTTTGAACATATGAAACGACAATTATATTGGATCGGTCAATGAGGCCGTTGGGCGGCAGCGAATTAGCAATGCATGAACTTATCACTCATGTTGACGTTAATTGGCAACCCAATATTAATTTAATATTATCTACATGTCAACCGGAATTAATTGACCCTACTAAAATTAACGTAGTTTGGCAACAACTAAGTTATGACCAAGACAATGTTAAATTAATGGCAGATCAAACGTTTGTTGATCAAATTGATTATTTTGTATATGTATCTAATTGGAATCATGAAAAATTCAGGTATCATTATAATACTCCGGGCAATAAATCATTAGTAATTAAAAATGCAACTCGTGGCTTTAATAAATTTACAAAACCGAATAATAAAAAATTAAAATTAATTTATACATCTACACCATGGCGTGGCCTTGAAATACTACTTCCCGCATTTGAATTACTGAATAGAGATGATGTAGAACTTGAAATTTATTCGTCTTCGATTATATATGGATCTGGGTTCCATCAATTATACGGAGACAAGTATACTGAATTATTTGATTATGCTAAATCTTTAAAAAATGTAAAGTACATGGGGTATTCTTCAAATACTGGAGTAAGAAAAGCATTAGAGACTGCCCATATTTTTGCATATCCGTGCATTTTTGAAGAAACAAGTTGTATGTCAGCAATAGAAGCAGCAGCAGCCGGCTGTCAACTAGTTACTACTAATTATGGTGCATTGTATGAAACATGTGCAGAGTGGGCAACATACGTTCCGTTTAATCCTAATCGTGTGCAATTAGTTAAAGACTATGCTAACATACTAAATGATGTAATTGATAACTATTGGACATTAGAAAATCAAAATAAATTAGAATCACAGGTAGAATATTACAACAAATTTTATTCATGGAATGTTCGAGCAACACAATGGGGAGATTTTTTTGACAGAATTATTAAAGAAAAAACGTAAAGTAATGATTGGATCACCGTCATATGACGGTAATATTAATGTTTGGTACGCAAACAGTTTAATGCAAACTATTAAATTAGCAGAAAGTCTTGATATAGAAATTATTCCGATTTGGATAAGTTTTGATGCATTAATACAACGTGCACGAAATGATACTATTGCAATTGCAATTGAGCAAGATGTTGATGACTTAATATGGATAGATACTGATATAGAATGGAAACCAGAATGGTTTTTTAAATTATTAGATTATCCTGTCGATGTTGTCGGTGGTACTTATCCTAAAAAAGGAGATAACGAAATGTATGTCGTTAATTTAGGTAATTATAATGGACACCGAGATCCAATTACAGGCCTTATACAAGTAGCAGGATTAGGTACTGGATTTTTACGATTTAGTAAAAAAGCATGCAAGTGGTTATGGGAAAATAGCCCGCCTTATAATGAACCTGAAAAAGGCAATTCGCATAAACGATGGATTTTTGAGGTAGTTATTAAAAATGCAGACTTAATAAGTGAAGATATTTGGGTATGTAAACGGCTAACTGAAGAAGCTGGTATATCAGTTTATCTTGATCCGACTATTACATGTAATCATGTAGGTGGAAAGAAATATACAGGCGACTTTTTAACATGGGTTACTAATTCTAGAACTCCTAATATTTCACCAAGGATTGATTCAGGAATTAAATACTTGACTAACTATTTAAAATAATATGCAAATTCAATCAACACCTACAACACGAACAGTCATAATTGCAACTCATTGTCCAAATAATACAGTAGAATCGTATTACGCACATAGTCTTGCAGATAGCATTTATGTATTCGCTCAACATAATATTCGAATTATTCCATTATTTATTAATGATATTCAGTTATCAGTGGTTGCTAAAAATGAAATAATTCCAGTTGTACTAGAAAATGAATGTGAATCAGTAATATTTGTAGATTACAATTTAGCGTGGGATCCGTATACATTGCTTGATATTGTTAATTCTAAATATGACGCAGTTGCTATACCGGTTACTAAAAAAGTTCCAGGAAATGTAATTTTTGATTTAGACATTGGATTAGACTACAAAACAGATAATAATGGTTATATTAGTGTAAACTATGCAAGCCTTGCAATGTTTAAATTAAGTTATTCATTATTGACTGCGCTAACTGATTCAAGTATATCGATTACTAATCCGTCAGGTAAGGAAGTAAAAAACGTTTTTGAATACGATACATCTCGAGGAAAATTCTTTAATGATAGTATTGTATTATGTAATAAAATTAAAAATTTAGGATTTACAGTATGGATTAATCCTAAAACTACATGTGCAAATATTGCCGATAATATATATGCGGCTGATTTTGCAGCAACACTTATTAATATTCCTAAATCTGATCAAATTCGATCATTATACGAATAAATATATAAGTTAATTTTCATTAGGAGAAATATATGACAACAATTACAGACGTATCAACACTAACCACAGAAATTGTTATTACCCCTCGAGTAGTATCAACTGAATTTAAAATTGTAGAAATAACTGAAAATATTGCAAATCGAGTAGTTCGAGTAGAAATTGAACTTGGACCATTTACATCTGATAATTCAGATAGTGATAATTCTACAATGAGGGGATTAGGTCGCCGTTCAGTTGTAGCATGGAGAGGTGACGAGTATGATGCTGTTCGTGATACATGGAAAAATGCAGATCTTATTGCGCAAGTAACTGCGAAATTGCAAGTAATTTAACGGCTTATTTCTTTATACTAGGAACCTCTTGTATATTCATATATACTAATAAACATATATGAATAATACTAACAGAGTATTTGGTATGGTAACATCCAAATCATCGGAATTTTACACAGATTGGGCATTGAAAAGTTTATTTGAAAATACTCGATTTCAATCAACTGATTCTATCTTCTTAATTGATAACGATAATTCGTATTGTCGTAACTCTCACGGTAAACTTAAAGTATTAAGAAATCAACATCCATTAACATTTGCTGAAAATGTTAATCAATTGATTCGACTTGCAAAAGAAAAGGATGCTGATTTAATCTTTTTAAGTAACGATATTATTCTAACTCCGGGGTGGTTAGATCCCCTTGAACAAATAGAGAATGCAATAACAATTCCATCCTGTAATCAAACTCACCAATACAGTTGGTTAAAACCTAATATGAGTTGGGAAGAATACGATGATAACTTTGTAGGCTTATGTGATATTTCGAATCACCATACACAACAGGTTACTGGATATTATGATTTATTGTTAATGGCATTTTATGTATTTCGCCTACCTAAATCAGTATATACTGTATTAGGTGAAATGGATACTACGTTTGTAAACGGCGGAGAAGATTTGGATTACAGGATTCGCGCAATACTTGCGGGAGTAGATGTAAAATATGCTGCTCAAAGTTATGTCTTGCATTTTAATGGAATATCAACTTGGCGTAAAGAAGATCCAATTAAACTTGCGCAACATAATAACGCATACCGAAATCAATTATCTAATAAATGGGGTAATGATTTAATGAATTTGTTAGTAGTAAGCGGTAATCCAAATGCTGTACTAACTAAGCATAATTTAATGAGTTTCAACCAAACAACTGATTCTCATAATGAATTAATTAAAAATATTTACTTGTTAACTAGAAATAATATAGCATTTAAATTGAGTGTGGTGTATCATAAATTAACATCTGAAGTTAGACAAGAAATTATATCAATGTGGTTAACTGAAGGAGCATTAGATATAAAAGAAGCAACTCGCAGGGTCGACGAAGTAGTAGTAATTGCTAGAAACGAGCAAAATCAACTAGTAGGAGTAACGTCGGTTCAAATAGATATGATCAACAATACTCCTTATTACTTTTTTAGAATGTATGTAAGGCAACAAAATCGCAATAGATCAATTCCTCGTTCATCACCTGTTATGTCGAATCTAACTGTTGATTTTTTATCAACATATGAAGTAACACCTAAACCGACAGGTGTTGTCTCTATATTAGATAATCCAAAATTGAGTAATCGAATTATGGAAACGTTTGGGTGGAATTATTACGGCATTAGTCCAATTGGTAAATCTATTTGGTATAAGAATTTTGATGGATCTAAAAATGACTTGTAGAATTTTAATTATGGGGTTGCCCGGATCAGGTAAAACAACGTTGGCAGCAGTATTGGCCTCTCATTTATCAGCATTTTGGATCAATGCTGATGAAATTAGAAATCAATATAACGATTGGGATTTTAGTGAAGCAGGTAGACTACGTCAAAGTCAACGTATGCGTACATTATGTGATTTAAGTCCGTTGACTTTTCAAGTCGCAGATTTTGTTGCACCTATACCTGAAATGCGTAAAATATTTGCAGCAGATTATACTATTTGGGTCGACACTATTAAATCTGGACGCTACGAAGATACTAATAAGTTATTTGTCCCTCCATTTGAAGATGAATATGACTTTAGAATAAAACAACAAAATGCGAAGATTTGGGGCAGAGCAATTGCTGAAATTATATTAGAAGATTGTAGTGAGTGATCGCCCTGTTCGTAGTCTTGCAAAAGCAGTTAGTTGGAGAATAACTGGCACAATTGATACATTTCTAGTATCTTGGCTCGTTACTGGAGAACCACTAATTGCTAGTGGAATTGCATTGGCTGAAATTATGACAAAGGTATTTTTATTTTGGTTACACGAACGTGTATGGAATAAAATTAAATGGGGTAGATTAAATTAATTCTAACAACAGTTCTAATTTAGTTTTAATAATTTTATTCCCTAAACTAGAACGAACTCCACGATGTAACGGCTTGGGCCAAGATCCGATATCACACCATGCGTATCCACTATGTTCATCATTAAGTAATGGAGTAAACTCTTTATCGACTAGCATTACATACGTATTGTATTGAAATTTTTCATCGTTGCTAGTAAATAATTCAAGTGGTATAACTTTTTTAATAGGTGGAGTTCTGCCTACTTCTTCGGATATTTCTCTCATTAATGTATCATACGGAGTTAAGTCGTGCGGCTCTTTTTTGCCTCCAACTAATCCCCAAGTTCCTGCAGTCTTTGCTTGAGTCCTAAGTAAGAATAAAAATCTTTTAGTATCTTTTGCTAAAAACAATCCCCCAGAACATATAATTTCTGTTATAGAATTAAACGCCATTTTTCTTTATCGTAAATACCTTCAAACGACTTGGCCCATTCTTGCCCGTTCCATTTGTATTGTATGCCTGTATATGCATTAGTTATATAAGTGGTGTTACTAATTGTAATTGAATTGAATATAATAACCCAACTAGTTCCGTTGTATTCAATAATGTCGTTTGCAGAAGCACTGAAAGTAGAACCCCATGCATCTGTTCCTATTCCGATATCTTCTAAAATAAGATAACGAGTACCGGCGGTAATTGAAGTAGGATTAACCGTTTGTGGATTTATAATTGCGTTAATTGTTCCGCTAGTTATGATCGGCCCTACTAGTGAAGTATTTGTTGAGACAGTATCTTGGTCAATGTTTAAACTCATTAACGATTCGTTAGTTGGGTTTAAAGTTAAGTAAGCAACAATTTCGTGACCGTCTGTTTTTGCTAATCTTAACTGGCTTAACCCTGATGTAAACTTGCCGGGATATAAATCGAGCAATTCTAACCAAGAAGGGCGATTAGGAACATTGTCAACGCTTGTCCAACCTTCGCTAACATTTTGTTCACCCGCAGGCACTAGAACAGCAACATTATTCAAAACAAGTAAATCGTAATCCATTGGGGTTACTACTATTTTAGCAACAGGCGTAGATCCACTAAAGAAATCAGATCCATTAATAGCATCTTCATATCCACCGCTTGATCCTGTATTAATTGGTTCTGCAAAAACATTTGCTATTATTTTAGTAATAATACCTAGTTTTTTTACTTTAACTGGAGTTGAAATCCATGCCGGTGCAGTAAATTGTAGAGTAGCAATGCTCAAATCGTTTGTTGCGCCTTGGGGAATAGTTCTAGATTCAAATACGCAATTATCTGTTAGTTCTAAGACACTTAAACTGCTCCAATCGATATAATTATCCGAGGTTTGAAATTCAATACTTGGATTAAACAATACTGTAATTTGTTCCCATAGTTGTAATTTTTGATCTAAACTAGTTGTCCAAATATCTACATTAAATGTAATAATATACGGAGTTGGCATTAACTTTTCAACTGTATAATTTGCACCTTGAGTGTTTAAATATTCTTTACCTTGTGAATCGTATGCGCGTTCTCTGAAACTTTGTGACTGCACAAATGTAGGATCTTGAATTCGAGTGCGATCAAACTTTAAATCCTTTATGTACACTGCAATAAACGGTGCACTTTGCATTATATTTTCGGAATTTTTATTAACAATGCTTGCAACTTGTTTGTTCATATCGCCAAATCGTACAGGCACTTGAACTAATTGCCCTTTTGCATCTTTGTAACTAAAGTTACTAAAGAAGCGCATTACTTGTGTTAAGTAACGTTTGATTTGTCCATCATAAAAGAAGTCCATTTTAATTATCTGCCTTTGGTTTTAGCGCCTTACTTAATGCTTGACGTTCTACTATTACTTCTCCTGCAATGGTAGCAGTATTTGTATTGTTGATAAAACTAGTTTTCAACGTCTTTCTATCAGCCGTATTTGTCATAGTCATCCGTACATTTTCTTCGTAATTAATCCAGTGCGTTCCGTCCCATCTAAACAATCTATTTGGAAAATAGTCAGTACGTAAATGAAATTGTCCTCGAACATTTCCTACTGGAAATGCATCCCCGGATGTAAATACTGCTCCATTTGGAGGAACTCCGTCACCGGTCATATATCCTACATAGAAATTTCTGTTAGGTGAATTAAGTATCATACTTGCATCCATTGCCGCAGTTTCGATGTCAACAGTAAGATCAACACTACTAGCATCTGCTAAATCTACAATACCTGATTCCCTAGTTGGAATTACATAGAAACTGCGAGTATTATATCCACTTAACAGCGCATCTGATTCGGCTTGTGCAACAATTGCATTATTAATTTCAATACTTTTATTGTAAGTGCTCATTATATCACGTATTGTACTGTTACCGTCGCCGGACGGTGCGTCAAGGATTTCTTTAAATTCTTGGCTGTCTACTAGCGGAGTGCATTTTGCTCTAAGTAAATGAGGATACCATGTTGCACTATACCCGGTAGATGGGCGGGTTACTTCAGAAATAACATAAAATCTTTTTAATGCGACCATTGCATCGTCTAATGCATACTCGTCTTTCTGGTGTGGTAATTCAATCACATCGCCTGCCATTAACTTTCTACCAATTGATTCAACGGTACCTCGCAAATGAAAGTGTATCATTAACTCGTCGTTTTGTAAAAACAATCCAAACTGTGCTAAGTTAAATACCGAATCAATCATTGTATAAACACCGCGCAAACAGTATACATCTGGATCGTAATGTCTGTCACGATTTTCCATAAAGATTAAATCTTGTATGCCTAATTCAGGAATAGGATTAGAATTAATTGGGTTTCCTGGCGAACTTGTTCCAGCAGTTGGATCAACTGGACCTAAATACTTGTGTATCATACAATCTGTTCCGCCAACTTGGAATTGCTCATTGATTAACCGATCAATAAGTTTAAAATCGTTGCCCTTTTCCGGGCGGTAGAGTGAAAGTCTAGGCATAGTAAGTGTATTTATGGCTGTTTTGTTTTACAGTTATCACCATGCCATCTAAAGAAATTAGTGCCAGCAACTGCTTTGCTGCAATGAATGCATGTATATTTTGTCCTATTTTGTGCCTTCTCTCGTATCTTGTTTAATGTTATGAGAGAATGCGATTTACCTTGATTCCATGTACCTACTGTATCAGCGACTGCTTTACGACGAATAGACATTAATTCTTTTTCTTCTGATGTTCTAGGTATACCTTTATTCCAAGCAACATTTCCAGTATTTGCTTTTGATATTTTTTGTTTTGTTTCTGCAGATGTAACTACCCCTTGTCTAGTGGATCCGAATTGCTTTCTTAAAAATTCATAAGTGTGCGAACACGGGTAATACCTGTCTTGAAAATCTGCACCTTTAACGGTCATTCTCCATACTGCACGTTTCATTTTTATTAGACTAAGACCTTCGGTCATTTTAGTTAATAATCTATGACAAATAAAATGTTCTCGCGCAGTTAATTTTACTAAATTATCTTTGAAGTTGCTTCCTCCTATGCTTTTAGGAATAATATGATGTTTTTCAGAATATCCAATAATAGATGATCGACTTTGAGCGCGATTAATAATTTGAGTATACCAAGTGGTATACTTGTTAGGTAAATACATTGCTGATGCTCCGTTAAAGCGTTAGAGTAGTTAGGCCTGCACGCCGTGAACTACAACTATTTATAAGAAACTTTTTATGGCCAATGATCTCGACAACGAACGTCAAAATGTAATAACATATATTCAAACCTTCTTAGGCGCAGGCCTTGTTGATGTGGAATTAGATCCTATCCATTATAATACTGCTATTGATAAAGCACTTATGCGATATCGCCAGCGTAGTCAAAATTCAACTGAAGAAAGTTACGGGTTTGTTACGCTACAAGTTGATCAAAACGAATACTTTTTACCTAAAGAAGTAATGGAAGTCAGACAAGCATTTAGGCGTAGCATTGGTTCTCGAAGTGGCGGTGGTGACGGCGGCAGTTTGTTTGAACCATTTAACCTTGCGTATTCTAATACATATTTGATGTCAAGTTCTAACATGGGCGGGCTTGGCACATACTTTGCATTTGCAAGTTATCAAAACTTAGTAGGTAAGATGTTTGGAAGTTTTATTAATTTCTCGTTTAATCCCACTTCTCACAAACTAACAATTATGCAACGTCCTAGAACAGAAGAAAGCGTATTATTGTGGATGTATAATTATCGTCCGGATTTTAATTTATTTCAAGACTCGTATGCAGGTCTATGGATTAAGGATTATGCACTTGCTAATGCTAAAGTTATGCTAGGCGAAGCACGTGAAAAGTTTGCATCTATTGCCGGTCCACAGGGGCCTACTACTTTAAACGGTACTGCATTAAAAGCAGAAGGGCTGGCTGCTATTGAAAAACTAGATTTAGAATTGATCAATAATTACGACAACCAAAAGCCTATGACATTTGTAATTGGCTAATAAAAATATTGACCTATTTGGCGCAATGCTATAAATTATAATATCGCTAGGGGATAATATGATTGTAGGTTTCGTTGGATTAATTGGTGCCGGCAAAGACACCGCAGCAGACTATTTGGTTAACTTCCATGGGTTTAGACGTGACAGTTTTGCAGGAACTCTTAAAGATGCAGTAGCAAGTGTATTCGGATGGGATAGAACACTTTTAGAAGGCCGCACTAAAGAATCTAGAGAGTGGCGTGACCAAGTAGATACATGGTGGGCAGATAGATTAGATATTAAAAATCTAACGCCGCGATGGGTGTTACAAAATTGGGGTACTGAAGTATGTCGACATGGATTCCACGATGATATATGGATTGCCTCTTTAGAAAATAAAATGCGCAAAACCACCGATAATATTGTTATTAGTGATGTTCGATTTACAAATGAAATCAAAGCAATACATGATGCAGGTGGAATTGTAATTCGCGTAAAACGAGGTAATGAGCCTGAATGGTTTGATGCAGCAATTGCATACAACAAAGGACCAAACGGTAATACAGAATGGGCATTAGGTAAAGCCAAACTAGACCGATTTCATGTTCATGCGAGTGAATACTCGTGGGCTGGTGGCAATATCGATATCGTAATCGATAATAACTCGTCGATCGACGAGTTATTTGAAAATATTAGGATTGCTACTCGAGATCCGCTTAGAGATCAGGCGATAAAGCGCCTTGGCGCCATGGCATTTGAAGAGTATGCAGAAGGCGCTGACAATTAGCACATACTGATTTTAGATTGTTAAATCGGCAATTCTTTAAATTGCCATCAACATGAAACACATTAAATTGTTCCACATGCTTACTTGTAAATCCGCATTTATCACATTTAGGCTTTAATCTATATCCTGCTCTAAACCACGTCGGAATTCCGTCTTGTGATACCCTTGAACAATGATCACACTGCGATCTATAGTGTGCATTTCCGTTTTTATAGTAGTTAATTGCTACTGGCCTGCATCCGCATGTCTTACATAATTGTCTCATATTGTATTTACGCCCTTTGTCGCGCCCTTTAAACTGTTGTTTAGTTCCTTAAAAACGGTATTGGTGCTAAATAAAAACAAGTAATCCATTAAGGAGATTTAACAATGGCAACACTACAATCACCAGGCGTACAAGTTAGCGTAATCGACGAAAGCTTCTACACACCTGCTGCCCCAGGAACAGTTCCTCTAATATTTGTGGCTTCTGCTTCAAATAAGTCAAATGCTAGCGGCACAGGAACCGCACCAGGCACACTTGCAATTAATGCAGGAAAAGTTTGGACTATCACAAGTCAACGCGATCTTACAGATACATTTGGTACTCCATTGTTCTATACAGACGCAAGTGGTAATCCAGTAAACGGCGGAGAACTAAATGAATACGGCTTACAAGCAGCATACAGTTTGTTAGGCGTAAGTTCAAAAGCATACATTACTCGTGCAGATATTGATCTAGGTCAATTATTGCCTCAAGCAAGTGTACCAGAAGGTGATCCAGTTAGTGGCACCTATTGGATTGATACAAATGATTCGTTGTATGGTGTAAGTCAATGGGATGCAATTAACAAAGTATTCACCCAAGTTACTCCTTTATTAATCGATAATACTAATAAATTAAGTGTTGCTGATTTATCATCTAACGAATGGACACCTAAGGATAGTTTCGGAACAGTTGGTTCTTACGCTATGGTTGTTACTAGCGAAAACACAAATCAATTATGGTTTAAAAATACAGATAATGCATGGGTTGTTGTTGGGTCTAATGAGGAATCAAATTTTAGTGCAACTGGATTTGTTAGTTCTGCATGGCAATCGAGCTGGCCTGTAGCAGTTAGCGCAGGATTAGGTACTATTACTACTGGTACTATTACGATTAATACTCTTTCTGTATCTATTGCAGCAGCGGCTTCTGTATCAGATATTGTTTTAGCAATTAATACCGCAGCAGGATCTACACACGGAGTTAATGCAAAAGTGTTAGGTGGCAAAGTTGCAATTTATGCAGATGCTACTGCAACATCTAATGGTACGCTAGCAGACGGTAAACTTACACTAGCAGATGGAACAATCACTGTTGCATCCATTGGCCTTATTGCTCAAACTTATGGCGCAGTTGCGTTATCTGTTCAATCTCACACACAATACCCGCAATACGGTACTGGTAAGAATCCAAGTGGAAGTGTATATGTTAAAACTACTGCACCTAATTATGGAGCCAGTTGGTTAGTTAAATATTTCAACGGTGCGACTCAAACATGGGGAACAGTTTCTGCTCCAATTTATTCGAGTAGTGCAGTTGCAACTAACACGTTAGATGCAGCAGGTGGAAAAAATATTGCTACAGGAACTTTGTTCATTGAAGCAAATTATGATCACGGTATTGGTTCTGATAGTGCACCTAAGTTAGCAGAGTTTAAAGTATACCGTCGTACTGCTGTAAGTCCAACTACTATTGTAGGAACATACAGTACATCAACATTTGCTTCTACTGCAACTTTCCAAATTAGTGAAACTGTTGCTGGAAGTGCAATTTATGCAAATACTTCGACTATTACTATTCCTGCAGGAAGTGCAATTGCTGATGTTGTAACTAAAGTTAGTGCAGCCGGATTAACAAATGTATCTGCTGTATATAATACAGACGCTGGAACATTTACTTTAAAACATGCACTCGGCGGCGACTTCAAGTTAACCGACGGTTCTAATACACCATTGCTTACACTTGGATTTAGTGCATACAATATGACTACTAAATTAGGTACTGCAAACTTATACAATACCGGTAGTTTTGATGCAGAAGAGTTTATTGCAAGTAATTGGAAACCTCTAGTATATGAAGCAAAAACAACTGCTCCATTCTCTACACCGATTGATGGTCAACTATGGTATAGTTCGGTTGTTGACCAAGTTGATATTATGTATCACAATGGCGATACATGGGTTGGTTATAAAACAGCGTTTCCATTAAGTGATCCTGCTGGTCCACAAGTATCTGCACTTGCTCCTGCTACACAGAGCGACGGCACTGATTTAGTAACTGGCGATATTTGGATTAGTACTGCCGATATTGAACTATACGGACAAGCGATTTATGTATGGGACGGCGATCTATTAAAATGGATTCAACAAGATCCTACAGACCAAACTACTCCAGATGGATGGTTATTCCGTGATGCGCGTTGGGCAACTGCCGGTGACTTAACCGAGTCTTCTACAATTATTCAATTACTAAGCAGCGATTATTTAGATCCAGATGCTCCTGATCCAGCACTTTATCCACAAGGTATGCGTTTATGGAATCTACGTCGTTCTGGATTCAACGTAAAGCAATATGTAAGTAATTACATTAATGTTTATGATAATGATGGTAAGAATGCACGGTTTGGCAATGATCCTATGGATGATTACGCAGCAGATCGTTGGGTTTCTGTTAGTCCTAATAATGCTAACGGCAGCGGCACATTTGGACGTTATGCACAACGCGGATTCTTGGTAAAAGGATTTAAGGCACTTATTGATACAAATGCAGCAATTAGAGATACTGATACATTAGTGTTTAATTTGATTGCATGCCCTGGTTACTCTGAAGCAATTCAAAACATGATTGCATTCAACACTGATCGTGGACTAACTGCATTTGTTATCGGCGATACTCCGTTCCGTTTAAAACCAACAGGTACTGATTTATCTGCATGGGGATTTAACACAAACAGTGCAGTTGATAATAACGATGTCGGTGGTGTTAGTTATGACGAGTACATGGCTATGTTCTATCCAAGTGGATTTACAAACGATAATACTGGAAACTATATTGTTGTTCCGCCAAGCCACATGATGCTACGTACTATCGCTAACAGTGATGCAAAGAGTTATCAATGGTTTGCTCCTGCAGGTACACGTCGTGGCGGTGTTGACAATGCTACTTCGGTAGGGTATATATTAGATGGTGAATTTAAACCAGTTGCATTACACGAATCTATTCGTGATGTAATGGCTTCTGTTAAAATTAACCCTATTACAACTTTCCCAGGTGTTGGTATTGTAAATTATGGCCAATATACTCGCGCAAGAAATGCAAGTTCTTTAGATAGAATTAACGTTGCTCGCTTAGTATGCTACTTACGTAGACAATTAAGTATTCTTGCTCGTCCGTTCTTGTTTGAACCGAATGACAAGATTACACGTAATGAAATCAAAGCGGCCGCAGAAAGTCTATTACTAGAATTAGTAGGACAACGTGCACTATACGACTTTATTGTGGTATGTGACAGTTCTAATAATACAAGTGCTAGAATTGATCGAAGCGAATTGTGGATGGATATTGCTATTGAACCAGTTAAGGCTGTAGAGTTTATCTACATTCCACTTCGCTTGAAGAATACTGGCGCGATTGCTGCCGGTCTATAATTAATAAATATAGTAAAGAAAAAGGAACACTTAACATGGCAATTTCCAGTCTAAGTAAATTAGGTGTCCCCCTTCAAGGGGACCAAAGCGCAGGCAATCAAGGCCTACTAATGCCAAAGCTGCAATATCGCTTTCGTGTGCTATTTGAAAATTTTGGTGTGAGCAAACCGACTACAGAACTAACAAAACAAGTTATTTCTACTACTCGCCCTTCTCCAGAATTTGAACAAATTACTCTTGATGTTTATAACAGCAAGATTAAGATGCCCGGCAAGCCAAAATGGAACGATATTTCTGTTATTGTACGCGACGATGTTACTGGCGCAGTTAGTAAACTAGTCGGCGAACAAATTCAGAAACAATTTGACTTCTTTGAACAGTCTAGTGCTGCATCTGGCATTGATTATAAGTTCACTGCTAAGATTGAATTGCTTGACGGTGGTAACGGCGCGTATGAGCCAGGTGTTCTTGAAACATTTGAACTATATGGTTGCTATATTACTAAAGCAGAATATAAGTCTGCTGAATATAAAACAAGCGATGCAATGGATATTACAATTGGTATCTCGTATGATAATGCTATCCAAGTTAATCAATCTGGTGTCAACACTGGTATTGGTGCAAACGTTGGACGTACTATACGTACACTTGCTACAGGCTAATAACCAGAGTGCAGAAAAAGGGCGTAATTTACGCCCTTTTTTAATGACTAAATAATAGCATGTCTAATCCTTTTGTAAACTTTCTCTCTAGCATGGCCGACGGGTCAGGCGATATGCGTGATTATCAACATGCTTCTAGGTTGTATGTAAACAACACATACGAGTTAGCACCTAAAGCAGGTTGGATTTATTATGTTGTGTTGAATATAAATCCAGCAGTTGCATCTGCTATGTTAGATTCTAAAGTAGCAGCACAGTTTGCTACATGGCAATCTAGATACAAAGGCTCGGTAGGGCTATTAGCAAAGATGATCGATCTTCCTAAGTTTACAATTCAAACAGAAACACTAAATCAGTATAATAAAAAAACAATTATACAGAAACAAATTATGTATAGTCCTATATCAGTTACATTTCATGATGATATGGCTAATTCAACAACTGATATGTGGAAATTTTATTATCAATATTATTTTGCAGACAGCATAAATTCTGGAGTAACTTCGTCTCCACTTAGTATTTTACCTAAATATATGGATTCGAAATATGCAGACAGTCAATCCGCGTATGGATTAAACAATAAACAATCAGTTCCTTTTTTTACATCAATTGATGTGTATCAATTACATAAGAAAAAATTTACTTCATTTAAAATTGTTAACCCTATTATTAAAGAATGGGCGCACGATAGTCTTGATCAAACACAAGGTAATCGAACATTAACAAGTAAGATGACGGTTGATTATGAAACTATCATTTATAATACAAGTGCTGCAAATAAGTCAACTGAACAAAATCCTGGTTTTGGAACAGATCACTATGATAATACTCCAAGCCCTATTAGTGTTGGGGGAAACGGTGCTGTAAGTTTATTAGGTGGCGCGGGTGTGCTTGCTGGTGCAGATGATATTTTTGGTGATTTACAGAACTTAGATTCAATGAGTCCATTAGACATGATGAATACGGCACTAAAAGCAAATTCATTATTAAAAAATGTTAAGAACTTATCAGTTGCAGGATTAAAACAAGAAGGAGTAGGAGTAATCAATAATGCATTAGCAGGAATGGTATCATCTCCGTCTTCAGTAGTTGGGTTAGATGGCACCGTTACAAAAGTCCCTACTTCTGATCGAATAGGCGCTGGTGTAAGTTCTGCAATATCTGGTATTGCTGCTTCTTTTTCTCCAATTGGCATAAAACTTTTCAGTGGTGCAGGATCATTTGTAAATAATACAACAGCAGCATCTCAAACAAAAACTTAATATATGACAACACTTAGCAATTTGCCCAAACCAAAATCAACATCAAATTCTGATGCTACGTTGAAAGTATTCAATCAATATTTTGATCTTCCTATTGAATTAAATAATACTGAACTAGTTGCAATGACTGGGTTTTTTGCTGCACGAGGGTTTGATGAAGTTGCTGCCGAATCTACAGCAATTACTATATTAACACAAGCAAAGAAAGATAATTTTAGTGGTATGCAAGTTATGGACACATTATCTGGTCTTGATACAGTGAGTATTAGTAATCTAGTTGCAGAAATATTAAATTTTAATAGATTTAAAACTAGTATAATCGGAGTTACACAATTAAGCACTCCTTCTGCAGAAGTAATTCGGAATATAGTTGCATGAGTTTAAAATTTAGTCAAGGTAACTATACAGTTAAGAATCCTGAGAAATATATCGGCCTAGGAGTTCCGCGATATCGTTCATCTTGGGAACTTTCTGTTATGCGTATGTGCGATGAAAATCCTGCAATTAATCAATGGGCTAGCGAAAGCGTAAAGATTCCGTATAAGGACCCATTGACTGGTAAAGCAACTGTATATGTTCCAGATTTTCTTGTAGTGTTTATTGATAAAAATCAAAAGAAACGTGCTGAACTTTGGGAGATTAAGCCTGCTAATCAAGCATTCAAAGAAAACGTCGGCAAGAATAAGTATAATCAAGCACAGTTTATTCGTAATCAGATAAAATGGGCAGCGGCTCAAAATTGGTGCAAACAAAATAATGTCCAATTTAGAATTATAACGGAGAGAGATCTCTATCATACAGGCAAGAAATAATGACAAAACGATTAGAAGAGATTTTAAATATTGAACCAATTACTGAGAAAATAATTCTTCCAGTAGATGCTCCTCAATTGAAACCTATTAATTTACAAGATAAGTTAGAAGAATTTGATAAAATTGCAGCCGCCCTGCCGCGTGTTAAAGGCCTTGGGGATATGGCTGACGACGAACTCGATACACTTGCAAAAAAAGCAGAACAAGCATACGACGATCTTATGGATTTAGGAATGAATGTTGAAGCAAAATACGGTTCAAGGATGTTCGAAGTTGCAGCAAGTATGATGGGCCAGGCAATTGCTGCAAAGAGTGCGAAAATAGATAAAAAACTTAAGATGGTAGAATTACAACTTAAAAAACTTGCGATTGATAAGAAAAACGGTACAACCGACGAGAATGAAGTGCAAGGAGAAGGGTATATTCTTACTGATCGTAACAGCATACTTGAAAAACTTCGCAACTTGAAATAAATAAAGCATAGGATATTAACATCATGAACAAACAGTTTAAAGACTACTTAACAGAAAGTGCAAAAAAATACGAGTTCCGTATTAAAATTGCTGGCCCTGTTACATCTGAACAAGAAAAAACAATGGAAGCATTGTTAGGAAAATTTCAAGTTTCTGGATTTAAAAAAGCCGGAGTTACTCCAATACAGGAATTGCCTTTAGATTTTCCTAAAATTAAAAATTCCGAAGTACACATTTACGAAGTTACTTTAGATTATCCAAGTACACAATGGGAACTACACGAATATCTTTGCTCAAATTCAAATATTGCAAAAGAATCGTTAGTAGTACGTCGCCCTGGCGAACCATTAGAAGAATATCAAAAACCTGTTGAAAAGCGAGAAGGTGCGTTGTTAACAGATAGCGAATACAAAGAATCTCCAAATGCAAATATGGACGATTATTATGGTGACAAATATAACACCGGATTTGTAAAAGAATTAAACGATATTTTAAAATTACAACGTAAAGCACAAGGACAGGTAATTCCTGAAACGGCTGATGTAAAATATAGCACTGATGCTGCTATTAATTCCTCTAGTTTGCTAAAGCAAGCACAAAATCCAAGAAAGAAATAATATGAACATGATTAATTTAATGCAACGTCTTGCAGAATTAGACGCAAAAAATCCTAAAATTGTTAAAGAGGCCGCATGGGAATCTCCTGAAGAAAAAGATGAAATTGCAAAACATACTCAAAATTTTAAAACAGCACATGCATCAGGTGATACAGCAGGCATGGAACAACATCGTAAAGCAGTACAAGTTGCCCGCGAAAAAGCAAGAGTAGCAGCCGGCCCGCGCGACTACAAGTCTGGTGGACCACCAGAGGGCTGGCCATTAGATGAAAATACTCCAGGGCGCATTAAATATGACGAAATGCGAAATAAGATTGTTAACGTAATTATTAAATTATATGATCAACCAGGCGCAACAGCAGAAACTATTAAACAGATGGGGGATCGTGTTGCAACTCACTTAGGTTATGATCCTGAAGATCCTATTTTTCAAGATGCATGGATTGAGTCATTTACTGATGCAGATTTATCTGGTGCGTTTGATAAAGAGCCAGAAGATGATTATACTGATTACAGCATGCGTCAAGGCGAAAGAGGCAATCCGGATCAACGAGATAGATGGAACGGCGATGAACAAGGCGACGACATGTACGAAACAAAAGGAAATCAAATGGAAAATTTAAATTTAGCAAGTCTAAGAATGCTATCAGGCATTAAAACAAAAATGAAAGAATGTGGTATTCCTATGTTAGGCGGCATGTCGGGTCAGTCGAGTATTCCTGCAAGTATTACTGCAACTGCTGGATCTGGCCGCGAACTTAGTGATATGCTTAAGGACATTATGTCATTAGCGGGTGTTAAGCCGGTTACTCAAAATGATATGCCTATTGAACCAACTGCAACTTCGACGCCTGTAGCAAAAGTTGGCCAACCTGATATGAAAGATTTAATGGCAATGGTTACTGACGAGCCGGACGCAGAAATCGATGGGATGAATGACGGTGATGATTTTAGTCAAGACAATGAACCCGAAGATGAAAGTTTAAGCGGTTCTATTGCAGGCGGCACAATTGGTGCAGCAGCAGGTGGACCAATCGGTGCAAAAATTGGATCAGAGATCGGTGATGAATTAACTGACGAAGACTGGACAATGGATAACGATGTCGAAATGACAGGCAAGATTGAAATTAACCATGGCAACCGCCCGTATGATAATAGTCCAAGCGAGAAAATGGGGCAAGACGGAGTTCGCCAATTTGGTGATATGGGGGCCGGCGGAACAGGCGATAGAATGGACGGCAATGCTCCTAAAGCACAAGCAACTGATATGGCAGAATCGTTATTTGCACAGTATAAGAAATTTGTTGCAGAAGCAGGTCCTGATAAGAAAGATGTTCCAGCATGGAAACGTAAGGAAAAAGGCGGTGATTGGAAAGTTTCTAAATCTGATTTAGAAAAAGAAAAAGATAGTCGTATTAGTGATCCTAAAACACTTGCAAAGAATAGTGGTAAGAAAGTAGATGAAGCGGCTGATAAACGTGCAGCAATTCAGGCTAAGTTAGATAACGCAAAAGCAAAAGCAGAAGCAAATAGGAAAGCCGGTGGTAGATTATACCCAATTGAAGATACTGATGCAGAAATTAAAAAGCATACAGCGGCACTAAAGGCATTAGGCGAAAGTAAAAAATCGACACAAGGTAAACTATAAGTAGGTTTACTATCAGATAGCCTCTTCGGAGGCTATTCTTTTCTGTAAATAACAATATGGCAACAAGATCACTCGATGGCAATTTAATAAAAAAAGCCAATATTAACTATCGCTGGACAGCACAGCAAGTTGAAGATTTAGCAAAATGTCAGGATCCCGAAACAGGACCTGCGTATTTTCTTGAAAACTTTTTCTTTATTCAGCATCCTACTAAGGGTAAAATTCAATATCAAGCGTTTGATTATCAAAAGGATTTACTAGACAGTTACCATACAAATCGTTTTAGTGTAAACATGCTAGGACGTCAGATGGGTAAAACGACCACTGCGGTAGGTTACTTGTTATGGTATGCAATGTTTGTAGATGATAGTACGATCCTAATTGCAGCGCACAAATATACAGGCGCTCAGGAAATTATGCAACGTTTACGTTATGGATATGAAACATGCCCGGATCATATTCGTGCTGGTGTGACTGAATATAATAAGCAAAGTTTAACATTCGAAAACGGATCGCGTATTGTTGCACAAACAACAACAGAAACAACTGGACGGGGTATGTCTGTTTCTATGTTATATTGTGACGAGTTTGCATACGTAGAACCAAATATTGCAGTTGAATTCTGGACTTCTATATCGCCGACACTTGCAACTGGTGGTAAAGCAATTATTACATCTACTCCAAACAGTGACGAAGATCAATTTGCTCAAATTTGGAATGAAGCAAACAAAAGATTTGACGAACATGGAAATTCCACACACTTAGGCAAAAACGGATTTCATCCATTTATTGCAGTATGGAGTCAACATCCAGATCGTGACGAAGAATGGGCAAACGCAGAACGTAGTCGTGTCGGTGTTGAACGTTTTGAACGTGAACACGAATGTAAATTCTTAATCTTTGATGAAACTCTTATTAATGCTATAAGTTTGTCGGATTTAGAAGGTGACGAACCTATTATGAAAATGGGGCAAGCACGTTGGTATAAAAAAATTAACCCTTTATCAACTTATATCGTTAGTCTTGATCCATCGTTAGGCACCGGCGGCGACTATTCTGCAATACAAATCCTCGAAATTCCTTCAATGGAACAAGTATGTGAATGGCATCATAATATGACTCCTGTACAAGCGCAAGCTCGTATTCTTCGAGATTTATTAAAACAAATTGATATGAAATGTTCTGATGCAGGGGTAACTCCTAGTATATATTACTCTGTGGAAAATAATACAATTGGTGAAGCAGCATTAGTTGCAATTAACGAGTTAGGGGAAGAAACATTGCCTGGCTTATTTCTAAGCGAACCAATTAAGAAAGGACATGTACGTAGATTCCGCAAGGGATTTAATACTACGCATGCGGCTAAAATTAGTGCTTGTGCAAAATTAAAACAACTAATTGAAACCCATAGTTTAAAGATACATAGTAAGTCGCTAGTAAGTGAACTTAAGACTTTTGTTGCAAATGGCCTTACATATAAAGCCAAAACCGGGCAGCATGATGATTTAGTTGCTAGTTTATTACTTGCAATTCGTATGATTATGATGTTACAAGATTGGGATCCGAGCATTTACGATAAAATGAGAGATCACACCGGGTTAGAAGAGCACGATTTACCGTTGCCTATATACTTTAGTTCTTATTAATATAAATACAGAATGATGAACGCAATTGAACTTATTTCCCAAGACCTGTTTGATAAAGTTAGAAGCCGTTATTCAAACCTAGAAATGGGCGACGAAGATGGAAATTCTACTTCAGATCCTAGAGGCGCAAGATTTTTTGATTTTGATTATACAATCGAAGGTAACAACTTAGGCCGTGTAAGCATTTCAATTAATGAACGTGGAGCATTAAAAGTATTTTATGGACAAGGCATATTAGAAGATGCTGATCCTATTACACAAGAAATGTGGTTTAATTTTTTAAAAGAAATGCGTAATTTTGCTAAACGTAGACTATTGCGATTCGACACACGCGATATTACTAAAGCAAATCTAGATAAAACCGATTTTCAATATCTCGCCTCAACTGGCTCTAAGGAAGACACTATGTCAGAAAATAAAATGTTTGGTAGCAGCAAAAGTAGTTACTTACCAATGGAAAAAACAAAATTAATCATTCGCCATAATAAAGCAGTTGATGAAGAACAGCGTGGCGCTCGCAGCCGCGGCAATAATATTAGTTCGATTTATATTGAAAATGCAGAAGGTGAACGTTTTAAATATCCGTATGTACATTTAGCAGGGGGCAAGGCTATGCAACGTCACGTTGCTAACGGTGGCCGCCCGTATGATGAGCATGGCCAAGCAATCATTAAGATGAGTGAACAAATTGCTCAATTAACTGCATTTAAGCGGCACGTTGGTCACCATGATTCAATGCACAATGAAGCAAATGATATTATGGAGAAAGCATCAGTAAAGTTAGAAACATTACGTGGGCACATTAACAATTTAAGTAAGCAAGGGCATTACCAAGCATGGAAAGAGTCGTTTGCTTCAAATGGTGAAGCAGAAGAAATGGTAATGGATCAGGCTACTATGGAAAATTACAAAAGTAAGTTTACAGTTAGCACATTTTCAGAAGATTTAACTCAATATTTTCCATTAATTTATTCTATCATGCATGAGGCCGGCGATGTAGATTTAGATGATTATGTAGGTGAAAGTGGTCACGGCGCCGAATGTAAAAAATGCAATTGTGATCCATGTGAATGCAATAAAAAGAAAGTTGACGAATTTGCATCATTTGAATCATGGGCAAATGCATTAGCAGAAGGAACAATCGGACCTGATACTATTGCTGCATTAAAAGAATTACTAGGTAATGAAAAATTTACTTTAGGAGTTGATGGTACAAGTGCAATCGAAGCACTCGAAGGCATTGGAATTACTGATAATGAATTAAATGATGCACTAATCAAACTAGCAACACTTAACCCTAAAGCAGATCCTATTCCTACTATTAGCGCATGGATTACTACAGTTGATCCAGCAGCAGCGCAGCAATTAGGATTAGATCAAGATCAAGCAACTGCTGAAGAACCAGCAGAGGATATGGCCGATAGTCAAGAACAGCGCCCAGAGCCTAGCATACGCGAGATTGCTGAAATGGTAAAATCATTTTATGATAGAGAAACTGGTAATTTTCCATTAGGCGAAACTGGTGTTATTACTAAGATTAAGAAAGAATTAGGCGATAGAGCAGGAGCATTGGCCGAGAGATTAGTACAACATTTAGCAGCACAATCTGGGCAACAATCTAATGATCACGAAGTTGAAGAAAGCGGACCTTGGGACCATGTTGAATATGCACCCGGCGACCGCGCAAGATTATCACCAGATGATATCAATAGACAAAATAGAGCAGGTTCCCCAGACAATTCTAAAGTTCCTATGATACGTGATAAACACGGTCGAATGATACCTGATCCATTTGCAGCAAAGAAAGCAGCAATGGCACATGGTCGCGTAGGGCAATATGAAGGAGCAGTTAACGAAATGTCTCCTGAGAAATTAGGCAAATATGTTAACAAAGCACAATGGCAACATGATTCATTAGAACGCAGAAATGCAATGAGCACTAAGAATCCAGGCCCTGGCAGTCTTGGAAAGTTCTCTAAGAATGAGAAAAAGCAAATGAAACGTAAATCTGGAATTGAACAGGCTAAGAATAAAATTGCAAATAAGGTATCTGAATCAGTTGACACAACTAAGGCTGCATTAACTGAAAGCATTGATAATAAATTGTTTAACGACATAATGAAGTTATCCGGATTAAAGAAATAATCGGCTAAACGACTCCTATAATTAGCAGCCATTTATGTTGCGATGATAAATAAAACTGTGCATAATAATGTTATGCACAGTTTTTCTTTTAGTCAGTTGGCTTTAAGAGAGCGGCACATAAAATTAAATTATTAAGGAAAATCATTATGGCAACTTTAGCAGAAATCAGAGCAAAGCTTCAAGCATCATCTCAGCAAAACACCGGCGGCTCGGCAGGTGGAGACAACGCAATTTACCCCCACTGGAATATCGCAGAAGGACAAACCGCTACATTACGCTTCGTACCAGATGCAGATCCAAACAACACCTTTTTCTGGATTGAACGTGCAATGATCAAATTGCCTTTCGCAGGTGTTAAGGGCGAAGCAAATTCCAAACCCGTTACTGTGCAAGTACCTTGTATGGAGATGTGGAATGAAACATGTCCTGTTCTTACAGAAGTACGTCCTTGGTTCAAGGATAAATCTTTAGAAGAGATGGGTCGTAAATACTGGAAGAAAAAGTCTTATCTTTTCCAAGGCTTTGTTGTTGACAGTGCTTACAAGGAAGATGGAAAAGTTCCAGAAAATCCAATCCGCCGTTTTATTATCGGCTCTCAAATTTTCAACATTATCAAAGCAGCATTGCTTGATCCTGATATGGAAGAGTTGCCAACAGATTATGTCCGTGGTGTTGACTTCAAGGTAGTTAAAACAAGCAAAGGTGGATATGCTGATTACTCTACTTCGCAATGGGCTCGTCGTGAACGTGCACTTAGTGAAGATGAATTGGCAGGTGTTCAACAATATACGCCATTTGACTTGAAGAGTTTCTTGCCTAAAAAGCCAGGAGAAGTTGAACTTAAGGTTATCAAGGAAATGTTTGAAGCGTCTGTCGACGGCGAAGCATTTGATATGGAACGTTGGGGTCAATACTACAAGCCAGGTGGATCTTATACACCTGCAGGCGGAGCGGCAACTCCTGCAACTCCAGCAGCAACTCGTCCTGCTCCGGTAGCAGCAGCGCGTCCGGCACCTGCCGATGATGAAGATATGGGCAATGCAGTAGATAAAGCCGAAGAATCTTTTGCAGCACCAGCAGAAGCAGCACCAGCAGCAGCAAGCTCACGTGCACAAGACATTCTTGCAGCAATCCGTAGTCGTAACAAGTAATTAAAGAAGATAGGGAGAGAAATTTCCCTATCTCTTTTTAGCACCATCACGATTATAAAAAGGAAATAAAATGGCAAAATCATTTGATATTAGTAAGTTTAGGAAGTCAATCACAAAGAGTATTGATGGGTTGGGCATTGGATTCAACGACCCAACTGATTGGGTGAGCACGGGTAACTATGCATTAAATTATCTCATTAGTGGATCTTTTGGTAAAGGCATTCCGCTCGGCAAAGTTACAGTATTTGCCGGAGAAAGTGGCGCAGGCAAATCGTATATCTGTTCAGGTAACTTAATTCGTAATGCACAAGAACAAGGTATTTTTGTTATCTTAGTTGATAGTGAAAATGCGCTTGATGAAAAGTGGCTTATTGATTTAGGAGTTGACACAAGTGCAGAAAAGTTGTTAAAACTTAATGTAGCAATGATCGACGACGTAGCAAGAACTATCTCTGAGTTCATGAAAGAATATAAAACAATGGATTCGGAAGACCGGCCTAAGATTTTATTTGTAATTGACTCATTAGGTATGTTGCTTACTCCGACTGATGTAAATCAATTCGAAGCAGGTGAAATGAAGGGCGATATGGGTCGTAAGCCAAAGGCACTAACTTCGTTAGTTCGCAATTGCGTTAACATGTTTGGATCATATAATGTTGGCATGGTATGCACTAATCACACCTATGCATCACAAGATATGTTTGACCCGGATGACAAAATTAGTGGCGGTCAAGGATTTATCTATGCATCTTCTATTGTAGTTGCTATGCGTAAATTAAAACTTAAGACTGACGCCGACGGTAACAAGACTACAACAGTGAATGGTATTCGTGCTGCATGTAAGATTATGAAAACTCGATATGCAAAACCATTCGAAAGCGTCCAAGTAGAAATTCCATACTCGACTGGAATGAGTCCGTTTAGTGGATTAGTTGACCTTGCAGAAGCAAAAGGATTACTAAAGAAAGAAGGAAACAGTCTTGTTTATACTACTCACGATGGCGAAATTATTAAACAATTTCGCAAGGCATGGGAACGTAATGAGAAAGATGGATTAACTATTATGATGGCAGAATGGACCGATGTCGATGTAAGTCAGATAACTAATGAAGCCATTACTGAGGAGTAATAAAAATGGAAGATAGTTTAATTATGGAAATGTGGGATTTATTCATTGAATATATTCCGGAAAAAAACAGAGAACTAGCAGCAAGCCAATATGTAGAGTTTTTACTTGGCCAAGGATTTGAAATAGATACGTTGGAAGGGTTTATGGGATATGATCCACATATGGACTCTGCTATTAAGATTGTCGTAGATGCTGAAAAAGTCGATGACGATTATGATGACGGAGAGAACGAAGCAGGATACGACGAAGAAGAGGATTATTAATGTCAATCTGGTATGCCAAAGTTAGCAACAGTCTTGCAAATTTGCCTGGATGTATTGACTATTTTTATAGTGAATTAAATGAGGCAAAGAAAGAAGTTAAGATATACGGTAGTATAGAAAAAGCAGCAGCGGCATTACCTGGTATTGTTGAGCAACGGTTTAATCAACTTCAAGAAATTGAAGCAGTATTAGAATTCTTAAACATTCAACTTCGTAAACTTCGTTCTAAATTATTTAAGAAATATCTTGAAAATTATGCTCGTGCTCTTAGTTCACGGGACGTAGAAAAATATGTTGACGGTGAGGAAGAAGTTGTTGACATGGAATTGTTAATTAACGAATTTGCATTACTTAGAAATCAATGGCTTGGTATTATTAAAGCAATCGACCAAAAGCAATGGCAAATGACAAATATTGTTAAACTTAGAGCAGCAGGCCTAGAAGATGTTAGCATTTAAAATAAGGGCTTAGGCCCTTATTTTTATTAAAATATTATGCATATAGAAAATATAATTAGCCAATTAGCATGGGCAATATCTCTTGCAAAACCGGATACGAGTATTGTTAATAGTATGTCGGATCAAGTGCAAGCAGGCCGTGGATTTACAGAAAAACAACGTACATTAGCGTTGAGTTTAGTGTATAAGTATAGAGTAAAATTATCTGAATTATTAAAACTTGATATTCAACAGTTGCTACTTGCACCGACATTTAAGTATCCAGTACGCACTATTCAATATGCAAAGAGTATATCAGTTGTTGAAAAACTTTCAACAAAGGTTTTTGCAGCACAATTTCCATATAATGCAGAATTAGTTGACTCTATAAAACTATATAAAAATAGTAATCCTAAGTTTATATCTGGCGATATTGCATGGAATGGCGAATCTCGTGTATGGGAATTTGGGTATAATGAGCCAAACATTTTATTTCTTGCAGGTCTATTAGATCAAGGATTTACTTGTGATGATGCATTTGCTGAATTAGCAGAAATGGCATTAATAATCGAACACGACATAGAAAAACATATACCGATGCTAGTTGTCGAAGGCGGCAAGTTTTTGTATAAAAATACTATAAACTCTATTCCTCAGCCGACGTCGACTAATTTAGTTGAAGTATTGTTAGCAGCAAGGCAGTATGGCATTACTTGTTGGGATGACAATATTGAAAATATAATCGAATCTACCGGAATTAATAATGTAATTAAGACATTGCTTTCGTCTACTACCTGTTGTCCAGTAGTTGTTGAGAATTCAACAATGCACGATATAAAAGATGCAATTCTTTATAGTAAAACCGTGTTATTTGTAATTCCTGGAGGAACTGAACAATTACATTTGTCCAATGCTCATACCTTCTTAAATCGATTATGTTATACTAATGAACAGATATCAGTGATGTTTAGACTTGATAGTAGTTCAGGTAAAATGTGTAATGAATATATAAAAACACACAAACTCAATAATAGTATTAGTGATGATACTAAATTTGTATTTGTAAGTGGTAAAATACCAAAGCCGTTAATTGAAGCAAACAAACGGTTTGATTTAGTGGTACATTTTGGTACTAACTCTGCTCATTATACATTGAAGAATTTTATTAAGAATCATCATAATGTGATTAGCATAAACATGCTTGAAAGTGAACCGGAGTTAAAATTTGTCTAGTTGTAGAATTGTTATTAAAGATGAAGTGAATGTAAAAATTGAGAACTTAGATCTTGATACTCGTAAGGCGTTGGTTAAAAAATTCAAATATGAAGATCCGACTGCACGATATCGTCCATCTTTTAAATTAGGCCGATGGGATGGTGCAGTTAGTTTCTTTGGTCTTGGAGGAACAACATATCTTTATTTGTTACCTCAGATCCTTGAGTTCTTAGAAGGTCGTAACTATTATATCGAAGTAGAAGACGAAAGAGTAAGTCCTCCCCTTGAATTTGAAAAAGTAACAGAAGAATTTTGGGGAGACCAAACTTGGCCAGCAGGACACTTATATGCCGGCCAAAAAATCAGACTGCGGGACGATCAAGTTGAGGTTGTTAATAAATTCCTTGAAAATCCCCAATGTATACAGGAGATTGCAACAGGGTTTGGTAAGACAATTACTACTGCTACATTATCAAAGATATGTGAAAAGTATGGACGAACAATTACTATTGTTCCGAATAAGTCGTTAGTTGAACAAACTGAGGAAGATTTTATTAATTGTCAGTTAGATGTTGGAGTGTATTATGGTGATCGCAAGGATTTAAATAAAACACATACTATTTGTACTTGGCAAAGTTTAAACATATTAGATAAAAAATCTAAAGATGAAGATGCTGATTTATTAATCAGCCTTGCTGAATTTTTAGATGGTGTACAAACTGTAATGGTCGATGAAGTGCATATGGCTAAAGCAGATGTTCTAAAGAAATTACTAACACAGAATCTAAATCATGCAGCAATTCGTTGGGGATTAACTGGGACGATTCCAAAAGCCGAGATTGATCAACTTAATATTAAAGTATCATTAGGTGAAGTAGTTCATCAAGTTAAGGCACACGAATTGCAAGAAAAAGGCGTGCTCAGTAATTGCCATGTAAATATTGTGCAAACAGCAGAGCATAAAGAGTTTGGTTCATATGCTGAAGAACTAAAGTTCCTTGTAACTAACAAAGAACGCGTTGAATACATGTCTACATTAATTGCTGAGATTGCAAAAACAGGCAATACATTAGTCTTAGTTGATAGAATCGAAACTGGTAAATTGTTACAAACTTATTTGAGTAGCGTAACCAGTTTAATGACAAATAAGCCGGACGTTGCATTCATATCTGGAGCAGTTAAGACAACTGATAGAAAAGAAGAGTATGACGAAATTAAAACTTCAACTAATAAAATTATCATCGCTACGTACGGTGTTGCAGCCGTGGGTATTAACATTCCTCGCATTTTCAATATGGTTCTTATCGAACCTGGGAAAAGTTTTGTAAGAGTTATTCAAAGTATTGGTCGTGGAATTCGTAAAGCAGATGACAAAGATTTTGTCCAAATATGGGACTTAACAGCAGCAACTAAGTATGCTAAAAAACACTTAACGGAAAGAAAACGCTTCTATAAAGATGCGCACTATCCATTTACAATAGACAAAGTCAAATATCAATAATTAGGAGAATAAAAATTCAAATTTTAACTTTAGAAAATAAAACGTTCTATCTCAATGATCTTCCAGAAGAGGTCGATGATGATTTACGTTTCTCTGTGCTAGACAATAGTGATCCAAACAATCCGGACTACTTTTATATTCCGTTAATTTTTCTTGAATCATTTACCTGTCCAGCAGCAGTACTACAAATCGGACCATATGAAATTACGATGCCACTTGATTGGTGTGCAGTAGTAGGTGATCCTGAAGGTCCGGATATGGAAGTATTGCCAATTACAAGTTTAAACGATCGAGGGTTTAGGACATTTTGTTTTAATCCATTAAGTTCGTTTAGACCAGAATTTTATGACATTGATATTGTGAACATATATCAAGATGTTAAATGGTATTTTCCAAAAATGAAGCCAGGACAGTTACTCACTACGCCGCTTCATGCAGGTGAAAAACCAGTGTGTTCATTTTTTGTTAAAGAAGTTAGTAGACAAAGCGAGTTGTTAGACTACACTAAATGTTGGTAAAATAAAGGAGAATAATATGGGAAAACTTACACCGGGCATTACGCTTATATACGAAAGTCCAGATAAAGGCGAGACAGTTTATGCTAGAGAAGCAGGCACTGATAAAAAGACATTAGTTGGATATAATTTTCCGAGAGATAAATCAGTTCAACTCACACACGCTAAGTTATGGGCAGATATACATGAAGCAGCACTGACAAATGCAGAGTTGCAAAATTTGTTGCAAATGTGTATAATTGTATATAACACAATTAAATCACCTGTCTTACACCATCCTGTATAAAAATGGCAACCGCAAAACTTGATATCAAAAGAGAATTAGAAGCAGTAGATACTCGTAATTACGAGTTTTACGATAATTTAACCGATGACGAACGTAAAGTATTCAGTCCGTATATTCTAATGAGATATACTTCAAATGTTCAAGGCGACCGCGATATTCAAGAATGGTTTGTTGAAATGACCAATGAACTTGTAAACAAAGATCATTGGTCATTGAGTAAGGAACACAAAGCACTATTATGGAAATTATTTGCAGGTACAGGTGCGGGAGTAAAATGTTATCATCCGTATCTTGCAGCAGGTAAAAAAGAAAAAGCAAATAAGATTGAAAAATTATTATGTGAACTTAATCCGGCTATGAAAATGGAAGATATTAAATATCTAGCAAGTATAATGGACAAGAAAGACATAACTAACTTATTTGATAGTTTAGGTTTTGATAAAAAGCAACGTAAAGATTATGAATAATGAGTATACATCTACCTCTGACTTTAGTATAAGTTGGACAACAGTTAATTGTGAATTTAACTCATTTAAGGATGTGTACGATTTTTGCAAATTAAATTGCAGAGATATGTTTGCTATTGACAATTTGCAGCACCAATTGCGATTTAAAGACGAACGAGATGCTACTTTATTTTCTTTAAAATGGAAATAATAATGAAAGATAAACTAGGCAATTCCTTTCATATAGGATGCAAAGTAGTACGGGCTATTACAGATGGACATCTTGCAATATGCGAAGTAACACAAATAATAGGCGAGAGTTTGTATTTAGATCACAGTAAACAACCTATTAAATTCCCAAGTCGGTTGTTAATTATAGAACAAGATCCGCTGTATAAATTAGTAAAGAATTACAAACCAAATGATTGATTTAGTTGACCAACCGTATACGTGTGTACACTGTAAGAAGAGTTTTATGAAAAATAAAACTCTTATTTCTCATATGTGCGAAGGCAAGAGACGTGCTTTACAAAAAGATGAGAAAAGAGTACAGACTGGAATGGTTGCATTTAATCGATTTTACATCCTTACACAATTTGCTAAGAAAAATAAAACGTACGAAGAATTTTGCAAGAGTTCATATTACAACGCATTTGTAAAATTCGGTTCGTTTATTAACAACGTAAATCCGTTGTATCCAGATAAGTTTGTTGACTACGTGATTAAGAGCGGTGTTAAATTAGATGACTGGTGCAAAGATTCATTGTATGAAAAGTATTTGTACGAAATGATTAAAACTGAGCCAGTTGAAAGTGCAGTACAACGATCATTACAAAATATGATGGACTGGGCAGATTCTAACAATGCACAATTTAATCACTATTTTAATTATGTAAATCCAAATAGAGCAGTACAGGATATTCGCAATGGAAAAATCACTCCGTGGTTAATTTTAAATTGCAAGAGCGGTAAAAAAATGCTAAATGAGTTCAGCGATGAACAGTTGGACATGATTGCACCTGCGTTAGATATGCAATACTGGTTAAAGAAATTTAAACAAATACCGGCAGATACTATTCTAGTTAAAGAAATATGTAAAGAGGCTAGTATAACATGAAAGTTCAAGGAGATGTAGATATTGATTTTGCAAATAGGGATGATTTATTATCCTTAATTCCACACGTAGTTGCGAGTAGATATGAAAAAGGCGAATTAAAGAAACACAATTCTGGAATTTATTTACAGAATATTCCGAAAAATCCATTAACTGGAATTTGCTCTATTGATTACGAAGCAGCAGCAGCACGGGGATATTTTAAAATTGATTTCTTAAATGTATCTGCATATCAAGGAATTAGAAATGAAAAGCATATTGAACAATTGCTTTCTATAGATCCTATATGGGAATTATTATATGAAAAAGATATATGTGACCAATTAGTGCATGTAAATGGATACAATCAATTACTATCTAAATTGAGACCTGCCAGCATAGAAGAACTAGCAATTGTACTGGCGTTGATTAGACCGGGAAAAAAGCATTTACTTAGTAAATGTTTAGAAGCCGGATATACTAGTATTAATGACGAAATATGGACTAAACCAGAAGATAACAGTTATTACTTTAAAAAATCACATGCTACTTCTTATGCACATTTAATTGTTATGCAACTAAATAAAATTTGTGAAACGGTTAGCGCATCTTCTTAACGTTTTTAACCAATTGAATTGATTTACGTTTAACCCTCTTCTCGGCTATTTCACTTAGATTAACAATAGGACCAAATACAATTTCTATATCTTTAGAATTAAATGTTTTTATGTATCCCCTATAAGGAATCATATCAGATTTTAAAAATATATTGATTGGAATTTTTCTATTGCTTTCCCACCACCATACATCGCCTGCTTCTAAAAAGGCTTGTTTTTCCACCTCGGTTTTGATTACAGCGAAGTCATAGATGCTGGCTACGTTGTTGTCAAAGTTTATGATGATGCCTATATATTCGATCTCGTTAGATTTAATACATGTCATAAACGGAAAATTCTTCTGAAAGTTGTCTTTTGTTGTCATTGATTACGGTAAATACATATTATGAAAATACCAGTTTATTTATATACCAATTCCTTCGAAGTTATATTGGATCTGGATAATAACAATAGGATAGTACAGATTATGTATCAACGAGACCTTACTTTACAAAAAGGCGTCAAGAATAGAGTTCAATTACAGTTTAAAAACAGTGATCAGAAACTGTTGAATGTTTCTACATCAAGTTTTGTCTTTATATTATTTGATACAGTTAACCAACGCAATATAGTTGAAAAGGATGTAACTATCCTTGATACCGGCTCCACTTCAACAACTTATGCAAGTAAAGGGCTTGGAGAAGTAGTGTTCTCTGAGAGTGACCTAGACTCGTGTGATACTGTGTATTATAAATTTGGTGTAAAAGCAATGGATACAGATGGTAGTTATGTTCCTACTTACGCAAATACGTATTACGGAATAAGCGGTACACTTGAAGTTAAACATGATTTATATCCTACATTAATTCCTAGTCAAGAAATTACAAAATTCAGTACATACTACAATGCTGATGTAGTAGCACAGCAATACGAATATTATTCAGGTAATCTAAATGCAAAACCTGAATTTAACTCAAATACTGCATTACACACTGTAGCAGTTTATATGAAAAAATTTCGAGGACGAGTACTAATCGAAGGAACATTAGAAAATGATCCGTCGTCTTTTGGTAACTATGCAACAATTAGCGATATCACATATAATCAGTTTACCGGAATTGATTATACTAACTTTAATGGTGTATTTTCAAAAATACGTATTCGATATATTCCTGCAAAAGAACCAGTTTATCAAAGTAACGATATTAATGCATCAGATCTAACAACAAGAGCAGCGATCCGTGCATATGCCGGATCTGTAGACAAAGCATATTACAGAAGTTAAACTATATGTATGAATCTCATACAAGCAAGTGTCCAATCAGCATTACCACCTAATCGAAAGTTAACCACTGGCGGATGGGTGTCATTCAATGCTCCGTGCTGCATTCATAAAGGCGAAAGCGCAGATACAAAGAAACGCGGCGGGATTTTATTTTCACAAGATGGATTTATCTACAGTTGTTTTAACTGCGGATTTAAAGCAGGATGGCAACCTGGTAAGATGCTAAGTCAAAATACAAAGAACTTATTTCATTGGATGGGAATGCCAGATAGTGATATTAATACTTTGATTGTTGAAACATTACGTGAAAAGAATGCTATACCAGTTGCGTCAAAAGTACTTAGTTTCGAATTGCATGATGTTGCATTGCCCGATGAGTGCCTGCCGATTATAACTTGGATTAATGAAGGATGCGAAGACACGAAACTTCTTAATGTTATTGAATACATTTTAGGTCGAGGTCTTACATTAGATGATTACAACTGGCATTGGAGCAGTGCAACCGGCTACTCTGACAGAGTATTCATACCGTATTACTATCGCGGTAATGTAGTAGGATGGAATGGTCGTAAGATTAGAGACGGTGCACCGAAATATCTTAAGTCGGCACAAAATGGATATGTGTTTAACATCGATGCGCAGAATTATGAACGTGCATTTGTAATTGTAGTAGAAGGTGAGTTTGATGCAATCTCAATTGGAGGAGTTGCAATAGGTAGCAACAATCCTAACGAAACACAATGCGCAAGGATAAATGCATTAGCAAAAGAAGTAATAGTAGTCCCAGACAGAGATAAAGCAGGTGCAATGATGCTTGATGCTGCAATAGCAAACGGTTGGAGTATGAGTTTACCGCCTTGGGGCGATGATATTAAAGATGTAAACGATGCAGTAAAACGATACGGTAAAGTATACGTATTAGCAGTAATATTACATTATAGAACATCTAACAATCTACTAATTGAATTAGAAAAGAAAAAACTAGAAAGAATTCATGGCAATTAAACAAGAAACTAAAAAAACAAACTACAGTCAAGACGTACAAAAATTATATTTAGAAATGTTTTTAAGTGATGCAGAAACTTTCATACGTTGCCAAAGTATTTTTGATCCAGAAGCGTTTGATCAACGGTTGCAAGACACTGCAAAGTTTATTACAGAATACGTAGATAGTTATAAAATTATGCCAGAAGTTGCAATTGTTAATGCAACGTGTAATTCAAATCTAACTCAACTTGATTTACCAAAAGAAAATTATGATTGGCTAATGGAAGAATTTGAAAGTTTTTCTAGGCACAAAGCACTCGAACATGCAATTATTAAATCTGCAGACTTAATTGAAAAAGGCGATTATGGTCCAGTAGAAAAAATGATTAAAGATGCTGTTCAAATTAGTTTAAATCGCGATATGGGTACAGATTATTTTGACGACCCCCGTGCACGATTAATGAAACTTAAAGACGGTAATGGACAAATTAGTACAGGGTGGCCAAGCGTTGATCGTAAGTTGTACGGAGGATTCAATCGTGGCGAACTTAATATTTTTGCGGCTGCGTCCGGAGGCGGTAAGAGTTTATTTCTTGCTAACTTAGGAGTAAATTGGGCGCTGCAAGGCCTTAATGTTGTATACTTAACATTTGAATTAAGTGAAGCATTAGTGGCCATGCGACTAGACAGTATGATGACAGGTATTCCAGCGCGTGAAGTATTTCGTTCTATTGATGATGTGGAATTGAAGGTTAAAATGCTGGGAAAAAAGGCGGGAAGTGTACAGATCAAGTATATGCCCTCAGGGAAAAATTGTAACGATATTAGAGCCTATTTGAAGGAATATCAGGTCAAAAAGGGATATAAACCAGACGTTTTGTTAATAGATTACCTTGATTTGATGATGCCTTTATCTGTGAAGATAAGTCCTAGTGATCTGTTTATTAAGGACAAATATGTATCAGAAGAACTTCGTAATTTGGGCATGGAAACTAACACATTAATGGTTACTGCATCGCAGTTAAACAGAAGCGCAGTTGAAGAAATCGAGTTCGATCACTCGCACATTTCCGGAGGATTGTCTAAGATTCAAACTGCAGATAATGTAATCGGTATCTTTACTAGTCGCGCTATGAAGGAGCGTGGCCGCTATCAGATTCAATTTATGAAAACACGTTCTAGTTCAGGTGTTGGACAGAAAGTTGATCTCGAGTTTAACGGAGATACATTGCGAATCGGTGACCTTGGAGATGAAGAAGATACAAGTAGTTTTAATCAAGGTGGCGGGCAGAAGCAAATGCCAAACGGTACCAATGCAACTATTAACTCGTTTAAGAAGACGAGTACAGTTAGAGAAACAGTTGATCCCGATACTGGAGAGATTCGATCTGCAGATCCTAAGTCAGGCATTGCAGCACCAAAAGTTAAAGCAGACGCCGGTGGCTCACAAATACGTAAAATGCTAGCATCTATTAATACAGAAAAAGATTAAATGATACCTAAATTGATTATTCAGGTATATGCAAGCAGTATACCTATGCCAGGTGAAATTAGACAAAATATAGAACATATTAAAACGATTAACACTGGATATCAGCATAAATTGTTTGACGAAACAGCAGTTAGAGAATATATTCAAAACAATAGTTGGCCAGAACTACTTGAGCAAATTGATCGTATAAATCCTAAATACTTTGTAGTACTGCTTGATATATTTAGATATCTTATTTTGTATAAAGAAGGTGGTGTGTACCTTGATATTAAAAGTACATTATCTGCGCCATTAGATGATGTACTTTTATCTAGCGATTTGTTTTTACTACCTGATAATGCTTATAATATTTTTTTGCAATGGTGTGTTATCTCAGTTCCTAATCACCCATACCTTAAATTAATACTCGATACAATAGTGCATACATTAGCAAACTATCAATATCAAATCGACGGAGTTGGAGAAAAAGGAGTATTTAATGTATCGGGATCGGGGATGTATTCTCGATGTATTTTGTCATTGTTTAACCCTTCCTTACACCGAATAGTTAATTTATCTACAGTAGGTATAAAATATACTATTTTTAACAAGTCAACTGCGCATAAGTTGCTATTTAATAAACCACATTATACTACATTATTGGCAAAATTAGTTATCTAACTCGTTAAGTTTGTATGCATAGTATGTTATACTAATTGTATGAAGAAGCAAACATTTAATCTAGATATGGATGGCGTAGTAGCAGACTGGTCAGCAGGTGCTGCTAAAATTGTAGGGTACAAAATTGACGATCCGAATCAACTCTATCCTGATAGTGATTGGGCAAAGATTAGAGAGCATCAACGTATGTTCCGAGATCTACCGTTGATGCCACATGCCTTAGAGATGATAGATATTGCACGTGGATTCCGTGATCAATTGGGATACGAGTTAGTTTATCTAACTGCAATCCCGCACTATAACGACGTTCATTGGGCGTTCTGGGATAAGATGCTGTGGTCAATGCATCATTCTCCTGATATCCCTGTGCACTTCGGGCCTTATTCTGCAGATAAAGCAATACATTGTTTGCCTGGCGATATTCTAGTTGATGATCGATCTGATAACTGCTCCGAATGGGTAAACGCAGGCGGTGTTGCGGTTCATGTACGAACTGGCCATTATAGAGATGCATTAAATACACTCGCAGCAATGTTTGAGAAGAAACTTGCATTGCAACGCCTTTCTAATATGTAAAAACATGCAAGTAGATATTTCCAATAACCTTATTAAGAGTTGCACCTGTGGCAACAAGACTGAATTCACACCTAACTCAATCTGCGATGTATCAATCCTCATTTGTAATGAATGTGGTGTTGCGCATCAATTGCTAGAGGGATGGGATGAAGCAAAATTAAACGAATTCTACGGACATGAGTACCATAAGAATTACATGCAGAAGACAGGTCATCAATCATATCACGATAGATATAAGCACGACCTTGCAGTTGCTGCAAAGCGATTTGCAACTTACTCTGCATATATTATGGGTGCAATTGGAAAAAAGACGTTAGATATCGGAAGTTCGAATAGTGCATTTGTACACTATGCATTAGCAAACGGATATGATGCTTGGGGACTAGAACCCGGCGACATCGGCGACGACGGTTGCACTATTCGTGGCAACCTTGCATCTGCAAGAATCGACGAAGGAGTATGGGACTTAATCACAATGCATGATAGCATCGAGCACATGGTTAATATTGGATCTGCACTAACAAAAGTACACAGTCTATTGTCCACAGACGGAAAATTGATTATTGATTTACCTAACTTCTGGCATACAGACGGCATGCACCACTGGAAAGTAGTTGAGCATCTTTGGTTCCATAATGTTGATCAAATGACAGAATTACTTAATAACCACGGGTTTGATGTTGATGCAGTACACGAGCCTATTCCTGGAAAACTCGTGTTTTATACAATTAAGGTTTAAGAACTAAAGGAAGATACTTTTGCACTAGTTGCAAACGTAACTGCGGACTTTGGCCCGGCCAATGCATAACCCAATCACCGGGTTGCCATTGGCCATTTGTACCTATGCAGTCGATATGGTTCCTAGGGTCTAGGCCATCTATTCCGTGACATCCATCAGAGAAGCAAGCAGCATTAAATGTTCTCTGGGGAACAATTTTAATAATGTCTTTGAAGTGGTTAAATGTATCGATCATTACTTCTTGCTCATTTGGATACAAGTGTGATACAGACATAATCATTTCAAGATACTTACGGCCTTCTATTGAATTACGGACCATCATCATACCTGCATTGATTCCATTCCAATATGTAGTTAGTAGCACATGGTACTCATTATCTACAACATCTTCAATACGGATGTTGAAGTTAGTGATCAAAGAATCACAATCTTTCCAGAGTATCCATTCTACATCGGGATTCTCATTACATATAGCAAGTAGCAGATCGATCTTAGCGTATCCGGGATTTGCAATATCGCTATCTGTCATTGCAACATATGGATAGTCGTGCAGTTCACAATACTTAAGTCCGTTTTCGTTCCATGTGTATGGATACAAATAATTGTACCCTTCGTCATGCATAGTTGCTATTGCCATTACCATAATATTAAAAGTAAAAAATGTTTGTTCTATATGGATAGTTAACTTCTAACCGTTCCATAGTTTCGTTCTTGCGGGTTTCAATCCACATTGTTTTTCCCAATGCTAATCCCACAGCACACGGACTAGACATGCTAGTAATAAGCATTTCGCTGCCTGCTATAACAGATGCCATATCTTTAAATGTAGCAGTGGGGAAATATGGAACAGAAGTTTTAAAAGTTTCATTGAACCATTCGTGCTCTTCTTTAAATCCGATAAACACCGATTGATCAGATAGCCCGTAGTCTACCCATTCTTGCCATTGCGGACTGATAACGTTGTTGCCGTCTTGATATCGTTTACCCCTGAAAATAACTATAGGACGGTCTTTTATTTTTAAGGGAGTATTGCAGGTCATATATGGACGCATTTGCAAAGCAATTTTGTTTGCTTCTAAATCTAGTCCGCATGCCTTTGCATATTGATTGGGGAAGTTCCTTGGGAATACACCAACTTCATGATGGCGGGCCATTTCGTCAAGATCGTAATCTACCTTCTCGCCAGCCCATACAGTAAATCCAGTTATGTAGTCTTGTTCCAGAATAAAAGATTCCATGCTTTTAAAATCTTCCAGTGACATACGCCCCGAATGAAAGCCAGCGCTCGGCCATCCTAATTTCTCCTGTATCATGCGATCCATATTATGTAATTTTAGATACAAATGCCCCCCACCCAATAACTTAACTACTGAAAGAGAATTAAAAACATCCCCCGTAGTACCTGAATGTGAAAATGTTAACATGCAAGTATTTACAGATTAGGAACAGGAGAGCCCTGACTTCTGAGTGCGAAGCACGGCGTGCGCAAAAATTTTAAAACTATTATCTACGTAGTTTATGATCCGCCACCGGCCCCATTTAGTGTATTAATAGCATTGATGACATCGTCATGAGTAGCAAAGTACGCACTGTAAGGAATGCCTTCAGGCGTCTCTAACCGTATCATCCATACCTCTCCGATCTCAGCGACTGCTAGGATATAACCATATGTATTGCGCAATGGGCCAATGCAATAGTGTGGAATAACTTTGAAAGTGTGGTCAAACATATACTAGATTATTTAACCCAAAAAAAACTTTAAGCACAACAAAAAATTGTGTAAAAAATTTTCAAGGGTGTGAAATCTGTTATGTTGGTACTTCTATAGCGAATTTTATCCATGCTATCTTACACATACTGTAGTTGGAGCGTAGATAAAACTTAAACACTGTATGAGTATGTTTAACGAATTCTGAGTATTCGATACCTTGTGCACAGTAGTTCTGGATAAGGAAGCGGCGGCATTCATCTAAGTGACCATTGGGTATAGTGAGTTCTAAATTGTACATAGTGATATTTACACTAGAGACAGCCCGAAAACTTTACATATAGCCAAAAAAGTTGCGCGTAAAAAAAAGCGTGGTTGGAGAACCATACCCCTGGTGATTTACAACCATTGGTTTGATTTTAGGGGTTTAGAATAGTAGAGAAACATAGTAGGGGAAAATGCTTGCTTGTTGCGCAAATGCAACAATAGTTTTGTGCTATATGCCCCCACCCCCCATAAGGGGACCCTATAGGCCCCACCACCTAGTCCATTAACCCCAGCGCCCTCAGGGTCCGGATAACCTCTGCTCGCGTGTAGCCGGTCATAATGCAAATGCCTCCGATGGACAGTTCGTTTTCGGTGTACAGTGTGCGGATGTATTCTTGCATGTTACGTGTGCCCTGTTAGTGTGTATGCATGTATTATAACAGCGCATCGCTACGCTGTCAAGCAGTAACCCTACGCACTACTACACTACTGGCACAGCAAACACAGTGCCCACATAGTTCTCGTAGTCGCAGGATGTCAATGACTATTTCAAAAACACTGCAAAGAATCCGCCTTCGCACAGCAGCCACAATGTAATTGCCTGGGCAATTAGGGTTATGCCAATCTCGCGTCCTTGGTTAATCACAATGCCCAGGCTCAGCGTCATCAGGAACAGGAGCGTAATTTGAGGCCACATAATGTTCTTCCTTTGTTAGTGTGTATGCATGTATTATAGCACAGTTGTTTAGGCTGTGCTATACTTTACATAAAAGATTTCTTGTACAAGTCCCACATGTACACTGCAAACGCTCCCGAGGCATCGCGCAACCGCACTACCTTATTCCGGGCATAACAATGGTAGAAGCAATCACGGTAAAGTTTACCATGCGCAACTTCCCCATCTGTGTCAACAAACCTATACGAAACTGGGGACATGTTGCTCTTCCTTGTTACTGTGTATGCATGTATTATAACATGCAGTTAACACATTGTCAACTGTTATCTGGCCACCAGTTTGGGTGTTTTGTTTTGTTGTATCCGCGGTTGTACAGTGCCCACTTCTCGGAAAACTCCGGGTAAGGATTTGAGTTGTCCTTACCTTTGTGTGCGTCAATACAGCCTTGCTCGTATGGGTTTGTTGTGTGCATATATGTATTATAGCACAGGTGTTTATGCTGTGCTATAACTTTACAAAACTATTTCAAACCCAACTTTACAGCGGCTGCAACTGCTTCTGGGGGCAAGGGGATGCCGCTTGCTTTTGCAGCGTCGTAGGCTGCTTGTAATGCTTGCATTTGCGCATTGCTAACACGCACAGTAGCCTGCGGACCGCGGTCCTTCTCAACTTTATTTTGCAGCGCATACAAGCTATTTTGCTGGCGCTTGTTGAGATTGGACAAAACTGCTGTTTGGAGTGGAGTGTTCATTTCGTTTCCTTTGTTTGTTGCGTATGCATGTATTATACAACGCAGGCGGGGAAAGGGCAAGCGTTATTTGCTATGCCCTTTCACTTTACTTTACCAGCGGCTACCGTTCATTGCGTTTGCAACCACGCTCTTCACCGCTGCCTCAAACGCATCGCCCTCAAACAGCTTGTCCTCGTCCAAGTTATCCTGTACAATGTTGGTAAAGTCGTAGTTGTCAATCCAACGTTCCAAGTCGCTATCAATGTCCGGACCCGTTGCAGCGTTTTCTTCCAAGTCCAGGATACGCGCTTGCATTTCCACAATCTGCGTTTCGTAGCGCTCTTCCACTACCTTCACCGCCGCTGCAACCATTTGCGTAATCGTTGCGTTCAGCGTTGCTTGGAACAGTGCAGTAAAGTCAGTCATTTCGTTTTCCTTGTGTGTTGCTATGCATGTATTATAACGTTAAACAGTTGCCTTGTCAAGCATTTTCAGCCCCCACGTGCCATCATTATTGTTGTTGCGCAGGACCTTTGCATGTGCCCGGGCAGTGCAATCCGTTGCCTCAACTTCAAGCAGTTCTGCCATTTCCACCATGTACTCTGGCCAGTACACAGCAGGGTCACATACAATAATGTGAGTGGGGAAAACAATGGTGTTGTGTTTAATTTGCATGTGTGTATTATAACACCTTACAGCACAGCGGAAGGCATCTTTACAAGAATATTATTAAATGCGCCAAGCGGAATTGCCTGCGCGGTACCGTACAAGTCCCCTTCAGCGTGCCGCAAGGCGCGGGCGAGGATCTTCCACTCCTCCAGCGTAAAGTGTGCATATGCTGCTTGTGTCTTTTGCAGTTCAGTCAGTTCCATTGCGCGTCCTTGTTAGTGTGTATGCATGTATTATAGCATACATGCAGGAATTGTCAACCTTTATTTCACAACTGTTGGATCTTCCGTGCCACAATCCGTGCAGCAATCAACACCTGCAGCAAGGGTTCTGCAACCGCCTTAGCGCGGTTTTTAGAGGGCGCGGATACAACTACCTTATGTTGTTCTCCCGTCGCTGTGCGGGCTTCTACAATGTATGTGTGCATTTATTCCCAGTAAACAAAACGTTTTGTAATATTCTTGTAAGCAAAATAACTTACAATAAGCGGGCTAAAAAGTACGAGCAGTTTAAGTATGTCCATGCATGTATTATAACGTTATTTGGACAAACGGGCAAGCGTTATTTGCATTGCCCTTTCACTTTACTCAACTACATGCAGTCGCGTTTCCAACACGTCCTTGCCGCCACGCGCATCGTAGTGTGTGCTTGTGTGCACTGTCACCTGCATGCCTGCTGCTTCCAGTGCAGCCTTTATAACAGCATAGTCCTCTTCCTTCCAGCGCCACACTTTAATGCTGCGTGCGCCGTCCTTCAGTTTGTCGTTAAAAATAGTCGGATGTGTGCCGGCCAGTTTGCGTACAATCTGCATTACGTTTGTTGCCATTTGCGTGTCCTTGTTGCTGTGTATGCATGTATTATAACATGCATTGTAAAGTGCACAAATAATACTTGTGCACTTTACATATCTTTACAAAAGCACTGTTGCAGCATACGCCTCGTAAGCGTCCTCGTCGCAGTCAATCACTGCAAGCACTTTGCCAGTTTGTGCAGTAATCGTAACCATGTCGTCTTCGTCGCGCTCGTAGTAGCCCAGCAGCGTGTCATCCACAAAAACTTCGCCACTGTCCTGCTCGCCGTTAAAACTCAGCGTCTTGCCATTTGCAGTGTAAACTACGCCGCTGTCTGTGTAAAGTACTTGCATTTTGTGTTCCTTGTTACTGTGTATGTATGTATTATACTGCCCAAAAGCAAAGTACGCAAGTGTTATTTGCGTACTTTACAAAGTATTTTAGTTAAACACAAAGCCCAAGCGCTCTGCTTCTTGCGTTACAGCAGCAAGTGTAACAAAATCGTCTTGCACCCAGTCTGCGTCCAGCAGTGCGCAAACACAGTCCTCTTCGCGCTCTGCTTGCTCCAGTTCCATAAAGCGCACATCCGTGTGCTCGTTGCGCAGCAGCACAGCAGTACGTCCCTTGCTGTTAGCGTAACGCACGTTAATCACGCCGTTCAAAGTGCTAACGCCCACGAATTTGTAAGTTGCTGTGTTTGCCATTTTGTGTTCCTTTTGTTTGCTACTGCATTATTGCAGCGCATGTATGTATTATATACTCAAAAGCGTAAAGCGCAAGTGTTATTTTGCGCTTTACATATCTTTACATTTAAGCAATGTCCGCAATGCAGCGCAAGTATTGTCCGCTGCCCGTCAATTTCACAGTGTTGCTGTAACCCAACGCATTAAAATCATTCTGCACTTGTTCCAACACACTGCTTGCCCGCAGCATGTTAATCGTGTATACTACACTGCGCCGTGCAGGAACTTTCTTCGCCGTCTTCTCCGTGTAACTGCCCACCTTGCAGCCGTATGCATACTCTGCTGCTCCGTGTGCAGCAATCGCCTGCTTCATAACTTTGCGCACTTGCATTGTGTTTGCTTGCATACTATCTCCTTTGTTTAACATGTATGTATTATAACAGGATTTGCAAAGTGTGCAAGATATTTTGCACACTTTACATTATACAAGCACTTGTTGCAAAGCCGCCACACGCACAATATTTTCCAACTTTACAGTACGCACACAAATCGTATGCGTCACGTCATTCTTTTTATTGTACACTGTGTTGTCTTTTTGCAACATCTTTGCTGCCGCGCCCTTTGTGCAGTATGCAGCAACTTCTTCTTCTGTTACAATTTCGTTGTCTTTTACATACACACTCTTCGCACTATTATAGTGCAAATACATGTATTCCTGTCCGCTCACTTTGTTGCGTACAATTGTATAGCAGTCAGCGTCGTGTGTAAAGCTAGCTTCGCTTGCCTCAAACTCTGCTACATTCGTTTCGTCGTTGCCGTCAACCTTTTTTGCACTGCGTTGCACAGCCGCCACATAGTTCAGCCTGTTTGCAAACATCAGCACGCTCGCCCGTGTCACTTTTTGTATCAGCACGTCTTTGTGCGCAGCAGCAAGCGCCACCTTTGTCACCTGCGTCACGTTCGCAATCGTTGCCGTGTTGTTGTAATCGCGCAACAGTGCAGTCACTCGCTGTGCAGTTACTTTGTTTTGTTTTTGTGCAGCAATAGCAGCGCGGGCGTAAGCAAGTGTAAGCATTTTGTATCCTTTTTGTACGCTGCATTATTGCAGCGCATGTATGTATTATACGGCCGTTTGAAGGGGCTGTGCAACTATTTTGCCTGCTTTACATATCTTTACAATTGGGCTTTATATAGCACATTTTTGAGGTCCTGTCAAGCATCTTTACACAACTTTACATTCGTTGTTTTTCCGCCACAAGACCCCAACTTTACATAACTTTACAATCGCCTCCAAAGCCCTTTCGGGCTGCTGGGTTATACTTTGTTCCAGTTGTTCTTCACGTAAGTTCGTGCTAGTGTACGCGTCATGCCCAACGTAAAAACTGCAGATGCAATCACAAGTTCCTCACTCCAGCCATTGCTCTTTGCTGCACTAATCAACGCACGTACTTTGTCAGCATTGGTGCCGCCCGTTGTAGGTGCTTTGTACACGGGTTGCACAGTAAACACAGAGGGCTTTGGTGCTACAAACTGCGCTGCTGGCTTTGCAGCAGGTTTTGCTGCACTTGCAAGCATATGAGCCTGTGTACGTGTATATGGACTGTCCTTGCTAATGCGTCCTTTGCCCTGTGCAATACGTACACTGCCACGTTGAATCTTGTTGTGGATGTTAGCGCTCACTGCAATAATGTGGCCGGTGCTAGTAGTGTATGCGTAGGGCTTGGCATGGGCTACTGCTTCGGGCGCATCTTCCTGGCGGTAGCAGCGCTCACCATTGCCACCAAGTGCACGGCACACTCGCTTCCAACCTGGGTTGTGCTGGCGACCATACTGTGGATGCGATTGGCATACGGTATGAGCAACTTCGTGTGGCACCGTGTCATTCAGCAAGTGGTCCCAAGACTGACCACCCAATTGCATATGATGGATGTTAAACCTGAGGTAATAACCCTTATGCAGCGGGGTCGTATGTTGGAAGTTATACCCGGCCATTCCGGCAGCACGACCTGTCAAGTCAAAGCGCACATCAATTGTTGGCATCTTGATACCGAACGTAGACTCTGCTAGTGCAACACATGCTGCAACTTTGTCTTTAATTGCTTGGATCTTTGCTTGCATTTCGTTTCCTTTGTTTGCTGCGTATGTATGTATTATACTCTCAGCCTAACAGTATGTCAACAACTAATTAACCAAAAGGTCTACGACCTAGCAATGTATCAATACCCACAAGGATACAGAACCAAATGTAATGAAAGATCAGACCGTCTGTTATCCAATACGCAACGAGCAAACACAGCAGCAACATAGCGCCGCACCCCAGCAAGAATAGTGTCATGTCAACCCCTAACGTACAAACTTACCAAACAAACTGCAACAAACGCTCCCACCACAATGTGCGCTATAATGTTTCGCATTACTTGCCCAGCAAGGGTTGATCGTTTACAATGCACCACACTGATCGTGCAATTACTACACCGATAGCAAACAAACACAAGTGGTACACTAGATATGAAGTGATCATACTTTTTCCTTAAACACTGGTTCGTTCCAGTATAGCGTTATTGCAAAAACTCCTGTGGCCAATACAATGAGTGCGTTTACGCCCGGGATCATTGATATGATCGTACGGCTTATCAAGTATCCCCACGTAAGCATTGCCGGCCATGCTTTTGCTTCTCTGTAGTATATCAGTCCGCACAGCAACACGCTAATGATATAACCGACGATGAGCATTTCTACTAGCATGGGAGTCCTTTTGATTTGCGGTAAATGAACACTTCTAACTTCACAATGCCGTACACAAAAATCAGTGTCATCGTTGTAAAGAAGTAAGGAGCAAGTTGTTGTATTGTGTGCATGTATGTATTATACTCTCACTTAGGATAATTTGCAACCAATCCTACGATCAATCCTACCAAACACACCCAGAATGCAAATCGACCCGACAGTGTGTTGTCTTTAAACAACACCCCCACTGCTAGTGCATTGATTGTTATCAATAGCACAGAAAAGAAATGTGGGCCCATTAAATCGTATCCATTTCTTGTGCCATATCATACATCTTGGGGTCCATACGACGCATGCCGTCTTCCCACTTGTCAGTGCAAATGAATTTGTCAGTGTGGTGATCCCATTGACGATCTAAATTCGAAGATATAAAATATCGAATATCCTCGATCTCTTCGTTAGTCAGGATGATCTCGAGGTCGTTCAATCTGCGCATATTAGCCCCATTGAAAAAATGATTTCTTGTGTGGAGTTGCACCGTGCTCACGTGCTATCCAGATAGTATAGCAAGGAACGATATTGATGCAGTATCGTTTGTTATATTCGCTGTAGTGCACACCTAGCCACCATGCACCTGCTTGAAACACAATACCACATTTCATTTCGTTTCCTTTGTTTGCTGCGTATGTATGTATTATAACAGGGACTTATCTCCCTGTCAACACTATTCAGCCCAATAAAATCCCACAGTCTTGTCTTCATTGCACAGCCTGCGAATGCGCGCCTGTTCAGACTTGTGTTGATTGCTGGTAGCAAGTCGGCCATTGAAGCGGTCCGCTGCTGCTGCTGTGATGCTGCTGTACCGCTTGCCATATGCCACAACAGGCTTGCGATACGGACGCTTTTCGTTATCCAGGAGCACTGCTTGCTCAACTTCTTCACGTGTCACTGTGCCTGCTGTAAGGCCGATGAACAGTGCAGTGCGGCCTGCTTGACAAGTAAGCGGCAGTGCAGTATAATCGACCTTTTTAACTGCTTTGATACGTGCGTTCATATGTGTCCTTTTGTTCCTTGTGTGTATTGTAACGCAAATATAACTCTGCGTCAATCATTATTTGCTGAAAGGGAACTTGCCGGTCATGACGTATGCTGTAAATTCTTCAGCCTTCATGTATGCGATGTGCACTCCCTTCATCTCCATGCTTATGAGTTCTTCTGCCTGAGTTGTGGCCTCGGTAGAAGTGTCCCAGGAGCCGAAACAGTCATACCTGTCAAACACATACCATATTCCCATTTCGTTTCCCTTTGTTTGTTGCATGTATGTATTATACTCTCAATCTCAGGCACTGTCAACAAAAAAGAGCCCTTTCGGGCCCTCTTTTTACTTAGTTAGTAAGCACATACGTAGCCAACTGCTTCCAGTTGCCGCCTGCTGCCCGCAACTTTGTAACCGCTTGCAGTGTGCGCAAGGACAACTCCTTAACGCTGTTTTGCTGCTCTTTGATCAAGTCCATTGCGTCCTGCTTGTGCTTTTGCGCAGCGGACGGCATAAAACTAACGCTTGCAACCATATGCTCCATGCGCTCAATCTTTTGCTCTGCAGTCATCTTCAAGTCCACACAGTACGCCCGGGTAAGTAGTGCACCTGCAATTTGATTGCGTTGCATGTTGCTAATAAAAATGACGCGTCCGTGGAACACAAAACTACGCGGCAAGTCGTCGTCCTTCATGTCCGCGTTCCAGCTAATAACGCGCTTGTCGTAACTGTCCAGCGCGCCCTTCAGCAAGTTGAGTGCAGTAGCGTCCTTCAGCACGTCATCGCAGTCGTCAAACACAAGCACGCCGTCCTTGTTCATAAACAACTCGCGGTACAGTCCTTTTGCAGTACTGTAACCCTTAATCATTTTGTAACTGTGCGCGGGCTTTTCTTCGTCTGCTTCAATTCCGCTAGCATCCACGAGCCCGTGTGCAGCAAGTGCTTCCTGTACAGTATGCGTCTTACCCAGCCCGCCTGGCCCTGTAATAACAACGCTGTTCGCTTTGTTTTCAGCAACCATGCCCACCAGCTGCGTCACGAAGCCAAAACGCTCCATAATAGGCCATTGTGCGTCAACGTCGTCTGCGGATCCTGCAATGCCGTCTTCAGTCATGCCCACTTCGTCGCTACCCAAGTCCTCGACATTCTTGTGTCCAGCCTTTTCCATCATCTTCACAACACGAGTCTTGTCGTAGGACTTAACAACTTTGCGTCCCATGTACATGCCAACCCAATTGCCGTCTGCGTAAATAATCTTTGCTTGCATGCTACGTATCCTTCTGTTGTTTGCTATGTGTCTATTATACTGCTATTTGTGAGAGTGAGCAATCTCTTTGTGAGGTACTTGACCTCACTGTAGGGTTATTATTTGATAATGTTGAATGCAATCAGACCCAGCACAAATGCTGAGATCAGCGGAATGATCTTGAATACAACTGCTGAGGCAAAGTTCGTTGTATTCAGTACAGAGCCCATAACAACGAGATATGCAGCGATAACGAGTTGTGCAATTTGAACGTTTTCCATTTGTATTCCTTTGTTGCTATGTATGTATTATAACCCCAATCTCGCATGTTGTCAATAACATATTCTCTATAGGGTTATTATTCGAGCAAGCACCCTCTACGTCCATCCCCCTTTGTTCGACATACTTATTATAGTCTCATAAGAGAAAGTGTGCAAGCAATGCCCGCACACTCTGTAGGGTTAATACGTAATTGGCACGTTAATGTTGATGCCTTGCGCAGACAGTTTGCACACAATGCCTTCGTCTTCCCATTCGGCGATGCATTTTTTAAACAATGGTTCGTCTCCTACAAATCCGCCTTCTACTTTAACAGTAATCATTGTCTTACGGGCACTGTTAAAGACACGTGCGTTAGGATTCAATGTAGACACCACTGCTTGAATTGCGCGTGACTTGATCTCTACATGCTCGGGGAAGTTGCTTCGATTTGCGATATCGGTCATACGTGCGTTAGCAAACGCTCCGTATTTCTTACGGCCAGCATCTTTTGTTTCGATATACTTCATACATACTCCTTTGTTGCTATGCTTGTATTATAAGGCTAGTTTAGTTGCTTGTCAACCTTATTCGGGGATAAGTTTCGTGCCTTCCCAGATGTAAATCTCGCCCAGGTTGGTATGCATAGTTGCACCGGCTGTGGTTCTGAATGCATTGACCGCTGTTGGCATGCCGACTGCTTTATATCGGTAGAACTCGCCTGAGATGTCTTTAATCATTTGTTGTGCAACGAAGTTGTTAACCTTCATTATCATTTGGCCGGTGCTGTCGCGAATGATGTATGTCATCTTGTGTTCCTTTGTTGCTTGTATGTATTATACTCTCACAATGCAGGAGTGTCAACAACTATTTAAATCCACCCTGTTAATTCAGGCTATGCATCCTTACCAGATGCCAACGCTGCGACACGTTTCGAGTTAGTTCCCGTATTGTAAGCCCTCGTCGCAAAAGGCCTGTGGATTCAAATAGCAGTTGTTTGTTTAGATAGAAGGCGTTAACATAGCTTCCTCTTGAGGCTTAGTTACTGCATTCACACGCTGAGCCTTGTACTCAGTTGTAACGCCTTCTATCTAAACAAAGCCCTTTCGGGCCCTGCTTATTGCTTACGCAATTTCCAGTTCCAGCCGCTCAAACTCACGGCCCACTGCAAACGCATTGTGGATGTCCTCTTGCACAAAGTCTTCCTTGGACAGTGCTTCCACAGCGCCCACTTCGTCCAGCGCAACGGGCAGTTCAACAAAGCGGATCGCAGTGTGGCCGTTACGCTCCAGCACACGAGCACGACCCTTTTCGTTAGTGTAGCGCACAGCAATCTTGCCGTTCAGGGTGGACAGGCCGACGAATTTGAAAGTGTTGTTCATTTTAAATTTCCTTTAAAGTGTGTTGCTAAGTATGTATTATAACGTCTAACTAACTATCTTGCAAGTCTTTTTTGCTTGCTATTTCCAATTTCTTTTTGTTTACCAGAACTTGCTGATGAAGTGCACTGCTACATAAATTGCAGTGCCGGCAAATGCCGCTGCTGCTACAAACGAAAGCACAATCATCAATTCAATTAGTGTGAAACCTTTTTGCTTTTTCATCTCTAACTCCTTTGTTGCTATGTATGTATTATAACGCAGTTTTTACACTGCGTCAACCTTTTTATGCCAACAACGTAATGTTGTCTGTGCTCAGTTGTGTACGTGCAATCACCATTGCCGCTTCCACTGCTGCTTCCTTCACTTCGTCGGAAGCGTCGCTGTCGCACAAGTCGCCGCTCACGTAAGCACTGTTCAACACGCTTACGCGCTTGGATGCAATGTCGAACGTTACAAGCAAACGCAAAGTCCCCAGGCGTGTGTTTTTAACTACTTTGGCTACTGCTTGGCAATGTGTTTGCATGTGTGTTCCTTTGTTGCTATGTATGTATTATAAGGCCAATTTAATAGCCTGTCAACTGTTTTTACTCAATAACGCTTGCTGCTGCACCAGCAATCAATCCCACGCCAACGACCAGCAAACCGTGAAAGTTGTTACCGGTAAGGCCTGCTGTTGCTATAGCAGTAATAGCGACGCCGATCAGGTAGATATGAAATAGTTTCATAGATTATCCGTACATTGTTTCAAAGTCGAATGCAGTGCTGCCGTAGTCCCAGCGCTCGTCATCCCAATCGTCGCCCCATGCTTCGATGCATTCTTCGACTAGCGACACAGGCACTTTTAGGTCCAGGGCGATCATGTGTGGAGCCATACCTCGCTTGTACAAGTCTTCGATCTCGCCGTATACTTTGCTCATCATGCTCATCGTATTCTCCTTGTTGCGATATATGTATTATACTGTTGATCGACATTGCTGTCAAGCGAAAGGGGAAATTAATCCCCTTTCATTCTCTAACTATTCTCTAAACTAATTATAAGTTTAAATTATTGCATTATTGCCTCACCTCACGAAAGGCTTATATAGTATCTTATGGTTCATTTAACAAACAGCAAAGTATTGTTACTTGCTGCTACCTATTGCCAACTTAAGCAAAATACTTCTTGAACCAGGTTGGAACAACTTTCATCTCCTTAGTAACTGCAAAAATACGTGCTTTGTTTTTACGAGCGGACATTTTGTTTTCCTTTACTGTGTTGCTATGTATGTATTATAACGCTAAACTATCTGCTTGTCAACTTCTTTTTGCTGCCTACTTCAAAAACTTTTTCGATGCCACTTGTAAAGCCGTTCAGCCTCTTCACCTTTGTTGTTGTCTTTTGCGGCCTGCATCAACCCGCGGATGTTTGTTGCTTCGGCGCGACCAGCAGTGTAGTACTTGTAATCATCGCTCATCTGGTAGTACCAGTCATGGGCAATTAGGGCTGCTTCTAGTTCTTTGAGTGTGGTTTCCATTATATTCCGTACTGTGCTGCTATGCATGTATTATAAGGCCTTTCGGCCTTATTGTCAATCCATTCTGCTGCCCGCGTAAAACTTTACACCCAATTTCTCAGTCAGCACCTTGGCTGCTGCCCGTGCACCTTCTTCCAGTGCAGTTATGCTCTGAGTATAAGACTTGCTGGGATTCCACAGTTGGTAGCCGCCGCCATATGACTTGCTGAAGCCGTGCTTCTTTAATTCGCGAACCAAACGACTAGTACCTTTTTCATGTGTAGTAATCCAGGCAAAGCCACAGCAATCGCGATCGCCGTGTTGTTGCAGCCATTGTGCAGTTGCAGTAGATGCGGCTTGCATTGCTTCTGCTACGACTGCTTGGACGTTGACTTCGGACATATAAACTCCTATTGCGTTGTGTATGTATGTATTATAAGGCCAAAGTGCAGGCCTGTCAACAGATTTGTACGTGTTTCATCAAACAAAGTTCCGCATTGCTTGATACATAAAGCCTCCAAGCATAGCAATGCAGGCTATTGCAAACATGATACCGAAGATTGCAATCAATATGCCCAGGATATCCATTAAGAAGTCGACCATATCAACCCGCCAAAAGAATAAGACATGCAACAATCACAGCAGCAACGGGCATGTGACAAAGGGCAAGCACAATAACGGCAATCCAGGGCATAGCGTTTCCTTTTAGTTTCATAAATGTATTATACTCTCAGAACGCGGTATTGTCAAGCCGCTTTGCGAAAGTAACTGTAAGGAATGCCGTGTTCCCAAGCATAGTAGTCCCAGTCGCCACTGCACTCGCTAGCCTGCATCAGCCAACGCAGCGCGTCTGTGCGTGTCTTAGCACCACTTGCAATAGTGCTAGCCACTAAGGCTTCGAATCGCTCAATGGCCCGTTTCGGCTTCTTTTTCGACGAATTCGATGTTGTCGATATCTTCGCCCGTTTCGGGCCGCAGGCTTGTCCAGATAGCGTCAGCAACCCATTTGCGGGGATGTGATGCTTCGTCGTCCAAGATCAGGTCAAAGGATACGCGGTATGTCTTCATTTTTAGTCCTTATTCAGTTCTGCGGCAATGTAAAGGTATTCCTCTTCCTTACTGACCATGCTCAAGTCAGTAACAGCGTCAACCCATCCTTCGAGTATATCAACACGATCAATGCCCTCTAGCGTCGAACGAACGAGCGACCTTGCATCAGTTTCGTCGTATGCTTCTACAATCATCTTCACATCAACTTCAAAGTGTGCCATTTCAGTATGCTCCGTAGGATGCGTCAAGTTGCAGTTCAAGTCCATATATGTTCCTTTGTTACTTGTATGTATTATAACAAGGAACACAAGATCGGTCAACTACTATTTCAATTTACTTTCGTCAAACTGACCAAACGTAATCACAGCACGTTCAATCTTCATCTTACCCGACTTGAAGTAAGCAACCCACATGTCGCTATTCTCTTCGCCTGTGCCGCCGAGTGTAAACAGTGTGCCCGGATGTGCAGTGGACACTGTCTTCATGTGATCTTTCCAGTCGTACCACTTTACTTCGTTAAGTGTAAACGCGGTGTCCCACCCATATCCTGTGATATCGCGCAGTTCTTCAACAAGAACTTCGTCGTCGATAGCATCGTTGTCGTGCTCCATGCTGAATGTTGTGTAATATCCCATTGTAGTTCCTTAAGAAGGGTTAACTGTTAGTTTTCAGAATGTTTGCAGCCAATTGCAGGTATTGCAAATAGGTTAATTCTTTTGCGCCTGCTGCTTGGCAACGCACACAGTGGCGGAAGTATTCGAATTGAAAAGACATTTGTATTCCTTTAGTTGTATGTATTATACTCTCAACTTACACTGCTGTCAAGCGTTATTGCGCAAATCTTCAATGTCCACTGCAATCTCCATAGCCAACTCGTCCAGTTCAGTCATGTACATATCGCTTACATCTGTGCCGCCAAGTGCAGCCTGAATCAGCATACGGGCTTCCTCGATCTTCCGCTGCGCTTCTTGCAAAAGTGGAATCTTTGTTGCTTGAACTACTGCGACATCTTGCATTTTGTTTCCTTGTTTGCTTGCTATGCTTGTATTATAGCATCACTTTGAGGGAACGTATACCTTTATTTGTACACAGATTGCGGAATATCCGCGCTCTACTGCTCTCGTACCTTGCATACGTTGGCAAGACTCGTAATCTGCGACCGGAGGCGAGTATGAAATTTGGTTGCTATTGTAGCCGCCAACTGACATCAAAACCCAAACTAAAACTGTTTGCATAGTGTTCCTTAGTGTGCTTGTATTATAGCACCGTTATTCTGCAAAGTCAACGTATCCGTCAATAAAACTATCCGACATGTAGCCGTCTTCCATTGCCTGCAACAGCGTATCGCCATTGCAAATCAGCCGGCCACCTCCACAGTTATTCATGATGTATGCAGCATACTCGTCATCGAGATCGCCTGAGTCGAACGCTTCTTCAACTTCTTCGCGTGTTGCTTGATTGCGCATTGTGTATTCCTTGTTGCTATGCTTGTATTATAACGCAGAAAGGAACTGCTGTCAAACAATTCCCTAACTTATTTTAGTATTTCGGAATAGGACGGGGATCCATCCTCATAATCGATTCGCACACTTCCTTCGCTTCCTTCAAGCCAATCTTGTACTGATTGCGGATGAACTTGATTGCGATCAACCTCGTGCTGAATGCGTTATCAACAGATCCTGCCAACATCAAGGAGCGCACGACGTCGAACTCAGCGTCTGTTACGTTGTGTGTCTCGTACTTCACTGCATATTTGATCGTTTGCATGTATGTTCCTTTGTTTGCTGCGTTGTATGTATTATAACAGCGTATCGCTACACTGTCAATAGATTAGTTGCAAAGAGTTTGTAAAATACGTCCACGGTCTGTACCACACTGGGGGCTTGTAACCAAAATACATTGCGTCATTGCGCGCCTCTTCCAGCGTCTTGTTGTATACTGTTAATGTGGTGGTGATGTTGCTTTTGCCCCACCACATAACGATTCTTGGATAGCGTCTCATATTAAATTTCCTTCCAGCCGCTGCTCATGCACAGCCACTGTTCTTCACCCACAACCACCACGTCGCCTACGCTAAGGCTACGAGCACGTCCGTACTTCTCTTCGCGCTCGTCCTGGCGATAAGGGTTGTTAGTAAGGTCAAACGCTTCTTCGGCTGCATCCATGCTGTCGCCGTTTGCTTCAAACAGTGCAGACTCAGTGTACAGTCCTGCTTTCATTGCAGCACGGATTGCTTCAATTGCTTTGTCTTCTTCCAGGAAGTACAGTGTACCCATCATCGAGGAAGGAGCAAGTTTGAGTTTAATCGTTGCCATTTCGTGTTCCTTTGTTTGCTGCGTTGTATGTATTATAAGGCCGTTTGAGAGAGAATGCAATACTTTTTTGAAATGTTACACTTTGTTACATCTGCGTGAGATCGTGAGAAAGCCCGCGCACTTCACAGCGGGCGGGCTTACTAAATCAACTTGACTTAATTAAACTAGGCCAAGTGCCATTGCTTTGTAGCCAGCAGCCACGATCTCACGGCTTGGAGTACCTAGTACATACTCGCTTACCTGTACGCCGTTGCCTGCCTTGCGATTCTTCAAATACACTGCGTAACCACTGTGGCGGATGCGACTAACTTCAGCACGGATGTTCATGATACCAAACCGCTTTGCAGCCTGTGATTGGGTAACACGGTCACCTTGTTGTAGTGCTGTGAACAGTTTGTATGTCTTTGTTTCTGGGCTAATCTTCTTCATATATTGTTTTCCTTATTGTGTACTGCTTAACAGTTAAAACTATTGTAGCAAATACACAACAGGTAAATCAATATATTATTTTGCCAAACTTAGCTCTTTGAGGAAGTAGACTTGAACAACAGGCCAAACAGCACAAGGATACCCCAGGCCTGAAGCCAAGTAATTTCATGCACGCCGTCGACTAGTCCAACCAAGCACCCATTCCACAGCCAATAGACTGGCAAACTCATCAGCAAGCCAAACCCAACGATAAGAGCAACAATGCCGAGAATGCCGAGAATAATTGTAGAGATAGCGTTCATGTGTGATCCTTTTGTGTGTTTATGTATATGCCCGTACAGTTGTGTGCAGTGCTATGCAGCGGGGTACTGGTATAGCACTGCGCTTGTATTAGAACGGTGCGTCTTCGAGTGCAGCGTTTACTACGGCATCTTCGTCCTTAGCAACCTTGGCTGCATTGACCTTGGCTTTGATGCCTTCGATAGTGGGCTTTGCTTTTGCAACCTTAGCAGGCTTCTCAGCCTTCACTTTAGGCTCTTTAGCAGGCTTCACTGCACGGGCTTCCACTGCTTCTTCCAGTGCAGCCTCAACATCGGCATTCATAACGCCGTCGACCATTGCAAAGTCGATGCTGATCAAATGTGCAATCGCATCTTCCTTCTCCATTGCGGAGGGCAGTTCGATGATGTTAATGTCAGTGTGGCCGTTCTTTGCCAGCACCTTAACGCGGATAGCGTCATTTGCAAAGCGAACCTTAACGATACCGTTGAGAGTGGAAACGCCAGCGTGTGTAAAAGTAGTCATTTTAAATATCCTTTTCTGTGTGTGTAAAGTGTTATAAACTAGCACTGTTGCTTGTTTATGTATTAATTATAGCGTCAACTGGTAATGTCGTCAACCGTTTTGTTGTTGTAATTAAACAACAGCAACATGTAAAGCAGATTCCAGCGTTACTGCTTTGTTTCCGTATGTATAGTATTGCCACACGCCGTTCGTGTCCATGACATATACATGTTCCCAGTTGCTTAATGCTTCAGCAACTGAGTTGTAAGTAGCAAACGGGCTGCATTCATCGCGATCTCGTCCGTAGAAGCGACACTGAACAGCAACACCATCTTCAAAAACAATCGGATCATTGAAACTGACCTTGTTGCCAATTTCCTTGCCCAACACAGAACAATCGCCCATGGCCACGAGATTGTTTGCTTTGGTACTGTTGTAATGCTCGAGTAGCACCTTGCCGGTGTAGCGCAAGTAACCGTCGGAGTGTACGTAGATTGCTTTGAACTTAGTTCCGTGCATTACGCCTACTAGTGCATGTGTGCTCATTGTGTGTTCCTTGTTACTGTGTATGCTTGTATTATACAACGGCAATTAGCCGTTGTCAACCATTTCCAGCAAACGATCGTAGTGTTCTAAGAACTCTTGTGCAGTCTGTGCCATGCGCTTCATAGCGGACAGTTCGTATGTGGACAAGTCCATTTCCTTCAGCGTCTCGGCTTCTTCCATTGCGCTAACGCAATCTTGCAAGTCACTGGAAGTGTTCTCAAAACGGCAGTAAGACATATTGCTCATTGTGTGCTCCTGTTTAACATGTATGTATTATAACAGCCTTTTTATAGGGTGTCAACAACTTTATGCCAGAGGATCTGTGCAAACAATTTGCTGCCCACGCAACATAAAGTTGCCTTTATGCAGATCCCAACCTATGCTTTTGTTGCATTTTGATTTCGATGCTTTCAACACCTTAATAGCCTCGCTCAGCGGTTTCGGAAGTGTCCTATTTGTAATGCCCAACCGCGCCCGCACTGTTGGCTCTGTCATTACGTCATGGAAGTTCCTGCGATGCAGTGTATCGGAAAACCAGTAAGGTATATTGTCCTCGGCCTTTGTCAACGGAGCCAGTTTCTCCATTGCAACCACCATCACTTCGTTTTGCTTACTTACAATAAAGCGAACCCCGTAAATCTTCGGCGTGTACGGATTGTGAGTCTTCTGCTGCGCCAGTGTTTTAACGTAGGCAATGTATCCGTCGTTGTCGCATACATGACTGATCTTGTACACAACATCGTTATCAGGTGAACCAAACACACGACCATACAGTCCCGATCCCAAATATGTCGTCGCGCCCTGCGCCTCAATCATTTCTTCGGCCTGATCGTATGCTTCGGTACCATCGGCTGCATCTAGTGTTTCGATTTCAAACATCTCTGTTCCCGTGTTGTTAAAGTATGTATGTATTATAACTGCACTTTGCCAAACTGTCAACTGTTTTTAATAGTAGTAAAGAAACTATTTTTCAACTCACTAATCTCATCTACAGGGATATAGAAGTCAGTGAGAGGATCCCAATACTCGCCAGCCTTGGGATCGTAATATGCAACACGGCCATTGGGATAGTGGAACGGTCCCTCGAGTCCTTTGCGGGGACCGTATTCCTTGCTGTGCTTGAAAACAACGTATCCCATCGCATACTCCTTGCTGTGAAGTATGTATTATACTATCGACTGAAGATAGTGTCAAGATCTTTCTTCACTTCAAACTCGCCGCGCTCCGTCATACCTTGCAACGTGATCTCGATCAATGATTCGCTAATTTCGTTAACCGTTCGCATAACATCATCCATATTGAATGTATAATACACGATGTATTGTTTATCTTCGTCCGGATTCATATGTCAAACCCTTCTGCAATCAACTCTTCAATTGCTTTGTTAAACTCATCTTGGATGTTCCATACAGAAGCAGCAATTCGCTCGTCCTTTTTACGACGGGCTCGAGCAGAACCTTTTTGGTATACATCAAAAATATGGTCTTTGCAGTACGATCGATCCTTTACGGCTTCGTTGCAACATGCAGGCTTCATTCCGGGGCTGTTCCCGATCCATTGACAATTGTTCATTTTTATTTTCCTTACACTACTAACAGTGCCCCGAAGGGCGATTGGATTATTTGTTCTTGTTTTTAGTTTCTTTGGCTTCTGCAACTTGTGCAGACTTTCCGCTGTATGCTGTGCCTGCTTTGTGGATCAAACCAGTTTTAGTGTACACGATAGTGCCGCCGGCAGAGGATGGGATGGAGTTTTTCATTTGGTTCTTTCTATGTTAATGTATTATACGATCTGTTTACTGCTCTGTCAAGTAGTGGGCCACTTCTTTCTTGCCCAGTTGCCGAGGTACATACCTACAGCCAGCGCACCTATCCATGCCATAAGTAATGTATAAGCCTGCAAGTCATACCAGATAAGCGCAAGCATTGCACTCATCATTACAACAAATGTTGCCACCTGCTTGGCACGATTGATTTCTTGCAGTGTGCATTCAATCTTCATTACATGCTCCAATATGCTTCGCTTGCAGGGCTGCAGAAGTTGGGTGTGTCCTCTGCTTCCATGTAGGGCAAGCCGCTCATCAAGTTAATCCGCTCAACCATCTTCACAGGGCGAGCAGCGAATTCTGCAGCGGACACAATTTGCCACTTCACAAGGCCTGCGTTCTTATTCATCTTCGTGCAAACCATCTTTGCACCTTGCTCAGTGTACTGCTTCTTATCCCAACTGTACTTGCCGTGGAAAAAACCAGTTGCAATCTCTTGAATGTAAAACATACTCTGCTCCTTGTTACTGTGTATGCTTGTATTATAACACTACAAACGAAACTGAGCAAGCATTTCTTTTGCATCTTCACAAGACTTTACTTCGTCTAGTGCAGCGTGTACAATGAGGTCACGGATAGTAACATACTCGGGACCACCCCGAGCTAGCAGGGCATCCAGATCCTCTTGCGTTTCACAAGACCACACTTGTTCAGCAATCCAGTGCTGTTCCATTGTGAGCCCGTATAGTTTAATTCCCATCCACTTCCTCTTCTTCCTCTAGACCCACAAGGGTTTCCAGATTATCCTTCCAGTCAGCGTTATGCTGCTTGCCAATCCATTCGATCACTGCTTCAATGGCGCCAGGGTTGTCCGCAAAGAAGTTTTCCAGCACACCACAGAAGATTGAAGTGTATCCACACACATTCTCAATTACTGTTTCCATGTGCTTAACGCCGCGCTCGCCTTCCATGCAGTACATCTTGTTGTCTTCCATGTAGCGTTGCAGCGGTTCTTCGATAGTTGGCATAATCAACTCCTTGTTACTGTGTATACATGTATTATAACGTCAGTTGAAAGTTACGTCAATAACAATATCAGTAATTGCACCCTCTGTGTCCCAGTCCATACGTGTAACTGTGATCGTCCGCGACTGCTCGGCGAGCCGCTCAAGGACTGCCTTTTTCAAACTGTCCATTAACTCAGAGACCATCTGTGCAGTGTCGTGGCGCACATCCGAAAGGCCGGCGACGACCGCAGCACGATCAGTGGCGTATGTTTGCGTATCAATGAACATGTCAACGTATGCTTCTACGTTGGATATAAATGCAGCCCTTGCAATACCGTCAACCATGCTTGCTTGGCTCCACAATGCAGCATGGCCCATCAGCACTGCTGCGCTGTCGTTGTAGTTCACTGTCATTTTAATTCCTCTTTTCTACGTTGATACGGTTGTCCATACCGTCGTGATTGATCAAGCTGTCCAGCACATACATTTCATCACACGTTTGGATGAAGAACACTGTGTCAACGTAGTTTCCCAAAAGGAACACATCCCATGCTTGCATCTTCTACTCCTTTGTTGCTATGCTTGTATTATAGCGTAGAGATTAAGCCTTGTCAACCTCTATCAGCAAGTGTTCTTCAAACAGCCAAGTGATGTTGGAGCCAGCAACGTTAGGTACGTCGTCCTCAGTAATCCATTCCGCAGCTTCATCCTCAGTAAGGGTTTGCGACTTGCCATCGTATAGCTGAACCAAAATGTATTGCTTCATATCCACCTCTGTCTCTGTCATGATCAATAGTTCTTCTTCACCCCGCCAAGCAGTAACCCCGCCGGTCCCCTTAATTGCGCGACCATTGCCCTTCTTTCGCTTAAGGAATTCCTGCTCGGTTACTTCCCTGGACCTGCCGCTGTATAAGTCAATCACGAGGTATTTCATATCACTCTCCGTAATAGCCGTAGTCTTCATCGGTGCCAAAGCCGGCACTAGCCATGCCGCTGTCAAAGTCGCCATCCATGGACTCGTCGTATTCGGGATCAACTTCTTCGTCACTATTGTCAACGAAGTAATCGTTGGACAGGCACATGTCCTTCACGCTGTCTTCACTCATGTACGCAAGCGCCATATCAGCAACAGCACGGGGATCAATGGTGCCGTCGTCCATTCCTTCGATCAGTTTGCAAGTGTATTCGCGAATCTTTGCAAATTGTGCGTCATTCATTGTATGTCCTTTGTTGCGTATGCTTGTATTATAACAGCGAATTGCTACACTGTCAACGACTAAAGTGTTGCAGTTGAGATTGCCACGGGCTTGCTATCAATCTCGCATAGCACAACTGATACCATGTGTTCTTTGCTGCGTGGAGGGCAGATCACTTTGATTGCAGATTGCTTTGCTGCATACAGTGATTCAGCATGGATGTTCCACACCTTTCCATTATAGAATGCTTTGTATCCGTTCATATTATTCCCCGTATGTTTCGTTGATATCACACTCGATTTCACACATCACTTCATCGATACTTTCTGCCCACTCGCTCAATCCCACGGTGTCACAGTCGTATACTTGCTCGAAAGCACTGATAGCGGCTTTGAGGTTTTCAGCGTGGATAGCCAAGATGCGGAAGCGCTCGTTTGCTTGATCTTGCGTAAGGGTAGTTGCAGTGTGTGCCATATAGTTCCTTTGTGTTGCTATGCTTGTATTATAACAGCATAACAACACATTGTCAACAATTAAACTTCGTAACCCATCAATCGCATTGCATAGCGAAAGGGTTCGGGTTCATCGGGCTCGGACAGTCCGTAAATGAACGAGCGCACTTCTTCGCTCGTCTCGTCCTCGAACACATAGTATGCATCGCTGATGTCAGCAAGCGATTCAACTCGCTTAACAAACTCTTCGAGGGAGTTGATCATATCAGTCTTCCCACGAGGAGTCGAGATATGCGTCGGGCTCAACAGCACAGTCGTCTTCGTTCATCACGTACTCGTCATCATCAGTGAGTGCGTCGGTTCCGTTGACTTCGTAGTCAGGACCTTCGTTATCGTAGTAGTCGTCGATCTCGTACTGTTCATCGTACCAGTTATCGTTGTAGTAGTCTGTTTCCATGATCTGCTCCTTACTGTGTATGCTTGTATTATAACAGCGAATTGCTATGCTGTCAACGACTTTACATTAGTGCAGGGATGCCTTTGACATTATACCCGTCGGCAGTTGCTTTGTGCAGCACCTCAACCCTGAGGGTCGTGCCCATACGTGCACACATGTCCAACACCCATTGCTTGTCAGCAAAGGACACTTCGTCGCCACGCCCTTCCATTGTTGCTTGTTTGATCAGGCGCAGCTTGTTCTTCTCGTAAGCGTTGAGCAATGAGTAGTTCATATCAGTCTCCCTTGGCTTTGAACTCAGCAATCATCGAGTCCATCCAAGCAAACCGTGCTTCACGGACTTTATTGAGGTCCTCGGTGACGTAAGCAACCAACCTGTGGTTCCTATTCAACCAGCTTTCAAACGTATAGCAGCCATCGAGTCGGACTGCAATCAAGTCGAGCACGTTATCAATCTGATCGTCCAGTTGGTCCTGTTCTGTCCAGGTCATGCCCTTGCGTACATCATCGCCGACTTGCTTAAGGACGTTGCAAATGTACGGCTGATGTACATACAATTGCAGGCGGGTTTTGCAGAGCAGTGTAGACGTTTTCATGTTGTTCCTTTGTTGCTTGCATGTATTATATTACACGCCGGCTAACTTGTCAAGCAAAGAATGCAATGCCTCAGCCTCTTCGCAAAATTCTGCCATCGCACCGTCTGGGTAATCCTGCGGAAATGCTGCAACGGATTCAATGCTGTCCTCTACGTCTTCGAGGAGCTTGCGCCATGCACGGTAAGCAATATTGCGCTCGTCGTCTGTGAGGTTAACTGTTTTCATGTTGTTCCTTTGTGTTGCTATGCATGTATTATAACAAGGTTTTACCTACGTGTCAACTACTAATCGCCCCTTGTGTCAGTATTCAATGTTGGTTGCACAGTTCTACGTATCTCTACCTCACGCTTGTGTGCAGCAACTTTACCGCGTACAACTTCATGCACGAGGATCTCTATTTCTTCTTTAGTGTCGAGAGTGCGCAGTGCAACACACAGTAGCCAATCCTTACCTTCTGTTTTAGCACGATAGAAGTGCTTTGCGGCGCGAGACTTCACAGACTTTTGTATAGTGCTTTCCGTCTTTGCAGTAACTCCGATGTAGTTCTGCCCAGCAACACGCAACTCATATATGATATGATTTCTGTCTTCGCGTTTTTTACGTGCAACTTGTTTGTCCATACATGTATTATAAGGCAATTTCGCCAAACCGTCAATATATTTTTGCCACTATTTTCGTTGTTTTCCCGCCACGCCCCAGGCACTTCAAAATTGTGGATAACCTGTGGATATGCTGTTAGTAACCTGTGGATAACCTATGTGGCAGAAAAGCCACTGTGGATAACCTGTGGATAACTCAAAACTGTGAGATTCTCGCCACATGTTGTATAAAAGCAACTTGTGGATAACTTTGTGTGGCTTTAAAACAACAGTGGATAACCTGTGGATAAGTTTTTGCGGGAGATCGTTGTATTTTTACAACACTGTGGATAAGTTGTGGATAACTTATCGTTGTATAAAAGCCACAGTGCATAACTTGTGGATAACCAGAATCCAAATGCACTGTGAGAATTTTGCCACACATAGTAGAGCAAACAGGATTCGAACCTGTGAAAGAAACTATAATTATATAGTTGGCAACCCTGACCTGCCGTTACACCCTTGCTCTACTATATGTGGTAGGACGAGTGGGAGTCGAACCCACGATCCATCGATTATGAGTCGATTGCTTTAGGCCATCTAAGCTATCATCCTAAGCCATTTTGGTGCGGGTAGCCGGACTCGAACCGGCACGGATTTCTCCGAGGGATTTTAAGTCCCTTGCGTCTACCAAATTTCACCATACCCGCAATTAACCTTAATAGGATGAGCCAATCTCATCTCTATACAAAACTTACTTAGCAGTACTGCCAAACTATTCTTCCCTAAACAGGCAAAGTCATTAGCAGCACTCCCTATACATTAATTATACACACATTCCCCGCCCCTGTCAACAACTACTTTACTCATAACGTATACAGCAGCGGGGTCATACACAACTACAGCAACTCTCACACAGCAATCTATAACACTATACAGCATACTAGAGCAGCGGGGTCTATACATATAAGTCGATCCTACGTAGTGAAAGGTTAGACTTTTATAGCAACATGCGTATATGCACATACAACGCATACACACACTACAAGTACATATGCACGTAGTATAAGGTTACAGTGTTAGCAATTGCTATGCTAGAGCAGCGGGGTCTTTGTACTCATAGGATTTAAGACCGTTTAATTGCACGGTTTATATCGTTTATGTACATAGGTAGTGGTTCAAATAACATGGTACAAAATTGGATCAAAATGGATCAAAATGGGACGTTTTTGGCTCAGAATAAGGCAGATTCTTCGTTATTTTGGTTGGATTCTGAATAAATTTGGACTAGAAATATAAGCGTAGATTTATTATTTGGACGTTGGAGGGAGAGGCATAGTTAGAATGGTGCCAATAGGGCCCCAGGTAAAATCAATATGTTTTTCAACTATGCCCAGGTAAAATCAGTATGTTTTCGCTACCGAATTGCTAGCCGCTATCCTTTCTTTTAATATATCTTTTTCTTTTTTAACTTCTTCACTACACAGTATTTCACTGCTCCAACGGAGTAAGAACATCATGTATTCGCTTTTACCGTATATGTTAATTGTGTATACTTGATATGCTGTATTAACGTATCCTAAATTAATGCACGTACAATCACATGTTATGTTACGACTCTTAAACCATTTTTTTATATAGCACATAGATGCATATGACTTTATCATTACGCTGTTTACTTCTTCTGTGTTATTCTGTGTATAATGAGATTTCATCTGCGCTCTCGTATCTTACCCAGCGATAGGCGGAGTAATGTCATTTCTTGATCTGTGAAGTTACCCCTGGCTTGTAACTCTGCGTATGTGTTTATTTTATGAAAAGGAGTGAATGTGCCACCGATCATCTCGTACAGAAATCCTGCTTTACGATTGTAGAGAAAGGTTATGCCGTTAGTTGATTCAATTTTAGTGAATCCTTTGTCTGTGTTACTCAACTGCATATAGGTCGGATTCGCAGACTATATTGCCGATTTTAAGACGAAGTAATGTCATCTCTTGATCTGTGAAGTTGCCCGTTGTTTTCAGTTGTTCATATGTGGATATAAAGTTTTCCTTGAACACATTATTCTTAGCATCTATTACATGTTCCATTATCACATTGTCCACGAACACATATATAACTGTGTCATTGTTGAATATGGCTAGACGTGGATCAAAGGCTGCGCTTGCTTTTGGGTAGGTAGTTATAATCATTTTGCATATCGCAATACATCAAACAGTGTTGCCCATTCTCGTGTGGGATACATATGTTCGTAATCATTATACGGGGTCCAGGTACATCGAGTATATGCTTTTTGCAGATATATCCATTTACCTTTTCTTGTTTTGCGGGGAAAGATAATAAAGGTTTGAACCCACTTAGTATAGTCTATTATGCACGAATCATTCAGTGACATAAGGTCCTCTTTTCTTTAATAGATTCATAGTTACAACTGCATCTTCTTTGCAGTACTCCTGTAGTTTACCTATCGTTATAAGGTTATCAACTTCGGACAATTTGCTTGTATAAGAGTAAGACCGATTAGCGGAGTAAGGATATGTCTGCTTGTGTTCCTCATTCCAGGAAATGATTGGGCCCAACTTTAAACGTAGCAGAGTTATTTCTTTATCTGTGAACTTGCCCAACAGTTGAAGTTCTGTGTAGTTTGTAATTCTACGGCGAATGGGATTCAAGCAATGTACCACAGTTTTTTGTGATTTGGTCTCGATGCTTGTTTGAAATACATAATCACCGTTCTTTATGTACGTAACGTTTCCGTTCTTATTAAGTTCCACGATCTGCCTCTACAAATTTCAGAAATGATTCGTATAACTTTTGTGTGGGGTTAACCAAAGGGCCAAACTTAAGTTGCAGCACAGTAAGTTCTTTTGCTGTAAAGTATGGTACTAGGTCTTTGTAATCTTCGATATTCTTACCGCCTTCTATTACCCATGCACGTTGTTGCTCGGGATAGAATCGTACAATGTCGTTGACTAAGTAGCAGTCATTATATAACCCGAAACTTTCAAACTTAACAATTTTCATGATAGGTCCAATGTATTAGTGAATTTAAGTTTAAGCAAAAGCATGTCGTGGTCATTTAGTTTTGCTCTTTCTTGCAGCGCATCCCAAGTACGAATGCGTTGAGCACCTACAGATACTATTGTATAATTTTCTACCGGGGGTAGATTATTTTGCCAAACTTGTCCGGACCAACCTTGAGTAGCACTCTTTGAACAATGTCGAGGATATAAATTAACTCTCGCATCTTCGATTTTCCAGTAGTCACAAAAATCAAGTTGTACGTGTGTAAGTTTCATACTACAGTATAACAGGTATTACCTTATTCGTTGCTGTTATTTTTAATTTCTTGTTGCTTAATTACAACGTTTATCTTTTTATTAAGACGTGCTAGATCGTTGTCTAGAAGTTGTATACGTGTTAGTAGTTCTAACAACGCGTCATTGGTTGCGGCAGTACTTCTAACAACTGGTTTGTCAGAAGATGCCCATTTCCATATTGTATACAGTATGAATGCACAAATAAGAAAAGCCCCAACTGGTAGGGCCATTTCGGACGTGATCTTTTCTATATTCATCACGTATTTAAGTTATGTGTGGTATCACATGTATAGGGTGTTAACTTGCTTTAAAGATAACTTGTGCAGCAGATGAATCCAACGGTGCTTCGAGTATTGTCCAGTTCGTTCCTAATACAGGAGTTAGATGAATATGACTGCGAGGTATCCAATACTTGTCCACGTTAATCTTCAACTGATCAACCATATTAGACACTGCACTATCAACGCATATCAATGCTTGCGCATTTTCAATTATCGTAAGCCAATCAAAAATAGAAGAAGTTACATTTGCTGTGATATTAATTCGCTTCCATTCTTTTGGAATTGCACTAAGATCCGGATTGGCAGTAAAATTAGACCCTTCTAAGTGAGTAACATAATACGGTTCTAATGAAGTAGTAAGGCGCTTGTATAACTCAATTTCTTTGTTAAAATACCGAGTAATGCATTGGTCTAAATTCCATTTGTTAAGAAAAGGAACGCCTGCTTTGCTGTACTTAAATTCGTCAAAGTGTTGAATTTGAAAGTATGGTACTTTAGACAGTTCTGGCACAACATTAAGGCTTTGATACAAACAGAGTATTTCTGTGGCACCAAATGCTTTAATACGTTTCAAGGGTTCTGCGTAGAAGAAATCACCCTTAGTGTCAACTGGGATGGGTACCCATTTAACCCAGGGTGCATGGTCTTTAACAGAATGCCAGAACTCTTCGCAGATGGGCCAAATAACTTGATACCCTTGATCAGCGTAATGCTTTGCAATGGGCAGGGCTATGATGATATCACCGAGGCCACGGCTTTGTATGATTCCGATTTTATTCATTTATATAGTGGTTTGCAAAATTTATACACTTCCGGAAACTCGGCTTTATCGGCGATACTAACTAGTTCACCGTCAGTATCGATCCAGGCAGATGGTTCTACTGATTGCACTGTCTTTTCTGTGTGTGCTTTTATCACTTCATGTGCAAAGGCTAACTCATTGTGTCTTTTCGTGAAAGCCGCGTTGGATGTTTTACGTCGCAACATAAGGATTTCCTCATCGCTCAAAGGGTTGCGCGCCAAGTGGCTAGATGCATTTAGCACAGTAGTGATACCGCAGGCATAGATGTATTTTTCGTCTTTGGTAGCAAAGTCGCCGTCGACATACAGGCGCACATCGTGTGTGAAGTCTTCGGACTCGATGAATATCTGCTCGTCTCTACGATTCATTCCAGCGCACCAGGGCCCTTTGTCCACTGGCCCCTGCACTGGCTCGGCGTCATCTTCTTTGTCAAAGCCTTTGGGTCGCCGTGTGTACCCAGCATCGCGCAACTTCTGGCTGCGTGTAGGCTCGGCCTTTGGCTCACTTGGCTGCATGGTAGTGTAGAAGCAAGTGCCATCCACAAACCCGTGCTCTGTGCTGTAGGTAACTGGCACCCACATGCCGTACGACTGATCCATATCGAGTGACTTGCAGCAAATATCTCCGCGAACCACTTTCAGCATTGCAGGTAAGGGGGTTGTCTGTCGGGCCTGGGGTGTAGCGTACAAGTGTGTTCCGTTTGGCACATCAGAGTGAAAAGTGCAGTAACCAATTTCACCGTTGACGTGATCCGCTGCCGTGGTTGCTACTGCTCCAGCCTTTGCCTCACTTGGCTGCGCGTGGGTGTAGAGCTTCACGGTGCAATCAGTTGTGGCAAATAAGCCTTGGCCAAATCTATCGTCATAAGCACTTTCCATATCGGATACTTTGATGGCATCAACAGGCTCCTGCGCTTCAATGGATGCGATGAGTGCGCGGAGGTCGGTGATTTCCTGTTTAACCACATAGTAGGTGGTGCCCTCCTCATTTTTTGCCGATTTGGCTAAGAACTCCAGAGCCTCCAAAGCAGCCCGCAGGGTAGTGAGTGTGTCAGCCATTTGTGGCCTTCTTTGTGAGTGCTATGGTCAAGGCGGCGATGGCTTTGGTTCCCGACGGGTGGACAGCGCCGACACCTTGCAAAAAGTCCAAAGCCTCCAGCCCCTGCTGTGCGGCGGCGCGGAGTATTTCCAGTTTGTCCTCCGCTTCTACGGCGGCATCTGCGTTTTGCTGTGCTGAAATCGATATGCGATCAATCTCTACATCCCGCACGTATAGCGCGGTGCGCAGGTCAGAAATCTCGGCTTGCATGGCGGTTTCCGATGTTTGCCAGTATGGGCCATCTGGCTGTCGGCGCTCTTTCCACGTCTTGATTTGCGCAGCCCGCTGGGTAGTGAGTGTGTTGTTCATTTAGTTTCCTCAAGCATCCGAAGATCGGAGGTAAGCACTTCGCACCACACTTTGTCTGGCTTGGATACCAGCGCAAACTGATGCCAATACCCATTCCCACTAAAGTGGTGGCCTAAGTAAATCAGCCGTTCAGACTGGCCTTTCCAGTTGTAGCGTTCGCCCATTTTGAATTTAATTTGCTCAGCCATTGGTGGCCTCCTTTATTTGCGGGAATGCATTGATGAGAAACTGGACAATCTTTGCGGCTTTGTCTGCGTCAATATCGATGCTGGTTTCGCTGTCGCTATACCAGTGGTCATGCGAATGCTCGGTGTATTCAAGGCAAACGTCTTTGTAAGTATCTGTCCATTGGGTTTCAACAAGACTACAGCTTGAAGTGAGTTCTACTCTTTTCTCATCAGCCATTTGTGGCCTCCTTTGTGAAGATTGCCCAAGCGTCATCATCGGTCGTGTAAGGAACGCAGGGCGTGTCGTAAGAATCTCTACCGGCTTGAAAGATTGCGCGTTTGCTTTCCAGCGTCTTCCGCAGCGCCTTGTTTTCCGCAGCCAGTATGTAATACTTTCTGTCCAGGAATTCCGCGTGCGCTATGTTCTCTTCGCGTAGCCGGTCGCGCTCTGCTTTGATTTGGTCTATTGCTTCTTGATTCATTTGGTGGCCTCCTTTGTGAGTTCTTCGTCGATGGCAGCGTCGAGTTCACTGGCTTCGTAGATGTCAAAGTGCGGGTTCTTTACAACGGCGAAACAGAAATCTTCGTTGTCTTGGATGCGCAGCCACCGATACCGTGCCGCATCTTTGCGTAGCGTGTC